GGACATTGTGAATTTGATGGGTCAGCACCCGCCGCTTTACGGAATGCCCCATGCGGCCGATTACATTACTTACTTGTACATCAAGTACGGTAAAGACGGCCCGCCGTCAGAGAACGGCATCATCAAAGTGAAACCCGGTCGGAACGTTACCGACCGCTACTTACCACCGGAGTGACATGCACGACTTGGTTGCAGAGTGTCTGGCAAAAGGCATCCCCGTCATCAACTCGACCAGAACCGAGGAAGATTACCGTGCCGAGCGGTTCAAGCAAGAAGAAGAAAACCTTGCGAACCACGTCTTCATCAGCGGCGTCAAGGATGAGGGCTGCCGGATCGATCCCGAAACCAATCAGGTGATTCGCCGGATCTCGTTCGACTACAATTTCTTCCAGTCGTGTTTGCACTTAGGGGAGATGCACGATTTCGCTGGTGCGTTCGACGCCGAACACAAGCAGCGGCTGGCGGATCAACTGTTCGCGGCACTGGAAAGGGCAGAGATCAGGCTATGAAAACGATCTATACAGAAGACGAGATCCGGTCGATGATTTCTAAGGTGACGGGTGTGTTCCCGAACATGATCAAGTTCGTGGTTCGCCGGGACGACGGTGCCAGACTGAACCGTTCGGATTTCGAGATCGAAGCGGAATGTGAGATGCCCGCGCCGCCTCCGAGGACGGGCGACAAGTTGGAAGACGCACTGAACAAGTGTCGGCAGTGGGAAATGTCCGACGCGGAACTCGCAGAACTGGAGAAATGACCATGAACGAGATCAACTGGATCGAGGGGACGCCGGAAAAAGAGGGTCTGTACTGGGTACACGACATGCTCAACGGCGTGCTGTTCGCGATGGTGGTCGCCATTGACGAGGAAGAGAACGGCAACAACCTGTACTACTACATCATGGGTTGCGACATGGGGTTCCCCGTGAGCCAACTCAGCCACTACTCCCCGGTGACGCCGCCGACGCCACCAGTAGGCACCAGCCACATCGTAGACCTCGGCGGCTACGAGGAGGAAGAATGAGACTGTTCGAGTTGAAGGAACTGGTTGACAAGCTATACGAGGACGAGGCCAACCACAACCTGAAGATCATCGCGTCCTGCGGATTCGATGATCTGAGTTATAGCGGCGTGGCGACGAGTTGTGAGATAGCGTTCCAACAGGACGACGGCTCGTGTTTCACGGAAGACCTCTACGAAGAGGGCGAAGAGATCGAGGGCGAGAAGGTTATCGTGATCGCCGGCTGGCAGGGCGATTAGTCCTTGAACATGTTGTCGTAGGCCGACCGGATCTTCTGCCGCAGGCCGACCAGTTCTTTGTACATGTCTTGCAGGTGATTGTTCCCGGCTGTTCCGGCCGTGCGGACGGTTTGACTGTAGCCATTTCCGCCGAGCCTTGAGACGGCGGAAGTCGCCATGTCGCCGTACCGCTCCGGGTTGTCTTTCATGTCCGACACGATCATGTCGATGTCCTTCATGGCGTAGTAGACGCGGTTCGAGAGGGCGTCGGTGTGTTGCCCGGTTTCGATTTCGCCGCGTGTCGTGCTGTCCATGTTGATGATGGCGGAATAGAGCTTCTGGGCGGCGTCGGCGATGCCGTACACGTCCTGTTGCGGCACTTGCTGTTTGCCCTTGAGGTTGTTCATGAACTTGCGGATGGCGACAGCGGCCTCGAAGACGCTGTTGAAAGCGACCTGTGCGGGGTGAGAAAGGGACGATTCGATCCACTGACGGAAAGTTTGCATGCCTTAGTTATTGTCGGGAGCGGCTAAATAAGGCATGGAATTCAGTATGTCATTCCGCTCGTTTATTGAGCTTGGGCCGCTGGACGTTACGGTCGAAGAGATCGGCGGTCTTAGCGAACACGCGATCCTCGGCAACTACGAGGACGGCTACAAAAAGTTTCGCGTGACGTTCCACGCGCCGAAGAACCAGCGGAAGTGGAAGACCGGCGACTTCGCCGAGGACGTGGTCTACGTCATCGCCGACAGCCCGCACACGGCCAAGAAGATGGCCCAGGAGTGGTTGGGCAACAAACTCGACCCCAGAGAGAACGACGAGAAGCCCCGCCGCGTCCCCAAAACCAACTACATGCGCAGCACGGAACGCCGGCACTTCGACATGCGGAGCCGCATCGTCGGAAGCTGGCGTCAGGTCGTTGAAATGTTGGGATACGCCGCCGAACGCCGCCACAACACCGTGGACTTCGTAGACGAACCGGAGCTTGAAATTCTGGTTGACGCACTGAAGGGCCGGGTCAAGCAGAAACTGATCGACGGGTTGAGCGAACCGGAGCGGAAGGGTCTGCGGCAGTTGTTGAAGGCGTCGAAGACGAATCCGGGGCAGTGGGGCGGGAAGCACGGGAAGGGTGCGGCGGATCTGGCCCGTGAACTGACGGTGATATTGTGGCCGCGCCGGGACAAGGAAGAGGGGATCGAGTCGGGTCCGGCGGCGAAGCCGGTCGAGGGCGGGTACGGCTACAAGAACAGCGTTTACCGCCGGAAGCTGACGAAGCGTGACGTGGACGCGATCATGAGCCGGGTGAACACTTACGGGGACGCCGTTCGCGAAGCGAATCGGCTCGGTATCCCGAAGTCCGAACTGGACGGCGTCGTTCAGTCGCGCTACGAACACAGCGACAGAGAGTACGCCGAGAAGCGGATGATTTACGCCGACCTGTACAAGCGGCTGCACATCCCTTCGACCCACGACGCTTTCGGCGACGACCACGTCGCCAAATACTGGAGCAAGCGGAAGTTCGACTGGGAAGCGTATGCGACCGAGGTGTTGCCGACGTTCGGACTGGAGACTATTAGGAACAAGCCGGGGATGGAAGCCGGCTACCAAGACGACGACGAGTATTCGACGTGGGCGATAGACTGGTTGTGGAACCTGTACCGTTCCGGTCCTCCGCGTAGAGAGGGGACTGCGGCGACGAGGTACAAGGAGGCGTTGCACGAGATCCTGTCGGGTACGCTGGAGGACAAGAAGAACAAACGCGAGCCGGTGAAATACGTTCCCGGCGACATCTTCGGCGACGAGGAGATTCCTTTCTGATGAAACAGTTCACACGCTGGTTGTTGGAGAGCGTCGGCCGATTTTTGACCGACGACTTGGACGCGAAGCTGCAAGACATGGCGCAGAAGATCGCCGACGCGGTGCCGCAGGTTTACCAGACCAGAGAGCCGGTGTCCCTCGGCCAGTTGATGTCGAAGCGGATGAACTCCGAGACGGGCAAGACGCAGCGATTTCTCCGCACGTTCGAGGTAGTTTACGACGACCAGAGGATCGGTGCGGCGTGGGACGACGAGCGTAGCAACAAGGTGGTGGCGAACGCTTTCAAGTTGAAGGGGCGTTCGGCCGACGCGATCTACAGCATTCTGGTTCACGAATTGATCCACTCGACCGATCCGAGGGCCGGCGAACTGACGGGCAGTAGTGCGGACATGAAGCTCGACAACGATGCCGACTACAAGAACTATTACAGTCTGCGGCACGAGTTCGACGCCTTCAGCGGAATGATCACCAACTGGATCGTGCGGAAGATGAAGACGGCCGAGGAAGCGAAGGCGTTCCTTCAGAACGCGGCGCGGGGCAGGAGCGAGGGTTTGCCCCCGGATCTGGCTCCGAGGTTCGACAGGTTCATGAAGCTCGACCCGAAGTTGAGGAACAAATTCTTGAGAAGGGTGTACGAGGCCGTCAAATTGAAGATGTCCGGTCAAAAACCCCGGACCAGCGTTCCCCTCAACAGAGGCGTTCACCAGCAACCGGGGTATACGGGCGAAGACGTACCGCAGACACAACAGCCGGCATACGTTCCGAAGACGACTCAGTGACCGAGGCACTTGGCGACGATTTCCTCTGCGGTCATGGTCGCACGGATCTGTGACGGGATCTTGTTCTCTTTCTTGAGCAGGTGATCAAGGTACTTGTCAACTTCGCCGACAATGTACACCTTCAGGTCGGCCACCTTTTTGTCGTACTCGGCGAACAGGTCGGCTTCGACGTTCGCCAGCTTTAAGTTGAGTTTGTTGTACTCGTCCGTCCTTTGAAGGAACGCCGCCCGGACGTTTTCCAGTGCCAGTTCCAGCGTGGCGATCTTCTCTTCTAGTTTCTTGTCCAACCACTGATTGCTCATTGTTTCTCCCGGTTGTGAGTTGAATTATAACCGGGCGGGACTCTGTTAAGAAACAAGAATGGCAATTCTCACAGGCTTCACTCCATACGGGAGAAGAAAGGGTTCAAATGGCAATTCTCAAGGGGTTCCCGCCGAGCAACTGCATCAGTCCGACGATCCACATCACGGAGTACGATCTGAGTCAGATGGCGGGGTGTTACAACGTGACGGTTTCGGAGAAGGACTTGGAGCCGTACAAGGCCAAACCGCTGTCGAAAGCGGATCAGCAGAAGAAGTACCTTCTGGGCAACGTCTGGCTCCAGAAGAAGGAGTACGGCAAGTGTTTCCGGCTTGAGATCGAAGCGATGTTGGATCGGTTCAAGCCGCTCGGCATGAGTCTGGGCGTGGGCGAGAACATGATGAAGGATCTGATGCGGGTGGCGTCGGACGCGCAGGAAGTGTTCTGCCGGGACAACATGTCTTTCCAGAAGGGTCCGACGTGGTTCCTGTGGATGGAGTACCACGTCATTCACGCCCTGAGTGGGTTCCTCCAGACGGATCTGCGGCCGGCGTGGGTGAAGACGTGGGAGGGGTATGCCGGCGACGGCGTGTCGTGGGTGAAGTGGCGGATGAGCGAGAAGCTGGACTACCCGACGCCGCTGGCGACCAGAATGAAGGAGGTCGATCCAGAGAGGTGCAAGGTGCGGGAGACGAAGACGAAGCCCCGCAACGTGATTGCCACCAGAAAGCTGTCAACGTTGCAATACTGGTTCTAAATCAAACAAGCCCGGCCAGAAGCCGGGCTTGTTCGTTGTTAGCGGTTGACGGTCGGACAGCGACCGTTGGGGCAGGTTGACGGCCAGTTGACGGTTTGCCAGACGGTTGTCGGCTGGAAGTGGACCGTTGTCGGCGCGGCGTAAACGACGGTCGGCGGGTTCGCGTGTACGGTCACGACGGTTTGGCACGAGGTGGGAGCGGGTTGACAGGTTGAGACGGTCTGGCAGGTGTTGCACTTCCGTTTGCCGAAGGCTTGTGCGTCCTGTGCGAGCAGGAAGACGGCTGCGGCGACGGCGAGTGCGGTGATGCACTTCTTCATGGGAAACTCCTGATGATCGACCTTCCGGTCGAGTTCCTTGCTGGTAGTGGGAAGTCCACTCCGCGTCCGGCGGTCCAGCGGGGTTACTTTAGGCATGATCGTCACCTTTGTCAACTTGATAATTTCCGGGCGTGTGGTTTACAAGGTGTGTGAGGCGGTCGATAATGCCAGTTGCGGGTTGATAATTCGCACCCGTAGTACCCCACAGTTCGGAGAGTCAAATGGGAAGTTTCAACGAAAACTGTGCCTTGAGCAACCTCGCCATCGGCTACGGGGACAAAGTCAAGTTCCTCTTCCTGACGCAAAACCCTTACGTCCAATCCGATCAACGGATTTTTCAACGGGGCTGCTACCTCTACGACCAATGGTTCGTGCGGACGCCGCCGATGTCGGGCAAGTACGACGACTACGGCCGGGCCGAGATCAAGCCGTCGCCGCTGCTCGATCTGGTGGTGAAGAAGTTCCAAGACGACGTGGTCGTCAAGCCCTACGGGTTCAACCAGTGCCACGCCGTCCCGGTGATGTTGGGGAAGCCCTTCGATCACTACGTCGAGGCGGCGTGGGAGGGTCGCCTAGAGGTACAAGACCACTGCACACGGCCGCGTTCTGACGGCCCCGCCCACTGGCCGACGTGGGAGAAAGTGCATCACCTGCTGAAGAAAGCCGGTCTGCTCATTCACATGGAGATCGACCGTTCGACGGTGCCGAATGAGGACAGCGAAGACGAAGACAAGATGGAGAAGTTGGACGAACAGCGGGACGGGTTCAACGCACAGCCGGTCAAGCCGGGCGTGGTGTGCCTGACGTTCGTGAGTTACAACCACACGCTCGAACTGAAGAAACTGCGAGCGGCCGAGAAGGTGCTGTCACAGACCTACGACTGCAAGCTCGCGTACCACATCCCCGACCGCAAGTACGAGCCGGCACTGATCGTCTCGCCGAAGGGGGCGTTGAAAGACCCGTCCCTGCTTTTCGACGCGGCCGAGGCGAAGCGAGCGGTGAAAGAGTACCCCGAAAAGCACGGCAACTACAGGAAACTGCCGGTCGCGATGGTGGTGGTGCGTGACGACGTGTGGAAGGCGTACACGTCGATGAAGATCAAGTCGTGGCGGGACAAGGAGCCGCTGACGGTCGGCGCGTTCTACGAGAAGTTGAAGAAGATCACCACGAAGGAACGCCGGATGCAGGACAGTCTGGGCGGGAAGAAGGATCTGCCGGAAGACATTCTGGACGATCTCCCGTACCTTTCCGACCTGTCGTTCCGCGAGGTACTGAACTCGATTCCGTACCAGACGATGCCTCATTCGCACATCATGAGTGCGGCGGAAGACAAAGAGTTCCCGCTCGATCAAGTTCTGCAACCGTGTGCGGAACTGGCGATTGTGGAACACGTCATGGCTCACCGTCACCAGTCGCGGTCGTTGCCGTCGCTCGGCAGTCAGGACGACAACTGGGACATCCAGAAGAAGATCCTGAAGAAACTGGTGGCAATCGCCGAGAAAGAAGACAAGAGGGAATACTAATGGCACGCAACACCGACATCCGGGGTCGTCTCAAGAAGGAACTGAGCGACGACATCGACCGGATCGATGAGAAGCTGGACCGCGAGACGAAGCCGTCCAGCTACCCGATTTACATCCTCGAACTCGGTGACGCCGAACCGGAAATCGTGTTCCCGGCCGGCAAGAAAGACCTGATGCACGTCACCTTCTGGCACAATACGGTGGCGCGACGTGTCGCACGGAAGCTCAAAATCCCTCTGGAAGAGATCCTGAACCTGCCGTACTGCCAGCGTCGGGCGCGGATCTGTGGCAAGAGAATCTACTACGGCGAAATCACACAGCATTCGTGGACCGGGCTGTTGAAGCTCAAGCGGCAGATCCAGAATGCGGTAGGCGAGAGGGGCTTGGGATTCGTCTACGAGGAACACGAATCCCGTTCGGAGTTCGACGTGGCCGAGTTCAAAGCCCTAAGTCGATCATGACGTAGTGGTCGCCCGCGTCGTGAATGTTGTCGCCAAAGTCGTCAATTTCGATCCCCAGTCCTTCAAGTTTGGCGAGCGTAGCAAAAAGCTCGCTCAACTTGGTCAGTTCCTGGGGAGTGTTCTTCTTGAAGTGATTGAGAGTTTCCACTCTGGTGCGGTCGGGTTTCAGAATGCCCCTGACGGCTTCTTTCGCATCTTGCCACCTATCACCGCTGATCAACGACAACAAACCATCACTGCCGTAAACCATCGGCGGGCCTTTGATGAAATCCACGATCAACGCGAAAGCGTGTTCACGGACCTTAGCAACCTTGTGAACCCTGACGATGCAGCGGCTTTTCAAGCTCTGGGCCTTTTCGAGATTGGCCGCGTCTTTGGCGTCGGCCGTCAGTTTGATGAGCAGGTTCTTGTCGGTCGGGTGCTTGTAGACGAGGGCGAAAGTGCCTTTGTCGTGGTATTCGAGCTTGTCGCCGGGCAAACCCAGAGCCTTGAGGATCTCACTCGGCTCGATTTTGGCGTTCTCGTCGCGCCGGCCGAATACGACATCGGGGTTGCCGTCGTCCATGCCCATTTCTTGATCAAAATCGTCATCCTCGAAGTCGTCGTCATCGACTCCGTGATCGTCGCCGCCGGTTTTCTTGATTTCGGTAAGCCAGTGTTTGAAGCTCAACATGCGGGTATTTAGCTTCGGAGCATGGCGTTTGGATGCTAAATACCGACATGAGAGACTTCAAGTTGTGGATCGAAGCGATTGAATACCGCCCCGTCAGGAGCATTGCCGAGGCAAAGGTGTTGTCGCGGTCGAGCAGTCTAGACACTGCGGGGATGGATTTCGGCACTATTCAGAAGGCTCTCGCAGCACGCCGAGAAGTGACGTATCAGGAAATGTTTCCGTTGGCGAGCTTGGCGAACGTACCGGCCGGCGACAAGAAGAAGACTCTGGAAATGATGGGAGCTTTCGCCCAGATGTTGGGCCGCGAGGCTCCAGACACGCTGGAACAGTCTCAAGCTCTGGCGGTGCGTGGTCCCGATTTCAGGAAGATGACGCCGCCAATCATCGTTTACAGCGACGACAGCGGCATTCGGGTTATGGACGGGGTGAGCCGCGTCAATGCGGCGCGGCTGCTAAAAGTGTCGGAACTGCGTGCGTTCGTGATCAAGTAAACTCTCGACCGGCGTGGGCAATTACATCTTGTTGGGGGCCGGCTGGATTCTATCCACGAGTGTCATCTCCCCATCTTGGACTCGACCGTAATGGTCGATTACGCTTTCATCTTCTCGCCGTACTTGTCGCGGAGTTCGTTGAACAGTTTCGCGACTTTTTCCACGGCCTCTTTATCTTCGGGATCGACCACCTTGAGGATGTCCCTCATCCGCAGCGACTGCTCGAAGAAGTAGTTGCGGAGCAGCATGGTTCGTTCGGCGTTCTCGGCCTTAGCGATCTCTTCCGGGGTAAGCCCGCGTTCGTAAGCTTCTCGCCAGTTCTGGCTGTCGAACTCCATCAGATCCGCGCACATGTCGAGCTTGCTGGCGATGTAGTCCGGGGCGGTATAAACCTCTCGCCCCTCGTAGACTTGCCAGCCTTTGCAGGGGAAGCCGGCCCTCTCGAACAGGCCGAGAGCCTGTTCGAGAGTCAGCGAAGGATTGCGCCAGTTGCGTTCGACGCCGGCCACGGTGATCGGCGGGAAGTCGTGATCGACCGCCCGGAACGCTTGGTTCAGACGAACGAGTTGATCTTCGTTCGGGATCGGCCCGGTGAAGAAGATCTCGGTGTAGTACCACTGGCCCATAACAGCTACCTCTTTTTGGCGACCTTCTTGACTGAGTTGGTCGGCTTCTTCCTCGCCTTCGCGTTCTTGGGCGAGCCGTCCAGTTCGTTGATTGTAGGCCCGACGAGCCGCTTCTTGATCTCTTCTCGCCACCAATTGGCGATTTGTTCGTCGTGTTCGCTGCCGTCTCCCTCGAACCCGAACCGCACGAGGGAATCGTTGCCGATACCGTACTCGGCCGCGAGGACGCGACAGGTTTTCTTTTTGGTGCGGGCGAGTTGGCCCATGATGCAGTTCTGGTTCGAGAACATCTTGATCTCGTCCGGCTTGATCTTCCCGGCCCAACCGGGCCAGTGATCGTCCAACAGGTTCGCGCCGGCTTGAACGTGCTTTTGTGTCGTCTTCATGAGGCACCTTTGAGTTAGGGACACCGGCAGTATAGACGCCGGTGTCCCTTCGGGATTCAAGAACCACTTTCCGGTTGGGCTTCGGCCGCTTGTTTGGCCTTAAAGATCTCTTCATCGGACTTGTTGAACTGACCGAGCCAGTCTTCCAGAACGTGCTTCCAGTCAACGTCCCTGTTGCAGACGACGCGGATACCGAGGAGCAGCTTTTCGAGAATCTCGATGGTGTCTTTGACTGCCGCCATCTCCGAGTTCTCGTTCATGGCCCCTTCAGCCATTACCCCGGAATTTTCGAGTTTGGCGACGTGGTGCTTGGCGGCGTTGAGTTCGGTCTGGAGATAGGCTTCGGCCTTGCCGAGCATGAACTCCATACGCATTCCGGCCCATCGGAAGCGGCGCGACTCCCGCTTGGCTTCGGAAAGTGCGAATTCGAGTTCCCCTTTCTTGTGGCCGAGTTCGGTTTGCCAGCGGCGGAACTCATCGACGTTTGCGAAGCCGAGTCCCTTCGCGACTTCTTCTTCGCTGACGATCTCGCCGTGCATTTTGCCTGCTTTGGACATGACGATCCCCCGTAAGTTGGCTCCATTGTAAGCCAACTTACGGGGGATGTGAAGATTACTTTTGTGTTGCTTTGACGTATTCGTTCCAAGATTCGGCGTCGGCCTCGCTCCAATCCGGCTCGTCCAACGTCCATTCCACCGGCTTGAGCAGGAAGACTTGGAAGTCGGACGGCTGAGTCTTCTCCAAGTCACAGGGGTCGTCGTAGCACGGCCTGAGATAGTAGGCGGGCCAGCCGGTGTCGTTGTACTCCTTGTTTCGCTCGTCCACGTTGTAGACGCGGCTGCCACGGTACTTGACGACGAAGAACCTGTTGGCCTCGACGTACTTCTTCAGCCGCGCGACCAGTTCATCGGTCCACATGATTCGCCTCATTGGGGAAACCACATGCCCCCAATATAGACCTATTCCTCGTCCTTCAGCACTTCTTCGGCGAGTTTTTGGAGGCTTTTGTCGATGTCAACCGCGTGCGAGCTACAGTCGTACTTGCACTCGGAACACTCGCACCAGTGAAAATTGCCGAAGTTGAGGATGCGGTCTTTGAGTTCTTCGATTTGTTCGGGCGTCAGATTGAGTTTCATTGTTGTTTCCAGAGTGAGAACCAGTCTTTGTCTTCGTCCGTGTTGGTATCGTACAGACACAGTTCGACCACTTGTCCGAGCCACTTCTGGCGGAAGGGCAGGTAAAGGGCGTGGTCGTAGACCCGTTCGGTTCCCATCAGTTCCGTCTTCTTCTGATTGCGGCTGATGGGGTAAGTGTTGGTCTTCGTCTCGAAGTGGCTCTCCATGTAGAGGCTTTGCTCGACGTAGTGTTCGTAGGTCGGGCATTCGATTTTTGTGCGAACGACGCCGGGCAGAGTCGCGGCCAGTTCGAGTGTCTTGGCGAGACACTCTTGGTAGCCGCTACACTTAATGACTTGCGAAGTCATGTGTTCGATGCGGAGCAGCGTGAAGTCCGGCTTGAGCAACTCGACGGTAATGGTTTTAAGGCCCAAGTTGTGAATGCGTTCGTCCCCGGCGATGTGGACCTCGAAGATTTCCATGTTAGCCTCGGCGATACTTGTTCTTGTTGTTGGGGCTGTTACGGCCGACATGGTAAGTACCGCACCAGCCGCAGAAATAGACGTGGCCCTTGTAAGAAGGATCGAGTCGAAGGAGGCTGCGGAGTTGTGCTTCCGCAGCCCCTTCCGAGTGACAGTGTTTGCCGGTGTGACGACACCGTTTCACAGCCTCTCTCCCGTTCCGTTGCATTCACCGCACTTCGGGGAACCCCACGGGTGCGCGGGCGAGCCGACGCCGCTGCCGTCGCACGCCGAACACACGGTCAGTTGGAACTTGCCGACGAGGTTGGCGAACACTTGGAGGTGATCGACCAGTTCGTCTTCTGGCATCTTGTCGAGGTCTTTACCGCCGGTCCTGCGAATGCTCGTGTGCGCCACGTCGGGCGGGAACGGGGCGGCGTTGAGCATGACCGTGTACGTCGTGGTGAGCGGGACCACCGAGTGCCACGTCAGCGGGTTGACGATCTCGTAGGCCGAGTGTTCCCGCAGAATGAACTCGGCGACCTGTCCGGGCGATTCGTCGGTGCGATCCTTGCTGAAACCCACCTTCATCCGGTAGGCACCCTGAAGGATGATGAAGGCACCGGGCCACGGGTGCGGGTGTGCGAACGCTTCGTGCGTGTCACACGGGTTGAACTTGTGGAGACAGATCCGATCCCCATTCTCCAGAGTCGTGAAGACCCGGTAAGTGTGGGGTTTCCGGCGGTTGACAATCAAGCTGTCCCACTTGCTCCGGTCCTTCAGTAAGGCCGGTAATGTAGATCGTAATGCGTGATCGAGTGAGTCTAACACGTTTCTTCCTCTCCTTCTTCTTCATGAGTTTGTTGCGAACGGTACGCCGGCCCAGTCGTCCGACGTGAAAGAATCCGCAGAATGCACAGACGCAAACGTGTCCGTTATACCCCTTAGCGCGTTTCAGAGAACTCAGTGCTTGCCGTGCTTGGTTTTCAGAGGTATGAGACACTTTCCCGTTTTCGGTACAGTATCTCTCCTGCATGTGGCACCTCGGTCAAATTGACTCCTCGGTTAAGTGACACCCAGTATCCTTTTGGCTTCGTACCAGTCGCCCTCGTTATCCCCGGCCAGACCTTCGCGAACCCGCTTCTCGTAAAGCTGGTGTGCCATCTTCGCGATTTCTGCGGTCCTGTCGGCTTGGCCAAGATTCGATTTGGCTTCGTCCAGAGACAGTCCTTGTTCGTGGAACTCTTTGAGCCGGAAGATCTGGTCGAGGTTCAACCCCTCACTGCTCTCGGCCCATTGCTTCGGCAACAATTTCATCCGCGTTTGCAGATCGGGACACTTGAACTCACGGACGAACTTGAAGCGGCTCGGACGGTTTTTGAGCGCGTGATCGACTTTCGTTATGTCGTTAACGGTCATCACGAAAAAACAGTTCTCGTAGGTATTGTAGACCCCGTCCAGCCCATTGAGAATCTGATCAAACGTGAACTTGATGCTGTGGTTCTCGGTTCCGAGGATGCACCGCCGGCCGTCGAAGTAGTTGTCGAAGTCCTCGAACAGTACGATGCACCGGCTGCTGATCTGGCTAAAAATCCCCATCACATCGAAGTTACTGAAGTCCGGTGTGAACGTGATAATCTTGATCGGCACCCGGTACTTGGTCGCCAGATACTTGATGAAGAACGTCTTGTTGTTACCGGGCGGGCCGTAGATCAACGCGCCACTCTTCTGCTTCTTCCCAGAGAACACTTCGGCCGCATCCTTCTCGATGTCTTCCCACAGTTGCGGGTCCAGAGCGGGCTGCGGGGGCGTCCCTTTGATGAGGCCGATCATGTCCGTGTAGTTGGGCATGATGACTTCGGCCGGGACGCCCAGACTGTTCATCTGGATCTCTTTGATCTTGAAGTCGAGGTACTGTTTGACGCGGGCGGCACGCCAACGTAAACAGGTCAGATGCGTCACGCTGTCCTTGCCGTGCCACCCCGCCGTCAGCAACCGTTCGCCGTGGTTGAGGTAGAACCACGGGCAGCCCTCGAAGAAGCAGAGGGCGCGGAACTCGACGGGGTACTTAGCTTCGGTGATGAACTCTTCGCTGATGATGAACTTCCGGTGGCCCGGTCGTTTGGAGATCTCGTACAGCGTCTTGAACGTGCGGGCGTCGAGACGGATCGTTATTGATCCGGCGTAGCGGAACAGCACCCACACGCTCGCGAGGACGCCGAGGATTGCACCGAGCCAGCCGAGCCAGTTCATTTCTTGTCTCCGTCAAAGGCTTTGAGGGCGGCTTCGTCCAGACAGTAGACGACGGTCGGATTCGGGTTGATCTCGACCTTCCAATTCGTCAGCTTCGGCGCACCTTCACAACGGTGGTTGTGGCTGATGATTACCATGCCGCCTTCGTGCCGGGTGTACTTGGTCTTCCCGCACTGAATCTCGCGAGCGATCTGGAGGCGTTGCGGAGTCGGCAGGAGTTCGACCGGGCAGCAGACCGTACAGAAATCCTTGCGATATTTGCCGTGCGGCAGTCGCGGATCGTTGAAAGCGACGGTCTTCGGGCCGAGGACCGCGACTTGGATCGGCCAAGTGATTTCCTTCTTTTCGAGAAGGTCTTCGATGTCTTCGTGGTAGAAGTTCACGACATCGGCGTAGCTGCCGTCCGCGAGCCTGACCGAGAAGCAGTTGTTGAAGCCGAGGAGGGTGCAGCTTTCGATGTTGACGGCTTCGGCCGTTTGGAAGTCGCAGCCTTCGGGGACGAACTCTGTTCCCATTTGTGTCTCCGGTTAAAGAAAATGCCAGCAGGCCAACCGAAGTCGCCTGCTGGCATTACGGACGGGTGCGCACCCGCTACGGCACCGCCTGCCGCCCGCTGACTTCCCCAAAGTGCCAACGATGCCCTACTTCGTCGGTTAAACCGCTTTTCGGGACAACATCCCACGCCAGCGAAATGGGACTAGGGGCTTCACTTGTCTTTCTTGTTCACCTTGATCGTGTCTTCCGGCGGCGAACCCGTCTTCATGTCTTTGGCCTGATCCAACCCACGGTAGTACCCGGCATGCCAGAGTTGGTTGCCCTCGTACTCGTTCGGCTTCTGGCCGGTGATCACCGCGAGCATGCCTTCGATCTTGCCGTTCTGCCGCGCGAGTTCGAGAGTGTTCTCGGTCTGCCGCTGGTACATCGTCATGGTGAAGTCGTTCATCTGCTGCTGTTGCAGCTTGTCCTTCTGGTCGATCAGCAGGACCGCCTGTTGCAGCCGGTCGTTCTGGTGCCGCTGGTACAGGTTGTAGCCGACCGAACACAGAAGGATCGCGACCACTGCCCACGTCGTCTTGTTCATGGCTTTTCCTTGAAAGGGGTGTATCGACAGCAAGATACTACCGCTTTTCTTTATCTGCGTCAAGCCTTCTTGGGCTGGCCGGTCTTCGGGTCGTAAACCGTCATCGCGTCCAGAACTTCGAGACGGTCTTCGGCCCGGAGCCGTTCGATCCATTCGATGGCGAACTGTGCGGGGGTCATGTCGTTCGCGCCGTGCATGTGGAGCATGTCGCGGTTCTCGTGCCAGTACCCCGCCATAAGCTGCGACGACGGTTCGGGGACGTACAGGTTGGTCTTCGCGACGTGGACGCCCGCGTGGATGTGTTCGATCCACAGGTTGAGGTCGCTGGCGTCTTCCGGCGCGATGATCTCGAAGTACAGCACCTTCAGTTTGTCGTAGCATCGTGGAATCTGTTGAATGACTTCAGCGATGGACGGCTTGAAGAAGCCCTGATAGCCGAAGGTGTGAACCGTCCACAGTCGGTCGAGAACGTAAAGGTCGCCCTTGTACGGTTTCTCTTTGGCGTCCCATGTGTACGACTGGTTGAACAGGTCGGCCTTGTGTTCCAACAGGAACGCTTTGTTCCCCTTGAGTCTGATCGGTAGGAACTTCTTGGCTAGTTCCGTTACCTGTTCATCCGTAGTGGTGTGGGGAACCTTGAAGGGGGGCATTGACATTGGAAACTCCGTCTTGGGGTTTGGGTTCTTCGGGCTTCTGACCACGGGGCCGGAACGGGGTCTTGCCGTCGTTATAGGCGTCGGCTTGGGCGAACGAACTCAATCCGGGCTGGAATTCGCACCGGAAGTTGAACAAGTGCGTTGTGCCTTGTGGAGCTTCTTTCTTGAGAAGCTCCATCATGTCTTTGACGGCGCGGATGGTAGCCGCCGTTGTCTCGAAGTCGTGCGAGATGACGACCATGCCGAGCGGTTTGAAGTCCGGGTTAACGCAGTTCTGGGTGACGACGATCATTTTGACGTTTCCTTTTTGAGTAGCCGCCGAACGCGGCTGATTTCTTTGTCCGAGTGTACCACGCCGCCCGCGTTGAAGTCAATGTACCACTGGAGAACGTCGGCCCGCGTCCGCAGATCGTTGACGTTGATCTTCATCGTGTTGACGAGGCGGATGCTGTCGGTGTACTCGCGGTAGTAGGAGCCGAACGCCTTGATCTCATTGTTGATGAACTTGCGGAACGCTTCGACCCGTTGCTTGCCGTCAACGATGACGAAATCGTTGTAGCCCTTCTCGTTGTTGAAGTGCCAGTTCGGGTTGTTGAGGTAAATGACGCGGCCGGTCTTGCCGCCGCGCAAGAAGAACTCAACGAACGCGACCCGCTGCTTGTCGGACCAGACGTGTCCCCTCTGGAAGTCGGGGTCCAAATCCAGACCTTGTTCAACGAAGTCGTTGATGGTGCTGATCAGGCTTTCCGGCGAGACATCGACCTCGTAAGAGCCGTGCCGCACGAACTGCGGGATGTCGCGGAACTTCGTGATCTTCATTTCACTTTACCTTCGGTGAACTGAATCGACTTTGCGACACTCCCGAACAGGACTTGGAGCGTCTTCTCGATTTCGTACTTGGAGTCCGTTTTGTCCAGCACAATACCAACAAACCCGGTTGCGGACAAGATGGGTTTGACCTCGGACTCTCTCATTGTAGACGCGAACGCCTCGGCCGCGAGGTGACCGTTTTTAGTCATGTGGGCAGCACATGACCAGATCTGATCGACCTCCTGCATGTTGCCGCTGAGAATGAAGACCGGACACGGACCCTTCCCCAATGTTTTATTCGCGTCACGTTTCACGAGCAAAAACTTGACGTGATTCGTCTGGGACGGCTTTCTTTCGTGGTCCTTGAGCTTCGGGAGCTTATCGAAGACGGAAACATCGGGAAGCTTCCCCGGCTCGTGGATGAAGTGGGCGAAGTCGCCGTAACTGAGTTCCCACTGGCCTTGTGTCGCCACCTCCCAGTTTTCGTAGGCGGCGCGAATCAGTTCCCCGACTTCTTGTTTCTTAATGCCGCGAACGGTGCCGATGTGGTGAACGACCTCTTGGAAGTAATCGCTCTCTTCGGACTCGGCGATGTTGACGGCGCGGTAGCACCACTTGCAGACGACCACGACCTCTTTCAGCACAACGGTACGGGTCGCGTAGTCGAGGTGCCAGATGTCGAGGCCGACTTCGGGGTTGGCGGTGCAGTAGAAGCACTCGTTGCCGTGACGGACGAGTGCTTCGTCCGTCAGGTTGGGCCAATACTTGCAGCAGCCCCTCTTGTTGAGGTGGTCGAGTCCTTTGCCGGCAGCGACGGAAGGAAGCACCAGAGGCGTCAGTGTGGGCTTGGACATGGCACGCTGGTCTTTCTCGAATTCACAGATCGGACAACCACAGACGTTCTTCTTGGTCGGGTTGAACATCGCGGAGCCGTTCTTCCGGGCGACGAAGAACGGTCCTTGCTTCGCTGGTGTGGCGAGCGGCGGCAGAATGAACATCTTGCCGTCCGGCACCTTGAACATGCTCACTTGTGGATGCCCTGAGTGGCCGAGATAACTTCGAGGCCGAGGCCGATGAAGATGGTAAACACCCCGGCGCGTTCGATCACGGTGCCGACCAGATCGTGATGGCCGAGGTGTACGAAGTGTCTGAGGATCGGTTTCTGAGCTTTGTGGACGCTCTGTAGCTCGTTGCAAACCTTGAGGGCTTCTTCCAGTAGTTGCGGGGGTTCGAGCTTCTGCGCCACTCCGATGCCGATCACTTCAACGTTGGGGGCATCTGGCTTGAACGGGAACGCGGTCATTGGTTGTACCTTTGTGTTTGGTGTCAGGGACAGTTATAGATCGGCCAGAGCCACTTGTAAAGCAAGGCAAAACAAAAAGGCCCAGGTCGAATTCGACCTGGGCCTTCCGGCTGAGGAGAGGGATCAGCCTTGTGGGGCGGTGTCGGCCGGCTTGGTGGTGCCGATGCCGAGGTTCGCGAGGGTGGCCTTCGCCGACTGCTTGGCCTTCCACTCGGCGGTCGCGGCCGACGACGCACTGGTCTGGTTCAGTTGCTTCGCCACTTCGACCGCACCGTTGTTGGTGTCGATCTGCTTCTGGATCTCTTCCGCGTACCCCGATGCCGCCGCGAGGCTACTGTGAGCCGAGGACTTCTGGAAGTTGATGCCGACGCTCGCCAGTTCCGCGCGGGTCGCCGAAAGGTCCAGCTTCACGCCGAGGCGGTCGGCTTCCTTCTCCAGATCGTCCGCACGCTTGACCGCTTCCTTGACCTGCGTCAGCACGCTGTTGTGCAGGGTCGTTTGTTCGCCAAGTTCCTTCGTCGCGTCGGCGGCGCGGGCCTGAGCGGTACTCAACTGCTCGGCGAGATCGAGCAGTACCGGGTCGTCGGTGTTGCCGTTCACCTCACGCGCCCGCTCGTTCACCTGCGCGGTCAGCACGTTCACTTCGCTGTTCGCCTCGTTGCTCTCGCGGGTCAGGCTGTTGATCTGGCCCTGACTCTCGTTGAGCTTCGAGACGTACCCGGAGATCTCGCCCTTCGCGTCATCGACCGCTTGCTTCATGTTGTTGACCGCGTTGGCCTTGTCGATGTTCTTGACGCCGGCCGACGCCGACGATCTGGCGTTGAACCAGAGCTTCTTGACGTTCTTCGCGCCCAAGACGAGCAGAACCGCACCGCCGAGGATCGCGAGGATGATGAGGAACGTGTTCATGGTCAGAATCCTTGTTTGTGTTTTGCGAAACAGTTAGGGGTTAAGGGACCGCAGCGGAATCAGACGTTGATCCTTTCGGGCGGAATCTCCCGCCCGACGAACACCTCAAGCCAGCCGCTGGCGCTGTCCTTCTGGACGTAGAGGTATTCGTTGACTTCCTGTTTGGCTTCATCCTGCGTGGTCCGCGAGAAGCCCCAGAGATCGATTCGTTTCAGGCCCACGTCGCTTTCGGAATCCTTGACGACGGTCACGTTGACGTGTTCGGCGGTCTTCAAACCCTGAAGACGCCAGTATTTCTTCTCGTCTTCCGTCCCGGCATTGATCGCGAAGATGCCGCCCGGATCGTTGACGCCTTCCATCAGCCCCGGACGCGATTCGTCGTCCCACGCGCACTCGAAATACTTGGTGAGTGCCACGATGCGGAAGTCGATCTTGTTCTTGCCGGTGTCGCCGTCACGCGGCACAGCCCGAAGGATCAGCGACTTGTTCTCGTCGGGGATCGCCTTGCCAGCCGTCGAGACGCCCGCCTCGACAACGTAGTCGGCCATCAGCACGCCGGTCCCGCGATCCAGAACGTGCAGTTCTTTCAGGTTGTAGAACACGCCTCGGAACTTCAGTGTATCCAGATGGAAGTTGGCACCGATCTTCACCTTGAACGGGTTGTGGACCTTCTCTTCGTTCGGAACGAACTGGTTCCGACCCAAGATCCGATCCGCCAGTGTTCGCTTCTTATCGGCCATTGTAGACCCTCCGAAAGTGTTTCGTCTGCACCGTTTGAGAATTTTGGCAATTCGTGCCGGGCGGTTAAGTCTCGCCCGGCACAGGGGTTGCGTTTACCGTACCGCCGCCGCGATCACTTGGAAGAAGCCGAGTACGAGGGCGGCGACGACGATGGCGAGCGCGACGTTGGGTTGCTTGCCGTGGGTGACGATGTTGTTGTTGGCGTCACGCACGTCGGCGGTGCCGAGTAGTTCCTTGTTGAGATCGCCGGGCGTGAGCTTGTCGATCCACCGCCAGAACGGGTAGAACAGGGCGGCGGCGAAGACGACGGCGATCAGTGCCATCACGACGTGCGGCCAGAAGTCCGGCGGAAAGAAGCTCGCGTTTTCGGCGACGGTTTCGGCGGTAGCGAGAAGCGGGGTCATGGTCAGGCTCCAGTCTTTGGGTTCGACACAGGGTTAGGGGTTTCGGTTACCAGCGGTAGTGGAACACGAGCCAGTATAGACCAACCAGCCCGATAATGATCAGCGGAATGTAGACGAAAATCCAGAGCAAGGCTTTTCCTACATTTCCGCCGCCCGACGAATGGTGCGTCGGCGGATCGTCGTACTCGTAGTAGTCAACCTGTTTCGGCCGGGGGTTCCAGCAGGCGTTGACGTACCCGTCATCGTACATCATGTCGGCGTCAACCCCTCGCGGGGTGTACGTCACGTCTCTCGGAATCCCTTGCCGTTCGAGGGCGGCTACCCTTGCGCGAAGGTCGGCGTTCTGGGCGTACATGGCGTTGAGTCGAGCTTGGTCCATCGACATCTGGTGGTGGTACACCCAGAGGGACATCACGTCGATGGTTTGACTCGCCAACCAGTAATTCCAGTACGGGTGGTAGGAGTCGTTGTAGTGGACGATCACCGTTGACGGGTAGCGGCTGTAGTACGACCCGTAGAAGGTATCCGTCCGCTGCGAGCGGTTCTGCCATCGCGACTCGTCCAGCCGGCCGCGCAGATAGTCGGCAGACTTATCGTTTTTGGCAATCGGCACGTCTTTACCGGCAGGCGTTTTGTACGACGCCGCAGGTGCTTCGGACTTCTCGTAGGACTTTCGGCTCTCGGTCTTTCGGGCTTCGGTTCCCGACAACTTGTCGAACGTTTCAGCCGCCGGTTTCTTGCTCACGGTGGTCGGCTGACGACCTTGAATCGGTGTCGTCGTCACCGTCTTGTTTGGAGGTGAGGTAGACCCGCCTCCAAAAACCGGCTTGTCTGTCGCACTGCCCTTTGCGACACCTGTCGGCGGATTCGACCCGCCGCTGAAACTCGGACGACTCGTTGCCGGCGGTTTCGCCGTACTGGTGGGAGGGTTGCTCCCGCCACTGAACTTCGGGGTGCTGGAGGGAGCGGCACTGCTTCCTCCGCTAAACTTCGGAGCGCTACTGCTGCCGCCCGAAAACGCGGGCTTACTACTCCCGCCACTGAAACTGGGGCGACTCGAACTGCCACTGCTGGACTTGGGCGGGCCGGCATAAGCGTTGCTGGCGAACAGCAAAGTAAAGGCCAGCGCCAGCCCGCACATCTTTCTGATCATTGAATCCTCCGTTACGGGCCGTTCATTGCCGGGTCAGTATAGACAAACTTCCCAGGATTGTCGGCATTCGGGAAGTTTTTGTCAAGCGATCTCTTCCGCAGCGTTCGCCAACAGGCGGATCACGGCCATGTTGGGAACCGAGGACGGGAACTTCCCGGTCGCTTTGCCAACGGCGAGGCAAAGGAAATCGGCGGGAACAATCAACATAGCATAATCAGGCAACTCGTCCAGAGCCGCCGACACGTTCTCGTCAGTAGCTGGTTCGCGGATCGAGTCGTTCGCTTTAGCCGAAAGCGAAAAATGAGTCGCGAGCGCCCACGCCGTGTGTTCGCATCTCTCGAACGGGGCAGAGATTATCTCCAAATTACTGCGGTACAAAGAATTCAGTCGGGGCAGGCTACTTTGGATCTGGGCGATGCCTTTGCCGGTGAGTTTGTCGCCCTCGGCGTCGGCGTGACGGATCAGGACGATGTCCTTCATGTAGAACTGGCGGTCTTCCGATACGAACCGTTTGTGATCGTGGTGGTAGAAACCGCTCACGGCGTCGGCATCCGTCATACAGGCGGCGAGGCTTTCGCGAGTGGGTCCACAGAGAACTTGACCGTGAATGAAAATGGCTGCTTGCATGTGATCCCCTTTTTTGAAGTATAGCCGGTCTGGGGACTAGATAGGATGAACCGATTTGCAAAGGAAACAATGTCGTTCGCAAACTACGTCAGACTTCGTAATCCACAACTCTTCGAGGCCATCGTCGGTGATCTGGGCATTGACCTGAGCGATCCAGGGACGAGAGACGCCTTCGTTGCACAACTCCAACAGTCCGGCGCGGACCTCGAAAAAGTCGTCGCCAACGTACAGGCCAACCCGAACGCCAAACCCGACAAAGCGAAAATGGTCGCAGACCAAGAGTTCCAGAAGCAACAGAACATGCTCAACGGCAAAACCGTTCCGAAGGGCATCAACAAGAAAGACTGGGAGAGGGTTGTCGGCCTCATGACACCGACCGGCAAGCCAATTCCCAACCAGATCGGTAAGGGCAAAGGAGTCGATGTCGCCGGTGTATTGGAAAAGGGCGCGAAACAGGGCGCGGTGCCGGCGAACATCGACAAGCTGACCCCGCCGTGGTTGAAGATGAACAAGGTGACGCCGCCGGTCGCGTCTAAGACGCCGACAGTAGACCCGAAGCACCCGATGACACCGAGCGAAGTAGCTGCGAGTAAAGCCAAGCCGAATCAGGTTATGGGCGGGGGAGCATAGTCGAAACGACCTTCTTCATGAAGTCGGTCGCGGGCGAAGTGTCGGCCCGCATGATCGCCGCGAACGGCGAATCCGAAAACCCGAACTTGTTGCCGTCGAGTTGATAGTAGATCTTGTTGAAATCCGGCGGCGAACCGTAGCAGTAGTTGATGAAGTTCGCGGTGAAGTTGGTATCCGTCATCTGACACTCCAGATTCATCGAAGTGTCGATGCTGTAGCGGTCGAAGTGTTCAAGCAACGACAAAGACATGCCCGCCCTAAAAAGACCCTTCACCTTCTTGTCTGACCCCGCCCTCAACAGTTGCCGGTAAGAATCGAATCCAATCAGTCTGGCACGCTCCACAACCCTGTAGAAGAACTCGGTGTGGACGTTTTTGAACCCGAAGATCTCACCGACCGGGAACCATTGCTTCCTCCCGCCCGACCTACGAGCAATCTCGTCTCCCGAAATCCCATAACTGGTAAGGTGGGAGAAAGTGAAATCAGATCGGCAGGCGAACGAAATGTTGGCGTCGAGTTTCTTCGGCGGGTGCCACAAAACGCAGTGCGGCGGCAAACTGATAAACGTCTGGGAAATCAAACTGCGGGCAGACGCCAACGCCAACGCATCGAGTCTCGCAACATCCGGGTCGGGATCGGTCGCCAATTTGATGGCGTGCAGACGAGGGAGATCGGCGAAGTGCTTGTGATACAAGTTGATCGTCGGCGTATCTTCGTTTACGACGAGAATGACGCACAGATTCTCTTGCAGACCGTGGAGTTTGAAGCTCTGCGCGAGAATGGCGATCTGCCACTGGTAGTGAGGCGTGTTGGGTGCAACGACTAGGTAGTCCATGCACTAAAGAGAGTCAGTTGGCGAGGAAGCCGTCGTAATACTCGCGAAAAAGTCGGCTGTAACACTTCCCCCACACCGAACCGTGTGCGTCCCGCTGTTTACCCCATGCTTCGACGTGAGCAAATTCGTGGATCATCACGTCGATGGCGTGGCTCATGGTCAATTCATTGGAAACCTTGATCAAGAAGTGATCGGACTTCTCGATACAAAGACCCTCAACGTCGTCCGTCAGCTTCATCCGTCGAACTTTGACCGGCTTGTTGCTGCGGACGACCTTCTTCAAGAAACGCATCGAGTCGTAGAAGAGGGTGTAGGCCATCAAGCCTATTTACGACACCACCCGGTTCAGAACGAACTCCACCTCTGGACGCTCTGCGCGAAACGTCCTGAACAACTCCTCGAACAGAACGAAGTGATCTTCCCGGTCCTCCCACAACCTAAGTCGTTGTGGATTAAGGGTTAAGAGTTGTCGCAGCCCCGAAGTTTTGCACTCGAAAGTGTTGATTCCGGGGCAGTCCTTCTGGCCCTGAAAATAGGTCAGGCCGAAGGCGAGGCCGTAGTGGGTGCAGATTTCGAGGACGCGATTGCGTAGTTTGTACGGTCGCCCCGTCATCAGCACGCGGAGATCGCATTCTTTGGCGCGGCAGATCTCGGCGACTTCTTGAATCAAGAACTCGTCACCCGGCTTCTCTGGGAAGACAGGAGGGATCAGAGATTCCAGTCGGCCGTAGAAACCGATGTGCGGCCACGGGTTCCCGGTCGCCGCGAGGAAGTCTTTCTCGGCTTGCTCGCGTCCGGGCGTCTTGACGAGTGTCCCGTCAAAATCGAAAACGTCGATATTCACTTGTACTTCTCCTGAAACTTGCCGGTTTTGAGCCATCTGAGCCGCCAGCCCCCGCGAGCGGCAGCTTCTCTGCGTGTAGAACACTGATTGGGCATGCCCGCGAACTGATGGCAAACGCCGTTGTGCCAGACGCGGAACATCCACGGGTAGGGGTGGTTCCACCCGTGTTCAACTTTGTAGGTTTCGACGCGGTCTGTCACGGCTTCTCTCGGTTGTCCCAGACTCGGTTCTGCCCATCGGGTACGCAGAATGAATCGTAGAGAGTTTCTTCGACCCATTTGAAGTAAAGCACCTTGATGCCTTCTTCGTCGCGGTACGGCGCGATCATGACCGCCCGATCTTCGATCTGTGCAAAGATCACTTTGATTTTATCGGGGTCCACGGTGTCGAGAACCTGTGTGCCTTGCGACCCGAAGACCAAACGGCGGAACTGCCCGTCCTCGAAAAGAGGGTACGCCTGAGCCGCAAGTTCCTTGATGAACTTCCACCCCAGATCGCGGATGATGAACGGCGTGGCTTGGACGCTGTATTCCAGCACGACATTACCCTCGGCGCAAAAAGAAGCCCTCCCTTGTTATAGGGAGGGCTTCGCTGTTTGTAAACCGATCAGCGGATGAGTGGAACCCAACCAGCCGACTCGGTCGGACGCTCCTGTTGGGCCGGGCGGTTCTTGATGCGTTCCATCATACGGCCCCAAGACATCGACTCCTTTTTCTCGCCGCCGTCATCCTTCTTTTCCGGTTTCTCCTCTGCATCCCCTTCGTCAGAAGACGGTCTGGTGAGCGACTTGGCCGCTCCCATTCTTTTCTCCTGCGGACCTTCCTCGCCGCCCATATCGTTTTCGTCCTCGCCGTCCTTGAACAGACCTTCCGCTTCGCCGCCCTGACCCTTGTTGATCATTTGGAGCCATTCGCGGATCTTGCTCTTGGTCAGCCCGGTGTGGCCCTTAACGTCCTTGAGCTTGTCGGGACTGAACCCATCCTTTTCAGCCCAAGATGCGATCTTGACCAGATAGGCGATGTCCGATGCTTCTTGTTTGCTCCAGCCGCCGCCGCCCAGTACCTTCTTGACCTTTTCGGGGTCGTTGTCCCTGAGAACCCAAGCCGGTGCCAACCAGCGGTCGCCACGGAAGTCCGGCGGCATGTCGTCTTCGCGGAATTCGAGATCAGGGAACACGACGTTCAGAAGGCCCAGACCCTTAGCCGCGCCCATGTACCCTCTGGCGTCCATGTCGGGATCTTCGAGGCCGCTGAGGAACGATTTGCGGATCTCGGACGGGTCAACGTCGGCCATGTCTTTGAACTGCCCAATCGCCGCTTTTTCCTTGTCGCCGATTCCCGAAAACTTTCCGAACTTGCCAGTTTGATTGAGGTAACGGAATGCCGTCATCGGGTCGTCACGCATCTTGTCCATAGGACTGTTGATAAACTTGACCTCGCCCGCCTTCAGGTGGTGTGCGCCACCATGCGGATCAATCAATTCGCTGTTCTCGCCGTCACTTTGACTCAATGGGATATACATGGCGTTCATCGTGAAGTCGCGACCCATGCTGTCTTCTTCGACGCTGGTCGCAACGTCGGCTTTGTCCGGGTTCACCCGGCGACTTTTGCCGTGCTTGCCGAGGGACGCAAGCTCGAACTTCTCGCCGTTTATCTCGACGGTGATCTCGATCTCTTTGCCCTGTCCGTCCCAACGGCTGGCGTAGAAGCACCGACGCTTGTTGCCGCTCGGCAGATCGGCGTACCGCTCGTCCTGACCCATCTCGCCGTCTTTCGGCTTGACCTCAGTAAACGGTTGTTCCGAGTTGGAGAGAATCATGCGGACTTCGGAAGGAGTGGCGTCCGTAACGAGGTCGTAGCCCTTCGGGGTTTTGCCCTTGAGGTGGTCGCGAACCGCGCCGCCGGTGAGCCACAAGTTCTTGGCCTTCATCAGCGGTTCGTGTTCGCCCTTCGACTTGTCGATGGTGGTGTAGCCGAGGCCGACCTGACCGCTGCCCTTGAAGGCTTGGATCAGTGTGCGGAGGTTCGGGCGGGTAGCCTTATCGACGCGGAAAGGAGAAAACTCCGCAGAGCCTTCTTGCTTTTGCAGTTTGATTTTGGACGAGATGGGGGTCTTGGCGTCTCGTTCTTCGCGGAACAAAGTGAACTTTTTCATCATTCTATTTAGCTCCTGGGGGCATTACTTTTTGCTCAAGTAATAAGCAAGTGCGGCGGCTCCGACAATTTGCATCACCTTCCACGCCGCATCGAGCCACCACTGAAGGCGGATCTCGCCCTTGTTGCGGTAGCTGGTGTTGTGTTCGTTGCTGAACTCAAGGACGCGGACCTTTTCTTTCAGTTCTTGTACGTCTGCTTTCAGGCCGTTGTTGAACTGCTTGTCCAGAACGGCCACTTTTTTGTCGATCTCGTCAAGGTTGTCCTTCGATTTATCCCAACCAGACTTTTCTAGGACGGCGACACGCACCGCCGTCTCGGTCATGTTGATCGCGAGTTTCTCGATCTTGTCGGACATCTCGTTCTGCTTTTCGACTAGATACTTGATCCTTTCGTCTATACGGCTGGAGATCTCAAACAATTGACGTACCGTTTCTTGTGTGGCGTCGGATTTTTGATTCGGCGGTGGCATAATGTGGTTCCCTCACAACGGCGTTTCACTTTCCTGTGACCTATATACCTACTCATGAACCAAGATATTGACCAAATGTTGGAAGCCGTCGAGAACGACATACTGCCGGCCGCACCGGAAGTCATGGCTCCGCTCCCAGATCAGCGACCGCTCTCGGCCTCGACCCCAATGTTCGAGGACGACGAGATGTTGGGCCTGTGTGCCGAAATCCTCACGAACATGAGGAGCGACCGCAAACAGATCGACACGCTAATAGCCAACTTCGTTGAAATGGTGTTCAACGAAGGTAACAGCCAGCCGGCAACCAAAGAAGCCCTAGTGGGGTTGGTGAATACGAAGGCCGGCATGTCGGACAAGATGATGGGCATCGTCAAACTGATGGCGAGCTTCAAGTTGAAAGAAATGACGACGACCGCCGGACCCAAGTCGGTCACGGCGAGTCAGGAAAACCACTACCACTTCTCCGGTACACGTCGCTCCTTCCTTGAGCAGCTTGAAAAACGGATGAAGGCCAAGAAAGACAAGGAGAAGAAGACCAATGAGTAACCACGCAATCTGGGAGTGGATGAAGGGCAAGCCGGCCGTAGGCTCGAACGCGGCCAAGAAACCGTCTGCCAAAGCCGACCGCCCCGCCACAGAAAAAAGCGTAATGACCCACAAGGAACTGACCGAGTGGCTCAGGTACGAGGATCGTCGCCTCCAAGTCGCCGAGAACAACGGCCGTCGCTGGCTGTTGAAAGAAGAAGAGAACTTCACGGCCCCTGACGCCCAAGCTGGAGCCGGGGGACAACCGCCGGCCGCTTCCAATCCGCCGGGTACTCCGGGCGCGGGAGCGGGTGGACCGCCCGACGCTGACGGCGGCAACAAGCCGAAGGACGCGGGCGACAAGAAGGCAGACGACGAACCGGACGACATCAGCAAAGACCCGCAAGCCCCGGACATGCCCGACAGCAAAGACCCGGAGGACTTCGAGCGTTGGAAGAACAACTTCTTGAAGGAGTCGATCAAGGGTGACGCCCAAAAACTGATCGACATGATTCACGACGTTCGCGACCTCGACCTCGACTCGTATCCGAGGAAGTTCGTTGAGGACAACCTTCAGGTGCAATTCCTGCGTCAGAACGCGAACGTCGAGAAGGCGTCCAAAGAGATCCGCAAGTCGATCCGCGAGCAGTTGGACCAGAACAACCCGTCCGTATCGGTCGTCAACCACCTGTTCATGTCGCTGCAACAGCAGCCGGACTTGGGCAACATCTTCATCAAGCTCGAAGGGCTTCACGGGATGAAGGGCGACCTTCACCGCAAGTACATCGCCGCTCTGCTCGGCGGGGTGCAGGTGGGTTCTGGTGGCAACAACGAAGATGTGATTTTCAATGACAAAGAATACTCGATCCGCCTTTCAACGAGAATGAACGCTCGTTGGGGGATGATCGACATCGGCCGTTGGGCGTTGAAGGAAGACGACCCGGAGCGATACCTGTCCGAGCCGGAACTGAAGAAGTTGGACGACGGCACGCCAGAAGAGAAGGACGTGTTACGCCGCCGCGTGGTCATGGAGAGCATCGCCGACTACTTCAGGAAGCGTGCGTTCGTGGCGAACGTGGTTAACAAGGACGGAACGGTTTACATGCTCGGTTGGGACTTGAGCAACAGTCTGCGGTCTGCGTACACGGACGGCAAGCTGGTGATCAAGACGACGGCGGCAGAGAACTCGGAAGCGATGATTGACGACGAGGGTTCGATCATCCCGTTCGTGGAAATGAAGATCATGTACGAACGGGAGACGGGTCGGCTTGACGAGGACGGCAAGCCGGAAAAAGAGCAGCACGAGTTCATGGTGCGGCGCGACGGCATGTTGTTCCTGACAGCCCAGTACCAGATCCTGAAGGAAGCCGCGTCCTCCTTCCAGGGCATCGTACTGAAGGAAATCCCGTACAAGGGTAATCCGAGCGACCTGAAAACCTTGACGCGGTGTATCCCGTCTGCGGACGAGATTTTGACGAGGAAGTGCTAATGAACAAGTTTAGCGACTACATCGGACTTCGCGAAGGCGTCGATCCCGACAAGGCTGCGGCGATGGCCGCGTGGAGCAAAAACCGCCACGCGAAGCCAGAGACAAACTACAAAGCTCTGGCAGATGAGTTGGACTCTTTGTTTTATTCCGCTCTGAACTCACTGAGAGCAGTAGAAATTGGCGAAACACCAACGATGAGTTACGAGGTGTTGGTAGGCAAATACAAAAGTGTCAAAGCACGCCACGGAGTTTAATGGAAACCTTCCTCGAATTTGTCAACAAACGGAAGCGAGACGGCAAGCGGCACCTGCACATTCTGGAACAGGTCTTCCAGCGTGGGCAGATGAAGGCGAAGCCGTTTCTCGATGAAGACACTCCGTACATCTACCTGCTTTCGCCCAACGACAACAGCGACTTCGGGGGCGTGCGGGTGTATCAAGTTGGTGACACGATTGCGTACCGAGTTCAGAAGCGGGAGAACACCGAACCTTACGGCCGTCCGTACCTGCTCGATCTGGAAGAGATGTACGAAGACTTCATGATGGACGACATCAAAGAAGAAGAGGCGGCAAAGCGGATCGTTGAGGCGGTGGCCGACGAACTGAAGCGGTTCTTCCGCAAGAGCAAAGAGGCCGAGGAAGACTTCCGCGACATGCAGTTCGACCGTCAGTCGGACAGCATGGGCAAAATCATCCTACGGCCCACGGGCAGCGATTACGCCAACAGCGTCTACAACAAGAACTAACGACGCGAACGGGTTTTGAGAACCTGCTTAAACTTAACGAGCAGGTTCTCAAGTTCGGCGAGGCATCCTGCGGCGAAACCCACTTCTGCGAGAAGGTCTTCGCGTGTTCGTTCGAGCAGTTCATTCCAGTTCTTGATTCCGATTCGATCAATCACTTTCCGAAGCCTCACGGAACACTGATTCAGCAAATCAGCAAACGGCTCTTGTGGTAATGGACGTTGGGGTTCGGACAGGCCCAACAGTACCTGAAGGTACTCTTTGGCCTTCTCGTAGCCCCATGCGTGGATCATGTGCAGGTCTTTGGTCACGTCGTCGGTGGCGAACAGATCGACGGCGCGGCCCTTATTGGTCGAATCCGACCAGTCGATCACGATCACCCGCTTACGCCAGCCGATCTTGATGCGACCGATCTTGGTCGTGACGATGAACCACGGCCGCAGCGAGTCCGAGGAGTATTCGTTGTGAGTCGGCTCCGCGAAGATCTTCTCGTCGCCGAAAAGAGCGAGGAGTTCTTCCCCTTCTTTTTTCGCGAACTCGATCTCTTTCGGGTCGGATTGAATGACGAAGTTCTGTAGCCGGCGGTACAGGTCGTACCCGACGTTCTTTGCGTTGGCGTCTTCTGCGTCCGAGAGTGCGACCCCGTCCGGCAACTTGACGAGGATCTTCACTCCGACGCCGCCGAGTCCCATCGTCTCGCAGGATGAAACCTGCTTGTATTTGTCTTCTGTGGACATCAGAACACCCATCGGAGTAGGAGGAAGAGGGCGACGAGGGCGATCCCCCCGCCGATCCACACAAGGGCCGGCGGGTGCGTCTGCGACCTGTCCTTCAGGTTGTAGTACCGCTTGGTCTTCTGCCACTGCTGGCCGAGCCAGAAGAAGAATTTGTGGAACATGATTACTTCTTGCCCTTCTTGTTGAGGTCTGCGATGAAGTGCAGACAGTGAGCGAAGTTGGCACAGTTGCAGCTTGCCGAGCGACCGTCGTCGTCCTTCGGGTCGCAGTGCTTTTCGAGCCACTTCTCGGCCATGACGTAGTCCTGAAGCTGAGAAGTCATTTCCCAGAACATGACCATGACGCCGTCGATCTTGTACCACCAGACGTGCATGCAGATCGGACGACCTTTGATTTTGCCAATGGTCGGCGCAACTCCGGGGTTCAACTGCTCCCACTTGTGGACGTTGAAGTCCGGCCGCTTGAACATCGACTCATTGGAGAACTTCTCCCACAGCATGAAACACTCGTCGCTGGAAGCTTCCACGACGTACTTGGTTTCTTTCAAACGGCGTTCAAATTCTTCGTCTCTCATGACTGCCTCCGGTTTGGAACGAAGCCAGTATAGACAAAAACGGCCGGAAGTTAAACTTCCGGCCGTTTTTGTTTTCAGAACCCGATCACTCGTCCTTCGCGGCGAGCCGCTTGGAGGTGGACTGCTCCACGAACTCCTTGAGGAGCGGGCTGATGGACAGCAGGTTGGCGAGGCTGTTGCTCGCCGTGTTGTTGGTGAGGAACCGCTCGATGTTGACGGCCTCGGCCAGACGCACCGCCATGTCCTCGCGACCCATCGCGATGAGGACTTCGTGCAGACCGTTCTTCGCCGCCTCGAACCGCGCCACCGCCGCTTGGGTTTCGGCGTCGAGCTTGGCCTTGTCGAGATCCCAGAACGCCTTCTTCTGTTGGATCGAGACTTCGGTCAGTTCCTTGTTGCGTTCGAGCGTGGCCTTGTGAGCGATGTCGGTCAGGGCTTCGCTCTCGACCTTCTTCCGCTTGTCGCCCTCGATTTCCTTCAGGTCTGCGTCGATCTTGGCGAGCAGCAGTGCCACCTGCGATTCCATGATCTGCCGCTGGAAGTCGTTCTTCACTTGTGCGGTCGCGGCGGTGGCCTTCGCCACTTCCTGCGAGATGCGTTCCTTCTCGCGGGTGGTGTCGAGGTTGCGGTTCAGACGTTCGAGTTCGATGTTCGTCTTGACCGTTTCCTGTTGCGCCTCGTCCAGCAGTTTGCTGATCGCCGGGTCGTCCAGCGTCAGTTCGAGGACTTCGACTTCGTAGACGCGGAGGTTGATCTGTGGGAAGAACAGACCCTTCCGGTCTTCCTTTTCGCCGCGAGCGCCGAGGATGGCGTCACGGGTCAGGTTGATGTAGTCGCCCTTGAACTCGCCGATCTTCTTCTTCTTGACCATGCCAGCCACCATGCTGCGGACGTGGTCGCACAGCAGCTTGACGTAGTTGTCCACCGAGAACCACTTGAGCTTCGCGTCCTGATCGGTCCCCTCGAAGTTCGCGCGGAGGCTGATCTTGACCTTCCCTTTCACATGATCGCTGCTCTCGAAGGCCACGATGTCGCCCACCTGATTGTTGGCGGTGCAGAGGTACGCGGTCTTCATCAGCTTGTCGGTGTTCTTCGGCTTCTCGGTGGAGAGCGTCATGAAACCGAGCTTCTCGTGGTACTCCATCAGCACGACGGCCGGGCCGTCTACGACCTTCCGCGACCCGTCCGCGCCGATGACCAGCACGGCGAAGCCCGGCCACACTTCGATACGCGGAACGCCGTCGAACTTGGTGTTCAGCGTGAGGGTACGCGGCGGGGTGTACGCCGTCTGCCGGACGATGTTGCGACGGTCTTGGCCCGCCTCTTCGCGACGGAAGTTCTGGAGCGCGTCGTTGGCCGCGAACGCCCCGCTGCTGGTGAGGTAGGCGGCTTCGGTCCCCATACCACTCGCGGCGAGCTTGTGGGCCTGAATCTTGCGGTAGTCGCCTTCGCTGACGACGCCGCTCCGACCGCTCGGATTGGACGCCATCGCACCCGCCAGTTCGCGGTTGTACTCGGTCACCGCCTTGTTGCCCGGATACCAGAGTTCGCACTCGTCTTCGGACAGTACGCGGCGAACCGGGATCTCGAACCGGGGGTCGGCGAGGAACATCTTCGGCCCGCGCATGAGCAGGATCTGACCGCTCTCACGTTGAATGATGTACCGGCCCTCGCCGACCGGGATGGCCGTCGAGTAGTGCTTGTTGTTGCCTTCCCCGTAGGCGATGATGGCGAGTTCTTCTCGCGGGTAGTAAATCTGGAGGGTCTTGCCGGTGACGAAGAGTTCTTCGCCTTCCTTGAAGTCGCGGTCTTCGCCGGACTCGACCTCGATGTTCGGGCCGGTGAAGTCGGCCGTCACCTTCAGGTGAATGCCGTTGATGCTGTTGAGTTCGAGCGGTTTGAACTTCCGCAGCTTGTTGTCGTCGGTCGCGAAGATCTGCGTCGGCTTCGGGAACACGACCGCCGGGCCACGCGGGTATTCCTTCTTCCCGTTCTCATCGATCAGGATGGCGTATTCGAGTTGTTCGAGCGTCACCGCCTCGCGGACGTAGCTGTTGTTCTCGTCCTTCTGGACCTGAACGCCGGTGCAGGGGATGTAGAAACTCACGTCCGTGCCGCGAATCACGATCCGGCTGCCGACCGCGAAGGACTCTGACTGACTTGCGAGTTGCTGTTGGGGAAGGAGGCGTTGTCGCTCGGATTTTCGAGGATGACGTAGTCGCCTTCGTTCGCCCGCTTGAAGTAGCAGACCGCCTCTTCCAGCCGGCAGCGGACGAACTTCTGTTGTAGCTCGTCGTAGCGAACCGGCTCGTCCTGCCCGGTCTGGGTGACGGCGGTGGGACCACGGTGGACCGTGATCAACCCGCCCTTGCCCACGTTCTGGAGGTAAAGGTAGGTGTTCGGGGCGAGGGTAATGTCACGGTTCTGTTCGGTGCGATCAGCGGCCATGTCCGTCTCCGACTTGGGTTTGGTTTAGTTGGTGCGTCTGACCAACAGGACCAAACTTACAAAATCGTCGGAGCGGTGTCAATACTCATTCGCTGGAATACATCCCGGCCGCGTTGAGTGCCACGTCTTCCGCCAACTTGAACGCGGGGCTACAAATTTCTTCGCCGCAGCAATCGCAGGTGAAGAGGTAGAAGTTCGCGTCCCGAACGCCCTTCTTCCAGCCGCACTCAGGGCAGGTGGCGATTTTCTCGAACGCGGCGTTGCACCAGTCACATTCGAGTCGATGCCGGGGGCCGTCAAAGCCCTCGGCAGCAGTTGTCCGGCGGCTGCAATAGAAACAGCCGACAAGACCGTCAGGTGCGGGATACCCGAAAAGACTACGCAGAATGCACATAATTGGACCTGAGTTTCATCAACCGTTCTCGCGCCGACTGAGAAAGACGGGCGGCTGCGAGAAGTTCTTCGATGGAAACGTCAACCTCCTTCAAGATAGAAGCACGAGGAGGACGGCCCTCTGGAATTGCGCTCATGTTTTCCACGCCTTTCCGCAACTCTTTGGCGTGCAACACGATCTGTTCGAGAAGGCTGTCTGCCGCATCCCATCCTTCTTGGAGTTCCATGACGATTCTCCGGTTTCAGGAAACCTTATCAGTCAAATTAGGCTAAAACGGCCACGGAATCAAGACGAGCTTCAGAAAACGTGGGATCGGGAGTCATTTAAGGCGGGCTATATACCGCATGGACTTGGGAATGATAGACCAGATGCTGCAAGACCTGAACAAGCAGCCGGCGGTAGTAAAACCTGTGGGCAAGGGGAGTTTGATCAACTTCACCTACCTGTACGCCAAGACGGGCCACCCGGTTTCACCGATGGTTCTGGTCACGGACGTGATGCCCGGATACATCCGGGGGGTCAACCTTCAGTACCTGACGCCCGGATACATCCAGCGGTTGCTCGACAAGAGATTTTCCAACGGGTGTGGCAATCCGAGGTTCTCGTACTTCAACATCAAGGGCGATGCGTTCATAACGTCCGCGTTTCGGCAGTACAAGAGGACCGGAGTCGCCAACCTGAGACAGTTAGACTGTTCCTTCTTGGCGAGCTTGATTCAGACGATGCGCGGAATCGACATCGGTCAGATTTATGCGTTCCAGAAGCAAGTGAGCGAACAGATCGCGAGAGCGACCAACCCGGTGGCACAAGCTACAGCACCGGATGCACCGGGTAGTTAATAGAGGATAAATGGCTGATCCGCAACTTCACGTCGTAGTCGATGCAATCGGCCGCAACGTAAACATGAACATCGACCCAAACCAGTGGGACGAACTGAAAAGTTCGATCACCGCCGGTATGAAGTCAGTTGTCGGGGAAGTCGCGTCGGTCATCAGCCAGAAAACGTCGTCCCAGTGCAAGTCAATCGAAGCAGCTTTGAACGAAATGAGTTCGAGTTTCGCTGAAGAAATATCGGGCCTGAAGCGGGTGATGAACGAACTCGGCCAGAAGATCGACAACATCGGCAAGGGAACGGGAACCCCAACTCTCGGCGGCGACGTAAGCGGTTCCTTGGGCGTGATTCAAACGAACACTCAGGCCGTTTTAGACTACGTCAAGGGCGAATTCAAAACCGCGTTTGCTGGTCAGGCGTCCGACATTCGTGCAATGAAAGATATGGCGTCAACGCCGGGCAAGTTCTTCACACACGACCAAGAAACACACAGACTGCTAGGCGGCTTGAAAGCCGCCATCGAAGCATGCTGTCCGGGTTCTTCGGTCGTTGACAAGACCCCATCCGTAGCTCCTTCGCCGACAGAAAGGGCGGCTCCGAGTGCGGCACCATCGGGTGGCGGTGGTGGCGGGGGTGGTGGCGGGGGCGGTGGCGGGCCGAGTCCGATGGACCGTGCCAGAGCATTTGAAGCGGCCATGAATGCCGCGACCACGTCAAACGAGGGCATGAACGACTCGCTCACGCGGGGTCGAAGGGCTTATCGTCAGCACCGCGAAGACATGATGGCGACGGATGACGCACTTGAAGGTTTCATCGGCCACGTCGCCGATCTTCAAGAGGCGTTTTTCGTCTTCTCGAAGGACATGAGTTTCTTGAAGGATACGTTCCTCGGCACCTTCAAGTCCATGTTCAAGGAAGCCGTACACGAAGAAGTCAAGTTCATCAAAGAGACGCGGGCCGCGATCAACGAGACGCAAGGTCTGACAGCCGAGACACGAGGTCTTCAAGACGCGATGACGGACATCGGCAAGACCGCCAAGACAACCGGCGTCGGCCGCTCCGAGTTCCAGGCGTCTTACCTGAAGGCTCTGAAGTCGGGCATCAAGGACCAGAAGATCGCGATGGCGGTTACGACGGCCCAGTTGAACACCGAGAAGCAGTTGGGTCTTGAGGCCGGCGAACTGACCGAAGAGTTCATCAAGTGGAACAACCAGTACAACATGTCCACCATGCAGATCGCCGAAATGGGGCGGGGCATGCGGGACATCGCACGCTACACAGGCTTGACGGGCAAGGAACTCGCCAACGCCGTCAAACAGGGTGACAACTTCGTTGAGGTTCTCCGCAACGCCGCCATGTTGAGTGCGAGCGCAGCCAAGAACGTCATGGAGATCGCCGCCAACGCCCAAAAGATGGGTGTGACTAAGCAGATCGAACCGCTGATCAAGGCGATGGCATCGACCAACAACTTGTTCCGCGAAGCGTCGAGCGAGACTCGCGCCTTCCTGTTCCAAGCCGCCGCCCAGGTCGGTCGCACGGGCGACTTGATGAAGGGTACGATCCTCAAGACGAAGGGCGGCATCAAGGACATGGAGAAGGGCATGGAGATGATGCTGAAGAAATTCGGCGTCCAATCCGTTGAGGCCATCGACAACCTGTCCGACGAAGCCAAGATGAAGCTCAACCTCCAGTTGAAGGCCGCATACGGTCTTGAACTCGGCGAGTTGCAGCAGTCGCTGAAGGCGTTGAAAGAGTCCAGCAAAACCCTGGCCGACCGCCTCGATGACATCCGCAAGAAACAACAAGGCAACCTCACGCTGGAAGAAAAACTGGCGTTGAAGGAAGAGGAGCGTCGTCTCAAAACGAGCAAGAGCTTCGAGATGTTGACGAGTTTGGACGAGGCGGCTAAGGGCGCTAAGGACATGAACGCCGCGTTGTCCAAGTTCGGAGAAAGAAGGAAGGACTTCGAGGGCGACCTGAAGGCGATGGGTAAGTCGTGGGGCAGCAACGCCGGTGCAGCCCGTGACGCCATCAACGAAGCTTTGAAGGGTGTCAACGAGTCGCTGAAGGCGTCCGGCAAGTCGGAACTGAGTATCGACTCTTCTGAGATCGAGAAGGCGTTGAAAGACCCTGCGGCGTTCCGCGAACTGTCGGCCAAGTTGACTAAGGCCGAACAAGAAGCCGCGACCGCACAGAAGGCCGCTCTGGACCCGATGAGCAAGATCGAGCAGGGCGTCCGCGAACTGAACGACACGATGAGGAACTTCACCAGCAGTTTCCTTTCAAGTTACATGAACTTGACGGGAGTGTTGGGCGTATTGGCTCCGCTCTTGGGCATGATGGCGGCACAACAGGCGTTGTCCATCGCACGGTGGCGGGCCGACAAGGACTTCGGTGTGATGGGTGTGCTTAAAAAAGGCTTGGGCAAGATCTTCGGTTACGGCGGCAAGAAGAAGGGCGGGGCGGGGGACGTTGCACCCGGTGCGGCGGCTGGTTCAGGAGTTGATGCGGGCAAGGGCGTCGAGGCTTTGGCAAAAGACGGTTTGGGCGGCGTGTCTCACGTCGAAGACGACACGGTAGCAGGGTTGCTGCGTCAGTTGCTTCACTGCCTGTGCAGTCCGAAGGCCAACGGGATCGAGAACGACGAGTTCAAAAACATCGGCAAGAAGAATAAGGCCAATGCCGCCCAGATCGAACAAGGAGCGGTCGCCAAAGCGGAGAAGAAGGCGGGCGGGGCAGCGGCCAAAGAAAAAAGCAAGGCGTCGGCTGGTGGCGACGACACCAAATCGATCCTAGACAAGATCGAGAAACTGAAGGGGGACGGACCAAGAATCGCTAAAGCGGCCGGCATCATCGCGGCACTGACAATCGGAATCGTGCTGTTGGGCGCGGTGTTGATCAAGTTGGCTAACATGTTGTTCAGCAAATTGAAGCTGGACATCAAGACGGTCATCGAGACGGCCGCGATCATCGGCGTGATCATGGGAGCGGCTGGACTGATCGGCACCGCCTTGTACTACGCCAAGCCACACCTCGACAAACTCGCGGATGCCGAAAAGGACATCAACGCGATGGTCAAGAACATGTGGAAGGGCGCTAAGGCGTTGGCGAAGTTGTCGGGTCCGCTGCTCGTGTTTGCGGCGGAACTCGCGATCTTCGGCAAGATCGTTCTGGGTGCGTTGGGGCTGAGTCCGGGCAGGTTGCTCCTGATCGCCGGAACGTGGATCGCGTTGGCTCTCGGTATCGCCGGAATCGCGGAAGCGATTGTCCGGTCTGGGCCGATGTACGCACAACTCCCGGTCGCCACGAAGATGATGCACACGCTCCACAAAGAACTGTGGGCCGCTGTAGGTGCGTTCGGACTCGTGACTCTGCCGCTGATCGCGTTCGCCGCAATCATGGCGTTGTTCGGTTACGTCGTGATCGACAAGTTCGGGTTGACTCCGGGCCGCATGTTCGCCATTGCAGCGACGTGGTTGATCCTCGCCGTCGCGGTCGGAGCCATCGGGTACGCTCTCACGGCTTCGTTGCCGGGATGGGCGACAATGGGTGCCGGTCTGAGTGCCGTGTGGTCGATCTATCCGATGCTGTGGAGTGCGGTGGCGGCGTTCGCGCTAGTCAGCTTGCCGCTCATCGCGTTCGCGGGCCTTCTCGCACTGTTCGGATACGTTGTCATCGACAAGTTCGGCCTGAGTCCGGGCCGCATGTTCGCCATTGCAGCGACGTGGTTGATCCTCGCCGTCGCGGTCGGAGCCATCGGGTACGCTCTTGCCGCCTCGTTGCCCGGATGGGTAACGATGGGTGCCGGTCTGTCGGTGATCTGGGCGTTGATGCCGGTGTTGCTAAACGCAGTGGCCGCATTCGCCTTAGTGAGTCTGCCGATCATCGCGTTCGCGGCACTTCTTGCAGGGTTCGGGTACATCGTAATTGATCAACTCGGATTGACTCCGGGCCGTATGTTCCAGATTGCAGCGACATGGTTGATCCTCGCCGTCGCGGTCGGGGCCATCGGTTACGCTCTAACGGCATCGTTGCCCGGATGGGTAACGATGGGTGTCGGTCTGGGTGTGATCTGGTCGCTGCTCCCCCTGTTGTTCATGGCGGTTGCGGCCTTCGCGCTAGTGAGTTTGCCAATCGTGGCGTTCGCTGCGATTCTGGCCGCGTTCGGGACAATCGTAATTGACGAGCTTGGGTTGACGCCGAGTCGGATGTTCGACATCGCGGCGACGTGGCTGGTACTGGCAATCGGTATTGGGGCAATCTCCTACGCACTGATTGAGGCGACTCCGGGCTGGAGCATGTTGGGTATCGCCTACCCGTTCCTGCTTTACGCATACGGCTTGATGTGGTTGGGCGTGGGAGCATTCGCACTGGTAAGCTTGCCGATTCTCGCTCTGGCCGAGATCATCGCCGAGTTCGGCGACACGCTTGACGAACTGGGTCTGACCCCGGAACGGATGAAGCAGATCGGCGAGACGTTCGTGACGCTGTCTGAGACGATTGGCGAATTGTGCATGTCGATGTTGGGAGCCACCGCGAAATTGGCGGTCCTCGGCGTTCTGAGCATCTTCTCCGTTCTGATGATGAGCCTCGCGATGTTGGGCGTCGGTGCCTTCGCGGTGCTGGCGATCCCGATTTTGGCTCTTGGCAGTGCGATCTCCAACTTCGGCCGGACGATCATTGACGACATGGGCCTGACCCCAGAACGAATGCAAGCCATTCAAGATTCGTTCACCTCGTTGACCGACACGATTAGGAGCCTGTCTTGGAAAATGATTTCGGCAACGGCGTCACTATCGTTATTGGGCGTGCTTTTGATATTCTCAACTTTGGCTTCCACGTTTATATGGATGGGCGCGTTGGCATTCCTCGTGATGATGGGGCCGTTCCAGTTCTTGGCATACATGCTTTCCAAGTTCGCCGAATCAGTTGACATTGAAGGGGTGAAAAAAGCTGGTGAAATTTGCGAGGCGATTGCCAAGACGATTAGTACGATTCCGCCAGTCATCAAGTCACTAACCGACGAATTATTACCGTTGATGGAACCGCGTTGGTGGGGTCTTGTTGGGCCAAGCAAGATGGAAAAAGCTCTTAAGGTAACAACAGGTTTCTTCAGTAAGAACTTTGCAGCAATCTTGAGTTTTATTTCTTACGGCATTATTGATCCAATCTTTGGCATTGGTCCCGGTGCCGCAGGTGTTAAACTCAATCCTCGCGACATTCAGACGGCCGCGAACGTGATGAAGGGGCTGGCTGATATGCTACCTGCTATTCCACCTGTGATTGACGCACTGAATGGCCCAATTGCCGATCTGTCTAAAAAAAGTTGGTTTGGATACGGCAGTAACAAATTAGAAAAAACTCTGAATAAACTAAAAGACGGTTTCCATTCAAGTTTTGCGGCAATTTTGAATTTCATTTCTTACGGTATTATTGATCCGATATTTGGTATCGGTGCCGGTGCTTTTGGCACTAAACTAAATCCACGAGATGTTCAAACCGCCGGTAAGATTATGAAGGGGCTGGCAGAAATGCTACCTGCTATTCCACCTGTGATTGACGCACTGAATGGCCCAATTGCCGATCTGAGCAGCAAAGGCTGGTTCAGCGGCAAGAATAAGTTGCAGAAAACGTTAGCCAAGTTGCAACAAGGTTTCCAGCAGAACTTCACGGCGATTTTAAGTTTCATATCACATGGTATTATTGGCCCTATATTCGGTGCCGGCCAAGCCGAGGGCGAGGGCATTATGTTAAACCCACGCTACATTCAAATGGCTGCAAATGTGATGAAAGGTCTGGCCGATATGCTTCCGGCCATCGGAACCATGATTGACACTCTCGGCAGTGGAATTCAGAAAATCCTGAAAAGCAGCAAAATGCGGATGAAGATGGACGCAATCGAAACGTTCGCGACATGGTTCGCGAACGTAGCCCGCTTGCTGACCGAAGGTATGGTGATTCCGATCAAGACGCAGTTCCCGACCGTGGACGAAGTTCAGGACATGGGCGGAAGACTTGAAGGAATGACGCAGATCGTTGCCAAATTGCCGAAGTTCATGGAGGATCTGTACTCCAAGATTAAAGAAGGTTTGGCACTGTTAGATCAAAACAAGATCGAGGGCAACGAGGTAACACGATTTACGATATGGTTCTATAACGTTGCCTCGATGTTGAACTTCGGTATTGTGATGCCGATCACGACCGGATTCCCGCCACAGAAAGAAGCGGACGACGCTATCGCCAAGCTCGACAAGATGACAGAGATCGTATCAAAGTTGCCGTCAATCGTTCAGAGCTTGAGCGAGGCGACGGCCGGCGCTCGCGAGATGATGAAGAGTTCGGGCATTTGGGGCGCGTACCGCGACATGGACATGTTCATGTGGGAAGCGGGCTTCATCATCCGTCGCGGCGTGATGGAGCCGATGCAGACATGGCCGAAAGACAGCGAGATGACCGACGCCGTTGCCCGCATCACCAAGATGGACGAAATGTTCAAGACGATGGCTCAGGCTATGGAAAGCATGGCCGCGTCAGCTAAAGCTATGGCTTCTGTTGATCTAAGTCAGTCTATGAACATGGGGAGTTTGGGCAACCCTGAAAATGGCAACTTAGCCGAGTTCGTGAGTGCGTTCGCGGAACAGAACGCCGAGTCGATGGGCATGAACGATACTAATTCTTTGGTTGATGTGATGGGTCAACAATCTCCACAAATCACATCGATGCAAAGTGCTTTGCGAATTGTCGAGAACTACACCCACGACATCAAGGATCTGTTCGAGCGGTCGTCCAGTGTCATCGGTGACATCCAGAAGACCAGCGAGTACATGTCGATGTTCGGTGATTTGGACTTCTACGAGAACCAGATCTCCGAGAAGATCGCGCAGAGCAAGCAGTTCGTGCCGACCGTCCAGAGGATTGCAGAGAACATCGGTAAAGGCTTCGACTTTGCCGGCGGCAAGGCGTTGCTCGAAACCATCGCCGGACAGAAAGTCCGCATGGATGAAATGGCGGCGGGTCTGAAGGAAACAGAAGACTACACCAAGAAATTGGCGGAAATCTTCACGATGGCGAACAACGCCGTCAACATGATCAAGCAGACCACCAACAACCTGACGCAACTCAATGCCATCAAAGACGTTGAGAAAGAAATTACGGCCAAGATCGCGTCGGGCAACAGCTTCATGGTGTCGGTGTTGAAGACGGTCGAGGCGGTCGCCACCAACTTCGGAACCAACGAAGAGGTCAAGACGACTCTGATGGGTGTGCAGGCCAAGATCAAGGCGGCGGGCGACACGAATCAGGCGTTGACCGACTCTTTAAAGTTCATCGAGACGGTTAAACAGTTGCAGAGCAACGTGTTGTCAATCGGCCAAATGGCCAAAGACAAGCCGCTTGGCGGTGGCGTGCCGGGTGCCGGCGCTCCTGTCAGCATCCCGGCCGCTAAGACCGGATTGAGTACGCCTGAGCCGGTACAGACCGCTTCGACAACGGGCGCGGCCAACTTGGACGTTGAGAAGACGATCATGAGAGATCAGGCGACTTCTCAGCCGCCGGCCGGTGGCAACAAGAACGCGGTCGATTTCAGCAACTTGCAGAAGGCGATTGAAGAGAACAAGATGACCAACGACGAGATCCTCAGCGTGCTTCAGGCCATGTTGCGGCTGATGACGCCGCGTTCTGGAAGCAACACGGCACCGGGCGGGGACACGAATACATATTCGCGTCCCGACAAGCCGGCTGCTTACTACCGCGCACCCGTTGGCGACTTCAACAGTTCCGCAGGTAAGGGTGCCACCAACATGGTAAGGACCAGATAATGGCTAGAGCTACGGAAAAAGGCTCGTGCAGACTGAAACCTATCAGGAATTGTTACATCACAATTCCCGGCTACGGCCCGATCTTCATGAACAACTTGCCCGAACTGAGCGACGGCAAGAGCGCCAGTTATCCTGACACGACGATCATTGGTCGTTCGTTCCCGATCAAGGCGTTCAGCCACTCGGAAAACAGGTCGATCAGTTGGGCGATGCACTTGTTCGTCGTGTCGAAGCAGGACATCAACGACAACTTGATCTTGATGAGGAAGCTGGAGTCCTGTGTCTATCCGAGGAACACGGGACCGGGTCCGTATGCGCCGCCGCTGATCTGTCAGTTGAAGTGCGGGGAGCTTCTGAGTGTGGGGAACCAGCCTTTGAACGCGGTTCTGAAAAGTTACAGTGTGAAATTCCCGACCGACGTGGCGTGGGATGAAGACAAGCTTACTCCATTTAAGATGGACATCGATCTCAGCTTCGAGGTCGTTTATAGCAGCAACAATTTGCCTGGGGCCGAAAGAATTGTCAACCTGGGCATGTAAACCGAGGTGACAGTGGCCAACTTCTTTGAAGAAACGAACATAAACCCCAGAACTTACTTCACTGCCGCGAGTCGGTATTCCGACTCGACCATCTGCTATTACACGGACATGAAACGCCTGTCACTTACGACGTACAAGCGTGGCGTTTCTGCCGTGACCCCCAACGACAAATTCATGGTAATCGGGAAGGGCCAAGAGTACCGTCCCGATCTGGTCAGTAGTCGCGTCTACGGTCTGCCCGATTTCTGGTGGCGGATCATGGAGGCTAACGGGATCTACGACATTTACGACTTCAAGGCCGGCGTCAACATCCGAATCCCCTCAATGATCTAAGGAAAACGTATGTCTTGTAACGCAATTTGTTTGCCAGAATATCAATGTGGTGATCTACAAAAAATAAAGCCCAACACTGGCGCGGTTTACGCACCATTTGTGACAATGACATTGGGTGGAACTATCACCGTTGGTAACAAATCATTCCCAGGAGAACCCAACACAGCCTGCATCAAATCTTTTGAATTTGGCGGCTCGACTGGTGCTGGCTGTACTGTAGAAATAATTGATGAATCTGGTGGTAGTTTTGTGAGATATTTCAATGCAGTTAACAAAAATTTATGTCAAGCCGCCGATGATCACAATATGGAAATTAACTTTGGATGGATCTCCAGATCGACAGATGGAAATTTAACCAAAATCGGAATTCCTGAAGGGCCGATATTTTTCATACCCGGAAAAATAGAAAGCGTGTACGAAGGAGGTGTTATAAAATACACGTTGAATGGAACCGATATGTTAACCCACATGGCAGAAAGTCGCGTGCAAGTACCTGTTGGAACAGAATCAAATAAAGTTAGATTGATGCCGGCGGTAAGAAAAATGGCGTCAAGAAATTGTCCACCACTCAATAACATCAGATATTTAAGACGAAATGGACCAAATCTAACTGAATGGAGATTCAAAAATAGTGATGGCGGGCCAGAGGGTCCAATGGGAGTTTGGCAGGGAGATCAACAAAATCCTATTTCGGCCATGAGAAAATTTTTCAATTCCTTGACGACAGACCGTAATAAAGGATTTTATGCTATTTGGAACTCTGGGTCATCAGTTCCAGAACTTTGGTTCATGGAAGATTCGCGACCATATTGTGACGAAACGTCTAATGGATTTTTTTGTGCTGGAACTTACATTGTAAACGGAGGAGATTGCAGCCCTGTAATTAGCTTTAACCCAAAAGCAGAATGGCAATATACTGCTGATCTTAATTCGGGTGGTAACTTGGGAGGTGCCACATCTGCTAAGAATATAGAACAACGACCGCCAATAGAACAAAGACGAAGCGGGAATTGTAAGGACATAACCACTACTCAACGTGGTGCTGGTACTACAACACAATTCGCCGCACCACAAAACGACATCAATTGGCGGTCGCCAGATCAAATTACTCCAAAAATGCAAAAAGCTATGGCGGAACACGAAACGGCGGCACACTACAAAGAGCTGCAAGCGCCTATGGAAGCCGAGTTAAAAATACATGGCGACACAAGCTTTGTCCATCAATCGCGATGGGCCGATGCTGTTGTTTCGATAATCGTAATAAATCCATTTCAAATTTTTTCAGGTGGTTCATACCACGAATGGCTCGCCGGGCCAATGTGTAACCCAATTTTTTCAGACAAAGAATGGATGATAAAAGGTGTTAACCATCAAATTTCTGATGGAGCTTATACTACGACCTTAAAAGTACAATGTATGAATGTAAACAAGACTGAACAATAATGACAAATTTATCAGACCAAATACGACAACTAGAAACAGAACTAAAAAAAGTTAAAGCTGTTCTTTCTTCAAGTCAATACGAAATGGCTAAAGTCGCAACTACGACTTTGAACGACCGTACCCACATTGTTTCTCAATCAGAACAAATGTTTGGCATGTACACTGCCCTGTGTGTTGAAACCAAAGATGTTTGGAAACAGAACCGCATCCGTTTTTATTGCCCCTTGTTCCAGTCTCCCGACAGCCCGATGAAAAGTCTGCCGTGGGCGTGGCCGATCTCGCCTATGGGCGGGTTTGATGATTCCGGCTGTTCGTGGGTGCCACCAGCCGGCTCGACCGTCTGTTTGATTTTCGAGGGCGGCGCGAGAAACGCACCTTTCTACATTGGCACAACGTGGCATCGTAACCGAGGACCAGAAGGGGCCAATGTATGGACCATTGACATCGCGGAGTACCAGAAGGTGTGGTCGGGTCACCGCAAGGGCTACCTGTGTGGACCCAACGACGAGAGCCAGTGTTTGCCGCCGTGGAACACCGAATCTTCAAACGGGTTCGACCTTAATAGCATCGTTGACTTCGATGCGAACCCGGAAGCCCAAAAGATGTTGACCTACCCGCACATTTACGGGTTCAAGACGCCAGAAAAACACATGCTCAAAATGGTTGACGGCGATGCGTCGTGTGACCGCCGGTGGAAAAGACTTGAGATACTCTCGTCTTGCGGCAACTGGCTGATCTTCAAAGACGATCACCTGCACTACGCCGGCCAATACGCACACCCGACCACGGGCGGCGTTGTCAAAACGGGTGACGTGACGTGCATCGAAGGTGCCGCACCCGGCATCGACATTACCAGGGCAATCGGCCTCGGCGATTTCTTGCCGGACTTAAACCCCGTTGACTCCGGGGCCGATTTCGGCAGTGCGGACGAAGGGTCAGTGGAAGACGACACGCCGAAAGAGGGAGCTAAAATTTCAAACCCCGCTTGCAGTGCAAAAATTGTTGGCGGTCATCCCGACACACCTTACTTCCCGTCGTGGAAACCGACCAAATATCAAAAACAACAGATAGGCGCGAACCCTTTTTTCAAACACGAAAACGAGTGCCGACCGTATCGCGGGCCGGGCAACAACCGTAACAACACCGCCATGTTGCCCCAGAGCGGCATCCAGATGATGTCTATCAGCGGCCACACATGGGTCATGGACGACTCGGTCGAAGAACCGACTGGCGATTGCGTGTGGGAACGATCACTACGACCGTTCGACTATGGGTGCAACAACATTTTCAACGGTTACATGGGACTGTTCAGCAGTTCGGGTCACAAATTCATCATGAGTGACATCGAGCAAGACGAGCCGAACAAAAGGGGCGAAGACAATTACATCCGTCTAGAGTCGCAGGCAGGCAACATCATCGAACTCAACGATATGGAGAAGGAGATCGGGATCGCCGGTTTCCGTCGCGGCATCAGCATGCGTTCGACCAGCAAACACTTGTTCATGATGATCGATGAGGACAACGAGCAAGACTTGATCCCGCGAAGCGATGGTAACCAACCGGTCAACAAGGCGAAGAAAGCGTTCATCAAGATCCGGTCGGGTTACGGTATCGAGTTCAAGATCGAGGACACCAACTCGCAGGAGAATACGGTTGCCCAGTCCCTGCAAATGTTCTGTCCGCAGAAGGACAATACCGAGCGTGGCCCGCACATCATGAGGTTCCAAGAGGCTCCGAGTGGTCCGGGTCAAATCATGCTTCGTGCCGGCGGCGACTACATTACAATAAGTTACGACGATCACGTCGAGATGGTGGGCGACAAGGAAAAGAATCCAAGTAACAAGATCGGCATCATTTCCAAGAACAAGGTCGTGTCAACGGAACAGGTTTACATCAACCTCGCCCGCATGCACGTCTTCTTGGCTAAGGAACAGATCCTGTTGTTGGCCGGTCAGGATTGTCCGTCCGAGAACGGCGAGATGGCTCCGTGTCCGGCACAGATCCTCGTGTACCACGAGGGCAAGATCAAGATCAGTGACCGCGTCATCGGAAGCTGTTCCCCGAAGGCTCCGTGTGCGTCGATCTTCATGATGTCGCCGTTCGTTTCGTGCTAATTCAAAGAGGATAAATGCCGGCAATGAAGTTTTTGGGTGTTCCTTATCCCATTACACCGCACCCGCGAGGATACTTGAGATCGAGCGGGGGCATCAGTCAGATCAAGTCCGATCTTTTGCAGTTGCTGCTCACCAACCCCGGCGAGAGGGTGATGCTGCCGACTTACGGCACGCCCCTCAAGAAGTTCATCTTCGAGCAGAACGACGCGATCTCGGCCGAGAGCGTGCGACAGGCGATCATCAATTCGATCAACCTGTGGGAGCCGAGAATAACGGTTCAAGAAATCACCGTTAAAAACAGTGCGGACGAAAGTCAATTAAACCCTCAAGATCCCAAAGAAGACTTGGAGAACGTGATGTCTATTACGATCAGGTTCTTCGATCCTGAGAACATTCAAGAGGTCGATGCCGTGGTAATCGAACTACCAGTAGGTGGAGTACAATGAGTGAATGCCCTTTCAACGTAGAACCGTTCTCACAGTCCGGCCCGCTGGCGGCTCCGAACGTCGTCAACCTGAACTACACGAACCAAGACTTTTGGTCGATGAAGTCGCGGCTGATCGACTTCATCAAATCGAATTTCCCCAACGACTTCAACGACTTTGTCGAGTCGTCGCTGGCGATCATGTTGATCGAGAACTGGGCGTTCATTGCCGACACCTTGTCCTTCAAGATCGACCAAATCGCCAACGAAGTTTTCATCGACACCGTCACCGAGGTCGAAAACGCATTCAGACTTGCCAAATTGGTCGGCTTCAATCCGCAACCGCCGATTGCGGCGCGGTCGATGTGGTCGGCAACACTGAACAACCCGGTGCTGGCAGACGTTACCATCCCGGCCCCGTTCGACGTGACGGTGACGGCCGGAAACGAGTCCATCAGCATCGAGCTTTTCCCCGCCGACGCTGACGGGAACCCGATCTACGACCAAGACATTCTGATCCCCGCCGGTACGGTCGTGAACAACAGCGTGGTGGGTCTTGAGGGGTTCACTTACACCGACACGTTCCCCGGAACCGGCTTGGTCGGGCAGACCTATACCCTCAGCTACTTCCCGGTGATTTTCGACAGCATTCGCGTGGACGTGGACGGCGTCAGGTGGACCCAGGTGGAACAGTTCACCGACTCTCAACCCCGGCGCGAGTACAGGGTCGAGTTCAACAGCCTCTGGCACGCTTTCATCATCTTCGGCAACAACCGGGCGGGCCTGATTCCGTCGCAGGGATCACAGATTGTTGTCACATACCGGAAGGGCGGCGGGACGGTAGGTAACATCGTCACACAGTCGATCACGTCGGAAACCGTCGTGCCGCTACCCGGTTTTGAATACTCCGTCCCGGTCGGCCTCAGCAACTACACGCAGGGCCAGTTCGGGTACGACGGCGACACGGTTGATGACGTTCGCAGCAAGCTGCCGGCTTGGTTGGCGCTTCAGAACAGGTGCGTGACGGGTTCGGACTACAAGACGTTCGCGGACCAATTCGCCTCCCCGTACCAGGGGCAGACGGGCAAATCGACGGCGGTTCTGAGGAACCAGGGGTGCGCGGCCAACGTCATCGACCTTTATGTTCTGGTTCGGGGGACCACGCCGTCGTCCGCGAACGATCTGCAACTCGCTTCGAGTCAGTTCAAAGCCGAACTCGGTGACGCGATCTCACAGGTCCAGATGTTCACGGACTTCGTCTGCATCAAAGACGGGTCGATATTGCTGGTCGATGTGTCAATCGACGTGGTCATGAACAAGTTCTACAAGAAGTTCGAGGACCAGTACCGGACGATGGTGACGCAGAAAGTCGCGTCCTTCTTCTCGCTGCCGAACTGGGAATACGGCAAGTCGCTCAGGCAAGAAGACCTCGGCAAACAGTTGTCAACGATCCGCGAGGTCAACAGGTTTGAAATGAACTTCATGACCAACGACCCCGAAAACAGCGGCGTTCTGGTGACCGCCAACTACAAGCAGATCATCCGCCCGGACACGATCACAGTAACATTTGTATACGAGTGAGGCATGGCAGAGAAAACAATCTATGAGGTGCCGAGTGTTACGGATACGGTGGTCATTCCTTTCTTGACCCCCGACGCCGACCAATGCTTGCTCCAGAACCCCTACATGGTCAACAACCTGACCATTTACTACATCGAACGCGACTTCTCAGGCGGCAACGTCACGCAATTTGACGTTGAAACCCGGAACCAAGACGCGGAGCGGGCGGCGACCGAAGCACAGAACGCGGCGTGCCTTGACCCGACTCAGGAGAACATTCTTGAGGCGCGAAAACTACGCGCCCAGGCCGACTCCATGAGGGTTTCGCGACCCGTGTATTACAACGACGCCGTCCCCGTTGCGGTGATCGGCAACTCGTCTTATCCCGCTTGGCTCTCGACCGACACACCCAACGCTCTCATCGAAAACGTACCGCTTGACGAGGAAGGTAACACCGTATACGGCCACTTCCAATACGTTTGGAACCCGGTGGGTATGCGAGAGGGCAACTACATCGCGTGCTGGACGTGGACGCCCCTCGCGGCCGGGGAAACGCTTTCGCAAAACCTTTCCTTCTCGTTGATGGGCAACAACGCCATCACCACGAGCATCCCGACCCACGCCACGCCGCCGGAAAAGTACCAAACTCTGCTGGACACATACCTCCCAGAGATGTACAAATCCACGCTCTCCGAAGACGACGTGACCCCGTCCGTTCTGACCAGATTCAACAAATCGGTCGGCCAGGGGTTCACGGTGTTGGAGAATCTCGCCAACCAGATCTTGGACATCATGGACGCCAACTCGACTGACGAGGCGTTCTTGGGCCTTCTGGGGCGGATGTTCGGGCTGAAGCTGAGGAGCGAAGACCCGACCCGTTGGCGGAAGCAGATCAAGTTGGCGGTGCCGCTTTACAAGATGAAGGGAACTCGCGCCGGGCTGGAGATGGCGTTCGATTTGGCCGGCATGAGGATGACGAGCTTGGTTCGCGGCTGGCAGATCATTTCGCCGTACACATGGGTGGAAACCTTCAAAGCGGCCGGCGGCGAAATGGAGTTCGTGCTGTCCCGTGTCGCACAACCAATTGATTCAGACAACTTTGAAGTGTCCGTCAGAAAGGCGGGCAACTCGTACTACACGGACTACCTGCCATCAGACGTGTCGATCAACACATCGGACGGCGTCAGCACACTAACGATTGAGAACAACATCTCGCTCGAAAACGGCGACATCCTTCGAGTGCTGTACCAGTACGCGGCGATCCCGAACCCGACGCAACAGGACATCGAGGACTACATTCGTTTGTTGCCGTTGACCGATCAGCGGGACGAAACGGTTCAGGACTACCCGCCGAAAAACTGGAACGTTCGACTGCTCGAAGAGAACGACCCGTTGTTTTCGATCTTGATTCCCAACAAGCACCCGTACCACGACTTCTTGGTGTTCGGTAAGATCAGGACCGAGTTCCCGTACAGCGAAAACGTCTATAACATGGACGAATACAACGGCTCGATTAGGGACAGTCTCGAACCGTGCGACATGGACAAGGACTTCGTTGACCCGTGCAGCCAGTGCTTGGGCAGCAAGTACATCATCGACATTGAAGTTGACCGCCTTTGCGACGACCGGGTGAACGAGGCCAAAGACATCCTGAAGGAGTTCGTCCCGTTTCACGCCCTGCCCCAGACCATCAACTTCAGCGGCTCGATGGAGGACTTCGTTCAGCCGCCCGTCGAGACGATTGAGTGCCTGATTTACTATCGCGGGAGCGAGACAGTAATCGCCGGCAGCGATCAAATGGTCTTCAACCGCGCGATGATTCCGAGCGGCATGCCGCTCGACCAAATTCTGAGAAACACCCTCGCTACGAGTACGCTCGTAGCGAGCGGAACCGCCACAGCCTACAACAGACAGATCATGTTGTTCTCGCCGGACGTTCCGATCAGCAACACCGGCCTGAGTACCGACCCGACCGAAACGGTGCTAGAAATCTACGGCCCGCACCCGCACGCCGGTAACTACCAAGTCACCAACGCGGTCGGACACGCGGTCGAAGTTTACGGCCCAATCTCGCCGACATCGCCATTGACGGAGCCGATCAATCAGTCGGCCTTCTCGTTCAGCCTGTCGAACATCATTTACGAAAACTCCGACACCTCCATTGTGACCGACAATTTCTACAAGTTGAAGGACGCGACTTGGGACTTGGCAGAACTGGGCGTCAAGAGCCAGTGGGACGTTGACAACGGGTACGCTACGACGGCCTGGACGATCAAGATGACGGCGTACAGTGCCACGCCGTACACGATCCAAGACATAAAGCCCGAAGGCGAGATCGTGATCGCTCAAGACCCTTCCCTGCCAAACGTGAACGCGACGGGTGTGGCCTATTCGATCATCCGCCCGGACGCGAGCGTGGCACACACAGGCACCTTGAATTTGTCGGTTGAGCTTCGCGGACTGGTAACTGTCACGGACGGGGTGCTGACCGACGTTCGCGGGGTAATGATCCAGCCGCTCGCGGGGCAATACTTTTTGTACTACAACGATACCGGCGACCAGTACGTCGTCAGTGAATTGGTGGACGGCGAGACACACCAGTTTTACATCAACGGCTGGTCGGGCGGTTCGGTGGGCGGAAAGAGTATCGCTTTGTATGATCGGCTGATCGATACGCGGTACGGCTTACTTACTTATCAGGGTATCGGCCTGAACACGGTGATCAACTACGAATCGTCGTTGGGCATCTCGAACGGCCAAAACCCGGTACTGGTTCCGCTGGAAGACAGCAAGTTCAAAGAGAACTTCATCGTCGTGATCAATGACCCAGTCAACGGGGCGGATGAAGAGACTTTTGCGATTGCCGACATCGACGGGACTACGATCACCCTGGACGGTGACATTCACTACTGGACGACTTTGGGTAACGGGGGGACGAGCGTGCCGTTCGAGATTTACAACTACGAAACTCTTCCGGTGACTGTGGCGGGCGTGCCGTTCCAGCGGCTCGACCGGCGGAACTCGGAAGTGATCACCTCCGTCACGGAGACGATGTCGCCGATGGCGATGAGCATGGCAGCCGCCCCAGAGCCGGGGTTCTCTGACTTTGTGAAACAAGAAGAGAAAATCAACTTCCGCATTGATTACGCGGACGGAACAGTCGAAGAGGGGAGCCTATGAAAACCGAAGACCAAGTGCAATGTATCGGTTGGGTCGAAGCCGTCATCGAATACAAAGACGGCCGCAAAGACACTTTGCGGTTCAACAACAGCGTCATGAGGCGGGGACGGGCGGCTCTGGCCGCAGCCCTGAGCAACTCCCTTAGTGACGGGTTCAATTTCTACGTCAGCCGAATGATTTTCGGCGACGGCGGCACGTCCGGGGGCGTTCCGAAGTTCGTTGACACGAACAGGAACGGCCTTTACGGTTTGACGCGGGCGAGTAAGCCCGTCGTGGCGAGCGTGGACCCGACGACCCCTAGCAAAGCCGTGTTTACCAGCGTGTTGACGTTTAACGACGCCAACGGGTACGCCCTGAACGAAATGGCGTTGGTAATGAACAGCGGCGACTTGTACAGTCTGGCGACGTTCCCAGACCTCAACAAGACTGACGCCATGCAGATCACATGGTCTTGGTCGGTTAATTTTGTCTAAAATAGCTTTTGAAAATACTATAATACCTGCATGAAGAATTTATACCCGCAATTGACTACCCGTCAGCATGAGATATTCATAGGAAGTATGCTTGGCGATGGCTGTCTTAGCCGTCAACCTGTTAACTGGAATTGGCTGATTCAGCAGAGCTTTGCCGATCATAAAAACTTTCCAAAAGAAAGCTACATGCAGTTTTTTTTAGATGAGCTAGGAGGCTGGTCCAGATGTGCAAAAATTGTTATGAAGTCTCATCGAGCCAAAATTATCGACGGCAAGATCGGTCGAGTGCAGTGTGAACCATATCCGACTTGGAGATATGAGTCTTGCAATCATCTGATTTGGACGGAAATGGGCAAGAAGTGGTATGCCCCTCAGTTGGTGAACGGCAGAATCAGGAAGGTCATTCCTAACGATCTCAAACTGACTCCGCTATCGATGGCGATATGGTACATGGATGACGGGGTCAATCAAGCTAGAGACGCCCAAGCCAAACTATGCACCAATGGTTTTACCGAAGAAGAGGTTGTTTTCCTGGCGGAAGTAATGAAACGTGACTTGTCGATCAAGGCTGTCAAGTCGAGAGTCAAAAAAGACCGCAGTCAGTTTTTACTTCGTGTCAACCGTGAAGCGTATTTTGAATTCATTGACATTATAAGGCCAGAGATCAAGTGGGACTGCTTCGGTTACAAAACGGACACCTCCGGGTACGTCAAGAAAGACAACAAGGGAGCCAACCACGGAAAGTCTAAATTAAACGACGAGAAATCGCAGGAGATTTTTCGGTTGAGGCAGATAGGTCGTTCTCGTAAAGAAGTCGCGGCCATATTTGGTGTGACCGAAGCGTGTGTGACACGCATCGCTTCTGGGCAAGGATGGAAACATCTGGGAAACCCGATGGTGCGACAACACAAAAAAATGACCGCAGAAGACAGAACGCAAGCATTAAGGCTTCTGGCAGAAGGTAAGGATCAAGAAGAGGTCGCAAGCATTATCGGCACATCACAGTCGAGCATCAGTAGATTGTTAAACAAAAAAACGTTCGCAAAATAGGTGAACTTCGTATGACATGCAAGAAAGAGAATGAAAATAATTTGCCGGTCAACGCGGATGTCATATACATCCCCAGTGTGATCGGGCAAATAAACAAAATTACATTCCCCAGTATCATTGTCTGTGAAGTAAACGTGCCTAGTGTGATCGTAATGGACGAGCTTGACATCCCAAGTATCATTACGGTCGATTGGGCTACAGGAGCATAATGAACGATTGGTTGAAGCGCAGCTATGCAAAGCAGAAAAGGCAAGCCGACAGACGTACTCTCGAAGGTATCGATGAGATCGTCAACAAATGGAAAAAAGCCGAAGACAAAAAAGAGTGGGGCGACAAGCTCGCGGTGATTTTGACGATCATGGCTCGCAACGTTATTGAGTTTGCGAAGCCGGACCTTCCTCTGGAAGAAAAGATCGCAAATCATCGCGAAATAATGAAAAGAGCGGCTAGTTCGCTCCCCTGCATAGACACGACCAGACACCGGGCTTTCACTTACCTGATGACCAAAATGTTGTGCGTGTTGCGTCAGAACACGATGACGAGAGAAGAACTACTGGAAGCACACAAGGAGTATCGTGAGTACCTTGCAAGTAAGCACCCTAGAGCTTGAAGAAAACGGCAAACCGAAGCGGTATCTGGTCTTCGACAACGAAGCCTTCGACTACGAACTGAGTGAATCGGACCTCTCCCGCGCGATCATGTACTGTGGCGACGACCCACAGGCCAAGAAGACGCTGCACGGCGAGATCCAAAAGCACTTCCTCGACTGTCTCGAAGAGTTCCTCGGTTTCCCCGTGACACTGAGTGAGCTTGTGGCTGCGATCCGCGAAGGCAAACTGGAGAAGAAGCAATGAATTTCGTAGAAGAAACCGATCTGCGGTTCGCGTTGATGCCATCGACAATTGAGAACGCCGGCATGGGGTGTTTCGCCGCCGTGGATCTGAAGAAGGGCGACTACATCGAGGTGATCGGCGTCTACGTCAAGAAAGGCGGCATCGCCGACAAGTGTACCGCCTACGCGACCAGATACAAGTTCAACGGTCACGACAACCAAGAGGCCAACATCGTGCCGATGGGCTACGGCGGGATGATAAATCACACCCCGGACACCGCGAAACAGAATGTCAAACTCGAATTCGCTCGCGGGCTGGCACGGAGAAGCAACGACGCGGGACAAGTGATTTACAGGTTCACGAGGGACATCCCGGCCGGCGAAGAACTTCTTGGGTACTACGGGGATCACAAGGAGGCAGAGCTTCAGTGGATGAACAAAGGGGCGAGCTACCACGACCGCGAGGGCGGGGCGTGGAAAGAGTTCATCGAACTCGATTATTACAACCTCGGTCTGCTCGCCAAAATCTGATCTGAACCGTAGATAAAGTAACCCGCCGAGGAGGACCGTGCCACAGATTGACCTGATTCCAGTACCGCAGTATCAAGCTCTCCAGCCGTACCACGTCGATTTCGACAACCTGCCGCTGAAGGCGTTGATCACGCGGATGCAGTTGATCAACAGTGCCGTTGACATCAACTCCGACATTCTCCGACAAGCGGTCGGAAGTCAGGGTACGGTCAGCGCACGCCTCGGCCAGAGCTTGAACGACGACGGCAGCTTGAGGGTTTCGGCGGTTGACGGCACGCTCCACAACATCGGCGCTCACGCCGATGGGACTTACGAATCCGTGGCATACGTCCGCATGAAGCTGGATGAGCGTGAGAAATTGGCGTTGATCGCTGACGGGGCGACCAACATGACGCTAGAATTCAACACGCCGTCCGTCATTACCAGTTTTGACACCGGGCCGGTGGAATTCATCCCGTCTGACGGGGTGACGTGGAACACGGTCGCGCCGAACAAGGTTCAGGCCAACCTGACGTTCCCGATCTCTTCGGCACACAAACATTACTACGGGATCACCCCGCAGTACGACGGAACGCCCGACTTCCAGCACTATAAGATCGGCTACCCGAACTACATCGCAGGCAGTCTGCGTGTGGCGATCAACGGTGTCAGGATTTTTGACGACGGCGATGTGTACGTCCCAGGCTCTACGGTGTCCGAAGCGTGGACACTTCAGGGGTTCACCGGGGACGAAACGACCGGCAAGTTTGTACTCATGACGCCGCTGACTCTGGACGATGTGATCCGGGTCGATTTCGACGTTGCCCTCACCTGATGCGAGCTAGTGGATGAAAAAAGACACGTCACCTGTAGTCGTCAACAAAATGGCTTACAGGCCGGTGCCTATGGACCTCGGATTCATTGTCCTGTGTTTTGACGCCGACCCGTACAAGCCCCTCACTACCCTGAGCAGCATAGATCGCGCGTACCCTGGAGCCAAAACCGAAATGGTTTCCCCTCCAGATTTCAAGCACATTCACAAGTCAGCAATTACGGGGAAGGGTTCACTGACCTCGCTGATCAACGCCGGTATGTCGAAGCCGCCGGCCGAATGGAACGTAATAGTGATGGCAGGGGTTCGAGTTAAAGAACAACTCGACAAAAAGTATTCGCCCTTCATGGAAAGCCGTCTGGACATCTTCTTCCCGCTCATCTTTGGTTTCCACAACTTCCTCGACGCTCCGATGAACGGCCTGACCATTCACCGGGACACCTTCAAAGAGGTCGGCAAATTCGCCGACGACAACCCGCTCGAAATCTGCAAGATGATGTGGTTCTTGGAAGCCCACGGCAAGAACTGCAAGTTCAAAGCCGTCGCCGGTTGTCGGATGTGTTGAGCATAAATAGCTCATGCTCACGTTCACCCAGTGGGTCGAAACGACCCGTGTCACGATCTATACCAGCCCCCAGTCGAAAGGCGCTATGGTGGACGACACGTTCGCCGACGAGCCTGTTCAAATGCTGGACATCGACAGCATCATAAACTACGAGCGGGCCTCCAAAATGGACCTCCCGGCCAGCCGGGAAAACATGCAGAAGATCCTTGCTGGCATCAAGGCCGGCGAGAAGATGCCGCCGGTTTACGTCCGCGAAGTGAAACTGAAGGGGAAGTCAAATCCGAGGTGGGACGGGAACAAAATGCTGTCGGTCGGAGGGGTTCCGAACTCGCGTTTCAAATATCAGATCATTGACGGGCATCACAGGTACTGGGCGTACAAAAAGGCGGGCGTCAAAACAATACCCGCCATCGTCGTCTCGCCAGAAGACATCCAGAAGAAGAGGCTCTGGACGCCCGAAGACGAATACTAGGACGCCATCCACGGCGTGTAGGCGATTTGCGCCCCGTCCCGCGTAATGCAGGGGCCGGAAGAGAACGCCAGGAAACCGCCATTCCAAGTGTACCATTCGAGCTTGTCGCCCGGCTGCACCACCGACATGAACTTGACCATTCTCTCTTCTTGCTTGAGTTGATCGACCGTCAGCGGGTTCTCACGGGGGCGTCCGCAAGTGCGTTGGCCGCTGTTGAGGTTGTCGGCCAAGATCTTCCAGAAGTCCTCGACTTTGTCACTGAGGAACTCGATGATGTTCTCGGCCTTGCCGCCGTTGTACTCGGTGTAGAAGTATTGGAACCGCCCCGTGGCGATGTTGTCTTCTTTCTTCTTCCGAGCAGCCGCCTCGATCTTTTCCATTGCTTGTTGTTGTTCTTCGAGCAAGACCGGAATTTGATCTTCGGTGATCTGGACCGCTTTCCAGTGTTTCGTTTCGTGCGTGTAGTAGGAGCCGACCGCCATATTGTCGAACTGGCGGTGGTTGACGGTACACGTTTTCTTGTTGGAAACGTTCATCACCTCGGCCGCAACCTTCGGCGTCCCTTCGTTGACGATGCCGAGATACTGCCACACGCCGAAGTAGGGTTTGTCTGACACTGCTGCCTCAGAGTAAGTTGCAGATGAAGTCCCAACGGTAGTTGTACTTCATCTCGCCGTTATGAACTTTGTCGAGGTACTGGTAGAGTTCGTCCCAACTCCCGAACATCTGATCGTCGGGGATGAACCCAAAGTACCACAGAGGATTATACTCTTTGCCTTGCGGACAGACGAGCAGCACGGGGTTTTTGAGTAGATTGGCGAGGAAGATCTCGTGGTGGCTGCCCGTGGTCGGAACCCCGAACGGCAGGTAGGCGATGACGAGGTCAGACCGCTGGACCACTTGAAGGTCTTTGCGAACGAACTTACGCGCGATCTTCGCCATCGTCGCGTAGTCTTTTTCGGTACGGGCCTTCTTCAAGTCGTCGGCCCACTGTTGTTTGGGGTCGGCGTGAGGGTCGAAGACGTTCATCCCGTAGCGTTCGGTGAGCGTTTTGATGACTTCGGGACGCCAGTTTGCTTTGGCGGAACACTGTTCGATTGGACCACTCAAATATGCCAGTTGACCGTTAAGGAAATTAGACATTTCTCACCTTGTAGTTGAAGGAGTCAAGCATCCACGGCTCGTCAAATCCAGAGAGGTAGCAAGAGGGGGCCGCTGAGGTAGCACTCTTGGCCTTTGAGAAAGTCCATGATCGTGACCCTTCTGGGAGAAGGTAACTCTACTATGTTGTAGCCGGTTTTTCGGCGCAAAGTCAAATTATCCGAACGGAGCGAGCATGTCAACAGAGAACAGCATTGCGGTGGAATCAAAATCAACCTTAGAAAACCTGCAAGCCGTGGTGGAAAAACACCCTTTGACGGGCAGGCATTCGTACTTTCAGCTTAAATACTTCATCGTCGGGAAGGAGCCGACGCCGCAGGCCAAGATCTGGCAGTGCCTCCGTGAGATGAAGGCCCGCCGAGACGCACTCGAAGCCATCCAGTTGGAACGTGACGAAACCAACGACCGCATCGAACTGGCCGAGATCGACATCGAACGGCTGAAAAACCCCCGGAAGGGAGCGTTCGGCATCGACGTGCCGGAAGAAGACGAACTGACTTTGAAGCGGCGTGAAATCAAGATCCGGCAGTCCGAGCGAAAGCTCAAGTCGATGAAGAAGGCGCTGAAAGACTTGGACGCCCGCCAAAAAGACACAGAGGAAGAAGCGGCGTTCTTCTTGCAGGCGTTCGCGGACCTGACCAAGAACCAAAAAGTCATCGAGTACGACGACTTCAACGCCCAGAAGGAATACTGGACGACGCGGTTCTCCAACGAGATGAACATGAAGTTTATGCTCGACGGCCGGGTGGACGGGGAACTGGCGAAAGCGATCCTGTCGCTGCCAGACGAAACCGTCGTGAAACAAGAAATGTTCGGCATCCTGAATCGGCAGCAAGAGATTTTGGAAGCGAAACGACTGATGGAAAAGAAACAGCTTGCTCAAATGAAGGTGGCCCTGAATGGCTGATCAGATTTCGACCCTCGACTCGAACTACTCGACAGGCGACCTTTCGACGTTCCCGACCACCCTCGACTCGTGGATCTCGCTTTACGAAGCCCGGAACGCGGCGATCACATCACTTCGGCAGAGCGTTACGTTCAACTCGAAGTTCATGATCGTGCAGGACACGTCCCTGTTCCCCGACACCGGCATCTTGCACATCGGCAAGAACCCCGGCGATCCGGGGCTTGGCGAGTTGGTCTGGTACGGGGCGAAAACTGCCACCTCGTTCAGCAAACTCATTCGCGGGTTCGCCAAAACGAAACAGACCTACTGGCCGCAGGGTTCGCCGATCACCAGTGGCGTGGCGGCGGAACACCACAACGCGATCAAGGACGCGATCATGCAGATTGAACGCGACCTGGGTCTGTCTCAGTTCCCGAACGAATTCAGCTTGAACGGTATCCTCCAAGCACAAGAAAACCGATTCTTGGCCCCGAAGCCGTTGTTCCGTGGTTTTCCGATCCGTGGTGCGCCGCCGCTGAAGGTGCGGTTCCAAAACTTCACGGTCGGGAACCCGGTTCGGTTCCTGTGGGACTTCGGTGACGGCACGACATCGGTCGAACGCTCGCCGATCCACACCTATTTGGCCGAGGGCGTGTACACCGTCAAGTTGAACATCATTACCGGCACCGGCGCACAGGGGGTCGTCACCAAGAAGAACTACGTCACTGTCAACAAGGACCAGAAGACACCGTTCTTCTATGTCCTGCCGTTGCAGGGCGACAGTATAGAAACCAACCCCGGATCGCCGACGACGTTCAGCTTCGTGGACCAGACCGATGGCGAGGTGTCCGAACGGTACTGGATCTTCGGCGACGGCAACAACCTCAACGTGACCGACCCCAACGTACACACGGCGGATTACTCATACGCCAAACCCGGAACCTATTCTCCTTCCCTGATGGTCATCTTCGCCGACCAGACTTTGAAGCGGGTGTTCCTGTCACAGAAAATCACGGTGTTTTGATGGCTATCCCAACCGCAAGTTTGTTCCCCACTTCGTTCGACGGAAACAGAAACCTGTTTCTCGTTCACGACGGGTTGCGCCTCGTTTTGGCCGCTGATTACAACCCCGGAGACACCAGCATCACCGTTCACAAGAACGACCTGATGATGAACAACTTCCCTCCGAGCGGTTTGATCACGCTTACGGAACAGTGCAGCGAGGCGGAAGAACGAGCGATCTCGTTCTTCTACAGCAGCCACACCGACACCACGTTCGACGGCATCGAAATCCTGCCAGAGTTCACTGACGGCGTGAAGCCCGCGAACATCACGAACGTCACAATGAACGTGATGGACAAGCACCACAACCATCTCAAAGATGCGTTAATCGCCATCGAAGAGTTCATCGGAGTCAAAGGGACGGAAGACGACGAACCGTTCGGGCCAACGATGGAAGGCCGAATCAACTTCTTGAGAAGGATCGTACTCTGTCCGAAGGCGTGGTTCTCGGTCAACAAAACTATCGGGTTGGTCCCGTTCGAGGTCGAGTTCACGAACCTGTGTTTCCGCCTGGGTACGGACGGGAACGCGGGCAACGTGGTTTTCGAGTGGAACTTCGGCGACAACACGGCGTCACAAATCTCGATCATCGAGGTTGTCAGCGAGGTGCCTGTCAACGTGGTGAACGTCTTGGTTGACAACGAGACGGGCGGTGTCATATCGAAGACCTACACGACGCCGGGCGTGTACGACGTGTCCTTGAAAGCCACCAACGACTTCTGCTCCGACACGGTGGTGTTCCCCGGCTTGATCACGGCACGGATCGCGGCCCCAGATCCCGCTATTGTCGAATACATCCCGGCGACGGGCCAGATTCTGACGCCGGGATACCCGGTGGGCGGGCCGTTCGTAACCACGCCGGTGATCCGCGCCGTCACGAACTCAATCATCAACATTGAAATTCAGTCGGGCGTTAACCCGTCAACCGGCCGCACCTATTCGGGCGAAGCCGTGAACGGGTCGGGGTTCCCGATTGACCCGATTGTGGAATACACATGGGACATCCCCGACGACCAGTTGCACAGCAACAGCCGGAACACGAAGGCGATCTTCGGTATCGGCGGGATGTACGACATGGTGCTGCGTGTGGACACGTCCTTCGGCGCGTACCGCATTACCAGCTACAAGAACAGCTTCGACATCATCGAGAAGACGAACCTGTGGCTGTGGACGTTCGGCACCGGCACGACGATCAAGTCATACGAGTTCGGCCTGTTGAGCGAAACGTTCAAAACCAAGAGCGGCATTTCGGTCCCCATCGGGTTGAACAACAACTTTTTGAACGGGGTGGCGAACGAAGACAAACAGAAGTTCGAGTTCCGACGCAACAACGGGTTCGCCCCGATAGGCACACAGCAGTCCGGCAGCCAGGGGCAGGGACTGCTGTACTGGGCGAGTGGCAGAAACGCATCCGACCCGGTGGGTTCGGAACAAATCAACCTGATGCAATACACGGGGTTCACCGATACATACATCGTTCAAGATTCGATTGCGAGACAGTGGAACTGGGTCGCATTCAACTCGCTGAACAACTTGTACTTCATCCTCGGCACTATGCCGTCTTACCCGCCGTTCACCTCGCCGACCAATCAATCGCGGATCTCCATGTCGTTGGCGACACTGGACTACGCGGTGGATTACCTGACGACGAGCAACTACGACAACGGCTCGGACGAGTTGATGAACAACAAGGCCAACTACGACGGCGGCGGTGTCGCGGTGGACGGCGATTTCAGCGTTTACCGCTCAGCTTGGCACGAGGACAACGGGTTCTTTTTGAGGAACGACGGCGTCGGGGCGTTCTTCAGAATCAGGGACTTCTACAAGACCGAAGAGGTCGGCGGTATCGAGTTCAAGAACATCACCAAACTGCCGCCGATGGCGGGGCCGGCGAAGTTGGAAGGGCAGTTGGTGTCGTTGACGCCCGGCCTGTTCTTCTTCAACAACACCGGGCAGTTGAGCGTGTTCAACGCCGCGACGAGCGTGTGGCAAACGAACACCGGCACCAACATCTCGCAGTTCCGCGCGTTGCAAGACTCGACTGTGATCAACTTCGATTCCGACGAGAACACGCTTCTGGCGACTTCGGACGGCGACAACGTAGCTTATTTGAGTTACGACTACAGCACGAAAGCGTTCATGACGTTCAACGCAGTAACTACCACGTTCACCTCGCTGAATCCGAGGCCGAGCGGCGAGCAATGGCAAATGAGTGTTTACTGATTAAATAAGAAAATCAGGTTACAAGTTCATCACGAAGATGGTGACTGGTTCAACAATGAGCCTTACAACTTGAAATTCATTTGCCCCAACTGCCACAGTCAAACCCCAAACTACTGTGCTGGTAATCGAAAAAAGTAAAGAGGTTCTGTGCCACAAGGATTTCCACCACAGCCCGTTTTCCCCTTCGCGATTGACAGCAACGGGACGCTATTCCTCGTGAACAACACGACGGAGAGCCGGCTCACCGCCGACAACCAAGCGTGGTCGGACACGGTTCCCATTGCGCCCGTCGCTGCCGACGCCGACGAGATCTGGCCGGACAACGGGTTCGCCACCATTTCGGGGGAGATTCTTTACTACGATTCCGTCGAACTTGACGACAACGACAAAGTCAAGACGTTGAAGAATTGCGTCAGGAACTTGGGCGGCGTACACACCCAGTTCAACTTGGCCGGGACCGACGTGCGTGGCTTCGTGATGGCCGAACACCACAACCAGTTGGTGGAAGCGACCCTTCGCATCGAACAGTTCGTCGGGACCAACTTTACGGAAGACCAATCGACACTCGACTGGCGCATCCGAAACCTCCAGGCACAGAACGTCCTGTTTGACGACTTCTCGTGCGTTGACGTGGTGTTCACCTTTGTAACAATTTCTACCGACCCCGCGAGCGGTACGGTAGTGAACTTCACCGTCCAACTGACCGGAGACTACAACAGCTACCGACTCGACTTCGGTGACGGGAGTTTTACCGAAAGCTTGCTGTCAGGCACGCACACCTACGCTCCGAACACCATCATCGACCCTGTTGTCACAGTGAGCAACAACAGGTGTACCGTCGCACAGACGCCGCCGGTGCGTTTGACTCCGACCGAACCGGCCGAAATCAACACGATCACGGAGTTCTTCGTGCCGGTGTGCGAAGTGCCGGACATCCCGCCGTTGATCTTGCCCGAAATCAATCCGCCCACGGTACAGATCGGATTCCCGCCTCTGGTGATCCCGTGCGTCAACGTCAGTCCCATCGGGCCGATTGACATTCCGTCAATTGTGACGTTCGAGCCGGCAATCAACATTCCGAGTCTGATCGAATTCGGGCCGATCAGCATTCCGAGCGAGATCGTAATCATCGGGGGCGTAGACCTACCCAGTGAGATCACAATCACCGGGCCGGAAATCCCCACGGCCATTGTGATCGAAGGCGGCGTAATCCCAACGGTCATCACGGTCGAAGCGGGCGTGATCCCCACGGTGATTACCATAGAAGGCGTTGAGATCCCCACGTCAATTGACGTGTACGACGACATCCCATCGGTGATCGAGGTGACCGATGACGTTCCGTCAGTGATCGAGGTTATTTCAAACATCCCGACTACGATCACCGTGTACCATAACATCCCGACCACAATCGATGTTTACGCGAACATCCCGACAACGATTAACGTCTACGGATCTTTCCCGACCTCGATCAACGTCTACGGGTCTTTCCCGACCTCGATCTTGGCGTACAACGTTGACATCCCGACTTCGATCTTGGCGTACAACGTCAATATCCCGACTTCGATCTTGGCATACAACGTCAATATCCCGACTTCGATCTTGGGGTACAACATCAACATCCCGACTTCAATCTTCGCATACAACGCGAACGTCCCCACGGTAATCGACGTGAACTGGAACCCGGTGCCGGTTCTGAGTTGCGTGGTCACGGTCAGTTGCGGAAGTACGTCGGTGACGCCGATGGCGATGATGTCGGGCGGGTTCGAGGAGAGCTTCGTTGACAGCTTCCAGTCGGACCCTCCGCTGGTAACCGCGCAAGACATCGGCATCCCGTCCGAGATCAAGGTCGTGGTGCCGGAAATACCGGACATGAGACTGGTACACGATCTGCCAATGTTCATCGAGGTTCGCGGAACCACGTTGCCGACCTACATCGAAATCAAGGCCGAGACGCCGATTCCGAACGAGATCTCTTTGAAACACAACCTGCCTGAGTTCTTTGAACTGAGGGCGACTAACGTACCGGAATTCATTTTCTTGAAGAACAAGGACGTACCTGAGTTCATCGAATTGCGAATGGCCGAGGACGTGCCGAGGAAGCTGATGATGGAGTTGGTGGGCGTACCTGAATCGATCCAACTGGTGGGTGCGCCGACCGCGATCCACTTGGTCAGCAACGTCCCGACCGCGATCCACTTGGTCCTGCCAGAGAAGCCGGAAGTGGAAATGGTGTACCGTGGCGACCCGATCACGCACAAGGTCGAACTCGACATGAGCAAACTACTCAGCGACGACGAGGGCGAGGGCCAGTGCGTCAGATTCGTACCGTGTAGGAGGTAAGGTGTACAGACTGAAAAAACACGCGAACAAGAACCAGTACCTGCACGTCGGAGACGACTTGTGGGTACGGAACCCCGGCGTCAGCGGGGTTCCGTACAAAGACATCAACCGACTTTTGTCAACCGCCGACTACCCGCTGATCCTCAAGAACGAGCAGTGGTCGATGCGGGCCAAGTACCCGTGGATCGACACGGAGAATTTGAGCGTCAACAAGGCGGTAATCGTTTCGGACGGCTTCGACTTCGAGTCGGGTCACGAGCAAATCGCGGCCTTGCCGAAGGACGTGTTGATCTTCGCGGTCAACGGGAGTTTGTCCAAATGGAAATCGACAAAAAGAAGTCCCAATTTCTACGTCGTCAACAACCCTTATTCGGAAGCTCAGAGCTATCTACCGAGGTCAACGACGACCAAGTGTATCGCTTCGACTCGCGCGAACAGCGAGTTCTTGAAGGGCTACACCGGAATGAAGTACAGGTACTGTCCGTCGAGTGACGCATGGTACTGCGGGGTCGAGAACAGGGACTGTAAGTACAAGATCGATGACTACCGCAACCCGGTTTGTGCCGCCATCAACCTTCTGCACAAGTTCGGGGTTCAGAAGCTGGCTCTGGCTTTCTGCGACGAAGCGTTCGATGAGCAGAGGCAGGGCAGCGAGCAGAGTGAGGACGGGAAGTGGTACTATCCACAGCACCTGACCGCAAACAAACTGATCGACGGCAATCTGTATTGGCTGTCTCAAAACAACGGCTGCAAGACGGTACAGCACTCGGTCGGCCCGAAGTTGAAGGTTGCAACGTATATACCCCTGGAGGATTTGAGCCGTTTCTTCCAGGGAAAGTAGGAGTATGGAAAAGGGTAAACACCCATTGTCACTTAGCGATTTCAGAAAGTGGATCGAAGGCCAGGACGCCGGGTCCAAGAACCTCGAAGGCAAGAGAGTGTCTTCGGCGTTGTCGCCCAAGAAGCTGTTACAGGTCGCGGAGTCCGATCAGGGCGACCTGTACGAGTCCGTAAGGCAGTTCTACCGCAAGGGCGGAACTGTGATCAGTCAAGACGGGGACCACCTGTTGATCGACGCGGGGGCAGGCACGTTCTACACCAACCGGAAAAGCGTCCGCTAAGACTTCCTCGTCAACATCGTCTTCTTCTTCGGGTGCTTCTTCAGGTCGGCCTTCGGCGGCAGCAAGAAAGAGGTGCCGTCGAACAAGGGTTTGCAACTCGGATACAGCCCTTGAAAACCCCTGGCGTGTAGTTTCTTCCTCAACTCTTGGTAGTGTTCGGCCGACTCGATCCACGGCTCCCAATACATGCGATTGTCGTAAATGATCTTCTCGACACTCGCATGAATCGTCGGGGGCAGTTTCAGAGATTCCAGATCAACGAGTCGGATTGGCGGTCGCTGCGGGCCGTCCAGCACCGTGACCACTCTGGCCCCCATTTTGTCCCGCCGCGCCAGATACAGGTAACAACGACTCATCAAACCTCGCATTCTAGCTTGTACGACATACAAGCCGGCAGTTTACGTTCTTGTGAAATTGTCTTCCATTTAGACAGCAAGAAGTCTCTGCTTTTGCCAAGCATAACTAACTTGTTCTGACCATTTCTGTGTTTGTAATACTTGATGTACATTGATAGATCTAAGTTTTGATTCAAAATGGACACCGCGTTCTCCAAGTCGATACGATCCCATCCTTTGGCTGATATTGAAGGTTGTGGCGATTTTTTGAGTCCATTGCTAAGACGGCCGGTTCTGGTAGTCCCCAGGTAGCCATCGTCCATGTACCAAATCATCAACCCGAAAAAATTCAGCTTGGAAATCAAGTCTACTGGAATTATGCTTTTGTCGCAGTTTTTCCTGGCCTTGTAGAATCGATCTCTCAATGAAGTAAATATCGGATGACGGGCCGTAGAAATGTGCGTCTTTTTGTTTGAATTCCATCGCGACATGAAAGGCGACAGGATGTTCATTTTCCATTCGAGGTAATCAGTCTGTTTGGAACCATGTCCTTCGCAGAAGAAGTAGTTTTTGCAGTCGTCGCTTTTGGTCACACAACCATCGCCCAACATACTGCCGATCAGTACCTGAAAAACGCAGTCGTCAAAATCAGACAAGGAAAGGTTTTGGTCGAGTTTGCAGCCATTGCGAAACCGAGCGGCCTTTTCGCCAGACCTAGAACGACACTCAGCCGTAATAACTACGCCGATTCTGTTCCTCATCTTGGCAATGGCAGGTGCAGTATGGCCCGGCAAGCAATCAATTAATTCAGTCGAATGTTTTGACGGCCCAAGCTGACGAAGTAATTCCAACTCGGATTCAGACCACGGTTTTCCCATGAACTATTGTATGCGGCACGACGGGACATTTCTCAACATTCGCATCGCACTTCACCCAAAATCGATTGTTGTTTTTGTTGCCAGGACGCAGAGCCTCGGCCAGCACCATTTGAATGAGTAATTTCGCATGCGGGTCATCGGCCGCGCCAAAATTACTGAAGAAATCGTCCATCGTTTCTTTGATCAGATTGGAGTCCGACATGAATCTTCACCTGCCGCGTTACCGCGAAGTCAAAAACAAATACTGTGTGTGCTACTTCGGGCCGTGCGACGAATACGTCACACTACTCGATGGCCTTCGGCCACAAGCCGAACAACAACTGCCCGGATTGCAAGTGTATATAGGGTGCAAAGAACACCTGTGCAACGGAGAACGGTTCGTCTCCGAAAAGGCGGCGTTTCAGATGGTCAGGGAACCGTGGGGGACACAATTCGGACATATCAAAGAGATCCGATGCGACATGAAATCACACCCTGTCCAGCAGTTCTTCAATGATTCGGGAATCAAGATCAACCCAACCGGACACAAACCGGACACGGAAAACAGACTCGTCAAGCTGGCGGCGGAAGGCATATCGCCTACCCGCTCACTTACAGAAGAAGAAAAAACAAAGCTGACCAAGAAGTACGCCAGCCAGGGGTACGTCGTCCGAGAGGACTGTGACTGGCGTGACGCGGGCGTCGTTGTAGGGGTCGAATCGGTCGCTGTTTGGTCGGCCGCACTCGAAGGCAAAATGACGCACCTGTGCGACACCGGATTGGGGACGGGCTTCTTCCGCGTAATCTGTCCGTGGGGTGCGGTGATTTCTATTTGAGTGCTTCTACATATAGACAGAAGACAGGGATTAGGCACCCCATCAAGGAGAACAATGAGCGTATTTCGTGTAAAGCTGAACAACACTCAGCAGGGCGTATTGGACCTTAACCCGTCCACTGGCGCACAGATGTCGCCGTCGATTCAGCGGACGATGTGGGTCACCGGCCCGAACAAGACTTACCGTCAACTTTTCGACGGTGAAACCTTCACGGACTGCAACTATTGGAAGCAGTTCGCGTACCCGCAGACGACTCTGGAAAAGGCGTTCATCGAAGTCGTGACCGACGACGGCAGCATTTACTCCAGTGACCCGGCTGAGAACACCTTCCCTCGTGTTTACGACCTGACCATCGCTGGCGGTTCTGTGTACGCATCGAACGTGATCGATGTAACGGGCGACAACGGCGCGGCGGCTGTTTCGGCGAGCATCGAGAACACGAGTGGTCAGGCGATCCGCGTGAAGATGAACGGTCTTTCGACGGCCATCTTCGACCTCTCGGCGAACGAAACCAAGACCTTCAACATCGGCGATGCCGTCATCAGCCGCTTGGAGTTCAACAACACCGCTTCCGGCGCGACCACGGCAACCGTGCAGGTCATCCTCACGATCCGCAGCACCCCGACAAGCTGAGTACCACCCCTCGGTTTTTGAACCGATGTCTGCCCTTAATGGCCGGACAGAAAGCCCGACAGCAATGTCGGGCTTTTTCGTTTGAAGGCACTAAACTATAGTCATGAAGATCAAGAGAAAGACACCTTCAAAAGCGCCGGCGTGGGGTCTTAGAGATTACTACGAGCGACGTGATAGGGTGCTGGTCGTTCGCGACGTTGGTGGCCTCGGCGACATCCTGATGCAAAGGATGATGTTCGAGAGCTTCAAACGTGTGATGCCCGAATGTCACATCACCTGGGCCGTCCCCCAACAATACTTGGAAGCCGCCGCGAGACATCCATTTGTTGACGAAGTGGTTGACTGCCGCACCGTCAACAAAGCCGACTTCACCCTCGTCTACAACATCACCTTCGCGTGCGGCCGGTACGAGAACGCCATCGCACCCAGAGCCGACAAGCACCGCAGCGACATCTGGGCCAACCACTGTGGCGTGGTAATTGGCAAGCACGAAATGTATCTCGGCGTAACGGCCGAAGAGAAGAAAGCCGCCCGTCAACTTCTGCAACGCAGCGTATCGAGTCCGAACGCTCCGATCTTGGCAATGTGTCCCGCGTCGGCTCAGATCGGCAAGGACATGTCGCCGGCACTACAGACGGAAGTCGTCACGCGAGTTTGGCAGAAGGGGTGCAACGTCGTTTGTCTGCACAACAAGTCCATGCCACACCTCGATCAGATCGGGTGCCGAACCTTGAGCGGCTTGAACACGCGACAGTGGATAACGGCACTGGACGCGGCCGACTACGTCTTGAGCGTTGACACGTCGGCGTTCCACTGCGCGGGCGGGCTGAAGAAACCGCTGGTGGGAATTTTTACCTACTGCGACGGAAAAGTGTACGGAAAGTATTTCGACTTCGTACTCGTTCAAAAGCACAGGGACGACAGCAACTGGGATTGCGGCCCGTGCTTCAACTGGTCGATGTGCAAAAAAGAGTGCAAGAAAACGATCAAGCCGTGTGCGAGCGAGATCACGTCCGACATGGTGATGGACGGTATAGAAAAAATGATGGCGAAGTGGCCGTACAAGCCACAAATCGAATGAGAGATACTCGATTAAAATACGCCGGACTTAGGTAAATAGCTCATGCCTCAAGTTATCAAACCACAGAACGTGAACATCACGACCCGCGACGGAGAGATAACGGTCAGGTTGGTAATCGACCTGAATCTGAATCTTGGTGGCGGTGTGGTGGGAATGTCTGTGGCGTCGGTAGCGAGTGCGGATCAGGTGCCTGAGCAAAAGCAGATGGCACCGAAGCCCGCAGAGGCAGCAGAGTGGATGATACCTGAGTTCACACCATCCACCGAAACGATTGAATTCGGAAAGTACGACAAGTGAGATCGAAAGACCTCAAAACGAAAGGGTGAAAGACATGGCAATCGGATTTGACGTTGGCACATACAACCTCGTATGCTCCAAGCGTGACGAAAAGGGAAACTTCGTTCACAAGCGCGAAGTCAACGCATTTATCGAGATTCCTCTCGAAAACGACTTCGTCTACAACATGATGAATAACGCTGGTGTCCCGCTGATCAAGAGGGACAAGTTGGCTTACGCCCTCGGCGAGTCGGCGGTCAAGATGGCCTACGCGATCAACTCGATGGAGTTGAAGCGGCCGATGTCGGACGGGTGCGTGAACCCGAAGGAAAAGGAAGCCTACCAGATCTTGAGCATCATGATCCACTCGCTGATCGAGACGGTGAAGGAGGACAAGGAGCCTCTCTACTTCTGCGTCCCGGCCAACGCAATCAACGTCGAAACGGACGCGAACTTCCACCGCCTGACGCTCGAAGGCATCTTCAAAGCCTTCAGGAACAAGGACGGAATGCGAGTCGATCCGCACCCGATTAACGAAGCCCTCGCCCTCGTTTACGCCGAACTGTCGAAGAAGGCGTACACGGGAATCGGGATCAGCTTCGGGGCCGGTATGGTCAACCTGTGTATGGCCATGTTCGGCAACCCCGTCTTCTCTTTCGCAATCGTCAACAGCGGAGACTGGATCGACAAGCAGGCGGCGCGAGCCACTGCCGAGTCGCCGACCTTCATCAACAAACAGAAGATGAAGATCGATCTCTCGAAAGCTCCCGGTGACCTCATCGAACGGGCGATCATCAGCCAGTACCGGCTGATGATCGAACACTGCGTATCCGAAATCAAAAACGGCCTGAACAAGAACAGCAAAGTCGTAAGGACGGACGACCCGTTCGACATCGTTGTTTCCGGTGGGACCAGTTCGCCGCCCGGTTTCGTGGAAATGTTCAAGACTGTTCTGGACGACGCCAAGCTGCCGATCAAGGTGAGCGAAGTGATCCGTCCGCAGGACACCTTGTACAGTGTTGCTCGTGGGTGTCTGCTCGCTGCCGAGGCGTCAACCCGAAAGTAACAAAGATAGGAATCCCAAAATGGATGAGACGAAAAACAAACCCAACATCAACGACCTGTTGGATCAGCCCAGGCTCCGCAAGCCGACGCTTGAGGACATGAAGACCGCAGACGACTTCGCCAAAGAGGACGAAGTCCAGAAGAACATTGACGACTGGAAGGCCGGCAAACGCAAAACAGAACGGGCCAAGTACACCAAAACCGAAGCCTACCCGGAACTGCCGAAGGGCAAGCTGCTGTTCCAGTGCGAAGAGTACGAGCAGCCGAAAGAGTACATCACGCTCACGATGAACGAGAACAAGGATCTGATCAAAAAGATCATGGACGAGAAGGGGGCGCTCACGGACCACCCGCCGATCCCAGTGGATGAAATCAAGTGGGGCATGGAGAGCCTTGAGAACATCTACAGTGCCGTTCAAGAAGTTTTCCCAGATCCGAAGAAGGTGGAGGCCAACGACAACCGCATGTTCGAGTTGATCTCCAAATACATGGGTGGAGGCGTGGTGACATACAACCGCTGGAAGAATAAGTTGTGTGTCAAGGGCATCGAAACCAAGTTCGACATGCGTGAGATAAACGCGGCCGTGACCGCTCTGTCGGCGATCCTGCCGCCGCGAGAGGCTGAGAAGGTCGTGGCGCGTGAGTTGGGCAAGAAAATCGCAAACGTGCTATGAACAACAAAGAACCGGGGAGCATGCTCCCCGGTTCAAGAAGGAAGGCAAATGAAAGAAGGAACAAAAGGTATCCCGATGCCGGTGAGCGACCTCGGCGTAGCCGCGTACATGGCCATGAAGGGTTGCGCATTGTCTGGTCGTCGCGACAAGACGATTTTCTTTTACGTCCCGGCCGAAAAGCTCAAGGAGTTCAAACGGTGGAAGCTGGACTACCTCGTGAGTGAATTTCACCGCTTCGACCACTGCCTGATGTCTTTGAAAAAGGTGGATGAGTCCGACCCCGATCAAGACTTTTCGTCGTGCAAGTTCCTGACCGATCTGGGAGCGGCGGCGTATGTGTTGATGCACAACTTCAGGATCATCGGGCGGCGCGGCAAGTCGTTCTACTTCGAGATCAACGACGACGACGAGGCCAAAAACTTTGACGAACTCAGGCTCCAGTACGTCACCAGTGAGTTCCACGAGTTCGACTCGTCTCTCATGTCGGTTAAGAAAATCGGAGAGTCTTGAGAAACATCACCCTCTTGTTGAAAGAGGCGAAAGCCAAATTCCCAATTGGGACCGATTTGGAATGCAACGGGTACATCTGCACGGTACACGGCTATCAAGCCGTGTGCGTGTCCAGTATCCTGATGTTCGAGAGCATAATGCTCGTCATCGTGGGACACCCGTTTTTGCAATCCATCAACTTTGAAATTGGTTCAGCCCCTCTAAATAATCAGGGGGATTATGCTGAGAACAATCGATTTGTACGAACAACTGAGCTTTTTCGAGGGGAGCAAGGACTTCGCCTCCGAACTAGAAGCTCTTTACCAGCAACTGGCTTCCGTCAGAAGAAATCTGGACCAGAAGGTCGTCGGACTCGTCAACGATTTGCAAACGCAGATCATGAACGACAAGCTGCCTTCCAAGCGAGGGTTCTTTACCCGCGTTCACAACTGGTGGAAGAACCTGTTCGGTAGCGACCGTCGTTCCAACCCGTACTACTGGCAAAACAAGATCGGCGCACTCGGCCGCACCGACCTCGAACCGCCCACCGTCCGCGAATACGCGATGCTCAAAAACCTCGCGGACACCCTGTGGGAAGACGCCTCCGCAGCACCACAACCACTGATCCGAAAGATCCTAAACAACTGGACCGCCAGACTCCGTCAGACCATCGCGTCCAGTTTGGACGACATGATGAATCGCGTTCGCAGTATGGCAACTCGTGTGGGCAGTACACCAGCACCCGAAAAGCCTCGTCCGACACCGGAGCCGACGCCGGAACCAAGAACGCCGACTGTGCATGATGACGATTTCGTGCCTGGGTCTGCCGCCGATGATGAGGGAGACGACGGCAGTACAGCCCCGCTAAAACCGGCCGAAAAACCCGAACTGACTCTCGATAAGCAGGCTGAAAAATTTGGCATATTCAAAGACACCAGAACCACTTTTGGTATCTTCGGAAAACTCGATGATTCCAAGAAAAGACTTATTATTGGTGCTTGTCGTTCTGGACATTGTCCGAAAAATGACACGGCTGAAGACAAATACCCACTGAAAGAAATCCACGCTGCGACTAACAGATACTTGGAGCTTTTCAGGCAGAAGAAAAAGAAGGGTGACGCATGGAGTGGTCTGAACACCAGAGAACAGGAGATTCTCCGAGCGATACACGAGCCGTGGAACAAACTTGGCAAACGAAAGAATCTGCATAACAATCGCGGAAACAACGGCAAGCGGATAACTAACCGCAGCCAAAGTGGTCCGTTTACTTTGCCAAAAGTATTGCGAATTGATGATCCGAGGCACGAGATCCTCAGCAAATACTATCCCGAATTTTTCAATCAGTTGGATCTAGCTGGTCGTGTCGAACGACCGGACGATACCGAAGACAAGGTTACGAAACGAATTGCAAGACTTCTCAGAAAAGACAAAGAAGAGGGTCATCGTTCGGAAGACGAAAAGCCAGAGGTTGGCGACCGCGCCGAGATTCACAATATGTCCGATGAAAACCCAAAGGACACCGAAAAGCGGTCGGACTTCGATGACTTGAAAGCACTTTCGTCCCACGATAAAAGCGACAATTTTGAAGACAATCCAGAAACGGCTGCTGTCCAACAACGGCTCTACGAACCCCAATACGAAGAGTTCGCCTCCAAAATTGAAAAGGTTGTCAAGACGGATCGTGAACTGGTGAAAAAGCTGATGGACACATGGGATCACATATCCGATAGCAAGACTTTAAGGAGAAAATTCTTGAAGTTGATTGAGGCCGGTAAGTACAAAGACATCCAAGCAATGTCCAGCGAGAAGAAAAAGAAGAAAACCTATGAAGACGATGACGAAGAGGTCAAAAAGCACTTCGGCGAAGGTGTGTCGGGTTTCAAACAGAAGATGAGGGCGGTGTCGGAAAGGATCTATCGCGAGTCTTAATGGAGTCCGGCCAGTTTGGACAAGGCATTGACATCGACCAAATTATTCGACGGCGGGGGCGTAGTAGCCATCCGCCGTTTTGCTTCGATTTCGGCAATGACCGTGGCGTGTTCGGGATTGGCAGAATCCAGAATCTGTTCTTCGGCGATGCCGACGATCTGGCTGTAGAAATAGTAGTTGCAGCAGCCCGTAATGGGGTGCTGCGTCATAATTCCCATCGAATCGACCGACTTGACGATCCCGACGAAGTAGTCGCACTTCTGTCGCTCGTCAAAGTCGCGGTTGATGGGTCCGGTGAAGATGCTGACGGCCTTGCCGACAAAGTATTTGAGGTTTTCGAGAGCTTCTTTCATTTCAACCTAGCTGAGTAAGCAGCCGCGCCGAACGGCGACTCACTGTCGAGTGTGGTTTCGGCGCGAAGGACATACTCATAGAGAATCTTCGTGCCGAATTTCTTCAACATGTCGTTCCAGTCGTTGTACCCTTCCGGCGGTTGAACCAGTCTCAACTTGTCTTTGCCGAACCGCAGACTGATGCTCATGATCTTCTGAGCCATTGCCATCGAACCCTTTTCGCCCGCCTTGTCGCGGTCCAGACAGATGACAAGCTTGTAGTCCTTGAGCAGAACGGCCTGCTTCTCGCTCAGGTTTTTGCCGCCCGCCGCCGCCCCGTTGAAACCGCACAGCGACAGGCTCTTGCTGTTGAACTCGCCTTCGCAGAGGTGAACGGTCGAGCCAAGAGCGGGCCAAACGCCTCCCGGCATGAAGACCACGTCTTCCTTGCCGACGCCGATCTCTTTCTCCGGGCCGAGATACTTCAACTTGGATTTGCCGATGTGACGACCGTTGAAATAACAGAGATCGCCATCCCGGTCGTAATACGGTAGGATGATCCGTGCCTTGTACTTGCCGCCGGTGCAGATGTAAAGCCCGTCGTGCGGGATCTTGCGTTCGGCGAGGTACTCACGGGCCTTGTCGCCCCACCAGCCGCGCAACCCGTCGATGGCGTAGCACTCGTCCGGCAGGGAGATGCGAACTTTGGGTTTGTTCTCGATGAACGGCCGGTCGGCCGCTTCCATCAGTTCTTCGACCTGACGTTCGAGTTCGCCGAGGTTGGCTTCCCCCTTCAAAATGGCCGAGGCTTCGTCGTAGGGGATCTTGTCAACCAACATGACGAGCTTGACGAGCGACCCTTTGTTGTCCGTCTTGAAGCAGTGGAACACGCCGTTCGCGCGTTTCTTTTTACCGCCAGACGGACTGCACCAGAGGTGGTAGTTGTGGTCGGACTCGAAAATGGAGTTGATGCGGATCTCTTTCCCCTTGACAATGGCGTCGGGGAAACGGTCCTGCACCCAGTGTTTGAATCGACCGAAATCAATTGCCATGACTAATCCGAATCAAAGGGTATAATGCTGGTTGGAGGTACTCATGAATCCCGAAGACGCACCGAAATCCGAATTCCTGACCATCGAACACATGTCGGTGAGCCGCTACGGGGTTTGGGATCTCTGCAACCAGCAGTACAAGTATAAGTATCACCTCAAGGTGGTATCTGACAAGCCCGAAGCGTGCTACTTCATCTACGGCAAGATCGTCCACCGCGCCGCCGAGGAGTATGTCCGACGCAAGGGCAAGACCCCCATTCTACACTGTGCCGGCGAAGTTTTCGCGGGAAAACTGCTCCTCGAAGACGACCAGAAGGTGCCGCCCAAACTGCCGGTCGAGTACAGCAAAGAGCAACTGATTTCACACCTGCGTGCCATCGAATCGCTCCACCAGAGGATCGGATTCAGTGGTGAAATCGAATGGCCGTTCCTGTTCGACCTCGACCCGCCGCACAAGCGGTGCGTGAAGGGCTTCATCGACCGGCTGGTGTTCACGAAGGACAAGGAACGGGCGTACATCATCGACTACAAGACCAGCAAGAAGAACAAATGGCGGAAGACGAAGGCGAACGTCAACTACGACCTCCAGTTGCGGACCTACGCGATGGTCGTGAACCGCACCTTCGGGATCGCCCCGGAGAAAATCCGAGCGGCCTTGTTTTACCTTGAAGGTGCCGAACTGGTTGACGCCACTTTCACCCAAGAGAGCATTGACTCGGCCGCGACCGAACTGCTAACCTCTTTCAAGCAGATCCAGTCGATGCGACCGGACGAAGTCTGGGGAAGTCCGGGCTACCACTGCGAACGGTGCGATTACGCCACGATTTGTCCGTTCTTCGGAGGATAAGGGATGTTCGAGCAGAAAGAAAAGCTGTTGATCGTCAACCACGTCATCTATCTGACCCCGGAGCAGCGAAAAACTCTGGTAGAGGAACGCCAGCAAGTTGCGGCTATCGGCATCAGCATCCCGGTGTGGTTCGATGACAACAAGGGATCGGCACCGGCGCGAGAAGTGTTCTGTCAGTACACGGTCACCAACGAACCGAAGACCCTGATGGTTGCCGTTACGCCGAGCGGCTACAGGATCAACCTGACGCAACCGAAGCCCGACGACGAGGAAACGCCGGATTACAAGAGACTGGGAAACAAAGAGGGGATGGGCTGGCTCAAGTTCAAACAACTCCAAGTGGTCGAAGCCCCCAACGGCAAAAAGAGCAAGGTGCTTCACTACGTCGAGATTCGGGACTGGGAGTATTTCTGGGACTCCGTCAACTGGCGGGGCAGTACCGAAGTGACATGCCCATCCGCATGTTCACCGAGTCCCCAGACTGAACCGTTACCGGATTCGTCAGCTTCGCGCTGCTGATCAATACGCCCGTCGTGTTTGGTTTATCTGACAAGAAGATGTTGCTGCACGGTCCCCAACTCCCGCCGACCGCCGAGAAGGTCACGATCTGACTCGACACCTGATGCACCCCGCCCGAAACCGTCATCGAGAAGCCGGTCGTAGAATTGACCGGCTGACGTGAATACCCGTTGATGAACGGCTCGTTCTGCAAGCTCTCCATCGTATCGCCAATTGCCAGAATCGTCCTGTTGTCCAACCCCAAGTAGTAGTTGTTGGGGATGTATGTGTTCGGCGCGTTGCCGCCCAGGAACAGGGCGTTCAAAAGGAACTGCTCGCCCAGAAAGTGGAGTGTGTTGAGTACGTTCTCCTCGCGGTAGATCACGCAGCCGTCGCGGACCTGTTCGAGAGAAAGAATCGTCATGATGCCGGGCCAGGGTTTCTTGGTTTCCATGCCGTATATAAGTTAGTACGAATGACGTTTTGGAGATTTCAGGAGAAACCAATGACCTTCGCCGAGTACGTCAAAATGAGAGAGACGGCGGGCGATTCGTGGGGAACCGCACCCGCGCCTCCGGTCCAAATCATGTTGGGACCGAACGCACCCATTGCCGGCAACACCAAAGGTGCCAGACCACCCGGCAAAGAAGAACAGTTCGGCAAAGAGAAGAAACGCAAAAAGCCGCCGCGAGAGATCACACAACCGAGCTACGACGACCGCGACCTAATAAAACGGAACATGTATAGGGCCAAAGAACTGGGTGTCAACCCGTGAGTCACACGAAGCGGAAGACGGACCCGTATTCTTTGTAGAAGAGGATTTCGCCCGGAACGCCCGGCATATCGAGCATGTACTTCTTCCACCTCAACCACTTATGCCACAATTCCGGCTGGTTGGTCGGGATCATCGACATGATTTCTCTGAGCCGGTCGAACTCGTCCCGCTCGCTGTAAATCAGAGTGTACATCAAAGGCAAATAAACCCTGATGAACTCTCGCCAGACCCACGTCTCTTTGATGAAGAGTTGAGATTCCATCGACAGAAGCTTGTCGTAGAACCGAGTGTACTGATCGGCCGGCATGGGCTTGTTTCGGAAATTGAGGCCGCTCGGTATGCCGATACCGTTGACCAAATTGAGAAGCCGGTGGTTGGGAATGATCACCGCATCACTGATAAAAACCTCGCCGCGTGGAATGATCCGTTCCTGAATAGTTGGGAGCGATTGATTGTCTTCGCACTCGGTGAGATTCCATTGCCTGACCGCGATCTGATCGGGGTGGCGATAAGCGTCGTTCAAAGTAACAACCTTCCGGTCGCCACGCTCGCTTTCCAGGCAGAAAGAGCAAGGGACCGGAAGGTTGTTACGAAGATCTGTACTGCGAATGTAGAACTCCAAAGCCGCGATCATTGCGCCTCTCAGAAGTTCACGTCATCGTCGTCGTCATCGTCATCGAAGTCGTCGTCGTCGTCATCGTCATCGTCATCATCCCAGTCGTCATCGTCGTCTAGGTCGTCATCGTCTTCGTCATCGAAGTCGTCGTCATCATCCCAGTCGTCATCGTCGTCTTCGTCATCGAAGTCGTCATCGTCATCGTCATCGTCATCGAGATCATCGTCGTCGTCCCAGTCGTCGTCATCGTCGTCTAGGTCGCCGTCGAAGTCATCATCGTCATCGACGCCCCCGCCGAATCCGCCGGGAACGCCGGACGACATCGCGTTCCGGTTCTTGTAATCGTCTTCTGGGAAAGCTGCCATGATAGCCCTCTCTGGGTTGGTTAACACACCTTTTGACGGACGACTTGGCAGCTTCGCACAGTACGAGAGCCGCACACTCGTTCGTTGACGTAGCACCCCAGTTTCGGTGGACGAACTGGAGGGTCTACTTTCTTCTTACAACCGGAGCAACACCCCGAATTGTTTTCTGGTTTCCACGGCTTACCAAACTCTGGCGCACCGGGCAAGGTGGCGTTGTTGAAGTAGCCGTCGTCGGAATTATAGCTGGTCCTCAGCAGCGAGCCTGATTCATCAACCTTGAAAACGTGGTGGTCCTTGACCGGCTCCCCGTGAAGGGTTACTAGGTCCGACTCCCAAATATAGTCAAGACCAAGTTTAACTTCATCGAGAATTTCCTCGTCTTCTGCGCCGTCTACGAACCCCGCCATGCCGAAGCCCTGAGCGACCAAAAGTTGCTCGTGCGGGACATCAACCTTACAGAAGTACAGCGGATTGTCAGACTGACCGACAATCATTGTATCCGCCAGTACCATCTGAGTGCTTTTTTCGCGAATCAAGAAATCCTGATCGCCGATCTTCACAGCCTTGTCGGTCGGCAAAACCTCGACGCTTTCGGTCGAGGCCGCACGAACCGTGGTCAACCCCCACGTCGCAAAAACGCTCGCAACTTCAGTTGCGTAAGGCCCGGTAGCGAGTTCTGTCAACATGGTACTCGCAATTGAAGCCATGTACCTCGGAGTCAGCGGGGCGTTTTGTACCGCACGGAACAAAACCGTAGCCATTTCGTCGCGTGCGATGATCAGTGCTTCGCGTGTGCCGATACCGCCCGGTGCCTTCACTTTGGCGTAAACGGCCATGATCGCAGCGTAAAACGCACTGCTGAACACGCGGCTGAAACTGTGGACCTCGCTGGACAACTGGTTCTTCGGCGCAGATCTCGGCAGTGTGGCCGGATCGATGTAGTAGTACGGAACCGAAGCGTCACGCAGCCCGCCGATCACCCCGTTGATCGCATAGCCCAGATCCGGTGCTACGGACGACGCAATGGTACTGCTTTGGGCCGCGTCCATCTGCTGTGCAGTATAGGTCAAAACCGGGTCAATCGACATCGCATGCAGGATCGAGCCGCAGTCGGCGAACGCTTCGTGAAACGCACCCTGTTCAATGAATGGAGTATTGAACAGCACGGGCTTCAAAGAGTCAAGTACCGAGTGAAAGAATTCGTGGGTGACCACGTCGTTCGACAAACAGGTGTGGACCACCTGCCCGTTCACAGGGTTCCGGCCCGTGAAGAACTGCAACGACTCGCGATTGTAGAAGGCGTTCAACTGGTTCCCGGCGTTCGGGTAAACGCGAAGAACTTTGACCGCCGCCCACTTCGGGAGCGTGCCGAGGTACTTCTTCAACATCCTTTGGGCCGAGCAGAGCGTAGCCATGCAGTTGGCCGCGAGCGCCTGTGGTGAGTTCGGATCGGGGGAATAACCCTTGTAGTTCTGAACGGAAAACGGCGGGTCCGGGTTCTCGGTCGGAACCTGAACGTTTTGGATGAAGGGGGTGTTTGACTCCTCGTCCATGAAGAAACGGATCTCACCGTCACGGCGGATCACGCTCTCTGAAGGGGTAGGGGTTGGCGGGCGAGACGGACCATACGGGCGTCTGTTCTGCTGTGTCTGCGTCACTGCTAGGTTTTTCTTGGTTTCCATTGTGCCTCCGAGGTATATAGTCGCATCATGCGATCAAAAGAAGACATCATCCGCGAGCAACGCACCGTCGAGGCGGTACGCAAGGGTCTTATGAGCGGCGAGGGCAAGCTCGCGTGCGTCGCGCGGATGTTGGGAGACAAGGTTTACGGGCGACACGGCGGCGGCAGGCGTGCCATGTTCCATGAATTCGAGAACATGATGGGCCTCGAACAGAACTTCCTCGAAGAAGACGAACTCGAAGAGGGCGAAATCCCCACGGCCGATGCGGGCATGGCCGCGAACGCCTACCTCTTTAACGGCTACAGTCGGGGGCTTCATCTGGAGATCAAGTTTGACGGCCCGGAAATTTGGGTGCGGTGGAAGGGCGAGATCGTGTACCATGAGATGAGTGGTGAACTTGGGGCGTTCGCCCCAGGCGACTGGGAAATGGAAATCGAAAAACTGGCAGTGGTTGCCCGCAAGAAAGAATACGAATACATCAACCTCGCCGACCAACGCGATGTTGCCATCGGCCAAAGGATGAAGGAACAATTCCTCGAAGAGATGAAACGAAAATGGGGACTAAAGTAAAACTCTGTTGTGAAACCGGCGTGACCCACATCTGTGGCGGGCCGGGAGCGTGGGATTTCGGCGACAACCACCCCGGCATCATCTACTGCCCGTGGTGCGGAACCAAGTTACCGGAAAAGAATATCTGCAAGTTCGAGGTGGTGGTTCGCTACGACCGTGGACTCGGAGCCGAGTTCAAAACGAAAGAAGTCGAAGCGGACAATATGGCCGACGCCAAAAAAGTTGCTGAGGACGCTGTCGCCGAGGAGCTTCGCGGCTCCAAGTTCAACGTCCTCGGCAGTCAGGTCAGACCGATCAAGGCGTAATCAAATCGCCCGAAGTCAGAATGTATGGCACTTCTGCGGCAGTGAGCCTGTTATTGCTGCCGTCGTAGGTGTAGGTCGTTTTCTTCGCCAAGTCCCCCACCCTCGCGCCGGCCGGGTAGTAAATCGAAGTCATCAGGTTCGTGCCGGTGTAACTGTTCTTTGTGAAGTGGAACGCATCGTTACTGCCCGCCAAGAGTTGCCAGTCGGCTTTCGGCGAGGTGTAATCCATTCCCGCGAGCGTAATCACGGCCTGATCATTGGCGTCGGCCAAGTTCAACTTCAGCAAAATGCCGACCGGCAGTTCCGGGTAGGTAGCAGCTTGTGAAATGGCGAACCGCTCGAAGTAAGAGGGCAGTTCAACAACTGCCGCCTTCTTGTTGAACCGCAGAGCATTTTCGGCCGACGTGTTGCTGATGTAGGCGCGGATAGCCGTCTTGTCCCGGCTGCTCCTGATCAGAACGGTGTTCAGGCCGTCCACTCTGGAAACGCTGGCGGTGAAAAGGGCCGCGAACACCGCGTTGGCGTTCAGTGCGTTGACAATTTCGTAGGCTTTGGTGGCGCTCGCCGTCGAACCACTCACGTTGATCGAGAGCGAGGCGAAGTTCGGGCTGGTGAAGTCGAGCGCGTAGTTGATTGTCAGGGTCGTGTTGACCGACAGGTCATACGGCTCCGGGTTCCACGCGATCATCAACTCGCTGCGATTGACGTTGGCTCTGGCGACAGAGTTGAGAGAATACTGGCGGTCGGCCGAAAGCAGACTGCCACGAAATTCTTGATCGAACAGGTTCTGAAAAAACATGGTCCTCCTGTGTATTATTTAGCTTGTACCGCTTACCTCTGCGAGTAGTTTTTTTGCATATCGAGGGTCCGCGAGCAGCTTGCTGCTGAACCGTTCGTCGGTGGCCGGCACCGCGAAGACTAGATTCTCTTTGACGAGTAACGGAACCCGGTCTGGCGTCATCTGGCCTTCCGGCATCTCGCACTCTGCCATCGCGAAGTAGGTCTGGTCGCCGTGGTCCTTGAAGAAGTCCACTTCCCACCCCTTGTAGGGGGCAGCATATTTATACCGGACCTTCTCGAACCTGACCAGCGACTGACCCCACAGGTCGTTGTAATCGCGTTCGTCAATGTCCTGTTCGATCTCGATGACGCGGGAGCCGACGTTGTTCTTATAGGTGAAGACGTAGCTCGAACGGACGCCGTCGCGGATCTTCCTGACCCGAACCGTCATCCCCCGAACCGCACACGGGTAACCCTGCCAAATGTGCAGCGGCCGGGCGACACCAGAGAACTGGGATTCGGATTCGATCTTGATGACGTATTTCAGTTCGTTTTCCGTGGGCATAGAATCCTCACTTGTTGTGAACGCGGTTCAGAGCTTTGAAATACTCCTCGATCATCGGACGGAACTTCTCAGGCAAATCCCTCGTGATTTCCTGCACAACTTTAGCGCGTTTCTCTGGCGGGAGCGTTCCCCACTGTTCGGCGACCTCTTTCAACTTCTTGTCATCTACTTTGCCCGACCCGGTGCCGCCCATGACGATTGAATCGGGGGCCGGACTGTTGGGCTTGCCGTTACCCGGCCCCTGCTTGTCTTTGCCGGCCTGAGCGTCCTGTTCTGACTTGGACCCCTTGCCGCCGTCTTCTTTTTCTTTGATCAACTTGTCGAGTTTGGCGACGATGTCCTGCTGGATCTTCTGGGTGTCTTTGCCGGCGCGGGCGAGATCTAGCTTGTCGGCCGACATTCTCATGTCGCGTTCGATGTCGCCGAGGTCGTCCTTTTTCCAATCCTGAAGGTCACGTTCCATGAACAGTGCCATCGCCAAATGGCGTCTTTCAAGTGGCCGGAAGCTCTCCTTGAGATTCCAGACCCACTTCTGGGCTTCGATTTTGTTGTTGAGGGCGAAATAGTTGACCGCCATCAAGAAGCAGTATTCGTTGTACTGCTCGTTTGTGGGGGCGAACCCCTTCAAACGCACGAGTGACGCCTCATAATCTTTCTGGTACGTCAAATCTTTGGCTTGCAGAAGGGGACTGGTCGGTACGGGCTGAAGGGCCAGCACCAACGCAAGAAACAGTGCAGTCATTTTTGTGCCTTCAAGAGTGGAGCATTCTGAGGTTATCCGCATCAGTGCGGCTCTGCAAGATCTGTTCTTCGAGGAAGATTTCGATGACGCGGCCGTTTACGCCGCCGAGTTGTTGCGCCTGTTCGAGCCGCTCGACGTAGTTCGCGACCACTTCGGTTTCCATGTCGTAGGCGTACTTGACAGCGGTCTTCGGGTCGTCAAAAACGGGCATGCCCTTCGGGATCACGGAGATGTGACCGCCGAGTCCGATGATGAGGTCTTGGAACTGCTGGACGTGTTTCATTTCGCTCGCGGCCTCGTCCAAGAACAGTTCCCGAATCTCTTGCCTGTGCAGCCCGATCAGCGTAGCCGAGTTCTGGAGGTAGAACATCATGTGACCCATCTCGTTTGCCAAGTCGTTTTGCAAAAGGCCGATCATCGTCTTCAAGTCCATCGCCGAACCTCCTTCAAATGCGTTGCAGTGCAACTAGATAAGCAATCGAGGCAGAAAGATCCTCAATTATAGAGACGTTTCCAAACAGGAGAACCATGCCAACAACTCCCTCCAAGTGGCGGGGTCAGTACAAGTCGCTCAAGGAATACTACGACAACGTGGTCTACACCAAAGACGATCACGAGGTCGAAGCCCGGCCGGAACTATTGGGGCAGAAGAAGTTCCCGGCCGAATACTTCGAGTTCGACCGCTTCCAGTACGCAATCGACCCAGACGAGACGATGGAAGAGGTCGATGCTTACTCAAAAGCGAGACAAGACCAAGAAACCATCAAGTGTAAATACAGCTTTTCCTACTGGTGTCAGAAGTACGTCAAGATTCTTCACCCGATGAAGGGTTTGATCCCCTTCATGCTCTACAAGTACCAGAACAAGGTAATCCGCGACTACGAAAACAACCGCTTCAACATCATCTCGAAGTTCCGGCAGGGTGGGCTGACGACGGTGACGCTGATTTGGGGTCTGTGGCGGGCGCTGTTCCAGACCGACCAGCAGATCATGTTGCTGTCCAAGACAGACCGCGAAGCGACGGACATCGGGATGATCGTGGACCGCGTCGTGGAATACCTGCCGTCGTGGATGAAGCCGGACAAGAATGCGGGCAAGTGGAACGACCACTTGAAGCAGATCAAAGAAACCGGCGGCGCTCTCAAATTCTACTCGCCGGAAGCTGCCCGTGGTAAGTCGGTGACGTTTCTCATCATTGACGAAGCGGCCTTCATCGACAACATGGAGTCGCACTGGAAGGCTATGTGGCCGGTGCTTTCCACAGGTGGTAGCTGTACGCTCGTGTCAACGGTTAACGGCCTCGGTAACTGGTACGAAGAAACTTTCCACGGGGCCAAAGAGGGTCGAAACAAGTTCCACGTCATCGAGTTGGACTACTGGGAACACCCCGATTACAACGATCCGGTTTGGGTTGAAGACCAGAAGGCACAGCTTGGCGAACGCGGTTTCGCCCAGGAAGTTTTGCGTTCGTTCCTCGGCTCCGGTGAAACGTATATTCCGCCGCACATTCTGGCAGAACTCGACCGCCAGACACGAGATCACACGCCGATCCGCAAGGCGTTCAAACAGTGGACGAACAAGGCGACTCGTGCCGAAGACGTTGAAGCAGTCAAGGGACTGGCGCGGAACGAAAAAGAGATGGAGAAGTTGGACAATACGCCGGGGCTGGTGGCGTTCCAGCGTGGCGCGTTGTGGATCTGGCGAGAAGCCATCGAGGGTCACGAGTACATCGTGTCCGCTGACGTGGCCGAAGGTATGGGCGAGAACGGCGACAACTCCAGTTTCCAAGTCATCGACTGTGCGACTCTGGAGCAGGTGGCCGAGTTCTACTCGAACACGGTGCCGCCCTACATCTTCGCCCAGATTCTGAACGAGATCTCGTTGTACTACAACACCGCGTTACTCGTGGTCGAAGACATGGGTCCGGGTGTTGCCGTCTTGAGCAACCTTCAGAATGAGTTGTTCTACGAGAACATGTACTACGACGAGAAGGGTGCGAAGACCGGCAAGGCCGGCATCAAGATGTCTCGCGTCAACCGGCCGATCATCCTCGAAGCTCTGCAACAGCGAATCTTGACAGGCACGGTACAAATCAACTCTCGCCGTCTGGTCCGCGAGTTGAAAACGTTGGAGTATAACCCGACGACGAAACGTGCGGAAGCTCAGAAGGGCAAGCACGACGACGCGGTCATGGCGTTGGCAATGGCGCTCTACGTCCGCGACCAGATCATGCGGGACATCCCGATGGGTGCCGACGTACCGAGCGAAGTCATGGACACCTTCAAGAGTCAGACTTACGAAGACATCAAGAGGGAGATTCTCGAAGGCGCTCCGAAGAACTGGATCGAAGAGGCACCCGACTTCTTGGCGGGCGAGCGTGGCGGCATATTGCCGGGCATCATCCTGAACCACCGACGCAAATTCGACACACTGCTCAAGGAATTCGGCTGGTAACTCAGATAACAGAAACGAATCCGAGGACGCATGAACTTTTTTGAAGACTACCTCAATCGAAAAGAAGAAACCGAGATCAACGTCGAGATGGGCGAGTACATCCAGGCGGTGTTGTCGCACGTCCCGACCCATAAGGAATCCGAAGAGTCTTTGCTGATGCAGATCGAAGACTCTTCGGACAACCTCGCGGCGTTGATCGCGGCGGCGAGCAAAATCCCTCAAAAGCTCAATCTGGTTCCGAGCGGGCCGGCGGCGGGCAAATTGCGTGTGATCGTGAACGGCGGGGAGAGTCCGCTGACGTGGAACCCACACGGCGTGATCAAACAAACGGCCATGAACATGGGCCGGCTCGGACGCCTCGTTCAAATGGCTAAGGACAGTGTCCCCAACTGGGGCGGTTCCAAGATCGTCATCATGCCGTCGCTCGATGCTTTCCCGGCGAGTGACGGCATCGTTCAACTCAACCGCTGTGGGTGCGGGAAGTCTTTCAAGGCCGGCATCCACAACAAAGGCTTGAAACTGGTAGGGCCAGAAGACGACGATGATTCTGATCTGGCCGGTTTGATCGACAAACTGAAAAGCGGCTTCGAGTCGAAACCCAAATTGGTACGTCTGGTATTTCACGCCCCGAAGTCGATGCGTGGGAAGCTAAAAAAAGCCGGGCGCGAAATCGCCGTGCTTCGCAAAGCGTTCATCCCGGCGGTGCCGATGAAAAAGCCGAAGAAGGACAGCAAAAAGAAAGACGAAGGGCTAGATTTGTGGAGGGTCCGCGTTGACGAACGGTTCGTCGGACTTCCCATCAACGAAACGTATTGGCCCATCGAAAACGAACCGCTCGAAATCCTCAGCCTCGAACTGATTGAAAGCGAACCCCAAAAGGAAGAAAGACATGAAGACCAACACAACTGACACCAAGCGTCTGATCCAGCAGGCTCTTGCTACGATGCCGGCCGACAATGCGTTGTCCGAAGCTAGGCACCACTTGCGAGCCGCCCTAAACCACGTTGATCACGTCGAACAGAAACGACTGCGGCGTGAGGCGGTTCAAAAGCAAAACCAGATCAACGAGCAGTTCAAGCGAATGGGTAACGTTCAGGGCAACCCGCAAGCACTGAAAGAAACCATCGCGGCGATTGACGACATGATCAGCAAGGAACAGAAGAAACTGGAAGAGATCGCAAACCGGAAGAAGTCGCGTCAACAGCAACCCGACGACGCTGACGGCGACGAAATGCTCACCGGGTGATCCGTTCGAGTGGCAGACTTTTGAGATAGTACAGGTGACGTTCGTAACAGTCTTCGCACCACGCCTCATCGCGGCCGAGACTTGTTTTACTTGTCGGCCGCATCGCCTGAAACACTTTCGGATCAAACTCGGCCTCTTCTTTCAGACCGAGAAATTTGGAGAGCGGCGTGACGTATTCCCCGCTCTCCAAGTCCTCGTATGTCAAGAGCATACCCGTCCCCACCCTCTTGGCGATTTCGCACATTCTTCTGAGCCGGTAGCAGTAGTACATCGCCGCTTCATGCGGCCTGTAAACGCCGTTTTGCACCATCAGTCCGATTGACGGTTCCGGCCGTCGCAACACGAACAGGTAGTGGGCGTGCGGGGCAATGTTCTTGGGGCCGAGTTGGAAATTGTGATTGATCTCCATAGCGTACATCGCCGCGAGCGAGTTCATTTTGTGGGGACTGGACGTGATAGCTTGGAGGTCGGTGTAGTCTCTTATTGATGTCTGGGTGTTGGCGAACTGGACCCGTGGGTTGTGGTTCAGCAAGCTCAACAGTTGCAGGGAACCAGAACCGAGATGAGATACCGCCAGGAGAACGCGCTTGACTGCCATTTTTAACTCATTTGGGTTTAGGGTGAGCTATATACATGAGCGTGAAAACGCTAACTGTATGACAGCACGAGATAAAGGAATGAAATGACACCAGTTTGGGCAGACTTTTTCAAGATCTTCACCTACCAGTTCGCTCCCGACCCCTACAGCAGACGGGCGAACACACGCGACCTTTCGGGTGCCGGCGTAACACAGCCGGACGCCATCCCGATGATGGGGCCGGACGGCAGCATGTCCGGCAGCGGCGACTCCCGCCTCGTCAGGTTCCGCGATACCAATGAAATGATCGACCTCTCGTCGGTCAGTAACCGCCAATCACGATACAAGGAATACCAAAGACTTTTGGGCGTCCCAGAGATCGACCGCGCGTTGACAGTGTTCGCAGACGAAGCCTGTCTCGCGGGGTGGACGAAGGTGCAAACGCCACATGGCGAATTCACAATCGAGCAACTCGCCAAGACGCGGGCCAACGACCGCTTCCTCGTCTACTGCTACGACCACAAGGCCGAGGACTACACTCTTGGGTGGGCTTACGCTCCGAGGAAAACCAAGACCGCCAAAACGCTTCAACTGGTCTTCGACAACGGCAAAATCCTGACGCTCACACACGACCACCGGATCATGACCGGCAAAGGAACATACGTTCAGGCTAGTGATGTGAAGATCGGCGATGAGATGATGCCGTTCTATCGGCTGCGTCCGAACCCCGAATTGAACAAATTGAAAACCGGGCAACAGCCGAGGATCTACTCGCACCGCAAAGGGTGGATCAACGAGCGGCAGTTCGTTGACGATTGGAAATCCGGCAAGACTCAAGAGCGGTACGAGGAGGCCAACAAGATCTCCCGGCTCGCGGCCGGCGGCTTGGTCATGGAGCAGATCCTGAAACAGATCCCGCATGATTGGAAGACGATCAAATTGCGGCTGGCGCGGACTGGCTTCACATACAAGGAGTTGAAGAAACTCGGCGAGAAAGAAAAAACCAGACGCATCGTTGACATCCGGCCGGGGCCGGAAATTGATGTGTACGACATGAGCGTGGAGAAGCACGAGAACTTCTGCACAGACAGCATCGTGGTACACAACTGCCAGAAGGATGAGTTCGGCAACCTGTTTAAGATCGAGTGCAGCAACCGCGAGGTCGTTGAAGAGGCGAAGCACTTCTTCTTCCACCGTCAAATGTTGAACATGAACCGCAAGGCGTGGGCCGAGTTCAGGAAGCTGTGTTTGTTGGGCGACCTGTTCTGGGAGGCGATCATCAACCCGGAGCGGCCGGGCGACGGCATCGCGAACTTTGCCAGCTTGCCGGCCGAGTCGATGTACCGCATCGAAACAACGAAGGGCAAGCTGATCGAGTTCCAGCAGGCGCGAGAGGGGCCGGACTACAACGCCCTGGTCCGTGCGCCGATCATGCAGGCCAATGACGCCGAAATTGCACAAAGCACCGCCATTCGGTTCGCGCCGGAACAGATCGTTCACATCAGGATCGGCGACAACCGAAAAACGTTCTACCCGTATGGCGTCTCGCTGGTTGAACCCGCTCGCGGTCCAGCACACCAGTTACGTTTGATGGAAGACGCGATGTTGGTGTACCGGCTTTCGAGAAGCCCGGAGCGGCGTGTATTTTACATTGACGTTGGACAACTCCCACCGTTCAAGGCAGAGGCGTTTGTCGAGCGTCTGAAGGACCAATTCAGGAAGAAGAAGGTGGCGACCAACAGGTCGCCGTATCAAGGCGCGAACCAAGTGGAAGAAAGGTGGCACGCCCCGGCCGTGGACGAGGACTACTGGTTGCCGATTCGCGGCGACTCGCAGACCAAGATCGACACGTTGCCGGGAGCGCAGAACCTCGGCGAGATCGATGACGCCGTATACTTCCGTAATAAATTGTTCGTAGCATTGAACTTCCCTCCGAACTACCTGAGCAACGAAGACCCGAACGCAACGAGGATCACGTTGTCGGCTCAGGACGTGAAGTTCGCGAGGATGATCGAACGGTTGCAGGGCCACTTCGAGGACGGCCTGTGGGAAATGTTGGACAGACACCTGCAAATGATCGGGTATCCACCTGATGTGTACGACGACTTGGTGATCAAGATGACGCCGCCAAGCGATTGGCGTGAACTGAGCCGTGCGGAGACGACGAACAACCGGGTGACGACGGCGAGCAGCCTGAAGTCGGCCCAGTTGATGTCGGACTACGACGTTCACATTCGGTATCTGCGTCACTCCGAGGAAGAAACCGAGGAAATGATCGCGAGGCTAAAGATTCAGAAACTTGAGGAACTGAAGCTGCAAATCTTGGCACAGAACCCGCAACTATTGGGCGTGGGTACTCCGGGTACTGAAGGCCAAGACGGGCAGGAAATAGGATCTCAGGCCGGTGGTCCGAGTCCGATGTTGGGTGGTGACCCGGCAGCGGGCGGGGCTGGCGGTGCTGCACCGCCTCCGGGTGGTGGACTGGCGGCTGAGGAACCGCCGGAAGGTGGTCCTGGGAACGCGACACCGGACGCGCAGAAACCTCAAGGAAAGCCGCTCGCCGATCCTGAAGAAGAGGAGATCATGAAGTACGATCTCGAAATTCAGGACTACGACGCTGAACAAGATGTGGAAGACATCGACTACAGCGTAAACAACGAGTGAGCCAAACTTAAAAGGCACGCCCGCGATAGATAATGTCATGGGCAAACACAACATCCTCGTAATTGACGACCGAGTCCCCGATCCGCACTTCGGGGCCGGCTTTCCGCGTGCCTACAGACTCCTGATGAGCCTGTACAAGCTCGGCCACAAAATCTGGTTCTATCCCAACATCAAGTCCAGCATCAAGGAGTTGAACGTTGAGAAGCTCAGAGAGTTCAACATCGAAGTCGTTTCCGACATCGAAACGGTGCCGGAAACGATAGACCTGATCATCGTCTCCCGTCCCCACAATGCCCACTATTACCTCCCGCCGGCGCAGAAGCGACTGCCGCACGCCAAAACCATCTATGATACAGAAGCCCTGTGGTACAGACGGTACGACTTGCAACTGGCGTTCACGGGTCGTCTGCCGGGGTGGGCGTACCGTTACGACGAAATCGGCATGGCCCAAAAAGTTGACCTGTGTTGGGTGGTCAACGACGAAGAGAAACAGATCCTCGAATCACACCAAGTCAAGAAGGTAGTCAAGCTCGCCCACGCTCTGGACCGCCACTGGGCCGGCGAGGACTTCAACTACCGCAAAGATTACTTGGTGGTCGGCGGGATCTTGGAGAACGATTCGTCCAACGAGGATGCCCTGTGGAACTACCTGAGCAACGCATGGGAACTCGTCCGAGAACCCGGCATCAAAATGAACGTCACCGGCCAAGCGAGCGCGGACAGGCTGAACAATGAAGATTTCAAGAAACGGTTCTTCGATGTGAACCTGATGGGACACGTTCCGAACCTGACCCCGCTCTACGAATCACACCGCGTGTTCGTCGCGGCGACACGATTCGCAACCGGCATCCCGTGGAAGGTACACGAGGCGATGGCAAACGGCATCCCGTGCGTGATCTCTCGACTGTTGGCGGATCAACTGAAGCTGGTGCCGGATCGGGACGCGATGGTTTGCGACAACCGGGACGATTACTTCGAGAAGAGTCGCGAGCTTTACCACAACCGCAAGATCTGGCAGGACACGAGGCATCACGGGTACGAACTGATCAAGCGGGACTGCGACCCGCACAAGTTCATGAACGTGATTCAGGAATCAATTGATTCACTTTACGCCTGACGACTTCTAGCAACTCGCGGTTGTTAGAAACGAACGAAGCGAAGCCGGCGGATTGCGTGCCGGCTTCGCTTTCTATTTGGTCGAACGCGGAATCAAAATCAACATCAATGTATTCGCCGCCATCGGAGAAACATTCGGTCAAAACTCCGTGACCGGCCGCTTCGACAAGCTTCCTGACCTTTCGAGTGAACCCGACGCTCATGATCGGCGTGTTGGCCGACATCGCGAAAACGTGCGAATGGAAACGCTGACAGACGGCGGCGTCCGAATCCGCGAGCAAGTCCACGACCTCTTGTGGTGAGAGCAAGTCGTTCACGCAGACCAAATCGTTGTTGACGTAAGACCTCAAGGACAAATGAACACGTCGGTCGTCGGCGTGGGCATCCCCCGAACACGGCACGCAAACCACTTGATAGCCGCGTTTCTGGAGGCTGGTGCAAAAGCGACCAAAGCTTTCCAAGAACTTCTGGCTCCGACGCCAGAACGTATCGTCTGACCGCACTCTGGATGGCATCATGTAATCCGTCAAGAAGACCGCCACCACCGGCTTGTCTTTTGGTGCGTAACGAGACAGAACGTCTTCCCCACTGGGTTTGATAGCGAAAGCCAAATCAGGTGTGTACTCGACAACGCAGTTTGTTTTGTTGCGAACCAGATCGACATCTCTTTGGTTCCGTAAGAACCAAGCAGAGAATCCGGCTTGGGCGGCGAGATCGCTTTCCGACTCGTAGCCCAAGCCGACGCCGAGGGCAATCTTGACGGGCGAGGCCGAGGCCGTGATGGTGGGTAGGTAGTAGGGGGTGACGACATCGCCGCCGCCTAGAACGATCACGTCCGGTGTGGGCGGCGGCGATTTGCGGTAAAGATCAATGTTGAAGAACCGCACTTCGTGTGCCTTGAAGAAGTTTGCGATGGCGGGACGAAAGGCTTCGTCCCCCACGTTCTTCATGTCGTAATACCCGACGACGTGTATCTGCATCACTTGGCGTAGAAGTTAGGTGTTGCGGGTGTCTCTTCTCGTTCCGCCGCGTTCTGGGCGAAGTTGTTGTCGAAGTCGAAATCCTGAGTGCTAGTTTCGACCGGACCCTGAGTCACGCCCATTACAACCCCGGCGGCGTTCTTGGTGATCACGAGCGACGATGTCTTCTTGATCACTTCGATACCGGAATTGTAGCCATATCCGTTCGGCTTGTAGCGGAAGTCTACGTCGATGGTGTACGGCATGACGACGGTTTGCGCCGGGTCGATGACCGCGTTGTTGTTGATCTGGGACTGGACGGCGTTGGCGAACCAGCCCGTGTCGATGTTGAGCTTGTCTTGGTCAACAACAAACCCGGTGCCGGCGATGCCGACCAAGTCGAGTGCGAAATCGCCGTCCTCGGTAACGGTGAGGCCGACGCCGGTGACTTCGCCGAAGTCCACGTTCAATTTGCAGTGCCGGACGCTCAAGCCTTTGCCGGCGATTCTGGACGAGACCTCACACGGGTTGATGCACAACGCATCTTCTTTGAAGCCAAGACCGCCGCCGTCGAGCAGCTTGAGAATGAGTCTGCCCCATTCGCTAAATCCGAATCCGGCACCGGCGTCTATGGATAGCTCGCCGTTGCGTCCGCTCAGGCCGTCTCCAGCGAAGGCGAAGATCGCTTCGGGAGGGAGTATAAGTCTGGTCACTATTCGTCTTGATTCCATTGCATCCTCGTTCACGGTTCAAAGGCCCAATAATGTAGTTGGGTGATCCGTCACTTTCAGTTATCCCCACCTTCGGAATCGCCGCCCATAGAATCGGCCGCGTTCGGAACGACCTCGTCGCGCCCGTTCATGTCACCCAGACCCTGTTCGGTTCCAAGTGAAGACCCCTTCAGGTTTTTCTTCAAGTCTTCGAGTGCCGACTTGATCTCCGAGTCCTGCTGACCGATCCGGTCCAGCAGGCCGATCATAATTTTCGGATGTTTGTGACAGGCGACCTTCGCGATCTGAACCAGTTTCTGTCTGGTGGCTTCGCGGTCGCTCTTGTCGTTGTCGTTGTCAGTAACCGTTTCAGCGTGTTCGCGGCGACGAACGTATTCCTTGAATGTTCTCACAGGTTCCTTGTTTTTGGCGGCGACTGCATACATATCGGTATCTAGGACTCGTAATAGCAGATTGATCTAGGCTATTTGCCAAGAGCAAATTCTTAAACGCACTCTATATACGAGAACGAGTCACACTTGGAATTGTGGCAGAGAATACTTCGTGCCGAACAGGTAGGCACAACAAACCCAAGCACCGGAGTAACGAGGTATGAAGAGAAAACTGATCAAGTACGACGCATTCCGCCACATCGAAAACGATTCGCTGTCGGCGGCTGAGGTCGAACTCGCAGAGGCACAGGAAGTATTGTCAACTGCTCTGGGTGTTGACGGTCTTAACCTACACTGCTTCGGTGAAACCGATGTAACATACGAAACCCCAGACGGCGAGTTCGTCCACGCCAGCTATTCATTGAGCAAAGACAACTTGGTGTTCGAGAACATCGAGCAATTGGTGATCGATGACGAGAGCGAGAGGGGCGAAGCCCGCAAGATCCTGACCGACTTGGTCGAGAGCTTGTTCGAGGAAAACGAAGGCAAGGCCGCTGGTCTGTTCGACCGCTACATGGCTCTGCCTCACACCCGCAAGAACTTGAAGGAAGCGACGATGAGCGAGGGCAAGTTCGCCTTCGGCAAGTCGAACCCGTCCGGCAAGAAGGCGTGGAACAAGGGCAAGAAGGAAGATCCGGCGACGACCAAGAAGCGGATCAAGTCCGGCCTGTTCACCAAGAGCCACATGAGCGACTCCGAGAAGAAGTCCCACAAGAAGGCTTCCGAAGCATTCAAGAAGGGTACTGGTGGCAACCCACGCGCACGTCTCTACGCCCGCAAGGTGAAAAAGAGCAAGGTCAACGAGTGGAATACGCTCTCCGAGAACGTGTTGCAGTACGTCAAGTTCCAGCAGTTGGGCGGGGTGCTTCGTGAAACGAAGTTGCGTCACGACGAGAAGGGCAACGTGGTTGCCGTCGCAGTGCCGACCGCACAGGTTCGGAACGAGGGCAAACTGTTGAGCTTCAACTGGAAGGTTCTCGACCACGAGATCAAGTACAGCCGCAACGGTGCCAAGAACATTCAGAACGAGGCGGCATTCGCCCGTGCGATTTCGGACCTGAAGCGTTACAACGCGATCTCCGACAACGCCGGTCTTGAGACGACTTTGGAAAACATTGTCGCAGCTTGGCCGCAGCTTCTGTACCTGACCCACCAAGAGTTGAGCGAGCGTATCGCACAGGCGTTGGATACGGCCGGCGTTCAGAAGTACGACGACCAGATGTGTGACTTCATGGCAGAGGGCATCCTCCGCATGGCTCACCACGCCTACACCGACCGCGCCGACAAGATCGTGAAGATCAGCCGGATGAAGGGCGAGGGCGACGACGCCTACTCCGCGTTCCGCAGTGTGGCCGACAAGTTCCTCCCGCAAGTGGACGAAGCCGAGAACGCCCAGTACCGCGTGTTCGCGGATCTCTACAAGGCGTTGAACGAGTTCTACGAAGTCGTTCAGAAAGAAGGCGACGAGGCCACGAAGCAGGAAGTGTTCGCCTACATGAAGGACTGCGAGAGCGTCCTGAACCGTCAGGACGAGCCGGACTTGGATCTGGCCGAGAACATCGCGACGTTCCTCCAGTCGCTGGTCGAGACGAACATCGACGGCGAAGAGTGGAACGTCTCCAACAGCACACACATCAGCATCAACGGCGACCACCCGCGCATGGCTCAACTTGCCAGTTGGGGATACACGCCGTCGAAGGACTTCTCCGGTGACTGGGGTTCGGAGATGCCGGTTTCGGACGGTAAGAACCCGCGCAACGCGGCCGAAGTCGAGAAGATGAAAAACTCTTGGGCCAACATCGGTGGTAGCGATACCGCACCGGAGTTGAAGAACCCATACGTCCCGCAACCGTTCGGTGATTACAAGATCAAGGGCGAGAAGTTTGTGGGCGACGATGACGCGACCGGCGAATGGGGTAGCAAGGACACATGGCCGGGCCTTCAGAACCCGTATGTACCGGACTCGGTTCGTCCTCCGATGAAGAGTGACAACCTCGTTCAAGACAAGTGACCCACTACAGGAGACTAATGGAAGATCGCTTGCTGATCGACTGCTGCACCAACGGCCATCTCTTCACTCTTAACTTGAACGAGTCAACCACCCGCACGGGTGGGCTGACTCGCTTCAAGGGTAAGTTTCAGGAAGCCGACGCGGTCAACAAAAACAAAAGGTCGTATCCGTTCAGGGTGCTGGACGAGAACGTGAAGAAACTCGTTGAGTGTGTGAAGGCTCGCGGTCTTATTGGTGAGTTGGATCACCCGACCGACAGCATCATTCACTTCGAGAAGGCGTCCCACGTCATCACGAAGTTGTGGTGGGAAGGTAAAGTCCTCATGGGCGAGGGCGAGATCCTCAACACGCCCCACGGCAACATCCTCAGAAGCCTTATCAGTGACGGTGTTCGCATCGGCATTAGTAGTCGTGGTGTTGGCAACGGCACGGTAGACGAGAACGGCATCCTCGTTATTGGGGAGTCCTATAAGCTCATCACCTTCGACGCCGTCGCCGATCCGTCAACTTTTGCAGCCTTCCAAGAGAAGGTCGTCGGCAAAAGTGAGGCTTTTGAATATCAACCCGTGGAAACTGTTACGAAAAAGACAAGCAGCGGCATACATAACTCTACGATCAACAAAGACGCGCTGATCGCCTGCTTGGGCGGATTCGTCAGGCACCAGACTTCCAAGATTAGAGCGAGGTTAAACTAATGGACAGAATTCTTGAAGCACTTCGGAAGCTGCTCCCAGAGGATCAACTCAACGAAGTAGCAGGCGCGATCAAGGCCGAACTCGGAGCGGCTCGTAAGCAACTTGAGTCCGAATACAACTCGAATTTGGAGAAGGCATACGAAGACCTTTCCGAAGAGTTGCAGACGGCTGAGAAGACGGCGTATGCCGGCTATCAGGAAGCATACGGCATCATCAACGAGCTTCGCAACCGTCTCGAAACGCAACGCGACGAGTTCAAGACGGCTCTGGACGAGGGCTTCGAGGAAGCCTACCAGATGTTGCTCGGCGAGCGTGAGAAGAACCGCAATCTCGAAATCGAGATGTACGAGGAATACGACAAGAAGCTCGCGGACGTGAAGGACTACATGGTCGAGAAGCTCGATCAGTTCCTCCAGTTCAAGGGCGCGGAGATCTACGAACAAGCCAAGCGTGACGTGTTGAAAGACCCGCGTATGGCAGAACACAAGGTTGCTCTGGACAAGATCGTTGAGATCGCCAGCAACTACATGTCGGACGAAGAGTACACATTCGCTACTTCCGCCAAGCTGGAAGAAACGCAGAAGTCTCTTGAGGAAGCACGCGGTCAGCTTCGCATCATGGAAGCCCGCAACATCCGCCTCAGCACCGACAACACGAAACTGACGGAGCAAAACCGCCAAGCAGCTTCGGCACTGACCGAGAGCCGCAAGGTTGTTACCGAAAGTCGCCGCCGTGAGACGGCAAAGAATGAGAGAACTGAAAGAGTTGAACGTTCACGCAATGCGTCGGGGAGAGGCCAAACCCATACGGAAGAGGGCGTTGTGATCGCAGAATATGCGAACAACAGTAACTCTTCTGAAATCAACGAACTTCTTGTTCTGAGTGGTGTAACTCAGGGCGCGAAGAACGGCAAGTAACTTACCAACAACCCACCTGTTAACAGGAGTTAGATGAACGCAAACGCAAAGTTCCTGAACGAAGCGCGGGAGTTGGAATCTCGTTGGGGTCGCACTGGACTTCTCAATGGCATCGAGGACAGGTACGTCCGCTCTGCCACGGCAGTATTGCTTGAGAACCAAAGACTCATGAACGAGGTTTCGACCGACACCTCAGACATCGCTCAGTTCAAGAGAATCTCGATTCCGCTGGTACGCAGAATCTACCCGCAACTGATTGCCAACAAGATCGTGTCCGTGCAGCCGCTGCTCGGCCCGACTGGTCTGGTGTACTACCTCCGCTTCCGCTACTCGTCCAACAAGGGCGCGATCCGTGGTGCGGACAACAACGGCGGCTTCCCCGGCGACGACGCCAACTCGCTGATGCAGCGGGCTGACGGTACGGCGAACCTCGACATATTTTTCACTCACCAGTTCGTTCAGAACGAGTCTACCTCGACTGACGCCGGTGCGGTGACAACTGCGACCTACGCCCCGCTGGAACACACCCCGGTCCTCGCAGGCACCATGACGGGTACGGTCTACGTCGGCTCGACCGCCGTTCAGACCTACGTCGTGTCCTCGACTGGCGTGTTCACCTTCACGGCAATCGGCTCGCCGACCGTGTTCGCGAACACCACTGGTGGCACGGCCACTGGTACTGGCGTGGCTGGTACGACCCTGAACGTCACCACGGGTGAAATGACGGTCGTATTCAACTCCGCTCCTTCGAGCAACCACCTCGTATTGTCATACGAGTATAACATGGAGTGCAACCAAGACCTCCCTGAGATCAACTTGGTGATCGAGTCGGAAGAGATCGCGGCGAAGACCCGCAAGCTCAAGGCCGTGTGGAGCTACGAAGCTCAACAAGACCTCCGCTCGCAGCACAACCTCGACGCGGAAGCGGAACTGACGGCGGTTCTGGCGCAAGAAATCAACCTTGAGATTGACCGCGAAGTTCTTACTGACCTTCGTAACAACGCTGGTACAATCGCCGCGTGGGACTTCAACACCGCGCTTGGTGAAACGATCAAGGAAAAGTACGAATCTCTGTACGTCAAGATCGTTGAGATCTCGGCAGTCATCCACAGGAAAACCCTGCGTGGTGGTGCCAACTGGCTCGTGACCTCGCCAGAAGTGGCGTCGATCTTCGAGACGGCGACGGCAGGTTTCGCACCGGCACCAAGTGAAACATTCACCTCGTCACTGGGTATCCAGTACGTTGGTACGGTCAACAACCGTTGGCGTTTGTACAAAGATCCGCTCTTTCCGACGAATCAAATTTTGCTTGGGTACAAGGGAGATTCGTACATGGATTCGGGTTACTTCTACTGTCCATATGTACCCTTGACGCAGACCCCGGTCGTGTTGGACCCAGAGAGCTTCTGCCCGCGTAAGGGAATCCTCACACGTTATGGCAAGAAATTGCTCCGCGAAGGCTCAAAGTTCTACGGACGTATGAGCATCGCAAACTTCGTGATCTGATCACGGGTTCGGCGAACCAACAGCAACAAAAAGAAACCCCGGCCAAAAGCCGGGGTTTTCTGCGTTTTTGCACTCACCTAGATCATGAATAAGCAAGACCGAATGGGAATTGCCGGCGGCATCTGTACGCTACTTTGGCTGTGGAACTGCCGGCAGATCAAAAAAATGGAAAACCCGAAGAGGCGTTGGGAGAAGATTTGTGCGTGGTTCTACCGCGACCCGCACGGATGGGTCGCACTCAACCGCCGCGTCGAACAGATCACTTGTTCTTCCGCACCCACTCGTCCAGAGCTTCCCAGAACTTGTCCGGCTCCTCATAAGCCATCGCGTGCTTCAAGCGGTTGTACTCTTTCCAGTACCTCTTGTTGAACTTGCTCTCCTTCGTCTCCATGCCTGCCCATAGATCGACTTCTGGCTCGATCTTCGCAATAGGTGCCGGCCGTGGACGCGGCCGAGGCTTGGGTCGCGGCGGGGGAACGTTAGGGCCAATAGGATTGCCCCAGATGTCGTGCGTGGGCGGCGGGGCGTCTTTGATCCAACTGTCTGGATTGGGCTTTGGAGGGCTGTAGGTGGGCGTAGGAGCCGCAGATGGCCGGTGGCGGGGCTGGCGGTAGTTCGGGTCGGTCAACGCATCATACGCATCCTGAACCTCACAGAAACGACGTGCGGCGTCGGCATCGCCTGGATTGCGATCCGGGTGAAACTCCTTTGCCTTCTTGCGGTATGCAGCCTTGATCTGTTCGGGTGTGGCGTTCGTTGCCACACCCAGTACGTCATGATGTCCCATACGGTATTTACACTGCCTAAAATGATAACCAGAAGAGTAAATAACTCGGAGGTAACATGAGCAAGAAATCACACAAAGAGATCGAAAAAGAAGAGGAACGCACCGGCATCGACCTCGACGGCGACGGCGAGAAGGGCGAGTCCAAAGAACACAAAGATAAGATCGAGAAGGCCCGTCTCAAGAAATTCAAGGAGTGGCTTGTCGAAACGCACCCCGAAGAAGCGGAAAAAGCACAAGCGTAAGAAGACGAAGTTCCAACTGACTCTCGAATCGCTCGGCTTCAACACCTACACCGCGTACCTCAGATCCGACCACTGGACGGATTTCAAGAAGAAGTATTTCGACAAGCACGAAAAGGTCTGCTTCTGTTGTGGTGAAGACGCACGCGACCTTCACCACACGACCTACGAACACCTCGGAAGCGAACTTCAAAAAGACGTGAAGCCCCTCTGTCGGAAGTGCCACAAGAAGGTCCACCGGATGGTGAAGAGACGCCGCGCCCTGCTCGGCGAAGCTCACGAAGTCCTGAAAGCCACTTCCAAACGCTGAAATCATCTGTGCTGGATAGATACCCACAAACACCTCAGTGGGGAACCATGCACAAAATCAAGCGATACGGTTGGAAACGCGGACTCCCGAAATACGGCGTTCCGAGGTTTGAAGCCCCGATGACCGCCGGGCCGCTCCCCAAGTACGTTGATCTCACGTCCCAAATGCCCCCGGTCTACGACCAGGGCGAACTCGGCTCATGCACGGCCAACGCCGCTGCCGCCCTCGCCCAGTTCCTGAACATGAGGGAAGGTTACAAGCCCTACACCCCGTCGCGGCTCGCCATCTACTACTGGGAACGAGTCATCGAGCGGACGGTTCACGAAGACGCTGGAGCCTCGCTCACGTCGGCCGCACACGTTCTCGCTACCAACGGCGCACCCAACGAAACACTCTGGCCGTACAAGATCGACAAGTTCGCCGTCGCGCCGCCTGAGAGCGTGGTAGCGAACGGCAAGCAGCACATCGTCACCAAGCCGCTCAAGGTCAAGCAGAACATGGACGACATCCGGGCGTGTCTCGCGGCCGGATACCCAATCATGTTCGGCTTCGTCGTCTACGACTCGTTCGAGAGCGAAGAGGTCGGCAAGACCGGATTGTTGTCAATGCCCAGAGACGGGGAACAACTACTGGGTGGTCACGCCGTCGTCGCGGTCGGGTACGATGACACCACCAAACTCATCAAGGTACGCAACTCGTGGGGACCGAAATGGGGATGGAAAGGACACTTCAAGATGCCCTATTCCTACGTCCAAGACCCCGATCTTACAGACGACCTGTGGACCGCACATTACATCACCGGCTTCAAAGGATGAAACCTACAACGGTGTAAGAAAAACCCGGCAAATCGCCGGGTTTTTTCGCTTACTCACACTCAGGTAAAAGAAATTGCCGAAACTTGCAAATTTTTGCAAGTTCAAGCCTATATAAAACAGGAGGATGGATGCCATACGTTTACTTCGCTCAGGAGCCATACGATAAGGCCATCAAGATTGGAATTTCACATAACGTGAGAAAACGAATAGCCCAACTTGAGAACAGCATGCCGCACAACTTGCAGATAATAGGAATGATGTCTGGCGATTTTGCCAAAGAGCAAGAGTTGCACATGATGTTCGAGCCGTATCGAATCAAAGGAGAATGGTTCAAACCCGACAAAGCAATCTTGGACTATATCGAGAATAATGCCAGGATCACTGAAGTCCCGATGGATCTAAAAGAAGAAGTCAAGGAGATTGCCAAGAAGTCCAGAAAGCAAACGCCAGCGGTTAAGGAGTGCCGGAAGTTACTGGAGCTTGCGAACTATCGCGCAGAAGAGGCACAAGCCGAACGAGTAATGACCATCGATCAGGTGGCACAACTCTTAGGTGTGACGACCGCGACTTTGCGAAACTGGGACAAAAACGGCAAACTCAAAGCTTTGAGAACCGAGGGCAAACACAGACGATACAAAGAATCGGATGTGACCGCCATCAGGAAGCAGATGATGACGGGAGCGGAGTTCATGATTCAAGGTACGACACCGAGAACTTTGAAAGAAGAACTTGAAAAGATGTTGGCACAGTTTCAGCCTGAAGATTCGATCACACTTTCCATTCGCCACGACGCGCTGATGGACAAAGTAAGGATCACAATCGATTCGGCCGACAGACTGTCCTCGACAACAAGAAGTTTTGGAATCAGATAACAACCTCGGCGGTTTGCCGAAAGGATGAGACGTGAAAAACAACCTGTGGCTCAAGAAGGTGAAGAGGACTACCAAAGTCAGCTTCCGAAATCCCGTAGCCGAAACGACCAGTTCGCTCGAAGTCGAGATCGAGAAGTACAACATGACCCACAACGAAAAGCTCGCGGCGGTCGTCCAGGCCGCGCTCAAGCACTTCGCTGCGGAGATCAACGAACTGTTCCACCCGTCATGCGACATGACCCAATTGGAACGACGCAAAGCATTGGTCGCAAACGCGGAAGCCAAACAGGGCAAGCCGCTGTCCGAGCCAGTGATCGAAGACAAATTCGTGCGGTTGGCCGTCGAAGGCACCTGTTGGATTCCGATCCACAGCTACAGCAGCCGCACCGGGATCTGCGAGAAAGTGAGCCTGAAATGAAAGAAAGCACTTTGAAAACGCACTTCAAGGAAAAGAAAACCCTTGAACGAATGATCGAAAGGTTCGGGAAAGCGGAAACAGCCAAGCGGTTGGCTTGGCTGCATGATTGCGATGAACGAAAGGTTGGGTCGTTAGTAAAGCAATTCTTGGCCGGGGATCAGCCGAAAAGCGGTTTCCAGCCGGCGGGCCAGCGGTAAATCTTCGCCGCCTTCTTGAGAGCGTCCATGTCGATCCGCTTCTTACCCATAACGCGGATTCGTTCGACGTGGTGATCTCGGTCCCAAGTGTTACTGCCGTGGAACGTGCGGCAGTAACACGTCCCGCCCTCCACAATGTGCAGCATGTTCTGCAACTTCAATTCCTTCTTCAACACCGTGTCCTCACCCTTTGACGCGGGCGGGTAGAACTTGCCGGCGCGACGATCAAGGAACAACGTCCCCTCGATCCCGTTCGGGTCCGCGACCCACGCCACTTCGTTCGTATCGCAGAAATAGTGCAGTTGTTCCTTCAGGACGACGGCCGGGTATTCGCCGTCGTGATGGCCCTTGTACTGCTCACTGATCCGCGTCGGCCCGTACCAGTCGTCATCGTCCCACTGGATCGTCAAGTCGCTCGGTGAATACTCCAGAGCGAGATTCCGAAGTTCTCCGAGTTTCCGTTTCCGGGCCGAGTGAAGCACGGAAACTTCACGGTCGTCACCCATGAGTTTCTTCAAAGCCTCATGCTCTTTGACATCCCCGTCGTTGACGATGAGCAAATGCTTATTGGGGTAGTCCTGCTTCTTGAAGTATTTGTAGCTCTGCTTGACCAGCGGAATCCTTCCCGTGGTCACCATCAGAGCGGTGATCATCGGGTAGTGCTTCATGCGACCTCCGTGCTGTCTTCGTTGCGTGAGCGGAAGTAGTCCCGCATTTGATCGCGAAGGCCAATCGACCTATCGGTCAACTGCCACAGCCCCTGGCTGTCGCGTTTGAGGTCCAAGTTCGGATCGTAGTTGTTGTCGAGCAGAATCTTCGAGCGTTCCTTGTAGCGGCGGTCCTTCTTCCGACCGTGCCAGTGGTGGAGGATGCTCCCCGGAACGTAACCGATGTTCCGACGAATGTGCCTCTCTGCCCGCTGTTCCCACTCCAACATGTAATCGACAAAAGACTTGGACCAACCCGGCCCAATCGTCTCTTTAATCCGGCCGATCAAGCCGTAGGCCATGTACCAGTCGGCCGAACCGAGAACGGCCCAGTCGATCAACCCGCCGAGGGCGTTAATCGCTTCGCGGCGAGCGGCCCATGCGTAGCCTGGGTGCGCGTAATACGGACGCGGTTGCGGCTGGAGCTTGAGATTCCGTCCTTCGTAGCAGGACATCGTCAGTTCGCCCGGAGCGTGCTGCGGGAGGTCGAACCCGCCGTTCTTGTACCTGTTGGCGAAGCCGGTGTGGTTCTTGATTACCGAGAAGTCCGGTCCCAGATCGTGCGTGTGCGAGAACATCTGCACGATGTGGAAGTGTTGCAGTTGGTTCAGAGTCTCGTTCACCCAGTCCGGTCGCGCGAAGCTGATGTCGGGATCGATCCACGCGACGTACTCCCAGTCGGACGGCAGACGGGAAAACGCAATGTTGATCAGATTCTCTTTGTGCCAGACCTCGCTCCAAGTCCTTAGCTGGATGTGTCTTGGGTTGTCCTTGTGTGTGACGACGTGCGGACGGTTGCCGAACGCGGCTTCGGCGACCCAAAGCTGTGCGCCGGCGTCGTTGACCATCTTCTCGAATTTCTCGAAAAGGTGGTAGCGGGTGGCGTAGCGGCATGCGTTCGTGAGGGGAACGATGACGTGAAGTTTGCTTGGTTCCCAGATGAATGGGGATTCTGGTGTTGTGTGGTACGTCGGGAAGGCCGTCTTGACGTAGGCCGCTGGCTTGTCGTGGATTGGCATTTGATCCTTTCCTGGGGTCTACTCGAATTATAGCTAGGTAGGGACGCCGGCCTGCCGACTCGCCGTTCTACATCACTTTTTCAAACTCGATCTGTATTCTTGGGCTTGTGCATCTCGGCCTTCCTTGTCGTCCGCGACGAGTTGCTCAATGATCGGCTGTGCGGCACGGAGCCATTCGGCGTAGAAGTTCTTCCAGGCACGGATCAAATCCACGAAATCTTCCGGCTGTATGAACTCTTTGACCAACTGTTGTGCGGCTTTGAATCCTTTGTAACACTCTTTGAACCGCATAATGTTGACTTGGAAGTTGACGACGTGCGGTCGTTTCTTGGCCTGTGGCTTCTCTTGTGGTTTGCTCCACCACCATTCATTCTGATTGTGAAGGAATTGTCTGAAAGTCTGCCAAAGTTCAAGTAGATTCGAGCAAACTTTTTGCTTGTCGGGATAAAGCTTGGCGACATCGCATATCATGTCCTCGAAATTGTCTTGGTCATAGTGCCAGTGAGCGTTAAAAGCTCTGGAAGCTTGCTCAGGCGAAGTGTACTTCGGCGTGCCTGAAAAGTTCTCGATACTTTTGCCGTCTTTGCGCCGATTTTTGAGTGTGGGGTCTACGCCGTTAAGGACGCGGACCATTAGTCCACGAAGATCCCCCTGCCCGACAACGAAATCGTCGTTGTCGTCCTGGCCGTGCATCGTTTTGGAAACGGTGGGGCTGTTGTCGCTAGACGGCGTTTTTACCATAGCGTGATCTTGCGAACGAGGCGGCACATAATCGACCGTCGCGGCTCCCAAGTCAACCTCGGATTTTTCCAGCCAGTTTCTGAAGCCTTCTATACGGTTATCTATTGACACCGGCCCCAGAACGGACGATATAAGAGGTAAGAAGGAGGAATGACATGAGCAAGACAACCGAAGACATCCGCAAGACGAACAAGACCGAACCGGCCAAAGTGCAGGCCGGTCACCTGATGGCGATCATCTACTACGTCACGGTCGAAAACACCGCCTACAACGGCGAGCGGTTGACCGTGAAGGACGTGGTGGGCGATACCGGAAAGATCGACATCAACGGCAAAAGTCTGATCGAAACCGCACTGTCGGCCGACCAGTTCCAAGAAACCGTGAAGGTGAACAGGACGCAACTGGCTCAACTCCTGATCGAGTCGCACAACCGGCCGTTCACGGTCGTGTTCGACAAGCAGGAGAGCAAAGACGGGAAGGACAAAGAGAGGAAATTGCGAGGCCGACTGATCAGCCACGAAGCACTCCTCGGCCGGTCGCTGGTCGAAGATCTGGACATCGACGCGAAAGATCCGAAGGGCCGCACGCGACTCGTGGACCACCGGACGCTCAAATCACTTATAGTCGATGGTGTCAAGTACGAACTGAAGTAAATACCTGCAAGCACTCCGAGAAAGTGCTGGTGTGGACGCAGGGGAGGGCAGAGTGCCTTCCCCTTGAGAGAAACACGACAGGGAAATGGCCCCCGAAACTTCGGGGGCTTATTTTTTGTACTTGGCTGCGTCCTCGGTCAGATCGACCATCCGACCCTTTTTGCCGCAGTGGTGCGGGCTGTAAGCCAACCCCACGTCCAAGTTGACGGCGCGGCCGTCGCAGTATTCCATCGGCAGGTGTTCGCCGAACAGACGAGTATGTCCGTGGCAGACCTTCTTCGCCCCGCCGAAATACTCCAGATGGTGCGGGATGATCTCTTCACCGGAATCCCAGTAGCGGCCCGAAGTCGTCACGCCCCAGAACTTGTAGCCCGGAGAGATCGAAGACGAGAGCAGTCCGAGGGTCAGGGCGTTGTTCGCCTTCTGGATCGGGTCCGTCTTGTCGCTGTCATCAATGGACTCGAAGAACTTGTACACGCGGTGCGAATCACAGTGTTGAAACAGGACGCCGTCCTTGAGGTACATGGCGGGCCAGCCGACCGCCCACATCATCAAGTCGGGCGACTCCATGAACTTGACGAGGTCTTCAAGGTTCATGCCGTTCGCGAGCATGTCGGCGATCTGATCCTTGAAGACGCGGAGTTCGCCGGCTTCATCGGGGAGATCGGACTCGTCAATACCTTCGGGGGTGTCGGGGTTGGCGGCGTAGTTCGCGCAGGCGTTCATGACGGCACCCATCCGCCAGTGCTTCTTCTCGCGGTACAGGGTGCCGCCGTCGTTGGACTCCTTGAACGTGTCCTCGCGTGAGCCGTTGTTGATCTTGGAGATCAACTCCCTGAGCTTCGGTCGCCGGACCAAGAATATGGCGCAGTTGAGGAAGCCGATGTCGTGGTTGCCCATCGTGACAACGAGGTCGCCACCGGCGGCTTCGGCCTGCTTGTGGAGGTTGTAGGCTTTCTCGATGGTTTCGTAGCCGTGCGGCCCACGGTCGGTGAGATCGCCGGTGAGAACGAGTGTGCCGTCCTCGGAAGCCCAGTCGCCGTTGGAGTCAACGACACCCTTGTCTTCGAGGTTGAGCATCATTTCGCCGAGCATGCCGTGGATGTCGCCGATCCCGAACAATTTTTTTGTCTTCATGCGCACCTTTCTATCTTATACCTCATACACTTAGGCACAAACGGTTCAACTAAAGGAAGGAACTTCTCTATCTCTGTCATCGACACCAGTCGGATCGCCTTCTGATTTATCCTGAAGTCGAGATCGAACTTATCCTTAAAAAACCTGATCATGGTCTGACGTTCTGCGTCCGAGAAACACTGAGTAGATATGGTCAGATGCTTTGTGTCAGAAGTCCAATACAGGTTGCCGTCGTCACAGTACCAGATGGCGATAGCTTCAGGCGTCAGTGCTGTCAGTAGCTCCATCGTCACTATTTTCTTGTCTTCTTTGCAAAATTGTTCATACAAAGCATTGAAGCCAGGATGCGCCTTCAGACAGGCGGTGAAAGAGGAGTATGTCTTGCCTGTTCTCTTGTCAAATCGCGACCTCTCAAATGGCGTCCAATCAAGTCCGACCTGTTCTGCCTTCCAAACCGCGTAGTCTTTTTGTTCAGCACCATGCTCCCACCTGATGGATCTATTTTTTTGTCGAACTGCCATTTTGGGGAAGAACGCATCGCCAAGTAGCGTTCCCATTAACAGATCCGCCTGTCGGTCGCCTATGGCGTGGAGGCGTTGTTTTTTGTTCATTTTGGTCGCTTTCTGACGTGTCCCTTAATGAGTATACGCCTAGCAAGAAGAAGAATTTCTGGTATCATACGGTGAAGGGGGAATTTTCCATGAAACTCGAAAAGGTCATCAGCGGCGGGCAGAACGGCGTCGATCAGGCCGCGCTCCGAGCCGCCAAGTTCCTCGAAATTCCGACCGGCGGCTGGATGCCCAACAGATGGATGACTTTGGACGGACCCCGCCCGGAGTTCGAGGAACTGTACGGGATGAAGGAGTGCTACGCCGGGTACAGGGCCAGAACCGAGGCAAACGTCATCGACGGGGACGCCACCCTGATCTTCGCGGCGGATTTCAAGTCCCCCGGAGAAATATGTACGTTCAGGGCGATCTCCAAGTTTCAAAAACCCTTCTTCAAGGTCCACGTTGACGACAACTTGATCGAGAAACTCGAAGAGGGGTTGGCGTGGCTGTCTTGGACCGAGGGCAAGACCCTGAACGTGGCCGGCAACAGCGAGAACACCTCGTCGGGCATCGGCGAAAAGGCCGAGCAGTTTCTCACCGAACTATTTAGATGGTATGTGCGTCGTCCCGACATAAATAAAGCATGCACGAAGACCGAACCTCCGTTGACGCACTGAAGGCGAAGCTCGAACGTTACCTCAATGCGTTGGCGCGACTCGAACAGATGGTTCCCAAACCCGACCCGACCCCCGGACTGTTGGCCGTGCGGGTCAAGGCGGTGTCGTGAGCGACATCAACATTCGCGGCTGTGCCGCGACCTCGGCGACCCGCTACTTCTACTACAACTTCTCGGTCGGGTCGGTCGTCTACTTCGTCCCCAAAGCGAAAAAAGGCGTTCTGGAGCCTCACACGGTGAAGGAAGTCGAACCGTTCATGCGGAACGGGAACTACATGCACTTCAAGTTCCTGTACCGGGACACCTTCAACGCGATCTTCAACGAGGACGAACTATGTTCGGAGGCCGACGCCATCGAATACGCTAAAACGTACTACGAAACGGCCATCGCGGAACTGATCGAATTGATCAGAATCAAAGAATGCAATAATTCTTAGCGCAATTCCAGAAACTTGTGGTTTGACAGCTTTTAAGGATGTCGCCCCAACCTCTCGGAGTGCAATGAACAAGAATCTACAGGCCGAATTGAACACAATGGGCTACGGAGATCACGCCGTAGCAATCAGCACTGAAGCGGATCAGGACTTCCTGATCATGTCCAAGCTGCTCCGTATCACCAAGACCGTCGATTTCGAGCCGGAAGAACTCGAATACTACACCTGGATGTCCGAGAACATGGACGCCGCCGGCCACTTCGCACGCGGCAAGATACAAACGCCCGACTTCACCCCGGAAGAACTCCGCGAGTACCAATGGGCTGCCGAACACCCGACCGGCTCTTGTCGCGGCTTCCGTCTGACGGACGAGCCGACCGAAGAAGAGGTCAAGGGCTGGCAAGAGACGTTGGAATTCTTCAACAAGATGGACTTCGCGGCCGTTCGAGCGAAGATTGAGTTCTACGACCGCGAGGAAGAGAAGCCTTACGACAACGACCCGTGGTTCTCGGATCGAACCGGGGAGTGGCTGGCCTGTTGTAACCTCGGCCGCGACCCGTACTCTCAGAGCGACGATGCGTGGTGAGGCCAGTCGCCCAGAGTGGCCGTCAGTTCGTCTTGCAACGCGATGTATTCGCGTTTGTCGCGTCCGGGCAAGCACTTGAACCGCTGACCTGTACACAGATCCCTCGAACTCATGAACCCGTGCCAGACGTATTGGGCGCGAGGCAAGTTCGCGTCCCGCCGATTGTCCACGTCGCGAATGTCGCCGGTCATCAGGGACATCGCCTGAACGCGGTCGAAGAACGTCTCGTTGTTCTTCCACGAAGCGAGCGTAAGCTTCCCGGTCGCATACTCGGTGGTTTTCACGTCAACGGTCAAGCCGTCCAAGATGAAGTCGCCGTCATCGTCTTTGACTTTGCGGGCCGCGACGGAGATTTGACTGGTCGGGAAGAGGTTGAACAGTTTGCCGAAAGCGAGTTCCCCCGCAATGCCGTTCTGTTCGATGAACCGCTCACGTTCAGAACCCGGTGCGCCGTCTTGGATCATGTTCTTGACGCCGGCCGACCGAGCCGCCTGAGTCCGTTTGGGGCCGATGACCATGCACGAGGCGATCTCGAACCGGGAGAGTTGGATCTTGTAGCCTTTGGCGGGAACGAGAGGGGCAATTTCTTCCGCCCACGGACGGAGGTCGAAAGCCTTGTAGGGGTAGACACCCCGTTCACGACAGTCCTCCCAATAGTCGGTCAATTCGGCGCGAGAAACGTCGTTGCGGACGGCGTGGCGTTGATCGAGAAGCCAGCTTGACAGGTCCATGTGAAGCCTCCGTTTGAAGGTAGTTTACCACCTTCAACATCGGCCGTCAACGCCGGTACGTCCATTACTTTTTCTTCATTTTCGCGGCGGGAGATGCGGCCGTCACGGGAGCGCTGGCCCCGGCGGTGCCGCCACCGGGCGGGTCTGTTGCACACGGACCAGTCGTTCCCGAACAGCCCTTGTTGTTGAGCTTGTACTTCGGGTAGATCTTGGCCGCGCGACCGGCCGGCGTGTCATCGGATTTGAACGGGTGGCCTGGACATCCCATCGTGCCGCACGACTCTTCGTTCTTCAGCCACTCTTTGAACTCTCCCATGACAGTATCTATGAAAACAGCACGCATTGCTGCGTGCTGTTTTCACCAGTTCCAATCGTCATCGAGATCGCGGAACCGGGGTGGCGGTTCAATAACCACTGCGGGTTCGACCGGCTGTGACGGGCCGGGGTCGAGTACCACAGGGGTTTGAGTCAACGGTACTTGCGGTGCATAGAAGTAGCCGCAGTCTCGGAGGTCGTCGGCTGTGACGCCTGCAAGAATTCCTTTGAACGCCCCAGAAGACACTGTTTTGCCAGACGCTGTTGCCACGGGATCTCGCTTTCGCATACGACGATGATCATCGCCGCACACATTTTAGCGTCCACCACCGAGAGCATGTTGAGGAAGACCCACGGCCAGACCGGGCCGTGAGCATCCTTGTCATACTTCGCCATGATGTTCGGGGCGAGGGACAGGCATGTGTAGTAGATGTCTTTTCGAGCGGGCTTGGGGAAAAAGCTCTTTGCGATTTTCTTCGCGGCGCGATGCAGAACGTCCGAGTGTTCTCGGCGCGACTTCTGCTGCAACCACACGTTGTCGGTGTTCATTGCTGCCTCTGTTGTTGAGATCCCGCAAGAGACGCAGGATCGTACTGTATGTAGTCTAAATCGGCCAGTCGGCCCGTCATGTCGGATGATATTGGAGGAACCCGCCCCCGTCAACGACACTTCAAAGAAAACATATCCCTTTTTCTGCCTTCATTATACGCTCAGATGTACTTCCTGATGCGATAGGGATTCGCCTTGTCCAGCAGGTACTTGGGGAAACACGGGGTAACCATCTTCAACAATTTCTTGGCCGACTCGCCCTCGAACACCGCGATCTTCTTCTTCTCGTAACACGGATACCCCACCTCGTTGAAATACCGGATCGCGACTTGATGATCGACCAGATTGGCGAGTCGAATGTAAACGCGGTTGCCGCAGATCCCGCCCTTGTCCAAAAACCAAGTGGCGATCCCGTCGCACTTCAACACGTCGAGCCACTTCATGGTGACCGCCTTGCGGCCATCGGCGTAACAGAGATCGCGGAACTCGTTCCAGATCTCGTGAGAACAAGACTCCCAAGTCTTGTTCTCAAAACCGCAAGGATCACGCGCGTATTGTTCGAGGTGCTTACACTTGACTTTGAACCAGTTGAAGTCGTCCGTGGACCTCATGTACAACGAATAGTTCTTGCCCTTCGGGTGCTTTCGCACACACGAAGTTCCCAAGATGGTTCCCATCACGACCTGTCGCTGGTATTCGTATAGCTGAAATGAACGCATGCCCCTATGTAGTCAACTTCGGCGTAATTCCCGCAAGCAGTCACTCAAAGAACGGAGTTGGTGATTATCTACTATACAAGCGAGAAATTCGCGTCTCTTACAAGGAGGATCAAATGGGTGCAACATCTGTAACCGGCCGTGGTAACGGCAGTGCAGACGGAATGAATAAGGGCAGTTCGCGGTCAACTTTGGGTGTTGACCACTTGATCGGCCCGCGCGTCGTCAATGCCGGTGTGGTGACGATGTCGGCTTCGACCAAAGACGTTGACTTCCCGACACTGTCGGGCGTGGTCGGCGACTACAGCGTTCAACTGACCGCTTCCAACTCGACGGCTGTCTTCGTTACGGATTTCACCGTTGATGGCTTCACCATCAACGGTGCTTCCGGCCAGACGATCTACTGGTCGCTGTTCAAGAACGGTCTGTCCGAGAGCGACGTGCCGAACTAAATGAAACAACCGACGAGGGCGTGCCTCGTCGGTCAGAAGGGTACGCTTTACATCGACGCAAAGCGTGGAAACGTCTCATCCTTCGGCAAACCACGGGTTCACGCCCGTGGTTTGTTTTTTTGGACACCCTATGTACCTGAGTTGATCAGAAAATCGCCCCGGACTCGCCGAGGGTTTTGAAAAGGGCCATCAGGTGTTTGCACATGCCCGACATCTCTGCCGGATTCACAGCCGCGCCGCTCCCGTCGTATTTCTTTCTCTTGTTTCCAAAAAGTGAACCGTCAACCCAGTCGTAGTAGTTGAACCGCCACTGGAAGTCCGGGCAATTGCACCTCAGCATCAAATCCGTTCCGCCCGACTCGAACCGCTCGAATGCGTACCGCTTGTCGTCTGCGACGATCTCGAACAGCCCGGTTCCGGGGCGACCGTAGTTGACGCCCTTGAACAAGATCATGGGGCGGTAGTCCGTTCCCTTGACCGTATTGTGTGCCTGTGCGGAAATGAAGAGGGTCTTTACTCCTAGATATGGTGTCCACTCCAGTTGGTCGATCTCGATTTGATCAACGACGTGCTGGCGGTAGCGGGTTTTCGGGAACGCCCTGACGCTACTGTCGTGGAGTTCGGCTTGGGTGCTTTCGGCGAGCCACCGGCTGAAATTCATGGAGTGTTTCACAAACCTATCTAGTGAAACTAAGGTAGAGTATGAGCCAACTTGTTGATGCACAGGGTGTACCATTCGACCTTCCGCCCGCACCGATGGGGGTGGACGGCAAACCGAAGAAGCGGTTCGAGGTGCGGTTAAATCTCGTCGGGGGCGGGCTTCAAAAAGAAGTCTACATCGACGGCGAAAAACTGGACTGGTCAATCGACATCGCTTCGTTCGTTGACGCCCATAGAATGGGATTGAAGTACAAACTCGAAATACAAAAGAGCATTGCACAACACTTCACCAAATCTGTCGGAGAAGTCCTCGGCAGATTCGTGAGTATCGCCGAAATCAAAAACGCCATTCAGACCGGGTGGATCTAATGCTCGACCAAATCGCGACCGAAGATGCAGTTGAAATCATCCGGCGTCACACCATCGGCGACGGATACCCGTTCGTCGTATCGCTCGACAGCCACATGAGCAGGCTCATTGATGAAAAGAACAATGTCTGGTACATCGACTGCGTTTCGCAATACGCCAGTCAACCTCTCGGCTGGAACCACCCGGCACTGGGGGTGCTTGACAAGGACGCACCCAAACTCATCAAACACAAAATAGCGAATCCAGACTTCTACACGAAAGAGAAGGCCCGGTTCGTTCGCGACATCGCCGACGTACTGCCGGACTTCAAATACTTCTTCTTCGTAGAGGGCGGCAGCCTCGCGGTCGAAAACGCACTGAAGGTCGCGTTCGACTGGAAGGCCCAGAAGATCGGTTGCCCGCCGACAATTACTCCAGACTTCGACGTGGTTCACCTGAAGCACGCATTCCACGGTCGGAGCGGCTACACCCTGTCTTTGACGAACACGACTCCCGACAAAACGATGTGGTTCCCGACGTTCAAGTGGACCCGCGTCGATCCGCCGGCCGTCAACCTGTACCCGGACCCGGACGAACAGTTGGCTGTCGAGGAACGGGTGCTGAGGGAGATCTGGCACGCGATGACTTCTCGAACGGTCGCCGCGTTCATCATGGAACCGATCCAGGGTGAAGGCGGCGACAACTACTTCACCCCGCGATTCTTCAAGATGCTGCGAGAGATGTGCGACGAACTGGAAGTGTTGCTGATTTTTGACGAGGTGCAAACAGGCGTCGGCATCACCGGAAAGATGTGGGCGTACCAGCACTACGGCGTAGTTCCCGACATCATTTCGTTCGGCAAGAAGACACAAGTCTGTGGGATTGCGGCCACGGGACGCATCGAAGACGTGAACCACGTCTTCAAGGCGAGTAGCCGGATCAACAGCACTTGGGGCGGCAACATCGTAGACATGGTGAGGTTCTCGGCGATCAAATACGCCATAGAACAAGAAAACATGCTCGAATCGGTCAACAAGGTTGGAGAACACCTGCGTTCTCGACTGAAAGAAATGCCGCTGATCAAAAACGTCCGTGGACTGGGACTGATGGTCGCTTTCGATATGGAAGACGCGGCCCAAAGGGACGCGATGCTCGAAGCAATGGAAAAGAACTACCTGCTCGCTTTGAAGTGCGGCCCGAAGTCGATCCGACTCAGACCGCACCTGACTTTTTCGTTATCGGACGCCAACACCGCATGTGAAGCCATCTCAAAGGCGATCACATGTATCCGGCCTTCGGTTTCGGCGGAATGATGCTCTTGAAGAACTCGTCGTCTTGACGCTTCTGAATGTTGTGGTACTCGTTCAAGGCGTCACCGATACAAGCTCTCCAGTCATGGAAGTGCTTGGACCAGACGAAGTTCTTGTTGTCTTTACCCGAATTGATGTAACGCTTGATCTCGTCCTCGGCCTGCTTCCAGTGGGCCTTCTTATCCCACCAGTCGTTACCGTGAAGATCGTCGCCTTTCGACGTGTCACCCCTGCCGTGTGCGGCTTCCTTCTGCTTGCGAATGTGTTCGGCGCGGCTCGCGACCCACCGGGTCCAGTCGGGCGTACCCTCGACGGGCAGTTTATTCTTCCACTCATCGTGTTCCGCGTCTTGGAGTGGAGTGTGCGGCTCGTCCATCTTTTCCGCTGGTGGTGTCGCAACGCCGGGCGGCGTTTCGCGGCTCAGTTGACGACGGGACTTGCCCATGTCGGCGAGCGACTGAGACACGTCTTCTTCGCTAATCTCGCCAAGTTCGTGTTCGAGTTCGGAAAGGCTCTTTTCAACGCGGGTGAGCGTTTCGTCAATCTTGTCGAACCGCTTCGGGCCGTAGATTTCGCGAAGCACGTTTCTCAGTGTGGACGTAACGTCACCGCCGCCGCTCCTCTGTTGGCCGAGGTGCTGCGGTTCGCTCATTGCCTTCTTGAAACTGTGGAAGGCACTCATCATCTGCTGGCCCGGTTTCGAGATCGCTGCCAGAAAACTTTGGATGAGCTTGACGCCCTTTTCGTGGAACTTGGCGGCATCACCGCTTTCGTGAACGTAGGTGCGGACGCTCACCGCTTCTTTGAGTGGGTACAAGGTGAAGTTCTTTCTCATCGAGTCTTCCTTTTCTTCGGTTGCGGTACGCCCGCAAGAATCAAGGCTTCGGCGAACACGTCGCCTCTGTGTACTGTGTGCGACGGATAATATTTCTCAACGGGAGTTGACCCCCCGCCGTGTTCCGATCCGTCAGCGGCAGGGGTTGCCGGTGTAGCAGGAGTCGCAGGGGTTGCCGGTGTAGCAGGAGTCGCCGGTGCAGCAGCACCACGCTCGGCTTCGTCTTCGGAGCGAACGTCGGCCAATTTACCTTCGAGTTCCTGAACGTAGTTCGGGTCACGCTTGATGGCGTCCGCGACGTGTAGTAACTGGGAGTGCTGGCCGAGTTCTTTCATCTTTTCCAAGACGGCGTGTAGCTCGTCGCGGAAATTATCATAGCCGGCGGCGTCACCGCCCTCTTGTTGGTACTCGTCGGGAATGTGGATCGTCTTGACGACGCTATCGACTTTGGTGATGGCCTTCACAGCCTTGTCGAAGTTCTTGGCCGCGCCACCGCCACTAAACAGATCGTTGAGCCAACCGAGGAACGAACCGTGTTGGACTTTGTTGGCCGGACGTGCGCCGGGCTTATCGCCGTCACCACCAGCAGCCGGGGCATCCGGCGAACTTCCGCCGCCTGACGGTGGGTGAGGTTCGTCTTCGAGGTAAATGGATTCGAGGAGAGGTCCGTAGAGGCCGGGGTATCGAGCCTCTACGAAATCGAGAACGAATTTTTCCGGGTCGTTGGTCTTACGAGCCAGTTCGTTCGCCAGCTTGCCGACTGACATCAAACTCTTGCGATCCGACAGGTAAGATCTGAATGTGAGCATCATTCCCCTTGCGTTATTTCCTCCCAGTCTATCGGCTCGTACTTCAACTGGACGACCGGGAGCTTCGGTACTTCTGACTTGGAGTTATATACGAAGCTCAGGGTGTTATTTTGCTCATTGTCCAGAACCTTGACGGTTCCAATCGGGATGCAGAAAGAAATCCCCGTCACCGGGAACGGCTCGCCCTGGAACCGTGTGATCTTGATGGCCTGCATCAGACCGATCAGTTTGTTTTTGTAGTAAGCCGGCCCGCCGCTGTCGCCAAACACCGTCATCATGTTGGTTCGGTACACGTCGTTGGGGTGCGGACGAACCCTGCCCTTCAGCCCCGTGATCTGGCCCTTGTCGAACCGTGGGTCTTCGCCGGCACCACAGCCGACGTGCAGGATCTCGTTACCCATCGAGAGACGAGTCTCGAAGTCCATTGTCGCGACGTGGACCGGATGGTTCGTAACGAAGACGCAGATCGCGATGTCGTACTTGTAGGAATAGTGATAGACGACGAGAGGGTTCTGTTCCCACTCTATGAACTTCGTGCCATCGGCTTCATAAACGGCTAGGTCGGCCGTGTAATTCTGGCCGGGAATCACGCAGTGCGCACAGGTGAGCATCACGTTGACGTACTGATTGGCCTTTTTGTTTGAAGGAACTGCTTCTGAACGGATTACGACGCCGGTTCCGAATTGAGGTCTTTTGGTGTTTACGACACGGACGGCTGGGTAGATGACGTTCTTGTGAAGGGCTTCATCGAAGTCTCGGACTACGGCACGCGGGGCAGGGGCTTGCTCCACGGGTTTGGGAAGTGCTTGTGAGAACGTGACGCTGCCCAGTGCTAGGGCCAGGAACGTGGCCCCTAAGATGCGAGTGATCATTAACCACCTTGTTGAGAGTTCCGGTCGAACAAGACGGGTTCCCGCGACTCGCTGTCGGCCTATATTATTTAAGCACGGTGAGCGCCAAAAAAACAGGCCCAGGCGTCAAACGCTTCATCAAAACCAAACATTTATCTCAAAGCCTGTCTGCGCTGGCAGTTGCGCGCTGTCAATTTTCAAGAAAATGGTAGTCAAACGGTGTTTTTGCCGATGACAGCAGTGAAAGAAACTGTTATAACGACAAGTGACTTGCCGTTGTCAATCCGAACACAGGCGGTTCGCGACTTGGGGTCAAAAGAGATGACGTTCCACGCCGACGCCGGGAGGTTGCTGAGGAATTCTCTTACAGGGTCAGTGGGCAACAGGAGGTTGATCAGGTTCCTCTGAGAGAGTGCAATTTCGTGTGTCGAGCATGCGTTTTGTGGCATGTGGTATCTAGGAGAGAGATGGGATCAAAAACCGAACAAGTGCAACTGGACTGCTACTTTTTTGTGGGCGAGGGTACGGACGAGGATCGCAAGATGGAGGCTTGGTGCCTCGATTGCAGGGGTGCGAAGCGGCCGAACACGGGATGGTTCTGGAACGGCAGCACAAAAGGTTACGGGCCGTGGGACATCAAGTGTCACGCCTGCGGAAAATACATCCACCGGGTGAAAAAATGAAAACGACAGCAAGAAAGTCAGCGATTCTGCGTCCTCCATTCAAATGTCATGGTGGCAAAGCATACCTAAAAAAATGGGTCATCGATAACTTCCCGTCCGACTACGAAGACATGACTTATGTCGAGCCGTATTCGGGGGCCGCGAGCGTATTGCTCAACAAAGAACCGAGCAAAGAAGAGGCGATGAATGACCTTCATCCGGGGGTCATCGAGATCTTCAAGGCCATTCGGGATGACCACGTCGAGTTCGCCAAGCGACTGAAGAAGCTTTCTTACAGTCAGAGGACTTTCGACCGGGCGTTGAAGCAGTCGGTGGGGCCGCTCGACGGCCATCTGGATCTCGCGGTGAACGAATACGTTTTGCGGCGGATGTCGCGTGGCGGGATGAAGAAGGCGTTCGCGTGGAGCGAGCGGTTGCGGGGCGGTCAGCCCGGCGACGTGAACGCATGGAAGACCGCACTCAAACTGATGCCCGACCTGTCGGAGCGGCTCCAGAGCGTCTACATCTTCAACAAACCGGCCGTCGAGGTGATCAAGGCGTTCAACAAGCACAACACTCTGTTGTACGTCGATCCGCCGTACCTGCACTCCACGCGGAAGGCGAAGAAGGTCTACGAGAAGTACGAAATGACCGAGGACGACCACAAAAAGTTGTGCGAAGTTCTGGTGACCTTCAAGGGGAAGGTGCTGATCAGCGGGTACGACTCCGAGTTGTATGACAGCTACTTCCAGAACTGGCACAAGATCTTCCGCGACATCGCCAATCACAGCAGCCAGAGCAAAAAGAAGGAATTCAAGCGAGAAGTATTATGGATGAATTTTGTCAAGTGATTACGAACAGTTTCTGTGACATGATTTACAAGGAGGCTACCGTCTTCTTGAAGAGGAAGAAAGAAGTGTTCGACAATGCCAAGAAGCTTCATCGACCGGGCATCGGCAAATACACGAGAAAGAAGAACTTCGCGTGATGCTCGTCTAAATAGGACATGCTCACTTTTCGCGAATGGCTGGTAGAGGCCGGGGCCGAAATCGGAGTCGTGTACTCCAACCCCGTCAACGACGAGCGATACTCGGAAAAAGGGGTTCGGAGCAATCGGGAGGGCGACAAGCCGCCACCGATGCCCGGACCCCCTAACGTTGATCCCGATGACATGTACGTCACCGGAAAGAAACGCGCCCGTCGTGGCAGGGAGCTTTCCGCGACAAAAGTCAAGGAGCGAGTGCTTAAATAATGAAGCCCCATAAGGAGGACCATGCAACCTAAACCAGCTATTACCTTCCGCGCGAACACAGAAACGTTGGACCGCCAGGGGCATCTCGTCCCGAACCGGACGACGCTTTCTGGCGGCGAGACGATCTCGGAAGCCGACGAACAGAAGTTCAACAGGACCGTTGCTTTCGTTCCGGGTGTGAACGCCGGCATGAACGTGACCGGATACCACCACGGCGAAGAGTTCACGCTCTACGGCAACAACGCCCTGTACTTCAAGAACCTACACTGCCCCGGTAACGCCGACGACCTGTTTGTGGTCGTATCGACGGACTGGGACGATCACGGCTAAGGAACCCAAATGGTGTCGTTCCAGAAACTGATGGAACACATGGATGGGTTCCGCAAAGAACAAAACGATAAGAACGCCAAGAAATCGGCCGAGGCCATCAGAACGGGCATCAACATCCGTGATGACTTCTGGGACGATTTCTTGGCGTTGCTTAACAACTCGTCGGCGTTGGCCGAGCTTCTGAAAGTCCCCTCCACAAAGATCTCGGCTTGGCGGGCGAGAGTTCAGAAGTACCTCGACCAAGTTCGAGAAGAGGACGAAACCCCCGATCCGAAGAAGCGTTCGACCATGATTCGCGCCGAGAAAGATCCTTTCGATTTCGACTGGTAACAAGGAGAGCAATGGGCAAGTTCACTGAATGGGTCAACGAGATCAAGTCACAGGATCTCAAAGAGTTCTCGGCACTCGACCTCGCACGCGCGAAGTCTGACAGAGCTTTTGGCGGCGTGGCCGACAGCAAGTTCAAGACGACCGGCGGGCTGACTCAGATCGTTTACGGCGACCTGAAGAACATCTTGGAACGTCGCGGGAGCGAAGACCCATCGGGCGACAAGAACGCCATCTTCAAGGCGATCAAAGAAGCCTACAGGATGCTGGTGAACGAACACAGGAAGGCTGCGACCGCGCAACCCAGTGCCTCAACACCCGGAACCTAATGAGCCGAGTAGTTCAAAACAAAGCGTCACGTCAAGAACTACAAGAGAAAATCAAACGGGCTATGGAGAAAAAGCCGAGTTCAAACGGCTTGTGGTCCCGTTCGTTTCCTCCTGTGGCCGCGAACGCGACGGCACGAAACAACCTGCGAGGAGTGGTGAAGTCTACAAAGAAGAACGCTCCAGTTCGTCCGGTCCCGTCACGCCCGATCAAAGAGGGCAAGCCCGCGAGGGCAACGTTTTTGACCGGGGAGGCTTTCCTCCTCGAACAAAAAGTACGCCGCCGCAGTATGTCGCCATTCGTGGCAAGAGAGAGGTTCCCCGCCGGCCACCACGGAACATTCAAGCACTCTGGCGACCTGGGCGACCTCTGGTACAGCCTGCCGATCATGAGGTACATGGGGTCGGGCGACATCTATTTGGTCGAAGACGGTCTGAAGTCAACGAAGGCAGACGGGACGCCGAGCGGCCTGAGCCGCAAACTGATCGACATGGCGAAACCGTTGCTCGAAGCCCAACCCTATATCGGCAAGTGCGAACTGTGGGGCAAGCAAGAGGTTGAAGTTGACATGGACATCTTCCGCCGCATCAACCTGTACGGCGACATCAACCTCTGCGAACTCATCCTGCAAAATTCGGGTGTGCCGTTCCGCGAGAGCGATACGCCGTGGTTGACTTGCAACAAGAACCGGGTCGCGGCTAGAGTTTTCGCACGGTCCCCGCGATACCACAACCCGAACATCAAGTGGGCCGAGATCTATAACGCCTACAAGACGGACGCGGTGTTCGTTGGTTTGCCATACGAACACCAACTGTTCGAGGCCAAAGTCGGGCCGATCCCGTACCGGCCGGTCAAAGACTTCTTGGAAATGGCCGAAATCATCAACGGTGCGGACCTCTTCATCGGCAATCAGTCAAGCCCGATGGCTATTGCCATCGGCCTCGGCAAGAACTTCATTCAAGAAGTCTGCCTGAACTGCCCCAACTGCATGTTCGACCGGCCGAACGCGAAATACTTGACATGAACCGTCTTTAACCGCGTTGAATGTCGGCGAGGTGATCCTCGGTTCGACGCTTCTGGAACGTAGCGACACCGTGATCGGTCTTGAACGTCAGACCACGCAAGTCGCCGTTCTTGAACAACTGTTTCATCTGAGCAGGTACGCCGCCGTACCACGGGTGTTCGAGACACCAGAGGTCGTGGATGCAGATGATCCCGCCCGGCGTCACTCGCGGGAACAGGGTCAACAGTTCGTTGTACCGCTCTTTCAGTTCCGTGTCGAGCCAGAGGAAATCGTAAGTCAAATCCGGGTGCATGCCCGCAAAGAACTCGGTGGTAGTGGTAGTCACAACCGTCGCGAACGAACTCAGACCCATCGCCGCCAGTTTGTCTTTGGCGCGACTGGCGACCGTTCCGTCTTTCTCAATGGTCGTAAGGTGGCCGAAACCGTTGTCGCGGAGGGCCAGTGCCATGTACTGAGCCGAGACGCCGATGTTGGTGCCGGTTTCCAGAATCGAAACCGGCTTAACCATCCTGACCAAACCGTAAAGGAACTCGCCCTCTTCGATGGCGATCCCGGTAGGGTCTTGCATGTCTTGGAAGTCGGAGTGTGACAGCATGCTGTCGCGGCTGACGGGTCCGTACTTTTCCTTGTGAGAAAGGATCTTCTTGTGCGGATCGAGTTCTAGCAACTTGTCGGTGGCGTTCATTGTATCCCTTTGTTGACAAAAGCGAACAACCGAAGTGGTTCTTGGTGTTGGTAGCAGAATTCGGCCGACACGTCCTCAAAGCCCTCGAACTCTTTCCTGAAATCATCGAACGTGCGTTCGTCCCGCTGATGGAATTCGCCGACTATGTACTTGGTCTTCGCCAAAGTTCGCTTGGCTTTCGCCAAAAACCATTCGCCACCTTCACAGTCGGTTTTCAAAAGGTGGATTCTCTCGTAGCCGCTCATCAAGTTGTCCAAATCAACGCGGGCCACAGCAACCTCGGAGCAATTCTCCAGAGGGCGAGGTTCTGCAACGAAACGGCGTCTGAAGCCCCAGTCGTCGTTGCGTGAGAACCAGAAGATCTTGTTGCACCCCAACGCTCCTTCGATCACCGTGATCGCGTTGCCGGCGTTGTTCAAAGCGATGTTGTGTCGCAGGATCTCGATGTTCTCTGGGAGCGGTTCGATGGCGACACAGACCATGCCCAACTGTGCTGCGAGCAAAGAGGCGTGGCCCGCGTAAGCGCCAACGTCCAAGAAGACTTCGCCGGCTTTGGCGAGCCGGCGAATGTTGTACTCGTCCGAATCGATGGCGTCACGGCCGATGATCGCGGTCGCGATGTTGGTGTCGGTGCTGTTGGGTCGAACGGCCGACAGCACACCTTTGAAATTGATGACTTCGTTCAACGCAACTCCTCAAGGAATCTTCTGACGCGAGCGGCTTCGTAGTCCCAGTTGAACAGCCCCTTAGCCGTTTCCCAACAGGCATACGACATCTCGTTGGCGCGGTGGATGTTGTCGGTAATGATCCTGATCGTCTCGACCAGAGAAGCCAAATTCCAATCCGCCTCCAAGCATGTGCGGAACGGCATCAGGTACTGCCGGGCTGTCCGGTACTGGAAGAACCGACGTGGGATGATCGGAATGCGACCGAGGGCCACGCTCTGCAAGAGCGAGTGTCCGTAACCTTCGTAGGTCTTGAAGTAGTAGCCGCAAGAACTCGATTGGTAAGCGGCTGGCATGTCTTTTTCGGCCAACATGCCGTAAGTATTGTTGATGCCGTAGTCCTTGAAGGTACATTCGGGCATCGCCGTTTTCAAATCGTTCCACAGGCCGAACACACTGATGTTGTTCGTCGGCGCAACGTTGCCGCTCTCGCAGTGTGGGCAAACGTCCCCCCAACACCAGCAATCCTTGTCCCAGTGCCAACCGTTGAAGGAGGCGAGACAGTTCGTAAAGGTGGCGACCGTCTTCAGGTCTTCGGCTTTGATCGGGACGAATTCTTTCTGATGGTACTGGTAGCCGAGTTCCTGCGAATAGAAGATCTTGTGGGCCGAGGACCGCATGTAAGAACCGTAGTCCGACGACATGAAGTTCTTCACGAACGACCAGTCGTAGATGGACTTCTCGTTGCCGGCCTGGGCGATGATCTTGATGTTCTTCTTGGGGTGCGACTTGAGCAGGTTCTGGAACAGTGGCAGGCTCTCGCACCGCGTGATCAGAACCGCGTCCCAGTCCGTAGCCAAGAACTGATCCCGGTTGATGGCGTAAGGGAAGTGCTGGATGTACTGGTCGGGTACGCCCTGGAGGTTTTTGTAGTGGTCGGTTGTTACCGGGAGCCACACCCCGATCATGCCCTGAGCCGTCACCCAGTTGACGAAATCGGGATTCGGGAAATACAGTTCGTGTCCGAGTCGCTCGTGGAACAGCAGGAACAGACTGCGTCCCAACCCGCCATGATGATGATCTGAAAATATCTTAATGACTACTCCTTGAAACCACCGTGTGGTTTTGCCAATGCCGCTTCCAAAGACATGCCCGAATTAAGTCTCTTTGAAAGAGTGTGATAGTTTATGTTGTATTCTTTGGCGATCCTCTTCCTGTCGATCTTTTGCAAAGCGGCAATCAAATCGCCGTCAAACTCTTTCTGAAGTTGCTTGTATGAAACTCCTAGCTTCCTAGCCAAAGACTTCAAAGTGAATGGAACACCTTCCCACTTTACGATTACATATTTCGACTTGACATTAGCGGCTTCGGCTACAGACAAACCGTTTCTAAGTTTCTGCCTGAATGTGGTCTAGTTGACGCCGAAATGGTCTGCCCAATCCTTCGCAGACTTCGACTGACCCTCGTGTTCAAACAACTTAGCTGGATTATGCGGAATGGCTCCCTGTTTCAATCGAGCCGTCCTCAGTTTTTGTCGCGTTGCCACCGAGTGTGTGAGTCGTCCATCGGCCGGGACCATGACGTTGTATCCTTTGTCGGGGTCACAGCTTTTCGCCACGTCGATGTGGAAAGTTTCTCTTGCAATTAGATTGTCGGCGGGACAGTTTTCCAACACGCTCATCACGAACACATCGCTGCCGTACTTGTTCCAAGCATTTTGGAGGTGCGGGTTATGGTGAGTGCCAAGACGCAAATGACGACGGTGACGATACCATCGAGTCTTGATGTTGACTGCACTGCCGACGTAAACTTTGCCGTTAACGCCATTCTCGATTTTGTAAACACCGGACTTGAGGTGGTCGCTGAAGATCTTCAAGCTCACCTCATTATTCTGTTGATGAATTCGACCCACTCAGGACCGACTTTCTTCACGTCGAACCGTTCTCGGTTTTTCAACGAGTTCTGGTGGGCGATCTCACGAAGGTTCTTGTCAGCCAGTATCCGGCGGGCGTTGCTGATCATGGCGGGAACTTCGCGGTCCAGATAGAGTGCCATGTTCTCTTCTTCTAGACCGTGGCCGTTGTTGTAACAGACGGTCGGACAGCCGGCACACCACGCCTCGATTTGCGACATGATCAGGGCTGCCGGAACGGTGCCGAAAGAGACGAAGCAGGCACTGTCACGGAACCGTTCTCGCATCTGCGGTTCGGGGATCTCGCCCATCCCGCCGACCTCGTCCGTTTCCTTGCCGGAAAGCATGACGGGTACTTCCTTCTTGAACTGCTTCATCAACTCCCAACCGCAGCCGTGGCCGCGTTTGTGGATGCTGTTGCAGGTGGCGTAGCAAACGGGGTACTTGCCGGTCCACGGCTCGAAGTCCTCGAAATACTTGCCGAAGTACAAGAGCTTTTGCTTGTGTTCGGGACAGCCGGCCTCACGATGACGACGGTGGTCCTTGACCGAGTACGGAGCGATGTATGCGTGCGGGTAATCACGCGCCATCGCCGAAACAGCCTCGTACTGCCAAGTGTCGGCCTGTCCGAAACTTACGAGGACCACCCGTTTGCCCTTGTCGAGCAAATCTTTCATCACCGCCGCGTAGTTCGGCACTTGGTGAAGGACGATCAATTGGAAGTCATTGATGTTCGAGTTGGCATCGGTGACGCCGGGTATTTTTGGTCGCTGTTTCGATCCGATGTCCCAGTCGCCGCCGACCGAATAGCCGAGGTCTTTGAACATTCGGGCGTGGTCGTATTCCAGCGAAGCATGGCAAGATTGCACAAAAAGACGATGACTCATGGCACCTCCTACTCCTAGTATAGTTAGGCTCGCTATTACAAAACGGAGACACATGGCCAAAATTGATCTATCCAAAGAATTCTGCTACCTGCCCAACTTCGTTCGCGAAGACATCCTGATGGCCCAAACTGTCGGCCAGCAGTTCGGGTGGCAGATCCAGAACTTCGACCTCCCTTCAGCTTGGAAGGACACATGCGGCACTGGCGTCAACGTCGCCGTCCTCGACACCGGGGTCGATTTGACGCACCCGGACCTAATCGAGAACCTGATCGAAGGTTACAACGTCATCAACCCCAAGCTGCCGCCGACCGATGATAACGGTCACGGTACGCACGTCGCCGGCATCATCGCGGCGTCGAACAACGCAATCGGCGTCGTGGGCGTTTCGCCGTGCGCAAAGATCATCCCCATCAAGGTTCTGAACCGGATGGGTGCGGGCAGGATGGATCACGTCATCGAAGGCATCAAAGTCGCTGTTGACAAGGGTGCCGATCTGATCTGCATGTCTCTCGGCACCCGCAACCCTCTGGACGAGGTATTGAAGGCGATCAAGAAAGCGGCCGACAGCGGGGTCGTGTGTTTCGTGGCCGCAGGCAACGCCGGCCGCACGGCACAGCTACTGTATCCCGCCGCGTATGACATGACCATTAGCATCGGTGCCGTGGACGAGAACTCGATGCGAGCGTCGTTCAGTTGCACCGGCCCCAATCTCGACTTCGTCGCGCCGGGCGTGGACATCTACAGCACCGTGCCTGTTTCGAGCTACGCGGTGATGTCGGGTACTTCTCAGGCCGCTCCGTTTGCGTGTGGTGTCGGCGCGTTGCTGTTGTCGCACCACCGAATGACCAAGCCGGGGGCCAAGTTCAAGAAAGAAGACTACGTCAAGGCACTGAGCAACAACGCACTGACCGTCGAAAACCTCGACGTGAAGTACGCGGAACTGGGTAAGAGATTCTTTCAAGGCTTCGGGATCATCAACCCGGTCAACTTCTTGGACTGGGTCGAGAACAAGAAAGTCGATTCGGTGGCGCAGACCATCGCCGGTGCTTTGAGCGACGTGGGCATGCTCGATACCACGAAAGCCGACGTGTCGGCTTTGCGTAAGTTGTCTACGGATTTGAACAAGGCTCTGAAGCAGTTCCCGAAGGTGAATCAGAAGGCGGCGTCGAAGAAGGCGGCGGTTCAGAAAGAGATGATTTCATCTGCTTTACTACGTCGCGTATCAAAGCAGCCCGCTCATAATCCTCAGCCTTGATGCAGTCTTTCATCCGACCTTCAAGGTACTTGATGCGTTCAGGCAGCGGCACGCCACCGTGCCGCTTGACCGTCGCGAGCGTGCGATCAACGGTAGACTCTTTGGGTTCGCCACGGTCCTTGCGTTTCTTCCACGCTTTCGGCACCTTGCCGTTGTGAATCATGTCGCCGTGGTGGTTCATCAACATCGTCTCGATGTCGTCGCGGAAGGCATCGTAGCAGGCCGGGCAGCCGAACTGATTGGCCTTTTCGATTTCGAGCGGGTTGATGCCACAGACGGGGCATTTGTGCGAGGCGGCTACGGCTTTGGCCGCTGCCGCCTTTTGCATCATTTCTTGAAACTGATTCAAGGAGTTATTCAGCACGGGAAGCGATTTGGCCGAGGTGGAGGGAGCGGCCCCCTGACCGAGAGCGCACTGGGGACAACACTGAATCGTCTTGGTGCCTTGCGGAGTGATCTCCGCAAGGGTGAGATTCTTGGGATTGGAACAGGGTTGGCCGGTGCGGGGGCAAACGCTCATGATTACTTCTTCTTGCGTTCGATCAGTTTGTTTTCGTCGTTGTAATCCCTGATCTTCTTCAACAGTTCCGCGATCTCGTCCTTCGTCAACTTTTCCGCGTTGTCCTTCGTGAACTTCTCGGCGTAGTTTTCGAGGATCTTGGCGGTTTCCTTGCGAAGATCAGTGAGTTTTTCGACGTAGCCCTTCAACTCGTCCAGAGTCGGCGCGTTCTCGTGGGTGGGCGGCTTCAGGGCATACTTCTTCAACTCATCTTGCCAGAAACCGTTGAGTCTTGTCAACTCGAATGTGAGCCGTTGCAGGTTGGAAAGGTAGAAAGACTGACGGTCGAATTCGGGCAAGTCTTTTACCTTCAGTTCCTTTTTATCGCTGACCCGCGTCAGGGTGACGTTTTTCCAGTATTCGGGGTCGTTGAACTTTTTGCTCCACTCGGTGTAACGCTTCAGTGCGTGTTCGTAATCTGACTTGACCGGCAGATCTTCTTCCAGCTTGGGAACGGCCTGCACTTTCTTGTTTTCCACTTTCGTCGGGGGCGGCACCTGACCCGCGAAGGACGTGCCGATCAAAGTCGCAAATACCAACATCGATGCAAAGAGTTTCATTTGAATTTCCTCGTTGTGGAACCGGACAGGGTCATTATAGTCCGTTTTCACGGAAACGCTGTACCGCTGACCAGAACCGCGCCCCCGTCAGAGGCAAGAGCCGAAGAACCGGCCGCAGTCGTCCTTCTTACCCAAACGGGATACCCCTCTGTCGGTCCTAAATGCCCAATGGAAAGCGGATTTTCCATTGATGGCGTGTAGAAGCTGACGCCGGTTGGGGTTGTGGTCGGTGCGTCGATGAGCGGCGCGATCCCGTTAATCGGACTGCCGGGTACGATTTTGGATGTTGTCACGGTTGACGCGGGAGTCAAACCGTTTGAAGTCACCGTCAGCGTCGGATGAAACCGTTTGCCAGAAGTTCCGGCGAAAATGACGGTAAACACCACGGTCGTGGACGGGCCGATGCCCGTCTGGGCCGTAACCGTAACGTCTTCGAGGCCATCGACGGTACGAATGGCCGTTTGGAAATTCGCTGCCCAAACGCCGAGGTCGGAGTTGTAAGAAAACGTAAAGTCTTCGTCGCCGTGGCCCAACGTCAAGCTGCCGGTTGTCGGGTCACCGACCACGGTAACGGTTTGTATTTCGTCAACGAACGCGAAGCCCAGTGCCATGTCGGACCCGCCGGCAACTTCGTCGGTTATGGCGACCGTCGAGTTCCACAGCGTTTCGGTGTTGCTGTTGTTGAAGACGTAGAAGCACATGTAATCAACGAGTCCGTCTTCCTGCTCGTCGGCCGTGACGTTCTCGAACAGATTGTTTATCCCGTTCGGAACGGGATAAGAGGACGGATCGCCGCCGAGTGAGGCGAATTGGTTTTGGTTTGACGCTCCCCCGGAGAGGACGTGTACGATGTCGCCGTCTTGAATCATAAAACCTCCCGACTATCTAGGACGCTACAATAACAGTTATAGTACGGGAGGAACGATGGGAACTACCTTCGGGTGCGACAGCGAGTTCATTTTGACCCTCCACGGCAAGTACAAAAGTGCCGTTCCGGTTTTGCGAGGTACGAGGGACAAACGTCAGCGGATCGACGGCGTAGAAATCTTTCACGACAACGTTCTGGCCGAAGTCGCAATCGAGTACAGCAACACTTGGCACCAAGTACGCGGCAGTTTCCATCACGCCTTGAAGACGCTCGCACGGGCGGTCGATCCCTGTAAGTTGAACTTGTTCGCATCGGCCGACTACCCGCGTTCCGAGCTTACTGACCCGGAAGCAAAAGAGGCCGGCTGTTCGGAAGAGAAAGACGCCTACACCAGAAGCACGTTGCCGTCTCAGGAAGACAAGATCAAGACGGGAGCATTCCGAACCGCCGGCGCACACATCCATCTCGGTGGGGACGGCGTTCTACAGAACAGCATCCGATTGAAACTCGTGGTTTACGCGATGGACCTGTTCGTGGCGGTGCCGTCTTTGTTCCTAGACGACAACATTTTCGCCCGCGAGCGGCGGGCGATGTACGGTCGGGCGGGCAGCTACCGGGAGAAACCATACGGGCTGGAGTACCGCGTCCTGGGTCCGTTCTGGTTGAGATCCCCTTCTACGGCCGAACTGTTTTACAACTTGTCGATGTTCGCGTTGGACTTTGTCGAGTCGGGCAAGTTCGACAGGTTCTGGAGCATTGACGAGAAGAAGCTGTTCGACGGCAAGAAAGACGCCTACCAGTGTCACGGTTACAACAAGGATCTGTTGATCGACACGATCAACACCTACGACATGGTAGAAGCGGAGAAGTTCTTGGAGTTCATCTCGCACTTCTTGCCGGCGCAACTGGTAAGAGATTTCGAGCGTGAACGCGAGAGCGAGCCGGACCTCTACACGTCGTGGGACATTTGATCTCTGACCTTGCGGCAGATCGGCCGGACATCAACCTTGCGACACTTCTGGCACTGCCATTTTTGATCGAGGGACGCGAAGGCTCGTACTTCAAGTACGAGCCTCGTTTTGTGAATGTACGAACGGCGACCGCACTCGTTGCACAAGCTCGCCGTGTGGTTGGCCTTCTTGCCGTTTTGTTGGGGCTTGGCCGTCTTGATGTCGCGGTAGTGCGAGTAGAGCAGGTTGACGAGGGCGGTTGGCATCGGCGGGGCGGGGAACGTCGATTTCTTGAGCCACTCGTAGACCTTGCCGCTCTTGTGGACGCTCGGCGGAACGACCGACTGGTGACGCCGACCCCGAAACTCGATGCCGTCGAACTTGCAGATGGTAATGTTCGGATTCGGCGAGAGGAACAGATGGTGGCAGGACTTGTTGCTCTTGAACATCGGGTGCGGGCAGTGCCGCGTAAGATCGAAGATCATCTCGTTGGCTTCTTCGGTGTCCCCCTCAACGTCCATGACGGTGCCGAGCAAAAATCCCATGTTGGCGTCGGGCATCTGATCAAAGGCGGCGCGATACTTGTCGGCAGACCAATCAACTTGCCAGTCTTTGAAGACGGGAATCTTGCTTCCGGGGTACAAGGCGATGGGGTTGAAACCACAGGTCAGGTACGCTTCAAAGTAATTCGCGATGTCCATGCTCAGTCGTCCTGAACGGAGAAAATGCGGAAACGCGGCGTGCGTCTCTCGTCCCGACCACCACCGGCTAGGGCTTCTGAAATTTGGTCGGGCGTAAGAGACGCGACCTTCACTCCATTATCCCTGGCCCATGTAATAATACGAAGAATGTCTTTGGCCCGTGAGCGGGCCACCCACGGATTGTTATCGAGGAGGTACGGCGTGAACGTTTTTCTTACTGGCGCAACGGGTTTCATCGGAAGTCACACAGCAAAGAAATTGGTGGATGCTGGTCATGTGGTGACTGGCACCGGGGTTTCCACCGAAAGACCCTCGCATTGTACCAGACTACTCACGCCGAGTTTGGTCGGAATCAACTGGCCCGCCATCGGCAACATCGACGCCGTAATTCACTTGGCCGCGAACAACGACACGCTCTGCGATGACGAAGAAGAAATCATGCTGGCGAACTTCTACTCGTCCACGATGCTGTTCAAGCACTGCGTGAGCATGGGTTGCCGGAAGTTCGTTTTCGCAAGCTCGGCGGCTGTTTACGGCAACGCCCCACCCCCACAAACCGAAGACGAAGAGTGCGTACCTCTTAACCCATACGGCAGATCCAAGCTGCGGTTCGAGAAGTTCGCCAAGTCTTTTGCCGAAGACAACGGCGTCTCCGTCGTCGGCTTGCGTTACTTTAACGTATACGGACCCGGAGAGCAACACAAAGGACGCCGGGCCAGCATGGTTTATCAGATCGTTCGCGCCGTACAAGAGGGCCGTCCGGTCAAGCTGTTCAAGCACGGCGAGCAGGCACGCGACTGGATTCACGTTTCAGACGTTGTGGACCGGACGATAGGTGCCGTGGATCTTGATGGGTTTCACATCGTGAACGTCGGAACCGGAACGCCGCGTTCGTTCAACGACATCGTCGCGGCGGCGGGTGGCAAGGTTGACGAGTACATTGACTGCCCGTTTTCAGGGGCATATCAGTCGCAAACGTGTGCGTCTACGAAAAAAGCCGAGGGCTTGTTTGGCCCTCGGCAATTTGTTACTCTCGAACAGGGTGTTCGGACGATCACAGAAGACTGTTGTGGAGACGCGCGAGCTTCTTGATGAGCTTCTCTTGCAGCTTCGGGCCGGCGTTGCCGCAAGCCTCTTCGATCACCTTGAACGCTTCGCCGAGCGAGACGTTGCTGTTAAAGCCGACATCCAGCCGCTGATTCGGGGCGAAGCCCGGTTCACCCGGCTTCGGTTCTTCGGTCGCGGGGGCGGGGATCAAAGCGTCTTCTTGGTATTCGCTCCAACCGTCCTTGTATTTGGCTTCCTTCTTGGGACCGAGCATCTCGCGGACTGAGTTCATCCACGATTCCTCATCCGCCATTTCCCAACGAGAGGATTCCTTTTGCATCTTCTTCTCGCTCTTTTTGCCGGATTTCTTGGCAGACTTCTTTGCCGATTTCTTGCCGGACTTCTTCTTGGAGAACATGGGGGCTTCGGCTTCTTCGCCGCCCTTTTCCTTCTCCTCCCAGTCGCCGTCGCCTTCTTCTTCGCCGCCCTCGTCGCCGCCCTTCTCCTTCTCTTCGCCATCGCCCTCGTCGCCCTCATCATCGTGGTCGTCGTGGTCCTCCCCGTCGTCGTCATCGAAATCGCCGCCCATGTCACTGTGCATGTTCTTGGCAGACTTCTTCGCGAATTTCTTGGATGACTTCGCGCCGCAGCCGCAGCCCTCACCGGCTTCGATCTCTTCGCCGTCTACTTCAACGTCGTGATCGTCGTCCTTCTTCTTGCCCTCGGCGACATCGGACACGGAACCGAATTGGCCCATGTTGAGGCCGAGGTTCTGTGGTTGGCTAAGACCCAAATTGAAACCTGGGCCGAAAGACTCATTGAGTTCTTTCCACTTTTTGTACGAGTTCATAATGCTCCTTGAGTTATCGTCCCAGTTTGTTTCTGAGAATATCCCGTCTCTTCTTCTCTGCGGCCCTTCGTTCCGCAGTCATACCGGCTTGGCTACGAGCGGGGGTAGCGGCCGGTGCCATCCCTACGGCCGGTGCCACAGGAGCAGCCGCCATAGAAGACACACGTCTGGGGGCAATACTCTGCCCGGTGAGCGCAGCGACCCTCGTGGCCGACTGGAACCTCTGTGGAGATCGGGGATTCTTTTTCTTTCCGCAAGCGCAGGCCATAGCTCCTCGATTAAACGCCGATTTTTCGTCTGGCCCCAACTGGTCTGCTCTTGACGATCTTCTTCTGGTGTGTGCCGTCAGAAAACTTCTGGAGAACGTGCAGTTCGTTGCCTTTGACCGAAATCTCTTCCGAAATCATCGTTTTTTGAACCGTAGGGGTGCTGGCAGCGGCCTGATCGCGTTTACATCCGCATCCCATGTGTCCCTCCAAATGGTTCAGGGGTATATACGTTCCCGGCTCATTATCTATCAAGGCCGCTTGAGTTTTGGCCCGACTTACTATGGGTAAGTCATGGACCAAATCGAACAAGCAAAAGAAATGATCAAGGCCGGAATCAAGCAGGCCACTCGCCTCTTTCACGAGGGCAACCTGCCCGGCTGCCTGATGCTGATCGGTCATATCCTCCAAATGGACCCTCACAACGACGACGCCCTACAAATCGCCGGGCTACTCAAACTGCGGGTCGAAGAAAAAGAAGAGGCGACCCGTCTGCTGACGCTGGCACGTCAGATCAATCCGGCCAACCCGGATCATCACAACAATCTCGCCGTGGCGTACTCCCGCGCCGGCAAATACGACGAATCGATTGCGTGCGTGCGTGACGCAATCGCTATCGCTCCGGGCAGACCCGTCTTCTGGACCAATCTGGGAGTACAACTCAAAGGCAAAGCGGCCGGTAAAACCGGGGCGGAACGCGAATCCTTGCTTAACGAGTCTGAAGCCGCCTTCAACAAGGCGATGGAACTCGATCCGAATGCCGCGACCGCGTTCGCAAACCTCGGCAGTCTCTCGGCCGAGCGACACCAAATGGGACGAGCCGCCGAGTTGATGGAAAAAGCTCTGGAGATCGATCCCAAACTTTCTGGCGTACACGTCGATCTGAGCTACGTCTACTTCCTGACCGGACAGTTCAAAAAGGGATGGCCTCACTACGAACACAGAATGACACACTACCCGCAAGCCTCGCGGTGGGAGAAGGTGTTCCCAAGCAGCAAAAGATGGGACGGCCGCACCTCATTAGAAGGTAAAACCGTGGGCATCTTCTGCGAACAAGGGTGTGGTGACGCAATCCACTTTGCCAGATACATCCCGCTGATCAAGAAAATGGCGGGCGAAGTGTGGTTGTGTTGTCACGATCCTCTGAAGGGATTGATGTCGCAGTTCTGCGAAACGATCCCGATGTCTCAAAAGCCCCCCTATTACGACGTGTCGATCCCGATCATGTCGTTGCCTTACCTGTTAGGCGACCCGGAAACGCCCAACGTCTACATCGACACAAAGCCGGCAGACTTGTCCGTCTACGGCGGATTCAAGGTGGGGATCTGTTGGGCGGGGAACCCACAACACCCCGGCGACCGATTCCGTTCGGTCCACCTGCGCGAGTTTTCGCCGTTGGCATTTGAAGGGGTGAAACTGTTCTCGCTTCAAAAAGACTACCGGCCCAGGAAGTACCACGATTCTGAGGATGTCATTGATTTGTGCAGTGACGGCCCGGCCGTGGTGGACCTCTCTCCGATGTTGAACAACTTCGATGACACCGCATCGTTCGTGGCGGGAATGGATCTGGTAATTTCGGTGGACACGGCGGTGATGCACTTGTCGGCGGCTATGGGTAAAGAGACGTGGGGTCTGATTCCGTACAACCCCGATTGGCGATGGGGGTTGTACGGAAGCGATACGCCGCTTTACTCGAACTTGAAGTTGTTCCGCCAGACACAGAAGAACGATTGGCGGTCGGTGATGGGGGCGGTGGGAGCCAAGCTGCGAGAAAAGTTAAGCCCGCGATGATCGCGGGCTTGGGGGTCAGTTCGAGGTCGCGGGAGCAGTGGTCTTCGGCGTGGCCTTCTTCTTGGCCGCAACCCGGCGTTGTGCGGCCGAGTCGTCGTAGTTGACTTCCAGCCCGTATGCGTCGGCGACCCGCCGCGCCACCGACTTGAGGGCCGACAGCGTCTCGAACTTGGTGACGCCTTCCTTGTTGGCGAGCTTCGACTTGGTGGTGTACGGGGCGGTCAAACTGCCCTCGAAGCTCAGGGTTCCGGTCGTCTTGTCCTCGGAGGCAGTCACCTTGACCTCCAGAGTTGCCTTCTTCTTGCTCATCTTCGTTTCCTTTCGTGTGCGTGGTACTGCCACTGGGTTATCGCGGTCGAATCGTCATGTTGCTTCGGACAAAGTCTCTATGCTTCTCCCAGTTCTGGCCTTTGGGGTCGGGAACCCCGCAGTCCCTCAACGTCGGTATGACGAACCGTCTCGTCTTACTGGGTTTGAAGTTTTCAATCGCCGAGCAATACTTTGACTCGAACTTTGAACATTGTATGTCACCGAACAACGTCGTCAAAGACAAAACCTTCACAATTGACGAAACTGTTTCCATGACTTCGCTCGACTTCAACCAGTGTCGGTGACCGCCGACGCGGGCGTAATCGATGTACCACATCATGGTGTCGGGGTCATACGAGAAAAGCGGGTTGGCGTTGCCGACCTCAAAGTGGAGTTCGATCAGATCTTCGATCTCGGAGAAATGCACCTGTTGTTGGGGTAGATACAACTCGTAGTAGAGGTAGGCGAACACGGCTCGAAAACTGATTCCGAGGACCGACTTGCGTTTGTAAAACTTGGTCCGCAGGCAGTACGAGCAGAAGAAGTTGTTGTCCCCGGAAAGGCGTTCGAGGATCTCGGACCCTTTGGACGCAACGAGTTTGCCGCAGAAGTCACAGAGGCGGCACGATTCCTTTGGGAAGTTTGTGGAAACGGCCGGATGAATGTCGGCTTCGGTACGAAAAACGGGCATAGCAGGCATATCTACTCCCAGGCTCCCGATTAACAGAATGAGGACCAATGAAGACCATGAAGACATTTTTGCAGTGGGCCGAGTCGAACAAGCTCGAACTGCCGCCGGTCAGCGAGAACGCAACGAAGCGTGGCGGTATCGCGACTTGGGCGTACCCGGACGCATACGTCCGCTCGCAGTATCCGAGCTTGTCCTTCGCGCCGACCGCCGCCGACCACGCCTTCAAGTTGAAGGGGTCGAAGAAGAACGAATCCAAGTCCTAACCAACAAGGACATCGAGTGAAAACATTCCTTGACTGGGCCGGCGAACACAAACTGGAACTGCCGCCTCTAGCCGAAGGTGCGACCAAGCGAGCGGGTATCGCTGCTTGGGCGTACCCGGACGGTTACATCCGCTCGCACTACCCGGACCTGTGGTTCACTCCGTCCGCTGCTGATGCGATCCAGAAGATGCAGCCCGGCCCGCCGTTCACACCGAAGAAACACAAGGTCAGTCACGAGACACCACCGGACTCCGCAATCGGGCCGGACGGCAAAGTTCGCGGCGAGAGGGAAGTCGATTACGAGGACTCTTGAAACAAGAAACCCGGCTTGCAAGCCGGGTTTCTTGTTTTACAGGCAGATGCCGGCTTTCTTGAGTCGTTCCTCGTGATCGAGGTCGATGATGCTTTTCACTTCCTTCGGGATCAGGGACGGCTCCTTCTCGTAGACCCGTTCCCAGTAGCCCCACTGGTCTTCGCTGGCCGGGTTCTGGATCACCATGCCGAGCTTCCAGTATTTGTAGAGGATCTGCTCGACCCGCTCTTTGGTCAGTCCGGCCTCTTTGGAGAGTGCGGAGACGCTCCTCCAAGCCCACTTCTGGTGCCGCGAGAGGACCATGAAGAGAGCTTGTTCTTCATCGCCCTCTTTGGTGCCGTGCGGGTACACTTCCGACCACTGCTTTGGCATAACTCACCTTTTGTAAGACGTTTTTGCGTGCAGGATAATAAATACCCAGGCAACGACCGCAGGAACGACGCCCGCGAGACTCTGTTGATATAGTAGCACGCCAGAGCCAACAAATGCTCTGCTTCTTCAAACAGGAACGGTGAATGAATGGGAAACAAGTACAACAGGTACGAGAGAAAGCAACTCCAACAAGAAAAACTAGCTGCATCTCTGGCCGGAACCGGACTCTACGTCTACCGGAATCCGAGCAGGACGGGAACCCTTACCCTGCCGAAGCCCAACGCCAACGGTGAACGAATCGTAGGTCCGGGCAAGGAATTTCAAGGCGACAGTTATTTCATGTCGCTCGTACAGACGGGGGATCTGATCAAGGTCCGTACCCTCAAGTCGCCGGCCCAAGAACAAGCAGAAAGAGCGGAGCAGCAAGCCAAGCTCGCACTGGCAGCGGCACCCGCACCGGCACCTGTCCCGGTGAAGATCGAAAAGAACGGCAACGTCTTTTCGGTCGATCTGGACAACTTGTCACGCGAAGAATCCGAAGCACTGATCGCCAAGATCAAAGCAAAGTTCCACAGCCAGCACTCCGACGATGTGCTGACCGAAGCGGTGGACGCAAACCCCAAAGCCCGCCAAACCAAAAAGGCCGAGAGCATGAAACCGAACCAAAAGAAGTTGGTCCTCGACCAACCCGACCGCATCACGACCGAAGGCAAAGTGGAAAGCGTCGTCCGCGACGACGTTCCGGTGAAGCCGCTTCACGACCACGACGCCAAGAATCAGAAGGACGTTCTGCTCAACGAAGTCCCGGACGGCGAAATCATCATCGACTGACCGAAGAAGTGCTTTACAACCCGATTCCCGCGACCTATAGTGGGAATCGGGAAATCCTGCAATCGAATTCAAGGGGGCCAATCGGCCCCGTCGTAGCTTTCCCAACCGGGGATCAGCCGTGAACTCTCCAGTCGCCACACTTTCAAGTGAAGAGATCGCAGCCTCAGTGAAGTCATTCGCCGAGGCAGTGGGGTACGTCGAAACCGACCTCCACGACTTGTTCCAGAGGGTCAATAACGTCCCGGTGGAACAACTGAATCCCGAACAAAAGGCCAAGTTCGACAAGGCGCGGCAGAAGTACCTGCGGTGTCTTCAAGAGTTCGGATTACAAGAAATTCCGTCCGACCAGTAAACCAGACGAGGACTCAAGATGAGTAGCCTGATCGTTCAAGTGTGCCGAGTCGATAAAGTCGAAGAACATCCCAACGCAGAAAAACTTGCCCTTGCAACAATCAAGGGCTGGAAAACCTGTATTCGTAAAGACGAAACCGGCACCCAGTTCAAAGAAGGCGATCTCTGCGTCTTCTTCCCGCCCGACGCCGTTCTCCCCAAAGAACTGTCGGATCGGCTCGGCGTCACCAAGTACCTCAAGATGTTGGGCAAAGGCACGGACGGCAAGACCCCCGAAGGGGGCCGTGTGGCCGTTTCGCGTCTGCGCGGGCATCCGAGCTACGGGTTGATCTCCAAACTCGACATCCTGCCAGTCAAGATGAATCCCGACTTCTCAATGGCTTGGAAGCCGGGCGATGACGTGGCGTCCACTCTGGGCATTACCAAGTGGGAGCCGCCGATGACCTGTACGGACGGGGACGCAGAAAAGCCGCACCCGGCGTTCCACCGCTACTTCACACTCGAAAACTACCGCAACTTCCCCGACTTGATTCCCAAAGGCAAGCGGGTCGTTTTCACCGAAAAGATCCACGGGAAGAACTGCCGCGTCGGACTGATCAAGGACACTGGCCCGGACGGTGAAATGGTCTGGACGTGGATGGCCGGTTCCCACGACGTTCGCCGCAAAGAGTTCGTCACCCGCAAGCGGAAGATCCACGACCGCGAAACGGGCGAAACAAAAACCGAAGAATACCAAGACAAGTCGCAGTTTTGGCAGGCTCTGGACCGGCCGGGCGTGCGCGACATGATCGACACCATCAGCGGCGGAAAGACGAGCGGTGGCTGCGTCGATAACGTCGTCGTCTTCGGCGAGATCTTCGGCAGCGGCGTTCAGGACATGGCCTACGGGATGGCGAACGGGAACTGGGACTTCCGCGTGTTCGACATCACCGTCAACGGCAAGTACATGAGCTTCGCCGAGAAGATGAACTGGTGCCACATCCACGATGTCAAGATGGTGCCGATCCTGTACGAAGGCCCGTTCAGCGAGGAAGAGGTCGAGAAGTTCGTGGGCGGCAACACTACCGTCTGCTCATCGGAAGAGAACGGCAAGTTCAAGGGCCGCGAAGGGATCGTGATCACCAGCGAAATCGAAACTCAAGCCGTCACCCCGGAAAAGGTGTTCGACCGGATGGCACTCAAGGCCATCAACTTCGAGTACCTCGAACGCGCCGGCGGCACGGAACATCACTAATGTCCCTCAACGATTGGATCGAGTTCGACACGCCACCCTACGTCGCCTATTGCCCTCGATGTGGCGATCCGGGTTTGATTCCAAGTCACCGCGACTACATGAACGGCACTCTCTGCGAGTCCACGGACGAGTGCCGTCGTTGTGGTTACTACTGCGAATTCTCTTACGGAAGCACGAACGAAGGCGACAATTCGACCGAGGAGAACGCGCGTATGATCGGCATGCACGACGAACACAACGCCGACGACCCCTTCAAGCTCGAACTGAGCATCACCGCGCTCGTTCAGGCCACCCGCCGTATGAAATACGGCGAACACCGCTTCCTGTCGGAACTGGTACGTCAGCGGAAGAAAGATCCCCTCTACAAGTCTTCCACCGAGTTCAAAAACCACACCGACATGCTGGAAGAACTACTCGAAGCCGGATTTTTCTGACGCAATTTCGGAGACATCGGCGGCGAGTGCTTTTACCCACTGTCTCGATTCCAAAGGAAAACATGAAAACCTACACTGTCGTCGTCGTTGACGAAACCAAACTCGGCATGGTGCAAGAAGAGATCGGCAACATGGCCGGCGTGGGCAACATCACCCACGGCAACCTGAACATCCTGATCGTGGAGTCCAGCCAGCCGCTGAATCTGGCGGCGGTTCACGGCGTAGAACGCTATGATGAAATCGGCGCGACGGCCGACTTCGTTGAAGGTCTTCGCGTTCGCGGCGAGGTCGTGCCGGAAAGCGAGTTGAAAGATCACCCCGCAGACGGCGTCACCCACGTCGAAACCCCCGAAGGGGAAATCAAACGGGTCGCTTTCTCGGCGGTGTAAATGAAGCACGAAACGACAATCGAATACTGCGACGGCAACTTGAAGCACCTCGCCGTCGATATTGCCAACCTGCAATACGACGCACTGCAAGACTTTTTGCTGTCGCTCGCGGAAAAACTTGAGAAAGACGCCGAGGCCGACCGAACCAGAAATCGGCCTATACTGTCCTCTCGATTGGAAGCGGCGGCGAGAAACATCGAAGACGCAGCCAGGGCGATTGCTCTGGCTTGGAAAATCTGCAAGCCTCATGTGGAGAACCAAGATGGAAAGCGATGCTCTGGGCGACCGGATGAAGATGTACGAGCGTGCGGGAACTGCGGAACGGTTCATGCCGCTTCTGCCAGTGATGGCACGAATTGACGGTCGCGCCTTCCACAGCTTCGTTCGCGGTCTGGAACGCCCCTACGATCAGCGCCTGAGTCAGATGATGATCGACACCACCAAGTACCTCGTCAAAGAGACTGCGGCGGTGATGGGCTACTGCCAGAGCGACGAGATCGGCCTGTGCTGGTACAGCGGCAACCCGGAAACCCAGATCTACTTCGACGGCCGCGTGGCGAAGATGATCAGTCAACTGGCCGCACAGACCAGCGTGTACTTCTACCGCCTGTGCGTGGACCGCCTGCCACCGGAGTACGCCGCGAAGATGCCGACCTTCGACTGTCGGTGCTGGACCGTGCCGAACTTCAACGAAGCCGCGAACACCTTCCTCTGGAGGGAGTTGGACGCGAGCAAGAACTCGATCTCGATGGCGGCGCGGAGCGTGTACTCGCACAAGGCGTTGGAGAACAAGAACGGGTCGGAGATGCAGGAGATGCTCTGGCAGAAGGGCGTCAACTGGAACGACTACCCCCGGTTCTTCAAGCGGGGAACCTTCATCCAGCGGCAGATCGTGACCCGGAAGTTCACCACCGACGAACTCGACAAGTTGCCGCCGCAGCACGAGGCCCGGCACAACCCGGAACTGACCTACGAGCGGTCGGACTACGTCGAACTGGACATGCCGCCCTTCAACAAGGTGGCGAACCGAGCGGCGGTCATCTTCGAGGGTGCCAAGCCGCAACTCTACTCGTGTGCCGGGTGAACCATGAACCTCTGGTGTCGTCTGTTCCACCGCTGGAAGTACCACACCTACTTCGGCCCGACGTGTACGGAAACGACCGTCCACGCGGCTTGCGAAAAGTGCAAAAAGGTGTACGTCAGGATCTCTCGCGACTGTGCGCCGAGCGACGTGTTCTTCCAGAAAACCGGCATCGACTACAACTCGGTCGCAACCAAGTTCAACTAAAGCAGCAAAGGCTACCAATTTGGTAGCCTTTGCTGCTTTAGTTGGTACAATCGAGTCGGAGGAACACATGCCGACCCCCCTCGAAATGATCGACGCGAAAGTCAAGAACTGCAAGCGTTGCGGTCTGTGCGACGGTCGCAAGAACACGGTTTTCGGCGAGGGCAATCCTTCCTTCTCTAACTAACCATCTGTGCTGGTGATGGGTACAAAAACACCGAGACGATATTGGATCACTCAAGTCCCGAACACCGTCTCGGTATTTACTGTCTTCGGAGTTTATCTTTTACTTCCTGTAAGTCGCCGTTTATCTTTTCTTCATGCGTTTTGGACTGTTTGTAATACGAATGATCCTATCAACTTCTGATTCTTCTGGTTGAGACATCCGACGCTCAACCTCTGCATCTGCTTGTTTTTGAAGTCGTGTATCTCGCTCATCATCTGTTTCCCAATTATCCATTTCTCCAGGCTTGATAAGCCCAAAGTGCTTATACGCTGGCCCAAATTTTTCCATTTCCTTTGGCGTACTGTTACGAATTAGTGGGTTGGGATGAGATTTATACTTCTCATAATGCTGCATGGCTTGTTGCATATATTGGTCATCTGGACTCAATTGTTGGGCTATAGGAGCCTGAACTGCCCCGCCAGCACCTAACATAGTTCCAGCAACAAGTGCTGGAGCAAGGGCTTTCTTTCCTAACCATCGCCCAGCACTACGCAATTGATGCCCACCCCAAATTTCATTATACATTTGCTGATCTCGTACAGCAAGCCATTCGTGAAATGTATTCATACAGCTATTTAGTAGATGGACTTGATTTTTGCAAAAACTGACCTCTCTCATCACGCTCCATAACCCTCTTCTTCTGACTTTCAGAGAGTTTCTTACGGCTCTCGTCACTCCACACCTTGCCCAAATGGGCCGTGCGGCGTCCGTTGTGCTTCTCGGCAAGAGCCTGACACTCATCAACCTCAAGCACCTGGGTCGGGATGAATGGATTGACCGAGTTGATCTCGGCACGGCACAGTTTACAGCCGTTGTCGTTTCGGCTGGTGTCGAAGTACAGGACGATCTCCTTGAGATGTGGCCGCAGCAGTACCGCCTTGTTCTCACCTTCTGCTTGCACCACGTCGCCACAAAGGGTCTGGATAGTTGTTGCCGCTTCCAGAAGATGTTGCTTGGACTGCCGGTACTCAGAAACCAGGGAATGCAGACCAACCTCCAGTTGTTCGATCTCCACCTGTTTGTCCTTGATAAACTGTTTGATGTCAGGATCGTCGCCCATGTCAGCAAACTTCAAGATCAACTTCTGCTTCTCGGCTTTCAAAGAAACGACCTTACCACGCACAGACTGGTGAACTTCATCAAAGATTTCTTGGTACGTCAATTCCAAATAGTCGGCGTCATTGTCTGGAGTCGCCATGTACTTCCACGCACGCTTCTTGAAGTTCTTGGCCTTCTCATCCTCCGTATCGCCAGGGAGGTTAGCGAAGATGAACTTATACATCTTCTGAGCGACTTCACCGCAAGCGGCGATGGCATTGTCTGTCCGCTTGTTTGTTGGGTCCAGCATCTCTCCGATCAGTTCGTTGACGATGCCGTTGGAGGACTTGACCTTTTCACAGAGCGTAAGGTAGCTCTTTTCGAGCCAACGCAGCCAGTTGTCAATGATTTCGTGGATCACGTCGATCTTGACTGCCCCACACTTCTCACAGCGATAGTTTTTCGACGGCTTCATCCCATCGACGGCAGCGCGTTCGACTGCGACATCCTCGACATGATCGCCGCGTTGAAGAAGAAATACGCCGACAAGCCATAATTACAGCATGTTCAAAAAATGGCTCGTCTTACGCGAAAACGATGAATCAGCCTTCATTCAGGCCATCAAAGCGAACCCGACAGACCGCACGCTCTGGCTGGTCTACGCCGACTGGCTAGATGAACACGACCGCCCCGAAGAGGCGGCGGCAATCCGCAAGGCTAAAGCCGCCCCTCCTCCGAAAAGCCGACAAGTCAACAGCATGGGCGAACGCGAGTACCAGAGCTTCGGTACTTGGCGGAAAGCGATCATGACCGAGTTCCCCGGAGCCACATTTGACGGCAACAAGGACATTGCACAAGCATTGTTCTACGGTACGGGTGTCGGCGAATGGGACGGGGAACGCGGGGTCATCTACGCCAGGAACAGTTAAGACTTGCCTTTGCCGTAGTGTCTAGCAATGGCGCGAGCTACGTCCGGCCAGATCCTGCGAACACCGGGGTGCAGGTTCTTTGACGTGATGTGTGACAGCGGCACCCATTCGTAATCGCTGCTCTCGTCACTCAACTTGACGTTGTACGGCTTCTCAATGGTCATCAGATACGTCTTGAAGACGTGGTGGCCGTCCTGATCGGTGAAGTCATCGATCCGCGTCATCGACGGCAGATTGCCACTCTCTTCTTTGGCCTCACGGTGGGCCGCGCCGATGTCCGATTCGCCCGACTTCACTTTGCCGCCAGGAATGGCCCAGGTGTTGGGTTGGTCGCACGGCGGCTTCCGCTTCAGCAAAAGAACCACATCACCGTCCGTCATGAACAGACCGGCTCCACGTTTGCCGTACCGCTTCTTGCCGCCGGCACCGATTCGCGAAAACCCGGATTTACTCACTTCGGACCCCTCTTCAAAGGAACCGCTTTCAGCTTCTCAAGGTGCTTGTCGGGAACGCCCTTGAGGTGGTGCATCATGTTCTTCAACTTGTTGGCGATCTGGTTGGCACCAGTGCCGTCAACGACTTTGGAACTGTTGACTGAAACGGTCTTGCGGTCGCGATTGTAGAACCCGCGAGACATCACAAACGAGTGATGTTGTGGATTGAAACTGACGAGTCCGACCCATTCGCCGTCGTCCCAGTTGCGGCTGGAAACGAGAATGCGAAGCGGTTTCTCGTCAAACACCAACTTGACGTGGTATCCGTTGTTCTTCAGAGCCGCGCTGACGTAGCCCAGACAAATCTTGGCGAACGCTTCTTCGGCGTCTTTCAGGCTTGTGCGGTAATTGACTTCGACGCTGTAACGGGTAGATTCAGCCCCTTCGAGCAACATCTCATCGGGTTCGTCTTTGCAGGCTTCGGTGAAGAAAGCGACGGCCGTTCGTGCGAGCGCGGGGACGCTCACTTCGACAAAATGCTTGCCGACGATTTCGTTGACCAGTTTCTTTCGGTAGTCTTTCCAAGAACGCATGTCACCCCATGATGATGCCGTGGGCCTTCAACCACTCGGCGAATGCCACTTTGTCGTATTTACTCCTCTTGGAAGTATTCTGCCTGCCGGATAGTGGCTGAAGATTTTCCAGGCAGTTAATCAGCTTCGGGTCAGTGATGCCATTCTCGATAAAGGCATTGATCGGGAAAATGTGATCGAGGTGCCAAGAGCCGCCACAAACTTTGGCATAGTTCGGATGCGACAAGACGTAAGTCTGAAGTTCCTTTGGGGTGTATCCCAAAATCTCGTGAGTACGGCGAGCCTTTGTAGTCTTTCCGGCTTTCAAACTCGATGACAAAGCTTTGTAAATCTTCTTGCGGAAGAGTTCATTCTCTCTGGCCTTCTGGCGGTCGGCGATCCACTGATAGTTGTTGGCTCCACTGACCTTCTTTATCCATTCTCGATTGTTTGACCGCTTCTCTTGAATCTTCTTCAAGCCGCACTCATAACAGTTCTGTTTTTGATGAACGAAAGCGCCAAGTGTGACAGCAGACATGTTGCCACACTTGCAACGATAAGCCACTGGCGTAACACTGTTCTTGTAAACAGTGTCAAGCAATTCGCATCCGCGATCAGCAAACATCTGGCGCACTTGTTCTATGGTGAATTTTCTCATGCCATATTGTAGTGCATTATAATTGGAAAATGTCTTATCCCATGACGATGGGCAACTGCCCATCACCGAATCTGGTGATCAGTCTCTCTTCCCATTCCTTCTTTTCCTCGCGGCCCTCTTGCAACAGAGTGTCGCCGTCGAGTTGTACGCCGCCGTTCGGCCCAGGCGGGTTTTTGATCTTGCTCCTGATTCGGCCGAGCATGATCTTGGCGAAACACAACGCCCCTTCTTTCATGGCGTGAGCCACACGGCCCCAGTCCTTGTGCTTCTGAATGTAGTGGACGGCCACCTTGTGTACCCGGTACGGGATCGGGTAGATCTTGATGTGTTGGAAGTCGCCCAACCACTCCCACCCGCCCAGGTTAGAAGCGATTCGGGAGTACATTTGTTCGTACTGCTTGTACAGAACCCACTCGCCCATCCTGCCCCAGATCGGCTGGATCGGGTCGATCATGCCGCCCTGAATGCTGGCATAGGCACCGCCCGGATAGAAATACTCGACCGGCAGCGAACCGCCCAGGTCGGACGCGGCGAACGCGAACGAGCCAGTTTCCTTGTACCGCACCTCTCGGATGTAACCGATTTCCGGCGGAAGTTTGTAAACGCTTTGGCCCGGCGTTGTGTTAAATACGAACCACTCGAAGTATTCGCGTGGGGCGTACTCCTCGAATACTGCGAGTGCTTCGTCCACCGCGATGTCGAGTTGTTGATCGTTGAGTTCGATCACGACTTCCGGCGCACCTAACATGGCGAGAACGTAGTCTTTGATCTGGTCTATTACCTTTGATCGGTCGCGTCTCGGACCCAGTTGTTTGATGTCCAACGGATCGGCTACACCGAGGCCGTTGCCGCCGCCACAGCCACTTGCACAAACACCGCCGCCCTGCGTGTAAGAAGGGCGGGGCAAGACGATTTGATTGCTACCACAATTTCCCATTGTGAGGTATATAGATTAGCAACAGGAAGGTTTCAGAGATTGGTAATGAGCAAGACTTTCTCAAGCTTCTTCAACGAACTGTACTACACTAAGGACCACGCTTATAGACGGCTCCGTCTGTTCAGCGAGATGGCGAAGCCCTTCCACATCTACAAGAAACCCATCGTGTTCGACAACACCGACGCGAAGTTCCTGTACCAGTTCCCTCGTAAGTTCTGGCTCCAGGCGATGGTGATGAGGTATCGCACCGACCTGTTCAAAGCGCTCAAGGGTCGTCACGACAACCGTCAAAAGCTGTTCGACCGGAAATACGAAGAGGTTCTGCCAGAGATTCAGAAGCGGTTCGCCAAGAAGAAAAACGGCGACAAGCTCGCTCGTCGGCAGGCAATTTTGGTGGCCGAAGAGTACGCCGCCAAGCACGACATGGGCAAGCTCGAATTCCCGAAAGAGAAGACGTACACGTTCAAGCCCGCCGGCAAAGCCAAGCCGGTCCAAATCAACGCCAAGACGTACATGGACCAACTGGTTCACAAACTAGAGGGCGAGTACGGCGACCCGAACGGTTTCGACTTGGAACACCCGCGTCGTGGTCACGACGGCCGTCACATGTCAACTCGCGGCTTCAACTTCCCCACCGTTGACACGATCCGCGAGATGATGAGCGAATGGTTGAACTACATCGGTCACCACATGCTCGGAGAACTGCCCGGCGAAGGCGACGGCATTCACTGGCGGGCCGACCACGCGGGCGGTTCTGGGAAGACCCGGTTCGATGACACGTTCACCGTAAACCGCATCAAAGAGGAGAGGTTCAAATACTGGTACGACCGGCTCCCGACCGAAGAGAACCCACTCCGACTCTGGCAGGAAGTCATGCCGGAAGACAAGAAGGGTGCCAGCACCCAAGAGATCAGGAACAACAACAGCAAACGAGAAAAGCTCGCCCGCGCTTTGGCCGAACGTGACGTTCGTCAAATGGCAGCGGACGGCAAGATACGCACACCGCCGACTCCGCAACACCCGGAAGGGCGGGTCGTTGACGTTGACGACCAGGGCGACATCAAACACCCGTCACTGCACATCCCTCACAAGAAGGTGAGCATCCGATATTTGAACTCGGACGGCGAAGAAGAGACGGCTGAAGAAGAGGTGCCGTACCTGCTTCCGGGCGGATTTTTGCGCAAGCTGTCGCCGGCCGAGAGCGACAGCATGGACGACGGAATCAAGACCGGCAAGCACTGGAACCCCGACAGCAAGCGGTTCGAGTCCCAGTATGTCTCGGTAACCGATCACCCGGCCGCAGGCATGCAGGGTACGGATCACATCCGCGCCGGCGCTCTCAACCCGAACAACAACTCGACGGGCCGCAAGTTCCTCGATCCGAGCGATCCGAGCTACGACGAGCGTCTGGACCGGCTGAACGAAGAGATCGGTCTGAGGAACGACGGACAGTCGGCAGAAATCTACGATGCTATCGAAGCGGCTTTGAAGGCCGGCGGCACCGGCGGCATGGGAAACCACGAACGCCAAGTCCTGATGATGATGAAAAGGGATCTTCACAACTTGGCCTACATGATGTTGGTCGAGAACTTGGACGAATCGGACAGCCGAATCTTCAACCCTGAGTGGCGGAAAAGGAAGATCCGCGACATGGTTGCGAAGTACGGCCAGCAAGACTGGGGTCGTGGCAGCCGGCGTCTTCGCGGATCAAAAGAAACTGACAGTCTGGATTCGGAAGTCGAAGAGGACGGTGAAGAAATGACACTAGCCGACAAGCTCCGCCAGCAGTTGACCAAAGCGAAGCAACAGGCTCTGGCTCTGAGAGGCAGCGGCAAGTGCAAGGTGGGGTCGGGGGAAAAGAGGTTGAACACGGGGGAGTGCCAGTTCGAGTACGACCTCAGACAACTTCACGCCATGCTCGACTCGGCCGACACCGAGGCCGCGAGTGCCGACGCCGACATCAAACGGGGTGAAGACGCGATTGACGGCGACACGATGGGCGCGGGGGTTCAGGGCAAGCTCGACGCGACCTTCCGTGCTTTCACGGTGTTGAAGGCGCAGTTCGTCAACATGGGGCAGCAAGAGAAAGAGGCAGAAGAGTCGGCGATGGCGGCTTTGAAGGAGATCCTTCAGGACGACCCGCCCGCCAAGAGCATCATTTCTCGCGTGAGATACCGCATCAACAAGTTGGCCTCGAAAGCCGGCGAAGATGTGGAGAAGGCGAAGCTACAGCCAGTTGACCACGCTGCGGGTGCGGAACAAAACGAAGAGGAGATCCGAGACGCGGCGACGAAACTGGGGGTGGTGGAAAAGACGCTCACGGGATTCCTTGAAGCCGGCAAGATCGAGCAGTATCTGTCGCGTGTCGAAACGCCGCACTTTGACGAAACCATCAAGCAACTGATGGAGAAGTACCCGACTTTGAAGCCGCGTTATGACATGCTGTTGAAGCAGATAGCCGACGTGAAGAAGCAGAGGGAAATGGTGATCGGGAAGGCTCCGAACCTCCCGCAGACCAGAGAATCGAATCGGTTTAACTTGATTAGCTTGCTTCAAGACAACCGGCTCGACTTGATCCCGTTCAACACCCAGTTCAGAAGAATGGTCGGCGAGGGCAAGATCTTGTTGAAAAAAGTTCAAGAGATGCTGGAAGAGTTGAAGTGGCGGCAGGGAACGCTTTTGGCCCACCCCGATGACAAGGAAGCTATTGAGGCTTTCGAGGAGATCATCGGAGGCAAGAAGTGACATCCTTCAGTGAATGGCTGGTCCAGAGACAGTGGCCCCCGCTTATTACCTTCGGCAACTGGAGCGACGATGAACGCGATGAACTGGATGGACCTTCTGTCGAACCCCAGAGGGGCGGCGGTAAAGAACTACATGCTGCAACTGCTCGGCGCGGAAAAGTACCAAAAACACCAGTCGTTCATCGAACGACTGGCGGTGAACCTTCAGACACAAAGTGATCTGGAGGACTTCGCGAACATCATGGTTTCGATATTCGAGAGCGGGTACTTCAAGGCGTTGAACGACTACAAAGACAAGTTCGAGAAGTTGGGTTACAACATCACGGTGTCGCGCGAAACCGTGGCTGAAAATCGCTGATGCCCATTTCGAGCATCCAGCCATCGGTGTTCGGCTTGACCGAGGACACACGCCACCACCGCTTATCCCCGTTTTGTGGATAGAGTACAGATCCGACTGTGACTTGATCGGTGGGACACCAGATGGTGAGCGAGATGTCGTCGCCCAAAAGGATGATCCCTTCAAACGTGAACGGTTCGCCGGTGTAGTCGATTTTTGTTTTCATGTCTCCGTAAAGCTCGTCTTTCACTTTCTTAACAACGCCGGGCAAGCAATAGATAACGACCTTGTTTGGCGAGTGTTTGAGTACGGATGTGACTTTGGGCGGGGGCGTCTCAACTTTGACGCTCTCGACCGGGGGCAGATCTTTGGTGATGTCTTGAACGGCCTCGGCCAACTCATCCACAAAACTGACTTGCTCCAGGGATCGGTAGTCTGTCTGGCCCGTGTCGGGAACGACCAATTCTTTGAATTTGAAGTTGTGGAGTGTGAAATCACCATTCCAGATTTCCTGATTCATCATGAAAGGATTGGTTCTGTTCAGTCGGTACGGCGTTCCGTCAGATTTTCTGAGCGTCATGGAAGTCCTCTTTATTTTTAGGCACGCACTATATACAAGAGCTTGCCGCTTCGCTAATACAGTTCGCAAGAACGGGAGACAAATGTCACTAACAGTACCCCTGACCTCGCAGATCGTTCTGCTCCAGTATTTGATGGGGCTGACCGCGCCGGGCAATAAGATTCTTCACCTGTACAAAAACGACCCGTCGATTTCGACAGCAACGACGCTTGGCAGCTTGACCGAATCGACCGAAGCCGGGTACGCCCCGGTCACCCTGTACTCGATCAGTTGGACCATCTCGCAGGACATGGCGAGCGTCACGACGGCGATCTACAGTGAAATGCCGTTCGACTTCACGACCGGAGCGACGGTGTACGGATACTACGTCACGAGTGCGGCGGGAAGCCTGCTGTGGGTCGAGCGGTTCGGTGGCGCTCCGTATCAGCTTCCGGTCAATGGTGGCCAGATCGCTGTTTCGGCCAGAGCGACCCTCGACTAACCGTTTCCAACCCAGAGAAGGTATATAAGGCATGGTCACATTCATCGAATGGGTTAGAGGCATTGAACTCGTCCGGCCGTTCATCGAGAGCTTGCTTTCGGAGTCGCGTCGTGGCGAGCCTGTTGACTTCACCGACTTGGCGAAACGATTCGTACAGGCGGCTCAACACATTATCAAACAAAGCAATCTACCCGATGGAGTGAAAACTGCGGCACTTACCATCGACAAAACACCGCAGTTGCAACCGCACGTTTTGGGCGGGAAGCTGCGTGGGGCATTGTCGAAGATCCCTGACGGCAGCACGCAAGAAGACATGATCAGCGACACCTTCTTGAGAATGGTCCAGAAGATGCCTGACATATTGGCGAAACAATACGCGGACTCGTCCAACCCGCCGACCGCCCAACAACTGGGCGATTATTTGGGTACTCTCTTCCAGTACGACGTGTCACAGTTCAGCGTCAAGCAAATGTGGCGCAAGGCTGCGAAGGCACCGAAGAACCTGAGTGACATCCAGAACGACGACGGGACAGAGATCGAACCGGGCTACGAGCCGGCCGATCCTTACGCCGCACCGAGTCGCCCGAAGATGTCTCGCCAGCGGTGGAACGACGCCATCAAGGTGGTGATGGGAGTTCAAAAGAGCATCCACGACGACATCGACCGGATCAACAGCGACAGTAGGAGCCGCGAGAGAACCGGCAAGAAGCAGGAACACGCCGACAAGCTGAACGTGACACTGGCACTGATGCGCAACATGCCGATGGAAGTGGCCCGTCAGATCGGTGCCGAAGGCGACGGTATGAGTATGGACGACGGAAAGGTCTACTCAAGACTGAAGAAGATGATCAAGGACGGTGAGTCGGACATGGACGGCGGCGACCGCTCACTGCTCATGCAGTGGGCCGGCAAAGACGGTGGTGACGACCACGAACACCGCGACATCATCGCGGCGGCTATCTGGATCGCGAACGGCATGAAGGAAAGCGAAAAGCCCCAGAGAGTGGCGAACGTCGAAGGACGCAACGCTTGGTTCCTGAAGTATGCCGAGATCCCAGATGAGGAAGAGGCAACGCAAGACGAGGAGCCGCTTCAGTACACGTCACCGAAGAACGACAAGCCGGACGAACCCGACGAACCCGACGAACCGACCGACGACTACAGTGGTGCCAACCTGTTCGCAACGGACAACAAAGACGAACCGGAACCGGAGCCAGAACCGGAACCGACGCCGACGCGGTTCTCGCCGAACGTAGAACGCAAACGCAAGAAGAAGAAAAAGAACAGGGACAACCCGCAGCAGCGGAGCTTGTTCGATGATTTCTAATGAGTAGGAGGCTCGTGCTTTACAACAGAGACGGAACGCCGTACAAGCTCGCCGGGACGCGGCAGCAGTTCAACGACCGGAGTGCGGACCTGAAGTTGTTCGACGTGTGGGATCAGGAGGCGATCAGGATCGGCGGGAGTCCGCTGTACTACCAAGAGGTATTCATCCCAGAGCAGACAACGGACCCGATTTACCTTGAGAACCGTCGCAAGTTCTGGAGTACGGTGCCGGTGGAGTTGTGGTGTGTGTACGATCCGATTGCGGCGACCAACACGCAAACCGCGTTCGGGATCGACTCGCCCGACGAGATGAAGTTCGAGGTGAACTATCGCGCGATGTTGGACGCGATTGGTCACAAGCCGAAGATCGGCAGCATTTTGAAGACCCCGTTTTTGAACGAGGTGTGGGAACTGGTTCAGATGAACCTGAACGAGTTCAAGATGTACAAGGCTCTGAGGGCCGACCTTCTGTGCAAGAGATTCCAAGACGACGCCGTGGGTGGTCCGAGTATCTCGTCTCAGAAAGACACCAATTACAAGATCGTGTGAGGACCAATGAAGAGTTTCTACGAATTCGCCGAGAGAGCGAAACGTCACAGGCTGATGAGGGAAGTCGGTGAGGCGGAACCGGCGGCTGCGCAAAACAACATGGCCGCACAGAACGCACAGAAAATGGCTACACCGCCGTCGAACAAGAACGCGACGAACCCGCCAGAAGGCAACGACTCGGACCTGTTCGCGGCTTTGGCTAAGAACTGGAAAAACTTCTACGCGGCCAACGACAACAAGGCGGCATTCGCCAGACTACAAGCGACCGACTTCCAGCAGACGCCCGGTGTGAAGGAAATCAACCAGACACTCGGCAACCTATCGACCCAGTTGGACAAGCTCGCGGCATCACTCGCCAAGCCGCAACAAAAGCCGGCTAATAACGCCGCTGCGACGGCCAACAACGCGGGCAGCAACACGGCCGGCGCGAGTGCCGGTGCTAAACCTGCGGCGGGGGCGGCACCTCAACAGGCGGCTGGTGGGATGGGTCAGTAATTCGCATCACCGCCTGCTTCGGACGAGGCACGGGGTGGATGGAAGTTATTAGCCTCATGGGTATATGGGGTCGTAGTTTCGGCGAGATTATCGTCATCAAGTGGACCGGAGTCATCCGGTCCTTTTTTTTGATCTTGAAGCCTTTCATGTTTCGCCTTTTCACCGGAGGGACTCATTTATTGAACAAACGGCAATCTGGAGGATAGATATTGCTTATGAACGGTCCCGATCCGAACCACCACGAGCAGAGTCTGACCCCTTGCAACGATAAGGGACTGACGAACGACGAAAATCGTGATCCGCCGGAAGGGTATTGTGAAGGTCGGCCCTCGCTGCGACACGTTCCAGAGACGCAGGAGAGTTGGCTCGATGACGCGATGACCAAGAAGCTCGGTCTTGGTTTCAACAAGCTCTGCGACCCGGTCCAAACGGGTCAGATTATCAACGACAACGAGAAGACGAACCCCAACGTCTTGTACCGCTACTCGAAGGCCATCCGCTCGTGCGACGAGGCGGTAATGGACCTGTTCCGCAACTTGGTGATCATTGACGAAGACGGTGTGGCAAAGGCGGTTCCGATCATCTGGGCGACTCAGGAACGGGCGGTGGCTCACGCCATCCAAGAGAACGTCAGTAAAGACGTTAACAATGTCGTCAACCGCATCAAGTTGCCGATGTTGGCGATCTCTTCGACGGACTTCAGTTTCAACCAAGACAGGTACACCTATCACCGCGCCATCGACTGGCTGAGGCAGAACGGACGGCCGGGGTTCGAGTCGCGGGAGAAGTACGATCACGGCACGGTGATGGGGGTGTCGCGCGGCATCCCCGTTGACGTGGGCTACACGCTGATTGCGTGGACCATGTACGTCGAGGACATGAATCAAATACTCGAACAGGTGATGACAAAATTCTCTCCGGTAGCATACATAAGCGTGCGTGGTGTGAGATGGGAAACCATTGTCAAACTCACCGGCATTGCGAACAACTTGGAGACAGAGCCTGGGGATAATCAGTTGCGGGTGGTTAAGTTCCAATTCAATTTGAGTGCGGAAACGTATATACCCCAACCGATCAGTCGCGAAAAAACGGTGTTGAAGATCAAGACCGACTTCGTGGACGGGGTGAGCAAAGACAGCATCACCAGAGTCATTGATAGGCTGGAGACTGCCGTGAACGAATTGGAATGTGACGGCTAATACCAGAGGAAACGATGATTGAGATCACCAACAGAAAAAAGTTCCCCATCCAAGTGATGGTGAAGTCGCGGGCGAAACCGAAGTCCTTCACGACCAAGATCATTGCCGGCAAAGGCGCGGGAATGAACGTGTGGCTGTGTGAGGACGAGAGGACCACGGCACAAATTGAACGCCTTGAAGCAGCCGGTTTGATCAGCACAAGGCACATTCCGAACATCACGATGCAAAAGGGAGAATAAGCATGGCCATCCTACAAGGTTTTCCGCCGTCAAACACCATCAGCCCATCGGTTCGTATTCAAGAGAACGACCTAAGCTTCATCGCTCCAGAGCAGTCGTTCCACCGGGCGGGCTTGGTCGGGTTTGCCAGCAAGGGACCGATCAACAGCCCGACGCTGATTGCGACACAACGTCAACTGAACACGGTGTTCGGCTACCCGCACCCAGACGTGGGCGACCCGTATTTGATCTATGCGGCTTCGCAGTACCTGTTGGTAGCGAACGAACTTTACGTTTGCCGCGTGGCCGACGTTGACCCGGTTTCGGACGAACAAGCGACGACCGCCTCTGCCAACATGTTGGCGGCTGGTTCGATCATCGACATTTTCTCCTCGACCACCGGCCCGTACAGCTTCTCGCACGACAGCTTCTTCCGTTGGAGGCTGAACGGCCAGTTGAGCAACAAGACACTGACGATCCCGGCCGATGTGAACCGCGACTCGCCGGACGACGGCGACCCGTGGTCTGTGGCCGACTTGGTCGAATGGCTGAACCTGCAAATTGACGCCGAGAACGACGGCGTGGAGTTCTACGTCCACGGCAGCGGCGGCAGCGCGACCATCGGTTTCCGCTCGGTGTGGGCATACGGCCCGCAGTCGGAACTCGAACTGGTTTCGGTTCAGGACGACGCATACGGCGTGATGGGCATCGGCACGGGTCTGACCCCGGCCGAACTGACCGGCTCGGCCGACCGCTACCCGAACAACGGCTACACCTCGGCCGGCACCTTCAACTTCACGGGTCTGACGAACGTCTACCTCAACGTCGTGATCGACGGTACGGACAACGTGCTGATCGATGACGTTTTGCAGACGATTGACCTGACCAACCTCGAAGGTTCCACTTGGACCACTTCGCAGGTTGTGGACGAGATCAACATTCAGTTGACGGGTCTGCCGGGTGGGTTCGTGGCCGAAGCAGTTGGCAACAACGTCCAGCTTCAAACTTTGGCTCGCGGTCGCGACTCCCGCCTGTTGGTGAAGTCCGACTCGACGGCCGCTTCGATCTTCGGATTGGCAAGCACCACGGCGGCTGGCGACAGCCCGATTGGTGTGACTGGTGACGCCGGCATCTACACCTTCGGCCGTGTCGAAGGCGAAGACAACCTAACGGGTCAGATCTCGATGACGGTTACGGCCGAATCGACTGGCATCGAGGGCAACAACACGCGGGTCCAGATTGTCAACGACACCGCTCAGGGTACGTTCAAGATCGCGGTGTTCAACAACGGCGTGCAGTTGGAAAGTTGGGGCAACCTGACGAAGAACCAGTCTTCTTCCTTCTACGTCGAAACCTACATCGCTCTGGTGAGTGACTTCATCAGAGTCATCGACAACCCGGACATTGGCGCACCGCCGGCCGATACGAGCATTGCGGGTGTGGCACTGACGGGCGGTTCGGACGGAATTCCGAGCGATCCTGACAAACAGGATGAAATTCTTGTCGGCTCCTTACTCAGTTATACAGGTATCTACACCTTCTCCGAGCCTGAGCAGATCGACATCGACCTGATAGCGGTTCCGGGTCACGCAAGCACCACCGTGGTGATGAGCCTGTTGAGCTTGTGCCAGAGCTACCGTCAGGACTGCCTCGCGATCATCGACCCGCCGTTCGGCTTGACCGCCACGGAAGTCGTGTCGTGGCAGAACGGTAGCCACCCGCTGAACCTTACGCGGTTTGACTCCGACTTCGGCGCACTGTACTGGCCGTGGGTGAAGATCTTCGACAGCTACAACGGCGTGTCCGTCTGGGTGCCGCCGTCAGGTTCGGTCATGGCGACCATCGCCAAGAGCGACTTCCTCACGGCCCCGTGGTTCGCACCGGCTGGTATCACCCGTGGTGTGGTTCCGGGCATCACCGACGTGTTCAACCGTCCGACATTGGGCGAGCGGGACACAATGTACGGCAACAGAAACTGCGTCAACCCGATTGTCCAGTTCGTGGACATCGACGGGTTCGTGATCTGGGGTCAGAAGACGCTCCAACGTCTGCCAACCGCTTTGGACCGCGTGAACGTTCGCCGGTTGCTGTTCGTGGTTGAGAAACAAATCAGGGCGGCTTCGAGAACGCTGTTGTTCGATCCGCACGACGATCAGTTCCGGTCGAGGTTCGTGAACCTCGCGACCAAGATCCTGACCGAGATTCAAGTCGGACGCGGTATCCACGCCTTCATCATCGATGCGGGTACTGACTTGAACAACAGAGATGTAGTGGACCGCAACGAGTTCCGCGCTCAAATCGGTATCCAGCCGACCAGGGCTGCTGAGTTCATGTTCATCGAGTTCAGCGTCAACAGGACTGACGACTTCTCGCAAACAACAGTGAACACCTCTAACTAAGGGAAAGATACCATAAGGAGAAACGATCATGGCGCAACTCAAAAATCAGCCGATGGGCATGGGACAACTTGGCAAGACCAACGTTGTCTTCAAGCGGAAGTTCCGCTGGACCTTTGAAGTCATTACGAACTGTCCGGTGATCCCGAACGTTCCAGAGCATTTCGTCAAACTCGCTGCTCGGCCGAACCTGAGCATCGAGGAAACCGAAATCAACTTCTTGAACGGCAAGATGTGGATTCCGGGTAAGGGTACTTGGGAAACGATCTCGGTAACATACTACGACGTATCCGGCACTGACGGCGACATGTCGTATGTGTACTCGTGGATCGCCACCGTGTACAACTTCCTGAACCCGATCCTGTTGACCCAGTCCTCGTCTCAGGACGGTTACGGCGGGACGGCGTTCCTCAACCTGTACGACGGTTGCGGTACGGCGATGGAAACTTGGACCCTCGGCAACATGTGGCCGCTGACGGTCAACTTCGGCGAACTGGATTACGCGGCGTCCGAAGAGTGTACCGTCGAATTGACCTTGCGGTACTCGGAAGTGGCGTACAAGGCACAGAACTTGTGTATGCAGCAGCCGATTGCGGCCTGCTCTGGCTGTGGTCCGTGTGTGGAAGTCCCGGCCCTCGTCGCACAGGGCTGATATTGACAATCAAAGAAAAAGCCGACCTGAAAGGGTCGGCTTTTTTCGTTTTGAGACTCATTTATACACGGAGGACCAAATGGCACAATCAATGGGATTCGGCATCCTGGCTTCGCCAAATGCCGTCTACAAAAGGAAAAACCGCTGGCTCATGAAGATCGACGGCATCGCCGACGACGGGACCAGTGCGTTGCCGCCGGCCAAAGGAGCGAGGCCGAGCCTCACCTTCAAGGAAATGGAAGCCCAACACCTCAACGAGACGATCTACTACCCAAGCAAAACCGAATGGAAGCCGATCCAACTGACGCTTTACGACCTCAACATCTCAAGCGGCGGTTGCACCAATAAGGGCAAAAAGGTGTTCGACTGGGTCAAGAAAGTCTACGACCCGGAAAACGGCGGTTGGGTCGCGCCGTGCGACGTAGAGTTTAAGAAAGACTGCCGGTTGGAAATGTACGACGGCTGCGGTGAGATCCTCGAAACTTGGATCTTCGAGAACGCTTGGCCGCAGGTCGTAGAATGGGGCGAATTGGACATGTCCGAAGGCAACATCGTAATGCTCGACATCACGCTCAGATACGACCGCGCCTACCTCGTCAACCAGAACTAATCGAACAGGTCAACGCCGAGAATCTCTCGCCATTCCTGAATCATCTGTTCTAGTTCTTTGGGTTTCTTACCGAGAACCCGACAGGCTCCCGATTTGTTCAGACGGTGCTTCTTGGTGGTCCACTTGGTTTCGTTCGTCAAAAGCAGATGGATCTCTTTCTCGTAGCCGGAATCGATCAAAAGTTGAATTTGTTCAGCCCGCTCGATCTCGTTCACAAAATTCCCAGACATCAACCCCCTTAGCTTTGTAGTCTGTGCGACTGCCAGCGTGAAGCCGTCTTCCCGTGAGTGCCGCCCAGATAAATCGAATCCATAGTGTCTTGGAGGAAATCATGGTACTTCCTCTTCAATTCATTGTAGTTCCGAATCGTCCGGTGATTTTGCTTTAGGTGATTGAAAATACAAGTCGTCATGTAATTGAACGCCTTGCCCTTAGACGGATCAAACCTGTCGATCTTCTCGAAACAAATCAGGACACCCTCCTGAATCGCGTCGTCCGGGTCGATCAAGTAGAACTTGGCGTAACGAACGAGGTTCTCCGACAACAGGTAGAAGGCCGTCGCCAGTTCGGACTGAGCCACGGAGAACCGACCCTTCGCCTCCTCAAGATCGAAATTGTTCTTGTCCCGCTGCTTCCGGTTGCGCCGCTGATCACGGCACATGTTGTCCTCCGCAATCATTTCGCAACGAAGGCACTCGCGTTTCGCTTCTTGAAAGCGAGCGATGATACTTTCCAGATATGCGTTGTTGAGATACTCGTTCGCCATCGAAGCTCCTTGAATGGGTGAAAACAAAGAAGCCCCGCGCATAGCGATATGACGGGGTATCTATATACTGACGACCGCTCAAATCTGTTGGATTTTTACGCGGAGGGCGTCAGGGCTTTCGATTCTTGCGAACAATTCGGTATGATGTGATTGGGAGGACGATCATTGAGAGAGATCTACCAACGCCTGTTCGACATCATCGCGAATCCGAACGCGCCCAAGCCGTACCGCGACTTGCTGGTCTTCATGAAGACCAGCGGGCGGTCGGCCGAAGCAGCCGGGATCGCAACACTATTAAAGAACGTCTTCGATGAAAACGAAGAACCTGAGCCTGCACTGTCTGAACGTCGGCGAACCGGAGCCGACAATCAAAACGCTATTGGAAGCGAGGCGGTACGCCGGCCCGATGACCGTGGGTGACACGGTCGGGTCCGACAAGTTGAAGGCTTTTTGTTTCGAGAACGGAATCGCATACGTCAAATTGGGCCTGGGCGACAGTTTCGCGGACTGCCACAACCACCTTCTGAAACAATCCGACACGCCCTGGCACATGCACCTCTATCCGGGCGAAACACTGGTAAATCCAGAAGAAATTCAAGGTTTGACGGCCGGCAGAGCCGTCGCGTACCGTCTGCCCTGTGTCCAGAGCGGGTGGTTAAACAAAGAGGTGAGACTGTACCACCGTGACCTGAAGTGTCGTTTCAGTCGCGCCGTTTTCGAGGCCGTGGAAGTGAAGGGGGAGTTCGCGGAACTGTACATCACCGGCGGGGTCGGAGGCGGGCCGATTGCGTCCGTAGCAGACAAGTGGGTGGAGAAAAATCCTCTGGCTTTGACCCCTCGCTACTACAAGGCCATCTCTTTGCTTCTGGAAGGAAAACAAGTCGAGTTCGTGGCGGCGGCAAAAGAGCAACTGTTCGCCGACAACAAGGCCACCATCGACAACATCATGTTGCGTTACTATCTGGCGTGTGCTTTGGCGGCGAACCCGGCCACACACAAAGAGTGCGGGCAACAGATCGTGGAGTGTCTTGCGGCAAACGTGTTGATGGCCGAATTCTGGTGCTTGTTGGGCGACGTGTGTTTCGCCGAGGGCGGGTACGAGAGGGCCAAAGCTTTTTACCGCAACGCCGTGACTCTGGGTAGTCAGCGGCGGAAAGACGATGAGTGGCCCATGCACATCGCCAAATACAAGAAGCACCCGGATAAGATGATCGCGGCGTGTGACGAAACGGTCGCGGGTGCCAAGAACTTCAAGATAAAATGGTGACGCCAATGGAATCTGGCAGTTCCGATTCCGCGCGGAGCCAGAACTCCATGTCGCGACCCAAAGGACTGCCGGCCGCTTCCCAGAGTTTTTCTGCCGCCTTACGGGTGGCCTCCCACCGGCACCCCGGCAACCTCATGTCGTCGTCCGGCTCGTAGGTGGCGTACACCTTGCTGTCCTCATCAATCACCCTCAGACGACAGACCACTCTCGCGAGGTTGGCATCGTGTTTCAGGGATTTGACTGCACGTTCGAGGTCGGGGAAAGGTTGTCTCCAGGCTTTGGAATCTTTCCACTCGGCGTTCGGGTCGTCCCGGCCCCACATGCTTTGAAGTCGGTATGTCATGGAGTGTACACCAAATCGAGTTCGTTCACGATGACGACGACCTTGTCCTCGTACCGCGAACAGGTAATTTGCTTCCGCCCCGGTCCCAATCGGTTGAGATGGGCTTCTAAATCTTTGACGTGACAGTCGATCACCAAGAAACTGTTCTTCATGAGGAGTTTGTCTTCTTCTTCCGGGTCGGATACGGCGCGGTTGGGGAAGTAGCTCTGAAGTTGCGTCTTGGCGATTTTGATGACGCGGCGGTAGATCGGCATGTTGCAGGCACAGCCGGGATTCTCAAGGTACTTCCTCACGTCCTCGTTGAGTTCGGCGGGAAGGGAGTTGCGGAACCGACTGTCCCTCATCGCCATCTTCACGTCGAGCAAAGTGATCGGTTTTTCACTCATCGAAGCTCCTGCCGGTGACCGTGTTCGGATCTGCCACTTTGCGGACGGTTACGACGCGACCGCACCGGGGGCATTTGAATTTCTTGCTGTTGTTCTTCGCGGGCGGCGTTCTGATCTCCCCGGTGAGCGGGTCGCGATAAGGCGACCCGCCCGGAATCGGCGACTGCTTGTAGGGGATCAGACCGGAAACGTCACTGCCGTCTGTCAGGCGTTTGAACCCGCACGGCTCGCAGTAGATGCTGTAGAGCTTCAACTGGTTGGACGGCTCGAAGTCGCGGACGGGCGGCGGGAGGGTGCCTTTGTTGATCATCTCGGCCGAGATGTGACTGCCCTCGGCCGACTTCTGCAACTCCTCGGCGTGGGCCTTCACTTCGGCGATCTCGGCGGCACGGTCTTTGATGACGAACCGCGCCCCTTCCACCACCTGATCGTCTCTCTTGTTGAGGTCTGCGACCTTCTCGGCGACCGAGATCTTTTCGCCCGCGACTACTTCATCCATTACTGTTCCTTTGGCGTCTGTACTACCGACTGGGATTCAAAGTAGGTAAGCACTACAGCAGCCAAGTAGGACAGGAAACTGGCGGCGCACCCGCCCAACAAAACGACCACCGGGTGCCACGAGATGAGCCAGAAGGTCACGAAGAAGCCGACCCATGTGCCGCAACACTGGTAACACTCGATGATGCGGCTGAAGAATCCGGGGAGTTTGTTTTTGACCCAATCTCTGACGGGTTGAAAGATGCTGCTGTCAACGATGATGTGTGTCATCCCGATGACGGCGAGTGCAAAGAACAACAGGACGGGTAGCGAGAGGGTGCTTTCCAAGTGTGGGAAAAATGTCATGTCATCTCCAAGCTGTTATACTGATGGTGTCGCCCTTGCGGTACACGACGACCTCGGCGTGTTCGCCCAGGCCGTCGAGACAATCGGTAGCGTTTTGAATTTGGCACGTCCGGTTTGAAACGGCGTTCGGGTCAAAAGATCTGACCGAAACTTCCTGGCCGAGATACTCGCTTAGAACTGACAAATGCTCAGGTCGGATCGCCTGTAGCAGTTCGATCTTGGTCCTAGCGGCCAAAGTTCTGAGAGCGGGAATGCTGTGTCCCGTGAACCATGTATCGAAGTAAGCTCTCAGGTCGGGGAGCTTGGCCCGGAGGACAGAGTCCTTCAGAACCAACGCCTCCACGTTCCCAAGATTTATTTCAATCATGATCAAGATCCGCAAAAAATTCCAAGTCGTTACTCTCTGATTAGGGTAGTGAGCGACCAGAGCATTATAACGAAAACGGAGACAACCATGTCCAATGACAACAACAAGATCTTCCGTCCCCGCAAAGCACAACCCGGCGACGGCGATTCGCCGTTCAGCAACATCGACGCGGTGCGTGCGGCTGCGGCAGCGGACTCTGGGATGGAAGCCCCGCCGCTCATCGGCGAAAACCCGGCGGTCAAGATTCAGGGTAACATGCCGCCACAATTCGTGCAAGCAATGAGCCAACAACGCAACTTGTCGCGAGAGGCCGCAGGCGAGGAAGTCGCCGACGTGAAGTCGGGGTTCGGAAAGATGAAGAACCCGGAACAGGTCGCTCCCAAGAAGCCGCAGTTCAACAACGGCGACAAGCCGCTCACGTCGGGACTCAGCCCGCAAGCGAAGGCGTTGATCGACGGCCTCAAACCGAAGGCTGTTTATGACACCATCTGCCTGCCCTCGAAGGGCCGCTTCTACGACGGCCAGAACGGGCCATCGGACGGCATCCTCAACATCCGCCCGATGACCGGCGAAGAAGAACAAATCCTCGCGACACCGAGGTTCGTCCGCAAGGGGATGGCGGTCAACATGATCTTCCAGCGGTGTATGCAGGAGCAGTTCCGCGCCGAAGACCTGTTGACCATCGACCGCACCTACCTGCTCATCTGGCTCCGGGGCATCAGCTACAGCCCGAACTACGACGTTGAGGTCAAGTGTCCGTTCACCGAGAAGAAGTTCACGGCGACGATCAACTTGAACGAACTGAACGTCGAAGAGTGTCCGGCAGACTTCGGCCCGGACCTTCAGGACGTTTTGCCGACGACCGGGTACAACTTCAACTACCGCCTCTCGACCGGCAAGGACGAGCAGGAGATCCAAGAACACCGCGACCGCCGCATGAAGATGTTCGGCGACAACGCGGGCGACGACACCCTGTTGCACCGCACGGCGATGTTGCTCAACGACATCGAGGGTGTGAACGACAAGAGGGAACTCTTGACGCTGATCAAGCACCTGCCGATCAACGACGTGTCCTACATCCGCAACTGCATCAACGAACCGCCGTTCGGGGTTGACACGACCGTCACCCTTCTGTCTCCATACGCGAACGAAGAGTTCGAGACGGAGCTACCGCTCGACGCAAATTTTTTCTTCCCAAAGCGACGGCGGAAGGAGACGAACTAAGCGGGGAGCCGAACCCGGATGTCACGGACGAAGAACGTTCGAGTCTCGCACTCTGGAAAAACCTGATGGAAGAGATCTTCTTCTTCCAGTACCACATGCACCTCGACATGTTTACGGTCATGAAGTACGAAGTGCCGGAACGCAAGTGGCTTATCGACAGGTTCATCCAGCAGAAAAACAAGGAAAACGAGCAAATGGAAGCCGAACGCCGGAAGGCGAAAGCTTCTGCAAAGAGGCGATAATGTTGGGTGACTCCAATGTCTGGATCGCGAAGCGTAAATACCGGAAACGCTGCGAGTGCGACTTTGAAGCAAAGTTGGCTCGCAGGGTCGCAGAATTGCGACGAAACCAGTTACGCCGCGTAGGAGCATCCAATGGCGACCAAAGAAAGAAACCAGAACCCCGTTTGCAACGACACAGTCATTCTGCGTCTGTACCAGTTCAATGAGAACGCGCCGGCCGATGTCAACGAGGTTCAGAAGGTAGAGATCTACGTTCACGATCACACCGTGGAAGGCGGCAGACGGCTGGTTCAGACGATTACCGACATCGCCCGGAGTGATGTCGGCCAGTACAGCGTGGTGGTGGACCTGACATCTCCGACCTACACCATCGGCCAGTATTGCGACGTGTGGACGATCAGTTACGAGGCCGACGAATGTCCGGGGACGAGGACGTTCGAGTTCGAGATCAACGCAGACAAGTGGTACGGAAACAGCGACCAGTTCATTTGGGACTTCTACTTCGCGTTCAGACCCACCAGATTCCGAAAGAACGAAAGAAAGTACATCGTCGTTGAAGTGACGCCAAACGTGCCACACCTCAGTGACTTGGAACGGTACTACCAGACCCTACAGACTTACCCGGACCTGTTCATCACGATCCAGATGCGATGCGTGGAGTGCATGCCGGCCGAGGAAGACCTACAAGTCGTCGTGGACCGCGCCAGAGTGTCACTGACCAGCAGCCGGCTCGGTCAATACTTCCTCGACACCACCGAACTGGCGTGCGGAATTTACGATGTCTGGTTTGATCTAGAAGTGGGCGGCAACACCTACATCTCGCCGAAGAACCAGATCCAAATCTTCTAAACACTCTTCACAGGAGAGATATGGGAAACCCATGTAACACTGGGTCTGGGAACCTTGCGCAATTTACGGAGTTCAACTGGATGAATGGGAAGGTGTTCGTCCCCAATCAAATGCCCGGTTTGACACACTTGAACCTGGGCAATCAGAAGAAAACGAACACCGGCCCCGGCCCGTCCGACGAAAAGCCCTTCAGCCACGAACTCGAAAAAATCACCGGCAAAAAGCCTGCCCCGCCCGGCGAAATGAACTGGGAAAGAACCACACCAATGGGCATGGGCCAACACCCGTTCGCCCTGCCGACCGCGATCATCCCCAGACAATTCCGCTTCTTGGTGGGAACCGAACTCAGCAAGACGTTCCAGAACTACGTCAAGGACTTGGAGATCGACTGGATCGGCAAACGCATCAAGATCAACTTGTACGAAACGATGGAGTTCGACACCGATCAGGTGCTGTGTGCTTTCTCCGACAAGAAGGCCAGCCGGCCGTTGCTGGTAACGCTGTTCGACGGCTGTGGAAACCCGATCATGGGCTACAGGTTCAACGGGGTGACTTTGAAGACGTATTCGACGCCGCTGAACTACGAGAGCAGCGACGTGTTAACGAACAAGGCGGTACTGGCGTTCGCGTCGGTAGACAAGCTGAAGAAGCCCGCCAAATGACCCTCGCTCTGGGGCGGGGACAAGAAGTCCCCAATTTTCCAAAGGAACACATGCCACTACACATTCAGCCGAACACCGTATACAAACGCAAATTCCGATGGACCATCGAGGGCAAATTCCCCGGCGGCGAGATCGAACAACACTTCATCAAGGTCGCGGCGCGACCGGAACTAACAATTGAAGAAGTCGAACTGACCGGGATCAAATTCCCGGCGAGCCAAAAATGGCAATCGATTGCCGTCACGTCTTATGACACACCCAAGCAAATGTACTCAGCTTTAGCCGAGTCTTATTTCGAGACGCCAAATGAATGCCCGACCGAGAAAAAAGGCACAGTCACACTGAGACTGTACGACGGCTGCGGTTGGCTTTTGGAATCTTGGGAACTCAACGGGCATACTTCTCGAAAGCTACGTTCACAGAGTACGACACTGAAGACGTGGAATTTACGATTCAGTACGATAGTGCCAAATACACCCCAAAAGAAAAACTCACATCGTTACCGCCTCACCTGAGTCCTCCACCACCCTCGCCGCCGAAGATCAAATGCCCTAATTGTCAGCACGAATTTACACACGCCTTCGGATTGGGGATGTGTTCGACAATTTTTTGACTTGATTTTGTATCAAGGATGATACAATAAAGCGTCCTCGGTGGCTGCTCACGCCGCCAAACAATGCCCGATTGAGGACTAAGGGTGTTCAAAAAAAAGGATGTGAGTCATGGTCTACAGCAATCACTTCGTCATGTGCGTCATGGTGGACGGCAAGCCACTCAAGGAAAAAGCAGACGGAACCGTTCAGATTCCGATGAATTCCGAGTACGCAATCCGGTTCAAAAACAAGAATAGTCGGCGGGCGCTCGTCAAGTTCACCCTCGACGGTGAGGACGCGAGCGGCGGCGGCTACGTCATCGACGGACACAAGGACATCGAAATCAGGCGGTTCTCCGACCGCGATCAGACGTTCAAGTTCGTAGATCTGAACAGCGGAGAAGCACAACTCGAAGGCAAGAACGGCCCCAACACGGACGGCAGCAAGGGCGTCATCGAAGCGAAGTTCTACCTCGAAAAAGAATACGTCGCGCCGGCACCGCTCCCGGTTCCAGTGCCGATGCCGTATCCATATCCGGTGCCGATGCCGTACCCGGTTCCGCGTCCGTCTCCGTGGCGTCGTCCATACGAGCCGTACTACCTCAGCGACAACACCAGATCCCGCAAGGGGATGGTGGCAGAGCCGACGTGGTCAACCAACTCGACTCCGACACGCGAAGCGTGCGGCGGTGGCGGCACGATGTCCTCATGTAGTCTGGGCATGGCAGCATCCAGCCCGGAATGCACGAGCTACAACTGCTCCGACGCCGCTCCGACACCGACGTACTCGATGTCGCCGCCGGTGATCGAAGGGGTGACGGTCGGTGGTGGTGCTTCGGGTCAAACCTTCGTGTCCGTGTACTTCAACGCGGAAACGGATCACGTCACACTGAGACTAATCCTGCGAGGGGTCAAGGAAGGCACGGTGGTGCAAGAGGCAGTCGAGGAATCGGAATACTGCCGCAACTGCGGAGCGAAGAAGCCCAGAAAGAACGACAAGTTCTGCGGCAAATGCGGAAGCAAGTTCTAAACGAAGAAGGCCGGGGAGATCTCCCCGGCCTTCTTTCATCTCGATCCCAAATAAGTGTCGGCATTGAGCATCGAATGGTGCAGAGCATGAGCGTTCCCAAGAACGTCGTGGAACTTGGGCTGCAAGAACTGTTTGTACGCTTCGAGCATCTGAACCGCGCAAACACGCGGCTCCATCGCTCCAATCGCGGTTCCGAGGCCCGGACACAGCATCGAGTCGATCTTGTGGGCTTTGGCCGCTCGTAGGGCCGCACGGAACGCCAAGAAAGCGTTAACGGTCTGCCCGACTTTCATCGGCACACGCATGGTCGGGGCCGAGATCAAGTAAGGCGTGCGGTTCACGCGGGCGTTGTGTTGAGGATGATGCGGCAGCGTCTCCCTCATGTCGATCACAGCCGCCTGTCCGACCAAAAGCTCGCCGTCGAACTCGGTCCAGATCTTGGCGCGAAGGTTGTCGCCGATGCCCCAACCGAAGTATTCGCTGTAGACGAAGTCGATCCCGCCGTCCATGTAGCCGAACGAGTTCGCGGGACTGACGATGCTCATCACATCGAGGTGTTCGCCCTCTTGGAAGATGTCGCCACAAGAGGCTTTGATGTTGTTGTTTCCCGCGAAAACTTGTTGCCAAGCGCGGACGAGTTCTGGATTGCGGTCGCGAAGGAAGATTTTCATGCAGTAACCAAATATTCGCGGCGAAAAATTAGCGCAAGTTACTTGTAATATATTATGAGCGTAATTTACTTCCTGGGTCTTGAAGACCAAGCCGGACTCGACAACCTCCTCGCGATCCGCCAAGAGAACGAACGCAGGCAGGCTCTGACTTTCGATGACTACCAACTGCCGGCCTTCTACGAAAACACAATGCCCGACATTCGTCGCGTAGACAAATGCGGGCATATCTTTGAGGCCGTGAAGGTCAACAACGACACGTTCGTGCTGACCGTTGGTGGCAACGCCTACGGAGCCAAGTGATCACAGGCCGATCTGACGCCGCATCGCGGTGATCTTTTCGAGCGGCATCCAGTCGGCGAAATCGCCCGCGTCGTACAGTTCGGCGAGTTGATCGTAGCTGACCCAGTTCCAGCCTTCGCACTTGTGCGGCTCGGCGTTGACCGGCTCGCCCGCGACCCAGTCGGCCACCATGAAGATCGTGATGTAGTGCTTATCGTAGTTCTTCATCACGTCGTTGGTGACGAACACCGCGTTCTGCACGGGGAAGGTACGCACACGCACCTTGAAGTTCGGCCCGCACTCTTCCCGCAGTTCGCGGAACAGGCACTCTTCCCACGTTTCGTTCCAGTCGAGATGCCCGCCCGGAAACGAGAGCAGACCGGCCGCGTGTGAGCCTTTCCGCCGGCCCACAAGAACCTTCCCGTCCTTGATGACCATCACGCCGATCCCGACACGCGGGTTCTTTTGAGGGGAATCCATGTTTTCCTCGTTTTCTTTGCATGGAAGACGCTTTTGGCGTCCCTTATAAGGATAGAGGCTCGTCTTCTTGTCTGGCGTACTCGGCGGCGACCGAATGCTTCTCTTCCAGTCGCCGCAGTTCGCTCTCGAACTGTTCGAGTCGGCTCGCGTCGGCGTGGTAAATCAGCGTGCCGCCGTCGCCTGAGTGTGAACCGTAGTAGTGTCCGGGCTGGCCGGGTACAGGAACCCCGTCTTGAATCAAGACGGCCTGTTCGGGGGTCAGCTTGACAATTTTTGGATAACCCTTTTCATCAAGCGGAGCCACACCCGGATCGCCGTACTTCGCGATGTAGCCCGCCAGATCGCCGCCGCAACGAGCGATCCATTGTCGTTGTTCTCGCACCTTCTGCCGGGCGGCGAAAATCAGCTTCAGCCCTTTCATGGGAGTCCTCAAGAAAACACGGGCGACTCTTGTTGCTTCGAGCCGTTCAGCTTCCGTCATCGGACACCATCGGGAGTGAAATCCGGGTGCCTTCTTTCTTGGCCTTCGGCTTCTTGGGCTTCACCTTGACGGGAACGAAAACGTGTCCGTTGGGGAATGCCCTGTATTCCTTGCCGTCGAGGGTCGGGTCAGCACCCGACTTGAACGCCGACCCTTGTTTGTAGAAGAACACCACGCCGGCCTTGTCGCAACGGTCCTTGATGTCCCGCGCCCACTGGGGATCGTGCTGGCGATAATCGGTTCCGCTTTCGCCGCCGAAGATGAGCCAGTGTAACCCGGACAGATCGAGCTTGTCCAGAGGGCCACAGGCGGGTTCGTAAGAAACGAACCGCACCACGGCCGGAACCGACCGCAGGTGATCGGCACGCGAGACGTAGTCGTTGTTCTCGATTGTCGATCCGATCCAGACGTTCGGGTAGCCCGCACCCCAGTCCGAAGGCAAGCTCTGGAGGATGCGTTCCGGCCGCTTGGTGAGCAACTGCCATGTCAGTTGCGGGGTGGCGCGGATCAACGGCCACAGTTTCTTGAGTTCCTCGATGACGGTCGGGTGATCCTCGAACACGTCACACATGCTGGAACAGAAGACGAGGTGACGGACGCCGTCTTTGGTCGCGACGTTGTTCCACTTCAGGGGTTCGCCCCAGTGGAGATCGCCGAAGACGCGGCGCGGTTTGGTCTTGCCCCAAACGTCAAACTTGTACCGCAACGCCCAAGTTTCGGCGTAGCAGTTTTTGCACGCGGGGCTGACCTTCTCGCACCCCCAGACGATGTTGAAGGTGCGGTTGGTCCAAGAAATGGTTGTGACTTCAGCCATTGACGGGTTCCTCCGTAATCTTGAAGACGCCGATCAGGTAGTCCACGAAACCGTCGTGGACGTAGTCGCGGGCGAACTCGTTCGAGCCTTCGGGAACGGTTCCCATCCGGTTGCTCAGTTTCTTGACTTGGGCTGCGAACGCTCGCGCGTCTTCGATCTTATCGAAATTCTTCTTGAAATCATAGCGACCGTTTTGCAAGCTGCCACCGCCACAGTTGTACTGGTAGCAGACGAAACGGACCTGATAGAACGTTTTCACTTCAGTTCTCCGTCAACTTTGAAGACTTCGCCTTTGACGACCACGGTGACGGGCCACAACACCACCGTGTACGGGCCGCGTTCCTTGTCGTTCTTGCTGCGTGCCAATTCGGAGGCAATGTCCTTTTCAGCCTCTTCGCGAGTCTTGTAGCTCCGCGAGTAAACGACAACGTGGCCGTACTTGTCGTAGGCGGTGTACTCGTATCCGCCGAACCGCCCCACGTTCACAGTCTGGGTGTCGCGGATAGCCAACTGCTCCGGTTCGCGAGGTTCACCGCGCCAGCCACAGTTGTTGCAGCGTTGTTGCAGCGATGCCCACACCCAACAGTCTCTGAGGGGTTGGTCGCCGTTGCAGTTCGGGCAGTTGGAGTATTTCATGGCACCACTATAGACCGGGGACGAGCGTTCGGTTCCGAAAACAGGGAAGCATTGTAAAGGATTTCGGGTTTACAAACAACCCGATTCGTCTATAGTGGCAGTGCGACCAATTCCACATCCTACCGGGAGACACTTCCTATGGCCGAGAAGAACAACACTCGTGACGGTGGTTTGAACCGGGGCGGCATGGTCGGCCGCGTCAGCATCGGTGAACTCTATCACCGCATGAGGGACGTTCACACGGATCGTGAGGGCCAGAAGGAAGAAACCGCTTCGCCGGCAGCAATCACAGTCATCCCAAGCGCGGCGGTGACAACCGAGGACGCGGCGGCGCGGTCCAAACAGCGGCGTCAAGAGATTTGGGAAGACGCAAAGGCGAACGCCGCCTACTACATCGACCAAGCCAAGAAGGACGGCAACAAGAAACCGTGGTTCCAGTACGTCAAGAAGACCTTCCAGTACGGCGAATTCGTCCTCCTTACCCCGGACATGGCCGAAGAACTCTTGCGGTTCAACCCCGACAACCGGCACATGAAGCCGTGGTTGACGGCCGCGTACCGTCGCGACATGGAGAACGACAACTGGATTCCCGGTCACGAGGGGTTGGGCATCAACCTGTCGGGTAACATGTTCGACGGTCAGCACCGGGCCGAGGGCGTGGTCGAAGCGGACAAGGCAGTGCCGGTGTGGATCGTATTCAACGTACTGGACGAAGCCAAGTTCGTCACCGACAGCGGCGCGAAGCGGAACGTCAACGAGAAGTTGGCGATGGTGTGCAAAGTCACGTTGCACAACCGCACCGCCGGCATGCTCAAGGCGATGATGCGGGGCATCACCCCACGGAACAAGTTCTCCGAGGCGGAAATCGCCACGTTCGCGGTGTCGTACCAGAACGTCATCGAGTGGATCAGCCAATACCTGCCGGTGGCACGCGCCGACGTTCAGGCGGCTCTCGGCAAGGCGTTCCTCTGGTACGGGCCGGACAAGCTCGCGCCGTTCTGCGACCGACTGCGGGAGCTACAGTTCATTGACGACGAAGACCCCGCCAAGACGCTCTACAAGTACACTCAGCAACTGCGGACGGGGCGGGTGAACAACCCGATCTCGACCTACAAGAAAACGCTGGCGGCGATTGACGCCGTGATCAACGGCAAGCCGTGCAGTCGCCTCTACGAGAAGGCCGACGACCTGTTCGAGTGGGTCGTGGACGAGAGCGGTTCCTACAAGGTGCCGCCCAAGACGGTTTCGTGAAACAAGAACCCTCACACAGCGGGCAAAACGGCCCGCTGTGTGGTTGAATCGGAGAAATTCGGCGCAAAACCGGAGAGTCCGATTCGGGGTGCTTTTGGATAGTGAGACGACATCCTCAACCCGGTGACGCAAATGCGCGACGAAAAATTCGACTTTTGGTTGGCGAACGGTTTCAACCTCTGTCTGGTCGGACACCACGGCGTCGGCAAAACGGCGTTGGTGAAGTCCTGCTTCGAGCGGGCCGGTCTGGTCAAAGACAAAACCTACATGTACTTTTCGGCGTCCACACTCGATCCGTGGGTGGACTTCGTGGGCGTTCCGCGTGAACGGACCATCGACAAGATGCCGCCGGAATTCGGCATCATCCGCGAACTCGCGGTCGTGAACGAAGACCTCGCAGTCGAGTGGGTCATGTCCAACTGGAAGCTCAAGGAAGCTTCCGCCAAGAAGACCGTGTCGCACGCGCTCGGTCGCAAAGAGGGCAAGACGTTCCTCGAACTCGTTCGCCCGGAAGCGTTCGCGAACGACGACCTCGAAGCGATCTTCATTGACGAGTTCAACCGCGCACCGAAGAAGGTGCGGAACGCCGTCATGGAACTGCTCCAATTCAAGAGCATCAACGGCAAGCGGTTCCCGAAGCTCCGCGCGGTCTGGACGGCGATCAACCCCAACGACGACGAGCAGCAGAAGTACGACGTGGAAGAGATCGATCCGGCACAGATGGACCGCTTCGTCGTGTCCATCAAGGTCAGCTACAAGCCGAGTCTCGACTGGTTCGTCAAGGAATTCGGCACGCAGGCCGGCAAAGCGGCGGTCCAATGGTGGACCGACCTCCCGCCCGACGAACAGAAGAACGTCAGCCCGCGTCGGCTGGAGTACGCTCTGCGGATGTGGGAGGCTCGCGGCGACGTGCGGGACGTGCTTCCGGGTTCGTCGGGCGTCAAGAAGCTGCTCAGTGCGTTGGACACCGGCCCGATCTCCGAGCGGATCGAGGCGTTGTTCAACAGCGGCGACAAGACGGCCGCGAAGTTGTTCCTCACCAACGAGAACAACTACGATTCGGGCGTCAAGGTGATTGTCGAGAGCGAAGCGATGATGGAGTTCTTCCTCCCGCTCTTGAACAAAGAGAAGATCGCGGTTCTGCTCTCGGACAACCAGCGGGCGCGGACGATGATCTGCTCGTCGTTCAAGGCCCACGACGTGTTCCAGCACGCGATGCGGGAGATCTTGGAAGCGAAGCAGAACAAGCCGCTCATGGCACAGATCCGCAAAGCTCTGAGCGAGAGTGTCGTCCAGAAGGCGGGGTTCGGTCCCGACTCGAAGGCGGGTGAGAAACCCGAACCGCCGCACTTCGTTCGCGGGGCCGACAAGATCGCGGCGTGGGGTGCCAAGATCGCGGAACTGAAGCAGTTGCCGGTGGACGCCGCGCAACAGCGGACGGCGATCTACAACCAGATGGTCGCCCACATTCCCGAAAAGATGACGGGGGACGAAGCCCTCGGCACACTCGAACTGCTCAACGGGCTGATGCAGCGGGCGTGGCAGACCGCCCTAACGTCCGACACCGCGACGGGCATGAAGCTGGTGGTCAACATGGCGAACCACGCCATCGCGCAACTGGCAATCAACAAATCGATGTCGTGGAGTGACATCCTCGACAACTACATGAAGAAGATGAACTACCTGTTGGACAAGGTCCGCACCGCCGGCCTCGCCAACAAGATCTTCACACCGGCGAAGGGCTGAAAACTTCGACGCAAAACCGGAGGGTACACGCAACCTGCGTGTACCCCTCGTAGCCAATACGGAGACTCACATGTCCGACGAAATCGCTCCCGAAGTTGAACCCGAAGTCGAAGTCGCACCGCAACCGGCCGAGCCGAAGCCCTTCAAGTTGACGGGCGACGAGTGGCGCGAAATGCTGCTCTCCCTCGAAGAACACCACGGCGTGTTTTACAAGTTGTGGTCGATGGGCATGCCCATCTTCACCACCCAGATCGACACCGCCGCAGTCTCGTTCAGCAAGGGCGGCGACTTGGTGGCGTTCCTGTTCAACCCGCACTACTGGCAGAAGTGTACCCCCTACGAACGCAAATTCGTGATCTGTCACGAGGCGTTGCACGTCATCCTGAATCACGGCGTCCGCATCAAGGACTCCGAAGATCGGGAGATGAGCAACATCGCGCTCGACGTGGTCGTCAACCACATGCTCACCCGGTGCTTCGCGTTCGACCGCGACCAGATCAGCAACTGGGAAAAGCTGTGTTGGGTGGACACCGTGTTCAAGCGGCCGGACGGCAAGATCCGCCACGACCCGCGTACCTCGCGACCCATCGCGGAAGACGAGTCGTTCGAGTATTACCTGAACATGCTCGCCAAGCACGGCATGCCGAAGTGCGGCAAGGGCAAGCAGGGGCAGGGCAACCCGTGTCAGGGTCAACAGGGGCAGGGCGGCGGTCAGGGGAACCAGCAAGGTGACGGTCAGGGTCAGCAACCCGGCGACGGGCTGCAAACACTGGACGATCACGAAGTGATGAGCGATCCCGACAACGATTGGGGCGCGGTCATCGACCGACTGGACGAGGAACTGTCGGACGACGAGAAAGAGACGATCAAGTCTCAAATCGAGAAGCACTTTCAGCCGTCGCCGTCGCAACGTGCTGGTACGCATCCGGGCGGGCAGTGGCACATCGCGAACGTGAAGAAGGTGCCGAAGAAGAAGAAGTGGGAATCGGTCATCAAGAAGTGGGTCCAGACCAAGATTCAGGAAAAGGACAGCGACGAAGAACAGTGGTCGCGGCTGAACCGCCGGATGGTGATGCTCCCGCGCGACATGTTCCTGCCGTCGCAGATGGAAATCGAGGACCGCGTCAAGGACAAGAACCGCATCAAGGTGTTGTTCTTCCTCGACACGTCCGGCTCGTGCTGGCACCTGAAGGACCGCTTCTTCACGGCCGCGACGAGCATTCCCGAAGACCGATTCGACGTTCGCCTCTTCTGCTTCGACACGTCGGTCTACCCGACCGATCTGAAGGACAAGAAGATGCACGGCGGTGGGGGGACGTACTTCCACATCCTCGAACAGTACATCCAGAGGATGATGCAACAGGACGGCGACGGGCGGTATCCCGATGCCGTCTGGGTTCTCACTGACGGGTACGGCGACCGCGTCACACCGGCGATGCCCGACCGCTGGTACTGGTTCCTCGAAGGCAGTATGACCGCGAAGTCACTGACTTCCAGCTACTGTCCCGAAGAATGTGCGGTTTTCAAGCTCACCGATTTCGAGTAATCCGGCCTATACTGACCTCGTGTAACTCACGAGGTCAGTTTCTAGGAGACGGAAATGAATCAGCAGAACGAAGAAACCCCCGCACAGAAAGCGGCCGAAGCGGTCGGGTGTGGCATGATCGCGGCGGCGGTCGTAGCCCTCATCATCGTCATGTTCATGGCGCAAATCGATTCGGCCAAGAAAACGGCTACGGACTGGCTGGAACGGTCGAAAACGCCGGCCGGGTACATCACGGGCAAAGTTACCAACGTCAAAACGTGGCAAGAAGAAGACTTCAAACACAAAGAAGGCAACCTGACCCTGACGCTCCCCATCAGGGATCGTTGCGAGGTCACGTTCAGCGACGGCCGGACACGCAAGTTCGTCGGCATGCCGAAAGATACGGTTCCGACCGACAAGGAAATGACGTTCATCTGGGGCGGGTTTGACATCCTGCTCGAAGTGGTGGACGCCGAGGAGTTCAAGAAGCGACCCCACAAACCCGGCGACCCGCCGCCACCTCCGAACAACATCGGCGCGGTAGTGGCACCGCCACCGGAGAAAAAGACATGAAGGTCCGATTCAACGAGCTACAACGCAAGGCGTGTATCAACGCCACACGTTGTCTGCAAGCGGTCGTGGTCGTGACACTCAACCGCGACCCTCTCGGCGAGACGTGGATCAATCGGGCGGCGCACTTGATGAAGTACATCGGCCCAGAAGCGATCAACCTTTCGGATGCGGACCTGACGCCCGAAGAAGCCGTAACGCTTGCGAAAGCTCTGGACGTGATGCACTACGTCTGGACGTTCTCGAAGGAACTCCCTCTGTCGCGGGAAGAACGCAACAAGGTCTTGAACTCGGTTCGCCAGTGCAAGTCCGCAATCCAGTGAGGCCAAGATGGACTTCTCTCGTTTCGTGCCGCCGAAGATGATCCCGTCGCTCCACTGGTTGGGGCGGCGGGATTGGGTCGAGTACGGCGACATTCCAGACCGCCGACAGGTCTGGGGTCGGCCGAAAGAACTCGTCATCGCCGACAAGCCGGTCGAAAAGACCTTCTCGGCTATTGGACAATTGGACGACCCGAAGCAGCCGTGGCTGAACCGTCCCGGCAAGCTCTACGTTACCCCGCAAGAGTACAACTCGCGGCCCGTGGAGTTCTGGAACGAGACGCGGCGTATCTTGCAGTGGTTGGCCCACAATCCGATCAGTACCTTCTTCATGTACGGCATGAGCCGGTCGCTGGCCGATGGCGCGAAGATCTTCAAGGCGACCACTCAGCAGTGCCTCGACCTCGCGAGCGACGAAGGCGAGATGACATGCGACTGGCCCTTCGAGGATCACAACCAGCCGTACCCGGTCTTCATTCTCGAACTGCCCTACGAGTACCAACAGCGGCTGAAGACGATCTTTAAGACGGAAACGGTGCCGTCGCACGTCTTCTGCCAGCACGAGAAGGACCGGATGATCACCGTCTCCGCGTTCTTCAATCGTGACAACGTGGTCACGCACCTGACGCCCAATCGCGCCGAGTACGCGACCCTCGAAGACTCCATCGTCTCGAACCGCCGCCGCCGGTCGAACAGTAGCGACATCGCCGACCCGTCGATCCACCAAGAGAACGACTTCGACGTTGCCGAGTTGACGCAGCGGTTGGCGATCAACTTCGGAATGTGGATGAGCTTCATCGGCACACACGTCAAGGGTCCGCTTGAGCCGGAAGAGTACGCCCGACTGAAACACGAGGCTTCACTCACCAGCCACAAGAAGCAACGCCGCGCCCAGAGCGCCCGCGATCAGCTTCTGGGGAGTTTGCAGCAGATCGTATTCGATCAGGTTGTCGAGTTCCACGACGAGATCATCGAGGTCGATCCGCGACCGGACGCGGCGGGCGGAACCCACCGCTCGCCCAAGCCGCACCGCCGTCGCGCCCACTGGCGCAAGCAGGTGTGCGGGCCGAACAACAGCGAGCGGAAGTGGATTCCGATCAAGTCGGTGATCGTGCGGAAGTCGGCCTTCGTTGGTGACATCTCGCAGATGACGACAACCTACGTCACAAAGAAGTGAATGGCCTCTAAATAGAGGCATAAAGACCTTCAAAGAATACTTGGCCGAACAAGACACGAAAAAGGGCGGGGACACCGAAAAGCAAGACAAATGCCCTTACTGCGGTCGCGCCAAAGGACCGGGTATGTGCATGTTCTGCGACAACGGAATTGGCAAGACCACCGGCTCGATCAGTATGCCGAAGGTGACCAGCAAAGCCCCCGTTGACAAATTCGGGAAGCTCGACCGGAGCGTTCGCGGCCCGACCAGCATCAACTAAGGTGCCAAATGGAAGACGAATCCAAGAAGGAAGGCAAACTGCCCGAATGCCCAGAATGCTCCGGGCCTCGCGCCGTGTACTGTCGTCAACCCCACACGCTCCGAATCGAGTGTCCCGACTGCGGTCTGAAGACCGCCGAGTACGCCGAAGACGCGGGCGGCGTCATGTCTGTTCCGTGGGGACATTTGCTGTAAGACCGAACGCCTGTCGAACGTAGTTCCATCCGGGGAAGCCGCCGAGGTTGCGATCATCAATGTAGCAGTGGGCGTAAACCTTACGCCCACCGTCGTCGCGGAAGTCATCTTCTCGGCGGTTCTCGTTGACGGAATGAACCTCGACGCCGTGTTTCTTGAGGAACCTGACGGCTTCGGTGAGGTACTGACGCTTGCGAGTGTCCTCGCGGCAGGTGTTGAGGACGATGGTGTGGCCGGCGACGATCAGGTCGCGGAGGGTTTGGATGCCCTCAAGCGGCTCGCCGATGTCCGGGTAGTCATGTTCCACAACAGTGCCGTCGAAGTCTACTGAAATGATCATGGAGTCACCAATGGAAATGAAAGCCATGTGTCTCACGTTCGGGGAACTCAAACCCAGAGACACGTTCGTTACGGTAGGTGGTCACAGTCTACTGCAAAAAATCCATCCTGTCAAAAGCAAGAGGACGCCGGGCCTCCAGTACGTCGCACAGGACCATGTTTCCGGCGTGATCGTGCCTATGGAAGACTCAACCCTCGTTTACATCGTGGTAATCGGAGATTGGGCGAAACGAACGGATCTCAAGGACGACTGATCAATGATGCGGGAGAGGCCAGTTTGACTGATCTGGAATCGGCGGCTCGTCAATCTTGCCGGCATTCACTGCAACTTCACCGATGGCTTCCTCGGTGAAGAAGAAACCGTCTTCGAGTTCTAGCAAGTGTTCGAGAGCTACGGCGGTCCACTTGCCGTAGATGAACTTGAACTTGAAGTGACGCCCTTCGAGTTCATCGCTGTGGACGAAGGCCAGCCACGGGCGGCGGGTCTTCTTCCACAAGAGCATCGGTTTGCGTTCGGCGCGGGCAACGTCGTCGGTTACTTGTTTCAAGAAGGCGTTGAGCGTACCACTCTCTTTTAGCAGCACCAAATTCAAGTCGATGTCGTCGTAGCCATTCTTGGACTCCAACACCCACTTGAAACCTTTGGGGCAACACAGATCTCCCGTCAGCGTGTCCTTCGCGTGCTTGGGGAGGTTCTTGACCTGTCCCCAACGGTTGCCTGAACCGACAGAGCGACTGAAGCCGTCGCCGAATCTGGTGGTGAACAGTTTGACGAGATCGCGTTCGGCACGTTTGCCCTTTTTGCCGCCATCGACCTTCTTCTTTTTCTTGCTCTTGAGTTCCAGAACGTCATCGACGCTCAGGCCGCTCAGGTCCAGTTTGGGTTTCATACGCTCTCCAGTTCGAGCCGCAGCCCGTCTATTTCTTCCGCCACGTTATGCACGAGGGTTGTCACCCCGGTGTGAACCGCCGGACTCAATGAGTTCTCACGTTCGGTTCGCGCGTATGCCGTTTCCAACTCCGCGATCCTCTGTTTGAGGAGAGCGACCGACTGCAAGAATTCCGGGTTGTTAGGCCCGGTATTCTTCATTTTAGTGTTGTAGCCAACCTCGAACTTTCTGAACTCTATGCCATCGATTTGTAGAGCGAACATCCACACTTCAGACGGAGACAGCGAATACAGTTTGTGCTTGGAGAAATTCGGCACCTGCCTCAGTTGCGGCATCGAGGCCACGACAGCACTCCAGATCTCTGCCGTAGAGCAGAACCAGATTTGTCCCAAGCTGTCTCTGGTGTCTGCGATCCACAAGGGACGGTGCTTGTTGCGAAACAGCCAGAGCCGCTTCTGCTTGTCGTTCTCGGCCACGGCCGTAGCCATGTGTCCCTGATTGATTAGCGAGAACACCTCTTTGATCCCGAACAGACGTTCGGCGATGGTCGGTTCTTCGTGCGGGAATCGCTTGACGGCGTCGTCGCGGTTGATGCCGAGGATGATCCGCAGAATGATCTCGGAGTCGCAACCGGATTCAAGACGGTAGTTCTGTGCCAACATCCCGTACTCGTTTTCGGGAATGCGGCCGTTGTGGATCAACGCCACCGTGCGATCTTGATTCAAGAACGGGTGGTTGTTGCGGTTGTCTTCTGGTCTGCCCTGGCTCGCGCCGCGAGCGTGCGCAACCAAAATCTGGCAGTTCTTCTCACGAAGCGACTGCCAGTTGTCGGTCTTGATGTATTGCGAAGACCGCAGCGGCTGCTTGTGGAAGTAAACGGCGTCACCTTCGACGCCGTAGTGTCCGGCCGCGTCGGTCCCGCGACTTTCGAGCTTGCGAAACAGGTTGGTCGCCAGTTTGAAGCTCAGGTCGGGGTACTGGGACTGGCCGATGTACCCTGATATGCCACACATTCAATACCTCACATTCCTACCGGCGCAGGCGGCGGGGATTGACCCATAGCCGCTCCGGGTGTCGCGCCGGCGTTGGGATCTAGCGGATTGTCTTCCTGCGGTTGTTCCGCAGGCGGTTGCTGTTGTTGCTGATCGTCGGCGGGCGGTTGCTCTTGTTTCTTGTTGCCGCCGGTCGGAGAGTTTTGTTCTTTAGGACTGGTCGATTTGTCTTCGTCCGGGTCCGGGTCTTCCGAGGTGTTCGCGCCGATCTTGTTGATCGGAACGCCCATCTTGCCGATCACCTTTTCAAGCTCGTCCGCACTGCCGGCAACGATCTCTTCGAGTCCCTCTCGTTCCTCAATGGCCTTCATCATCGCCACCCCGATTTTCTGGAGCGGTCTGAGGAACTTCATGTCGTCCTTCGGCCAGTGCGTGTGCAGCACCCGCCGAATCTGATTGACGATCTTCTCCGAGTACCTGACGAGGCTGCGGGTTCCCATGCTCTTGGCATCGTCCCGAAGCTCCTGAAGGGCGGTGAGAATGTCACCCATCTTGCCGCCGAGGTAGACACGGCTTTCGAGCAAGATGTAGTCCTTGAATCCGAATTCGTCCCAATTTGGTATTGCCACTTTCCTCCGTTCACTCTTCCGAGTCTTTCTGTTCCACGCCCCGGTGGTTGAGATGGTTCAGTGCCGCTTCCACCAACCCGGCGAACAGCGGAGCAGGACTCATCAGTCGGCTTTTGAACTCAGGGTGAGCTTGTGTGCCGATGTAGAACGGGTGGATCGCACGATCCAACTCCATTACCTCCACCAGACCCGATTGTGGGTTTCTGCCGGTGACTTTGAAGCCTTTTGCCGACATCGCCTCTATGTACGCGGGATTCACCTCATATCGGTGTCGGTGCCTCTCACTCACCAACTTTTTTCTGTACAACGTGTACGCCAGAGAATCCTTCACCAACTCGCAGTCGTATGCACCGAGCCTCATGTTCGCCGACTTGCCGGTCAACTCCGCTTGCCCCGCGACAAAGTGTACGACCGGGTTGGGAGTATTAGAGTCGAACTCAATTGAGTTCGACTCTAAACCGAGAGCGTGGCGAGTGAATTCGATCACCGCACACTGAAGTCCCAGACAGATGCCGAGGAACGGCAGCTTGTGTTCCCTCGCCCATCTCGCGCCGCGAATCTTGCCCTCGACGCCGCGACAGTCGAAGCCACCGGGGACGATAAGACCCTGTAAACCCTCGAAAAACCTGCCGTGGTTTCGCTTCGAGTTCTCCACGTCCTCTGCCGAGATCCACCTGATCTTGACCTTCGCGTTGACGGCCGCAGCCGAATGAACCAACGCCTCCTTCAAAGACAAATAAGCCTCGTCCGCGTTCTCGATGTACTTGGCGAGAACGCCGATCTCCACGGTCGGCAGATCGGGGGAAACCATCTTCTCGACCAATTCTTTGTGCTTCTTGATTCCGATACCGTTGCGGCCGAAACGGAACCGATCAACGATCAGGTCGTCCACGTCACGGTTGTAGAACTCCAACGGAACGTGATAAACGGTCTGAACGTCGGGGGCAGTGAAAACGGCCTTCCGGCGAACGCCGGTCAAGCTCGCGATCTTGTCGAGAAGTTTAGTCGGAAGCTCGCGGTCGCTCGGCGTGCGACACAGGAGAATGTCGGGAGTGATGCCGAACGATTGAAGGGTCTTGATGGACTGTTGAAGGGGCTTGGTCTTAAACTCTTTGATCGTCGGAATCCAAAGAATCGGCGCGACGTGGACGATGATCACGTCCTCGAAGTTGTCCTGCTTGAATTGACGAACGGCTTCGAGGAACGGCCCGCTCTCGATGTCGCCGACCGTTCCTCCGATCTCAACGATCACACAGTCGTTGTTTTCGCCGAGTGCCTTGAGTCTAGATTGGATTTTGTCGGTGACGTGGGGAATGCACTGAACGGTCTGGCCGAGGTACTTGCCCCCTTTTTGTTCGGCGAGAAGTTCGTCGTAGACCTGACCGCTGGTGAGGATGTTCTTGCTAGAAACCTCGACACCCATGATGCGTTCGTAGGTGCCGAGATCGAGGTCTGTTTCGGAGCCGTCATCACACAAGAAAACCTCGCCGTGTTCTCGCGGCGATAGGATTCCGGCGTTGACGTTCAGATAAGGGTCGAATTTGACTGGCGTGACTTTCAAATCACGCATCTTCAGTAGTAATCCCAAGCTCGCGGTACTGACGCCTTTGCCCGACCCCGAATAAACGCCGCCCACCACGATGATGTATTTGCTTTGCATGCTCACATTGTATGTAAGCTCAATCTAGCGGAACCCCGGCGACATTTTCGGTCGTCGGGAGTTCCTTTTCGTAGCTCGGTTTGCCGAACATGAAACCTAAACAGTTGACGTGGCAGTCGCACAGAAAAGATTCGCTGCCGTCAGAAAAAACGGTCCTGTAACCGAGTCGAGCGTTGCACTCGGTACAGTGATACACTTCGTAAACTTTGACGATAGTTTTCGCCACGTTCCACCTCAAAGGGTGATGTTGTCGAGATCCGAATCGTTGAGCGCGGTGTTGGCGGAACCAACCAAGTACGACTCCAGTTCGCTCTCTTGCGGGGCCACCTGCACCGAAGTGCTGTCGAAGTACCGGGTTGACCAGCCGGAAACCGGGTTGGTCTTCTGGTTGAAGATCCGCTTGTAGCCCATAGCTTGGAGCCGGGTGTTGGCGAGCCACTCGACGTAGCCGTGGAGGACTTCCGTGTTCAGGCCCAACAGCGAGCCGCGTGAGAACAGGTAGTCGGCCCACGCCTTCTCGTTCTTGACGGCCAGCCGATACAGTTCGTACACCTTCTCTTCATTGTCGGCCAGAACCTTCTGGAACCCTTCCTCTTCGTGGTTCTTCCAGTTCTTGATGATATTCTGGGTGATCGCGACGTGCAAGTTCTCGTCGCGGGCGATCTCGCCGATGATCTTGGCACTGCCTTCCATCAGCCCCTTATAGCCGAAAAAGAACGAGCAGACGAACGAAGTGTAGAAGGCCACACCTTCGGTGATGTTGGTGCAGATCACCGAGTTGAAGATGCGTTGCTTCAGGTCCGTCTCGTCGTTCAGCAACTCGTCGTATGCCTTCGAGATCGCGTTGGCGCGGCCGACGATCTCCTTGTCGTCCAAGATGCTGTCGAAGAACGCGGTGGCGTTCTTGGTCACGTTCTTGAAGATGTGGGTGTAGCTGAACGAGTGCATCTGCTCCATCGACGCCCACGTCCCCATGCACAGTTCCAACTCCGGGTTGGTCACATACTCACTCATCTTGTGGATGCTGCGACTCAACATGGAGTCGGTCATCGTCTGCCAGCGGATGTTGCTCTCGAAAACGAACCGCTCGGACTCCGAGAGCTTCTCGAAGTCAACGCGGTCTTTCGACAGGTCGATCCGCTGCGGACGCCAGCGGTAGTTCTCCTGCTGCTCCCAGAGGCTGAAAAACTTCGGGTACTTGAACTGGTCGTACCGTTGCAGGCTCAGGTCTTCGCCGAGGAACATGATGCGGTCGTTGACCGGGACGTTCTTCTTGTTCAAAACGGTCTTCATATTGGTTCTCACTTTTGGCTGTTACAGGGTGCAGGCACCGGAAGCACATCCGTCCTTCTCTTTGGCGAAGTGCTTGTTGCCGTCTTCGGTGTTGAGGTAGTAGAGCGACTTGCCGCCCGACTTGTAGAAGTGGATCATCTCCTTGATGATCTGCATGTACGGGATCTTCTTGTCCTCGTAGTTGGACGGGTTGAAATACTGGTTGCAACTCATCGCCATGTCCATCCACTTCTGGATGACGGCGCAGACGTTGAGGTAGCCGATGTTGTCGGGCATATCGAACGCCAACTGGTAGTGTTCGGCCGACTTGACGTTCGGAACCAAGAACGGCAGGCTCGACTTCTTGGAACTCTTGAACGCCAAGATCGACCGCACGGGTTCGACGCCGTTGGTGACGTTCTGCGAAGCCGCCGACGACTCGCACGGCATCTGGCACGTCAGCGTGGTGTGCCGCATGCCGTGTTCCTTCAACTCGGCGCGTAGCGACTCCCAGTCCATGCCCGCCGGACGGTTGGTCGGAAGGTCTTTGAACTTCTTGTCAACAGGCAGCCAGCCGTTGGAATACTTGGACGACGCGAACTTGTCGCACACGCCCTTCTCTTTCGCCAAGTTGATCGACGCTTTGATGAGGTAATACTGCTGCTTCTCCATCCACTCGTCCACCAGATCTAGTGCGGCCGGGTCGCCGTACTTCACCTTGTTCGACGCGAGGAACGCGGCGAGGTTGGTGATGCCGATGCCGAGAGATCGCTTGCCCGTGCAGAAGTTGCGGGCCGCGAGATCGAAGTAGTCTTGGATGTCGATCAACTCGTCCAGCATACGCACGACGCAGTCGCAAACCCGCGCGAAGTCCTCGTCGGAAGTGATCTCCAACCAGTTGATGGCCGACAGCACGCACACGCCGATTTCTGACAGCGGGTCGTTGATGGCGCGGAGCGGCTCGACGGCTTGTGTGACCTCCGTGCAGAGGTTGGTCATGTTGACCTTTTCGTTCCACGACCCGTAGGTGTTGACGTTGTCCACGTTGAAGATGTAGATGCGGCCGGACTCCAACCGCTCTTTCACGAGCAGCGAGAACAGGTCGCGGGCCGGCACGGAGTGGCGGCTCTTGATCGACTCGTCCTTCTCGTACTTCTGGTACAACTCATCGAACTCGTCGGTGCCGAAGGCGTCGTACAAGCCGGGGACTTCGTGCGGCGAAAACAGGGTGATGTTCTCTTTCTTCAGGAACCGCTCGTAGAACAACCGGGACAGACCGATGGCGTAGTCCAAGTTGAAGACGCGGTTGTCGTGGGTGCCGGTGGTCGCGTTCTTCAACTGGATGATGTTCTCGATCTCGTAGTGCCAGATCGGGAAGTTGATGGTGGACGAGCCGCCGCGCACGCCGTTCTTCTGCCACGCCTTCGTGTTGGCCTCGGTGATCTTCAAAAACGGAATGACGCCGGGGTGCAGAATCGTACCGTTCTTGACGGGCGTGTTGATGGCCCGCATGCGCCCGTAGTTGACGCCGATGCCGTACCCCTTGCACGTCGCTTCCGCGACCGCGTTGTTGGTGGCGTTGATCGAGTCGCAGGTGTCGAGCATCTCGATGAGGCAGCACGACGCGAACGAGTTGTTGTTCGTACCCAAACCGGCCAACTGCGGGGTGGCGAGGTTGATCTTGAACTTGCTGAAATAGTTGTAGGCCCGCTTCACCATCGGCAGCCGCTTCGCCGCCGGGTAGCGGTGGAAGATGGTCATCGCAGCGACGATGTAACGGAACTGCGGAGTCTCGTGAAGTTCCTTCGTGTGCTGGTTCTTAACGAGGTACTTGTCGCACAACTGCTTGGTAGAGCAGAACGTGTACGTCAGGTCGCGGTCGTGAACGATGAACTCATCGATCTTGTTGATCTCTACGTCGGTGTACCACTCCATCAGGTCTTTGGTGTAGTACCCATTTTTGATGTTCTGGCGGATCAAATCGATCAGCTTCGGCGGGTTCTTACCGCCCCACACGTTCTTGCGGATCTGGTAGTTCAGAAGCCGACCCGCGACGTACTGGTAGTCCGGGTTTTGCTCGCTGATGAGGTTCGTCGCCGAGTCGATCAGAACGGAGTGGATCTGTTCCGTCGTGATGCCATCGACCACATTGAGCTTCATGTTGATCTCAATGTCGGAAACGCTGACGTTCGACAGCCCCTCGATTGCCCACGAAACCACTCGACTGATCTTCTCGATCTCGAAGTTCTCCCGCGACCCGTTTTTCTTCACCACACTGATCTTATTTACAGACATGTCATTCTCCTGATCTCAAATACCCAAAGGGAGGGTATCTAAGACACCCGTCGTTTTTTCTAGTTGGTATTAGTTCGTGAAGCCGGTCGCCTTGCGCGAACGCGGCGTTAAGAGTCGGCCAGCTTGGAAGTTCCGTCTTTCATTTCGATCCAGATCGTGTCGCAGCCGTTGAGCAGCGACAAGAGTCCCTGATCGTGCGTGGTGACAAAGACTTGCATCTCTTTGGACATCTCGCAAATCATGTTGTAAATGCCCTGAACACCGATTGGGTCGATGTTGGTGGTGACTTCGTCCAGAAACACAACGGACGGGCTGGACCCGAAGTTGCAGATCTGGATGTACCGGAACGCCTGAGACACCGACAGGTTGAGCCGCCGCCGCTGGCCGTTCGACATAATGTGGTACAGGAACTGCGTCCCGTCCGGCGGGTTGCGCTCGATCTTGATTTCCAACTCGTCGTCAAACGTCAGCGTCAGCTTGTTGTCGATCAGGTACTGCAACCAGTACGAGATCTTGGAGTTCAGTGCCGGGATGATGCCCGACATGACGTACTTGCGAATGCCGGTGTCGCCGAACGCCTTGATCCAGTAGTCGAAGTAGGGCTGGTCCTCTTCGCACTGCTTGATTTCCTTCTCTTTGGACTCGCACGCGACCTTCTTGTCGGACAAGTCCTGCATCGTGTCTTCGAGAACCTGCTCGTAGGGGTTTGGACCTTCGAGTTCGTCCCGACGCTGTTTCGCGAGCGTGTGACACTGCTCCATCTTCTGTTGGAGCAACGCGATTTTCTTGTCAATGTCGGGCTTCGGTACGGCTTCCAGACGGCGCACAGTCGCCTTCAGTTGGTTGAGCTTGTCGTGGCCGTTATCGACCCGAATCTTGGCGTCGTTCAGGTTCTGACGCATGACCTGAACTTGATTCTGTTTGCCCTTGTGCCGCTCAACTAGGGTGATCCGTTCAGCCTCGGCAGTGTCGGCCGCTTCGGTGAACTCACGGATGGCGGTTTCGAGCGCTTCCAGAACGTGGGTGCAGTTGGACTCATCGACGGTGCCGTAGCACGCCGGGCATTGGGTGCCGGACTTGTCCTTGAGTTCCTTGAGTTCGCCCCCCTTCTCGGCCGCACAGTTGCGGTTGTACGAGATGATCTGGTTCGCCTGCTTGATGGCGACGGCGAGCGTACCCTCGTCTTCGAGCAGTTTGTGATACTGCTCGGTTGCGTTGTCGATGAGGGTTTGGATCTTGGTCAGCTTGTCCTGTTGCTTCTGCAAATCCGATTCGGCTGCCGGCAACTGGTCCTGAGCCTCTTGGTATTCGAGAGCGGCCTTGCCCGCGTCGGACGCCGCGATCTCGTTCCTGATCTTGTTGGCGAGGGCGTCGTAGCCCTTGATCTCTTCGAGCTTCTTGGCCTTCCAGTTCTGAACCTGTGCGCGGATCTCCCCGACCCGCTTGTCCATGAGTTCGCGGTCGTGAACGAGGATCTCGTACTCGCGGGTGAAGTTCTTCAGGTTGTCTTTGTTGATCTTGGCGAGATCCTTCGCGTTCTGCGAGTACGTCTGGTACTTTTCGAGCGACAGCAGGTTCTCCACGATCTGCCGCTTGGCGGGAACGTCGCATTCGAGGAAGGCGTTCGTGTTATCGTCGGTGAAGACGACGACGTTGACGAACGTCTCGTAGGACATGCCGACGATGTCTTCGATGGCCTTCTGGGTCGCGGGCATGCCGCCCAACGTGATCTCGGTCGTCTCGTTCCAAACGCCCTCCGCACTCTTCCAGAGCCGCAGTGATTCGGGCTTGCGGCACCGGACGACGCGGTAGTCGTCCCACTGAACTTCGACGTAGAGCTTCTTGCCCGTCTTGTTGTGGATCACGTCGTTGTGGCCGATCTTCTTCGGCCGCTTGATCGTCTTGCCGTAGAGTCCGTAGACGATCAGTTCGGGGACGGAGCTTTTGCCCGCGCCGTTGCTCGACTCCTTAGCCTCTTCGGAGTCGTCGTCCTGACTGCAAGAAACGTCGAGGTTGCGACCCCTAATGAGGACGATGTTCCCCAGATTCTGAAAGTTGATTTCGATACCTTCTTCGCCGAAGCAAAGGAAGTTCTTGGCTTTCACGAACTTGAAAACGTGGCGTTTCATCAGGAGTCCTTTGGCAAGTCGGCTGACATCTTCCACGGTCGGGCCGAAGATGTCAATCCGACTTTGTTCAATTTGAAGTAGCGAGCGCCACGGCGATCAGGGGGTCGCCGCCCGGTGATGAATAGTAGTCGTCAACAAGGTCCGCATCGTACTGGTGGGCGAACCCCGCCGGCAATACGCTGGCGAACCAGGGGAAGAACTCCACGAAGTAGCCGACGTAGTTCGCGTCGAAGTGCGGCGGGGACGAACCTGTGCCGAACGACATCTCGATCACGCGGGCCAGCATGTCCAAAAGGTCGGACGGAGCGGCCCAGAAGTCCTCGTGAACGAGACGACTGCCGTGGAACGGGCGTCGGACACATGAAGACTCGCGGCCGAAGGCGACGACCTTGTCTGCGGCGAGTTCAAAAATCTCCTCCACGGATTTTTGAACTCGGACGTTCGGCCCGGCGAACAAGAAGACGCCGTCCCTTTTGGCGAGGGCCGCGATCAATCCCGCCTGTGTGCCGTCGTACAACTCGAAGCCGTCGCCGGCCGTGTTGAAAACAAGAACGGCCGTGCCGAGCTTTTTGACCGCCGCGAGCCAATCCTTCCCGTGTGTGTCCCAAGATTCGGGGGTGAAAGCCCCCACGATGTACTTCTTCAAGCTGCCTCTTCGTGCTGGATAATGCGTTTGCCGAAATCGATCAGACGCGGCTTCGGCAAGCCGTTGCAGCCGACATCATCGACATAGCGTTCTAGCATTTTGTCTTCGGCTTGCAGGATCGCGAGTGCGTCCTGAATTACATGAGTTTCCTCTTCCGTCTTCTTGCGGAACTGGCGCACATTTACCGTCGCGGCCCCCTTGCTCGACAGAAGCTCTCGCCGAATCTTCGCCACGTCAATGGCCGACAGATCCTCCGTCATCAGCGTAACGAACGCCCCCTTCAAATCGTACAGATTGAGTTGGTCCGGCTTCAAGTAGTAGTGCCTCGGACTGAACTCGTTGAGGATGTACTCCCGGTTCCCGCTCTCGCAGTCGAGCAGGATCAGGTGTTTGTCTTGGAACGCCTCGCCGAAGCTCAACTGGAGCGGGCTGCCGATGTACTCGACCTTGTCGGCCAGCACTTGGGTGGCGTGGTAGTGGCCGAGGAACGTCCGCTCGTACCGCTCGAACAGGTTGGCCGAGACTGGCACCATTTCGCCGTCGTGTTCGATGACCACGTCGGAGACGGTGCCGGAACTGTTCAGCTTCGCGCCGTCAATGGCGATGTGGCCGAGGCAGTATTTCGCCGGCTCGTCGTAATCGCCGAGCATTTCCACGGCACTGACCGGATCGTGGGTGAAAGGGATGAAATCCCACTTCGCGCCGCCGATGGTCCGTCGCTCGACAGAACTGATGACCGTGACGCCGGGCAACGCTTGGAACGGGTAGACTCCGCTGATCGAGGTGTCGTCGTTGAACCACAGGTCGTGGTTTCCGAGCAGCAGCCAGAGGCGGAACTTGCCGTTGCAGTATTTCTTGAGGATCTCGTAGACGCGGGTGTACGTCAGTACGTCGATCTTGGATCGGTCGTGTAGCAAGTCGCCGCCGAACAGGATGTCTTCGACGTGACGGGCCTTCGCGGTCTGGAACACCCATTCGAGTGCCTTCAGACAGTCTTCGAGTCTTTCCGCACGGCGTTTGTGGGGGTGGACGTGACAGTCGGCGAAGAGTAAAACATGGCTCATCACCACTCCTGAAATGAAAGAAGACGCACAGTCAACCCGTGCGCCTTCTAGTCTTAATGAAAAAACCCCTTCAGTCAAGACGAGGTTTTATTTTGTTGTTGTTGGCCGTGGCTCAGGTACTTCTCCAAAACGTCCCAGACGTTCGTGGACTTCAGCTTGGTCGGTGCTTGGTTGCCAGCACCCGGTGCGCCACCGCCCGGCCCGCCCATAGGAGGAGGTCCACCCGGAGGCAAACCGCCGCCACCCATAGGTGGAGGACCGCCCATCGGAGGACCACCCGGCGGTGCGCCACCGCCCGGAGGACCGCCCGCCGGTGGTGGCGGTGCCGCGTCTTCGATAAGATTCAAGAACTGGGTGAATGTCTTCATCGCAGGTATATACGATCCGGGTAAGAAGAAAGGGGCGTCATGGCTTGGAACTTTTGTGGCGGGTGCAGGCGGGCTTTTGAAAGCTGGATTCACTGTCAGGGCTTCAGGTGCCACGACTGCCCTCGTCAGATTCCCTCGATACTCGATGTGATGAGCAGAGCCGATTTGGAAGAAAATCCAAAATCGCGCGAACAAAACCCGTCGAGCGGCGTCTACTATTGTGAGCGGCCCGCGAAGCCGAAAAAAATTCGCGAACGGGTTGACGAGAAAAAGAAGTCAGCCTACTATGTAACGACAGAGCGGCAAAAGCCCTCTGCAAACACACGAAGAAAAATGAACACGTTCTCCCTTAGTCTGTTTAGCTCGCTGTCGTCCTTGTATCACAAGAGACGAGACGCAGGCTCTACGGGCTGAGTGAGGTACACCAGAACCTCTCAGACGAACACCCGAAGACCCGCGTCTCCCAAGACGCGGGTCTTCTTGTTTTTCTGGAGGCTGTGATGGAATTCAAACGTGACGTGATGAGGTTGTTGGTTCCGGGCGTCAAGTACGTCGGCCCCGGTTTGGACTACGAAAAACTGCCGCCGCAAACGGAAGCGGCGGTCAAGATGGTGTGCAAGAAGTTCGGGATCAGCTACAGCCACGCGGAAGAGATTGTCGGGGACATCGACAAGTACCAGTGGCACATCGAGCGGATCAGGTTCATGGACGACAAGGTGAGAGAGTTCCTTCGGGAACACGACGTGGTCGGCGCGGTCAAGGCGATCAAGGCGGTTCGACCGGACTGGGGCTTGCTGAACTGCAAGCTGTACATGGAAGACGTGCGTGACGGGAAGAAACCGTGGCCGGCAGTGAAGGCGGTCAAATGAAAAAGGCCGTCAACGAAGAAGAGAAACAGTGGATGAAAAACCGCGACAAGAAGTTGCGGCCGAAGCCCGGACTGTTTTGGTGCGACTGTGATCGCAACCACGTTTCCGCGTGGCAAAAATGCGAGGTATGTAACAGTCGGACTGGCAAGCGGTGCTTTAAGAAGTGAATGCGGTTGTGGCGAAACTGGTAGACGCGCAAGATGGCAAATTCTGAGGTGTGATACTCTGCTAAGTGCGGAGGAAACATGCCAAAGAAAAGAAACTGGACCGACGAGCAATTGAAGGAAGCTGTTGCTACTTCGTTCTCGTACTCAGAAGTGTTGAGAAAACTGAAGTTGAAGTTCGCTGGCGGAACTCACGCGGCGATCAAGCAAAAAGTGAAGTGGTTGAAACTCAATGTTTCGCATTTCACAGGCAGTAGTTGGTGTCGAGGTGAGAAGTACCGACAAACGCTACTGAAAAGGAACACCCGAACACTGGAAGAGATCTTGGTAAAAGACTCGACCTATCAATCGGGGGCGAAGCTGAAAAAGAGGCTGGTGACGGCGGGAATTTTGAAAGACATCTGCTGCCAGTGTGGGAATGAAGGTGTGTGGTGCGGTCAAGCTCTGACGTTACAGCTTGATCACAAGAATGGCGACCGGACTGATCACAGGTTAGAAAACCTCCGAGTGATATGTCCAAACTGTCATTCGCAGACACCTAACTTTGCTGGACGTAACGCGAAGAAGTAAGCGGTTGTGGCGAAATTGGTAGACGCGCGGTCTTCAGATGGCCGTCCCGCAAGGGGTGTGGGTTCGACTCCCACCAACCGCACTGTAAGACCCGGCAACGGGTGTTCTTTGACAACTGGGCGAGACAACAAGCGGTTCTCGGAGCAGCTATGAAAAACGTTTGGTTGGAATTTTTGCAGTTGAAGACCGATTTCCCGCTCGGATCGTGGGTACAAATGACACTCGATCCTTTGGACGATTACTTTGAATCGATCTGGGCTTCTGATATGATGGGGGTAGTGACGGGGTACAACATCATGCAGTCACTGGTGGTGGTGTACTTCGACAACAACGTCACGATGCAGTGCGGCCCGAAACTACTGAAGGTCGTTGAAAGCCCTTTGGTCCATGACTGGGACATGTGAAAATGACGGACAAAGAAGAGATCGAGATCCTTCAGGCTCGTATCGATGAGTTGAAGGGGGTAAAGAGCGGCCCGCCGAAGTGTTTCCACTGTGGCGGGAGCGGCGAGGTCGCGTGGGAAGGAACCTGCTACTACTGCGTGGGGAGCGGTTACTGCTACCCACCGAACGATCCCAACCATTGGAGCAACAAGAAAGAAGAAAACGGACCTTATTACGATCAGGTCTGGTGAGATAAGCCAAAGTGACGGAAATGGCAGACGTACTCCGCTCAAAACGGAGCGCCGCAAGGCGTGTGGGTTCGATTCCCACCTTTGGCACTAACTGTACCGGCTGAACATGGGCGAGTTCCCCTGGCTGTAACCCAGGTGCCTTCGGCTGTAGAGGTTCGACTCCTCTCCGGTACACTGCATCCGCAACGGAATAGCCTTGATCGGTCTTGGGATAATTAACAAGGTGCTGCTCGATAAGTAGCGAAAGCTACCGCTTGCGGGCGTAAGGTCGGGGTGCAAGTATCGACCTCAAGACGGCGGATGCAATCGGGTGTCGATCCACACGGCAGACTGTAAATCTGCTGCCATTATCCTGTGTGGCGGTCGGCGATGGGTTCAACTCCTACGGCACCCACTGGAGACTCGCGATGAGCGACATGATGGAACTTCTGGCGAAACGGTACGCCGAACCCGATCTGAACCCGTATCTTTTCGAGATCGGACAAAAGGTGAGGCTCCGCAAGGGCCGCTCGAACGACGGGCAGACGCCTCAACATTGGGACGGGGCAGTCGCAACAGTCGAAAGTCGATACTGCACCGGACTCCACAAGGAACACTGGTACAAGTTGAGACACTCGAACGGCCAACTGGCAGAGTTCTGCGAAGACGAGATCGACGCACGCTACGCGCGGCGGCGAGTCAACTTCAAAGAAGTTCTGGCCGAGGAGAACCCGAAAGCCATCGTGTTTGACGGACTCGAAGAAGCCATGATCGGCGTCGGCGGTCAAACGACGCAGAGGCTCGCGGTCTACAGTGTCCGAAAGATCATGGAACTGCTCAGGCAGAAACACGGCGACGAACAAGCGGCCCAAGAGTGGTTCGACTTCAACATCGCGACCCTCTGGGCCGGCGAGAATACTCCGATCTTGGTGTACGATGAAGTCTGAAGACAATCTGCGGGTGGCTCCTCACGAGGAAACACCCAGGCAGAAGTATCTGTGTGACAACGCGAGACACCTGATCTGCGTGCCGTATTCCATTGATAATCTGCACAAGATGGCGGCAGATTTGGGAATCAAGAAGTGCTGGTTCCACAAGGACCATTACGACATTCCGAAGCGACGGATCGCCGAGATCACCGCGAAGTGCGAGGTCGTGGACAGCCGAGAAATCGTCAAGATCGTGAGGCCGAAGAACTCTGCGAAGTGATAGAAATTTGGGTCTGCTAACGCTGTGGGAAGCTACGTTGACTGTAAATCAGCCGCCTTCGGGATAAGAGGTTCGATTCCTCACAGACCCACTGAATGCCTACCAAATGCTAATCTAGTGAAAGCTTAGGTTTGAAAAACCTAGTAGCCCGGAGCGTAACCGGGGGTAGGCACTAGCCAGTATGCTCGTTCGGGATTACATGACAATTGGTTAAGTCGGGGAACTCAAATTCCCTATAGCTGGTTCAAATCCAGCGTATATCTCGTGCAAATTTTGACTGGCAACTGCCGCGCAGGTGTAAAGGGTAGACACGCTTCCCTGAAAAGGAAGAGGACTCGGTTCGACTCCGAGGGGCGGCACTTGAATAGTTTCGGCCTATGGCTGAAGAACGCCAAACCGTTGTCAGATAGACGCCAGAGGTGACTAGATTTTAGTAGGTGGTCCCTACTAGGAGTCAGTCATGAACATCGACAACGTGAAGAGTGGCGTGAGCAAAGAGGAAGTCATGAGGCTGCTGCGTGCGGCCGGCATGCTCCAAGACTCGACGCCGGTGAAGCTGCAACAGATGCGGGCGGTTCGCGTGTCGCGGCCGGAACCCCGGCCCGAACACGAAGAACTCGGCATGAGCCACAGCGAGTGGTTCCGCCGCTACGTCAGCGACTGGTAATCACTTCCCGGCAACGAGCTTGCGGAGGTCGCTGGACGACTTAGACGGGTTACGGATGATTTCTTTCACCAGTTCCTCGCCTTTGGAACTGGTGATCTTCGACCAGACCTTTTCGAGCGTGGTGCGGTTGTACTTCTTGACCAGCTTCTTCAGCCCGTCGATAAAGTCCTCGACGGCTTCGATGTCGCTGCTGCCCGTACCCGACTCGACAAATTGACGAAACGATTGCATAGACCCTCCAGTCTATGTATCGACTCGGAAGGAAAATATGTATCGACTCGGAAGGAAAACCGGATGGGTGTCCGGCATCGCCTGGAAAGTGATTGGTGCCTTAAACGGCATGGGGATCGATACCTCTTCCTTCCGCTATGTGTGACTGCAAAATGTGTCGGGCGCGGAAACGCAAAAAGCTCATCGACACGCTCCATTCAAAAGGCGTCATCCTCGTACACAGGGGCGAAGACTTTCTATGCCAAACAAGTTCGAGGGCCGCTGGCGTTGGTGCAACCACTGCCAGTGCGCGAGAATCCGATGCTTCAAGTGCGGCAACATCTCGTGTAGCGGCGGCGGATGCGTCGAGTGCCACGACGAATTCACCGAAGCGATCAGAATGAGCGGCACGGGCGAACACCCTAGCAAAGAAGAACTCCTCGCCGACACCGAAGGCATTAGAATTGATGCCGAGTGGGGCGAAAAGGTATGGGACGCATGGTCGAGTACACAATCAAAAAAGGCAGCAAGCACCAGAACAGACGGTGCGGCTACTGCGACGGGCGAATGACGCCCGGCCGCAAGTTCGTACTCGACCCGGAACGGTACGAAAACCAACTGCCAATGATCTTCCACCCGCAGTGCCGCGAAGCGTGGGTGAAGCGTGGCAAACAACCGCTGTGCCGAGGTAACTGTGACACTGTACATGCTTGAGTGGTACAACGGCCTCGAATACGCAGACGCCGAGACGACACTGTTGGGCGTTTATCGAAGTGAAGAAACGCGATCCGAGGCCGAACAACGGTATCGCGAGTCGGAGGAACGTTGGCCCTTCACTAGCAAGGAAGGGAAGTTCGTGAAGTGGGAGATCCAGTTGGACAAGGATCTGGTGTGATACGGAAGGGACTGTGAGTGGCTACACGACTTTGTTTGCTAAACAAAGATACGGCAACGTATTGCGGGTTCGACGCCCGCTCCTTCCGCTCGGCTCTGTGCGCTAAATGGTAAAGCGGCAAGTTTCAAAAACTTGTGTCTCCCCGCGTGGGAAATTATCGGTTCGAGTCCGATCAGAGCCACTTGAATCTTTTTGTCTTGTTCTGACAGTACACTAGAATGTAGTGGAGGTCATAATGAACAAATACAGCAAAAAGAAATCCGATCAGCTAGGTGTCAACTTCAGTACGGCGTGCCACACTTTGAGGAAGTGTGTAATGTTCTCTCTGCTGAAAGAAGCCAAGAAAAACGTTTGCTTCAGGTGCGGCAAGGCAATTCAGACTGCCGAAGAACTGAGTCTTGACCACAAAGAAGATTGGCTTGACAAGACCAACGCCAAAGAACTCTTCTTCGATTTGACCAACGTGGCCTACAGCCACCGCCGCTGCAATACTTTGGCGATGTTGGACAAACGCACACAGTTTCGCGGTGTGACCAAGATGGGTGGTAAAAAGAAACGTAAAAAGCCATATACGGCTCGCTGGTGGGATGGGACCAAGCAGGTGCATATCGGGTATTTCGCGACGGCCGAGGAAGCACAGAAAGCATTAGAAGAAAGGTCCAAATGAACGCACAATACGTTTGCAACAAGTGTGGGGAACCGGCAGAAATGGATACTCGCATGGGTGGTGGAGACGTGTACCTAACATGCGGGTGCGACAGAAATGGGGAATGGGTCGATGACGGTCGCGGTGGGTATTACGACACCGACGCACAGCCAGTTCTCGTGCAAGAACCGAAAATGCAAAAACCAAAAAAGGAAGATTAACCGGACGGGGTCCGGCACCGCCTCGAAAGCGGTTGGTGCCTTAACGGGCATGGGGATCGATACCTCAGTCTTCCGCTCACGGAAAGTAAAGCCACGAGGAGTGGTCACGGTTTGCTAAACCGTTGGTGCCTTAACGGGCATGTGGATCGTCCCCACTGCTTTCCGCTCGGAGGTAATCATGCAAGACGAAGAAACGATGGACTTCAAGATCGTGTACGGCGACAAGGAGATCAAGTTCTCCGACATTTGCGAAGCCGCCGAACTCCATCCAGAGGTGATCCAAGAAGAGATCGACCGCGAGTTCATCGAAGAAATGAAAAAAGACCCGGCGTTCATCGCCTTGAAAAAGGAAGAGTAACCGAACCGGCGTTCGGCACTGCCTTGAAAGCAGTTGGTGCCTTGACCGGCATGGGGATCGACACCTCACTTTTCCGCCATACAATGAAGACATGACCGAGTTCAACAAACAAGGTATCTACGGGTACTACCTGATCGACTGGACTCCTGTTGAAAAGGTCCGTCTGAATGATTCGCCGTCGCACAACGCGATGTTCGAGTGGTGTCAGAAGAACTGCAAGTCGCGGTTCCACTGGACGTTCATTTACGGACACAACAGGCCCGAAGACGAACAGCCGGTTGACGCGGTGACGTGGGAATTCGAGTCGAGTCAAGATGCCGACTTGTTCAGAAACACATGGGACAAATGACGGCCCCCGGAAGGTAAGCGTCCCGACCCGGCAGATGTCGCGGTCGGCCAACGTGATTCGGGTTCGACTCCCTGGTCGTCTACTTGAGGCACAACATGGACTTGCTCGTCAAAATGTCCGACGTGGACAACCTGATCATCTCCGCAATCGAGGGAACCGACCTCGGCGAAGACAAACGTCAGGGTCCACAAAGCGGGTTGTGGAGCAAAATCTACGACGCACTGAACCAGCTTCGGGCCGGCGCGGTCTATACTGACGAGGCCGCGAAACGCGAAGGGTACTACCTCAAAGACATTGACGACGCCATACACGCAAGCGAGCATTGAAATGGAACCGATCAAGTACGAAGACTTCGCCAAGCTCGACCTCCGGGTCGCCACGATCACAGACGCCCAACCCATCGAAGGTGCAGACAAGCTCGTCTTGCTGACACTGGACGACGGAACCGAGGGCGGGCGGCAAATCGTCGCGGGAATCAAGAAACATTTCCCGCTGGACGACGAATCAAAGAAGAAGCTGATCGGTGTTCAGATCGTCATCGTAGCGAACCTCGAACCGCGAAAGATGCGTGGGGTAGTCAGCAACGGGATGTTGCTGGCCGCGAGCAACGGCGACGAACTGCAACTGCTCACGACCACGAAGGTAATCGCGCCCGGAAGTAAGGTCGGGTGAATAGATAGTGACGGAACGATGGCAGAGTCAGGTTTAATGCGCCTGTCTTGAAAACAGGTGTGGTCTAAAAGCCACCGGGGGTTCAAATCCCTCTCGTTCCGCTAACCATATGAACAGCAACGAAGATTTTGAAGTGGGCGGGTGTAGGTGCTGGTTGATCGCACTCTTGGTCGCTGCTGTAGTCGCGTTGTGCGTATGGCGGGCCAACCACCCAATTCAGTATCCTACAAAGAAAGCGGCAATCGAGGTTGTCATGTACGGTTCCCCATGTTAAGGGTCATCGAGTCGTATGAAACCAAGTACGACCTTCAACCCCTCGACGGGTACACGCCATCCGAAATCGTTCGGATGCTCCAAAACAACGAAGCTCAGACCCTGACCGATCCGTTGACGGCCGAGAAGGGCGTTTACATTCCGACCCCGCGTCAATCGCCGGGCGTAAAGAAGATCGCTCTGTTGAGGCCGATGGTCAAAGGGCGCGAGCGAGTGGTGAGCTACGGGTGCGACTGAACGGAGATGTCGGTAAGCCGGGCGGTGTTATAGTAGCCGATTGCGGCCTCTGCCGACTGTGTTGGTTCGACTCCAACTGTACCCGCTAACGTCTCGTTGGTGTAAAAAGGGATAGCTTCCCAAGTAGCCTAGCGTTGACCAGCATGGGAGGGTGGCCAACTCCCCCCGTTGGCGCGACCGCGATTCTCAGCACGGCCCACTTGAAGGGCAAGGGCGGGTGAAACCCCCGCACGAGATGTCAAACAACGTCCTGTTAGTGTAGAAGGGGGCTGACTCTCTAAAAGTTGGCCCCAAGCGACTGACCACCGGCCAGCACGGGAGGTGTACAACTCCCCCCGCCGGTAGAAGTTCCGCTGCACAGCCCCTCTGGAGGGGGCAGGGGCGGGTGCGATTCCTGCACAGGACACTTATTCGGAGCGAAGATGGGCGTCGTCAAACGTTGCGAGATCAAACGACACGAACCCTACACAGGCGACAAGTGTCCCGTTTGTGCCGACAACGAACAGAACGCCGCCATCACCGGCTTGCTGTGTGCGTGCCTTCTTTTCGCTCTAGGGATCGCAGGGATGGTCATATTGGCTGCGAGGTTGAAGTAATTGCCGTTCTGGTGTAGGGGTCTGCACAGATGCTTGAAAAGCATCGGGTCTGAGTTCAACTCTCAGGGGCGGCACTCGGTCGGATGTCATCAGGGTTTACACTAACGTGAAAAGGTTCGACTCCTTCCTTCTTCGCGAGAAGAAGAGGTGGCTAATCGGAAGCCACAGAACTTTGACTTTTTGCCGACCAAATGGTGGGGTAGCTTAATGGTAGAGCGCTAAAAACGTCTCAGCGATTGTTGCCCGCAAGGGATGCCCTGTTGGGATTACATTCCGTGAAAAGGAAGAGGTGCGGTGTTCAATTCCCGCCCCCACCACTAGATTTTGTGAAACAAAAAGGAACTCATGAGCTTCTACATCAGAGCCAAAGACACCACCCGATGCGTGATGGTCGAAACTCACATCGGTAAGAATGGGAACGTCACTCGCAACGCCAACGACAAAATGCTGTTCGCGACAGAAGACGAGGCGATCCTGTTCATGTCGAAAAATCTCCCTGACGGAGACGGCTTTGAGTACCAAGCTGTAGAAGCCTGAGTCCCGTCGCTTTGAACACGACTCACCTACATACAATACCCACATGTAGGAGGAATCATGTTCAACGTATGGTCTTACCTGTCCAAGATGAAGAAGGAATTCCCGCTCGGCTGCAAGGTCGAAGTGGATGAAGAAACGATCATGAACTTCTACTGGGACTACGGCACGACGAGCCGGGTCGCAAAAGTCATCGACTACGTCCTCGAAGAAGGAATGTTGGTCGTGGTTAACGCGGCCGGACTTGAGTTCTCGGTCTATCCCGACGAAGTCGAGCCGTACTTCGAGCCACAGGTGTGTTGATGAAGTGCCGCAACTGCAACGCGGACGACGCTTGGCCGTGCTGGTGTGAGTTCTGCGACAAACAACTCTGCGAGAAGTGCGTCAAAAGCTCAGACTTCGGCCACGTTTGTTCGGATTGCGGCCGGAAAGTTGAAGAGGGCGTAATCGATGACGCCGGTGTCGAACACAAGGGGAAGTCATGAAGTGCGGATGGTGCGGCAAAGAAGGCGACGAGAAGTTCTGTAATCAAGAACACGCCGACAACAGCGCGGTCCACGTCGTTCTGAACGAACTGACCGATGAAATGGACATCACCTTCGGCGCGACAACGTTCCCGTGGAAGTGCTGTCTGACGGCGGAAGCCTACGACACGTTGAAGAATCGGCCTGGAACGCACTGGGATGCGAATGTCAGGGAGTACGTTCCTCGCAACTTGATTTACGAGAAGGACGGACACGAGTACCTTCGGGCGTGGGAGAACCACAACATCCCGTTCATCATCCACATGAGGATCGCGGAGAAGGACGGCGAGTTCATCGCGCGAAATCTGGACGAGTTGAACCGGCCCGACGTACATAAGGAGTACCACAAGGCGTGGGACGAAACTCCGCTGTAAAGGCCAAGATGATGACATTCGATCAGTTTCTGGAACGGAAGACGGCCGACGACATCCACTGGCCCGGAGACTGTAGCGTCCGCTCGATTGAACGCAAATCGGAAACCGAGCGGTGTTACATTGAACCGGGCGGGAGTCACGATAAGATCAGAGATAGAGGCACGCACGAGATCATTTCGATAGTGCCTCGGCACAAGGCGATGAATCCTTACACCTGTAAGTCGATCATCGACAAAGTCAAGAAGGGTTGCTTTTGAGACTGCGGTTGTGGCGTAACTAGGTAGCCGCGTAGCGTTGAGGGCGCTATCCCTTAATTGGGGTGTGGGTTCGATTCCCACCAACCGCACTTGCCGGATGCTAGTAGGACTACATTGTAAAACTGGTGGCCGAAAGGCCGTCCGGGTGCAAATCCCGGCTCGTCCCGCGAGGGACGTGTGACGGAACAGCAGACGTACCAGTCGGGGGAAACCCCATGCTGTCTTGCGACTTTTTGCCGGCTCAACACTCACTGGTATACTCATGCTATAATTGGGCATGAAGTATACCAAAGAAATTCTCGAACCGCTCGTCGCAGAGTCGGTGTCAATTTCCGAAGTCTTACGAAAGCTCGGAAAAAGACAAGCCGGCAGCATCATCACTCATCTGGGCAGGGTAATCAAGAAGTTCGAGATCAACACATCTCACTTCTTAGGACAATCTGCCCATAGCGGATCGCGACACAAAAGCAAAAACAAGAGAAGCTTTGTTGAAGTATTGAAACGAAGTCAAAAAGGTGCCAGAGAAAAAGCATTCGTATTGAGAAGGGCTTTGATTGAGAGTGGCCGGGAATACAAATGCGAAGAATGTGGACTTAAAGATTGGAGAGGAAAGCCTTTGGCTTTGCAAGTAGATCACAAAGATGGCGAATGGCAGAACAACGCTGCCGAGAATCTTAGATTCATATGCCCAAATTGTTACGTTCAAACAGCTAACTATGGTAATTCTCTTGGGTTAATGGATCTTACCAGCGATGCTAGATACCAAAGACATTGGTACAAGAAAAAACAAGCGGATGTGGCGTAATGGTAGCCGCGTAACGTTGAGAACGTTATGCCCGTTAGGGCGTGTGGGTTCGACTCCCACCATCCGCACTACCCCACACAACAACAAAAGGTAACCATGACGTATCTGGAATACCTTGCCTGCATCAAGCGTGGCAATCCCGCTCCGAAACTAGAAGACGCCGAGTGTTGGAAACAACTCGACAGCAAAGCTCAGAAAATCCAATCGGAACTGACCGATGAGGAACAGGAGCGCAAGTGGAAAGAGCGGCGCGAGAGGACCGACAAACTCATCGCCGAACTCGAAGCCCGCCGGCTCTGCAAGAGCAACGGCACTCCGTTCAACAAATGGGAGTGCGATTTCCGAGAACACGTCAGCCTGTTGTCGGGTCTTTGCGGCGCGGAGATCCCGATGACAGTGGTACTAGCCGCTTACGACCGCAACGAGTCTTCAAACATCGCGGCCCTCGACTACGTCAACGAGTACGACCCGCCCCAACCAGATCCCGAACTCGAAAAACAACGCACGCAGATCAACCGGACGCTCGCGTACCTGAGTTGTGTCGATCACCTCCACAAGCGAAGGGTCGGCAAAGCTCTGTCTGAAGAATACGGCCTCGTGAATTGTGAAAAGGTCGCCGCATAACTAGGTCATGATGAAATTCGAGGAATACGTCAACATGCGTGAGGGCAAAACCCTCAGTCAAACTAGCAAAATCCATTCGATAAAGACGAATCGGGACAATGCCGCGACTGCTTCGTACTTGGCTTCGGACGAAGCACAAGAATCGGACGACGACATGAAGGCGTATTATCAGCATTTGGCAAAAATCGCTAGAAGTTACTTGCGATCTATACCCAAATGGCGTGATCCGAACAACAGTTGGCTGAACCACGCAATCGACAACCTGTACCGCGCTATGACGGTGATTTCGAGCTTCCAGGCCGAAGACCGCGACTACGAACTGAAGCAGCTTGCCAAGTACATTGACGACGCCAACGCCGACTTCGGCAACTCGGAGAGCAATGACAAGCGGGTGGAGAAAGCGATCCACTGGGGTCTTGTCGTTGTTGACAGGTTGAACAAATTGGCCGGCGGCAAACGCCGCTGGTACTCGACGGATGACACCACGGACTACAGCCCCGAAAAGAGTCCGGCCAGTGTGAGAGTCCCGTTCTAACGGCCCAGTGATGCAACTAGGCAGACATCCGTGACTTAAAATCATGGTTTTGTGGGTTCGATTCCCACCTGGGTCACTGAATTTTCTCCTTTTGGTGCTTGTAGTAGTAGGCACTGAAAAGGAGGGCCAATGAAGTTCAACCAGTGGATCGGCAGGCGAAGTCAACTCGGCAAAGAACTGCTCGAAGAACGCATTCAGAATCTCACCGATCAGTGGTGGGAAGCGAAGCAGAAGGGCGACGATCAACTTGCCGAGAAGTTGAAGCACAAGCTCAACACCGAGTACAATACGTCGGTGCTTGACAGCAAGTGGTGAGAAGTCCCGCCTTCGGGTGGGCGACGGCCTCGTGGGGGAATTAGCAGACCCGCTGGTCTTAGAAGCCAGTTCCGCGAGGAGTGCGAGTGCAAGTCTCGCCGAGGCCACTTTCCGTTCGGCTATAATGAGGCAACTTGTTAACGAACGGAGAAAAATGGACAACATAGACAACCAACTGGCCGCGAAAGAGGCCCAGTCAGATCGCGAAAAGCTCAAAGCATTCTTCCGGCACGACAACCTCGTCAAACTCAAAGCAAAGCCCGGCACATCCACCGCTTGGGACTTCTCGACCGCGTATGGCGACACCATTCGTGAAAAGTACGAGTCCTTCTACGTCAAGATCACCGAACTCACCAACGTCTGCATCCGCAAGGGTGCAAACGGACTGTTCTGGATCGTCACCTCGCCAGAAGTCGGCTCGATGTTCGCGGACGGCTTCGGCGCGGGTTTCAACGATTGCGGCCTCTCCCAGATCCCGATGGGCGGCAAAGAGGTGTACTACCTCGGCACGATCAACCGCAAGTGGCGCGTTTACATCGACCCGTTGTGGGAAGCGGACGAGTTGATGGTCGGTGCCAACTGGGAGTCGGACATCGACCCGAAACACGTCGGTGTCATGAAAGCCGTGAACTTCATCGTCTGAGGTCACCATGAACAACATCTGGCTCGTTAAGTCGAAGATCAAAAAGATCTTCGACTTCATTGTCAACAACGGCGCACACCATCTGAGAAACTGTGCAACCTTCTACCACACTAGGAAGCGTGCGACGGGGCCGGTATTATCCGCCCCGTGGACCCCCTGTGGCTAAAAAACAACTACGAAGCTTTCTACATCGGCACGGTAGAACTGTTGAGAAAAATGGGATTCAATGGGCAGAGTGATTGCTGGATCATAGTAGATCCAGATATGGCTAGTATGATTGTCAGTGTAGTTAACAAAAACGCCATTACAATTGCAAATCCGATCTCGAAACAAGACAACGAATTCGTTGGACTGATCAATGGCGTTTGGTGGTTGTACTCTTGCCCAGACATGAAGAAAAATCAATCCGGCGTGCCGATGGTGTTGATTGGTGCCGACATTCGACAGGACGGTTCGGCTAAAGTCATCGGCGCACTCGAAATAACGTGAGGAAACAGAATGACCCCCGAACCTACCGACCCGGAACTTGTCAGTAAGATGAAGACGTGGTTGGGCGACAAAGGCATCGCCTTCTTTCGCGAGATCAAAAAGAAACACGGGACTCTGCTGGCCGTCTGGATGGAAGGCGGCATCCCTCACGCGGTCCACTTCCGCGAGGGCATGCAGATCCGCAACAAGCTGCGTGACTTTACGCAGGGCAGTTGGACGTGCCACGAGTACGACGACAACTGGACCACAGTAATCGAAGCCTGTATCGAGGAGTGAATCATGCTCAGGGGAACACGCATCATGACCGGCGGCGAGGCCGCACGGTTCGTCGCAACCACCGACACCATTCGGGGGTATCTTCATAGCTAAGGGCTACGAAGAGATCATCGTCCCGTCAATCTGGGAACAAGAAACCTTCGTCGGAAAAGCTGGCCCGGAGATCCTCGGCCAGATGTGGACATTTCAAGACAAGGGCGAACGCAACGTGTGCCTGATTCCCGAAGTCACCGGGATCATTCAGGAACTCTACAACACCGAGTGGAAAGCCCGCCCGAAGCCCATCCGCCTCTTCTACGTCAGCCGCTGCTACAGGTACGACCGGCCGCAAAAAGGCCGCTACCGCGAGTTCACGCAGATCGGCGTGGAGTGCCTCGGCGGAAAAGATGATCGTCAGGAGGTGATAGACCTCTTGACAGGGTGTCTCGCCCAGTTCAAACTGAACTATCGACTGGTGCCTGCGGTGAAGCGGGGACTGGCCTACTACCTAGAAGACGGTTTCGAGGTGGAGTGCGACCAACTGGGCGCACAGAAACAGGTGGCCGGCGGCGGCAGGTACAAAGAAGGGATCGGTTGGGCCATCGGCCTCGACCGACTCATACTCGCGATGGAGGGCTAGGACGGTCCTAGCTCTAAAAAATCTGCAATGTCTTTGTTACGACATTGGCATTAAGCAGGAGGGGCAGTGATGAAAATTCACATGCAAGCTCCGCATTAGGTTGCCATTCGGCAGCCGAAACGGAGGCTTTATGTGTCTGCGCAACATGCGGACCACCCAAGAACGGCGGGCCAACCAGTGCGGCCCGTGGATCAACAAGGATCACGGCGTAGTGGTCCCCATCAAGATCCGCCCCGGTCGGGTGAAACTCATCAACGCATGGGACGACATCGTTCGTGGTGACTACGGTCACCGTAGCTGGAAGCGGCACCGCCGGACCCAGTACCATCGTGTGAAAGAAATGTAGAAAAGGGGGCTTCGGCCCCCTTTATTTCGTGTAGAATGGATTCGTCTTTACGAGAGGTGCGTCATGAAAGCAGTGGAATGGGCCGACAAGTTCAAGGCGGCGACGACCGAAGACGAGGTCAAGCTCGTTCTGGACGAGTACGGTCGCGAAACTGCCGAACTCGCCGCCGCGAGGTCCAAGACATCGTCGGATGTCGGGCGGTTCGGTACGATGGACGGAGCCATCAACGAGCAGCGGAACAAGTTCAAAGCCGTGATCGGCCGCGTCCCGACACTGAACCTTGCCCAGTTCGAGGCGTTGCTGGACGTTCACGTCAAGGAATACTTCACGGCTAAGGCTGTGTACGAGAAGGCCAAAGCCGCGAAGGAGAAGGCGGCTCAAGACCCGAAGGGTCACAACAACCACGACGGCCGCAAGTTCAATCGCGGCGGGCGTGGCCCGCAAACGAATCAGCCCAAAAAGAACTGACTTGACGGGTAGAGACTACGAAAAGACTCCGCAACGATCACATTATGATCTCTGCGGAGTCTTGGCACTTCATTGATCTTGTACCACCTGAGACTGCCGATGTCGTCGTTCGGCCAGAACCGAACGTCGGGTTCCACTTCGACGTAAAAGCGGTGGACGATCCGCTTGCTGTCTTGTGACCGGCCGAGTTTGGTGAGGGATTTGGCGCGAATGCCAGTCTCCTCTTTGAGTTCTCGGACGGCGGCTTCGTGCGGCGTTTCGCCTTTGTCCAATTTGCCGCCCGGCAACACCAACTTGGTTTTGTCGTCACGGCGGGTGCCGATCAGAACCTCGACGGCTCCGTTGTGGCGACGGAAAACTGCTACGACTGAGGATTCAAGCATGGCGGTATATAATGAGTTCGAGTTAAACTAAAAGGAGACTTCAAATGAGAAACTGATTCAAGACTTGCGTTCGCGATTCGACAAGTGTTTCGAGTTCTACCGCTCGCAAGTCAACTGCGTCCACGGGTCCACGACCAACGCCGGGTTCATCGACACGATCCGCGTCCCCTACAACGGCGAAAACGTTCCGATCCGAGACATGGGTTGGACCTCGCCAAAAGACAGTGTAGTCGTCGTCAGGCTCCACGATCCAGCCGCGATCCCCGCCGCGTTACAATCGATCAAGACGGCCGGTTTGACCGCCTACTCGACCAAGACCGATGTGGTCGTCACGATACCCAGACCGTCGCTCGATACAATCGAGAAGAACAAAAAGCGGTGTCGCGAACTGGCCGAAGACGGCAAGGTCGCCATGCGTAAGGTGCGACAAGAGTTCAGGGATCTTTCCAAGAAGCTGCCGGACGACGAACGCAAAGCCGTCGAAAAGCAAATTCAACAATCTCTGGACGAGGGAATAGCCAGGATCGACACCGACTGTGAAGCCAAGATCAAAACGTTCTGAGGTGCGTGATGTCTATACCGGGCAACTCTTTCATCGGCGTGGTCCTGCTGTGGCTTGTCCACGGCGGGAGCCTCGTTCACAGCTATCGCGTTGGCACCGACATCCCTCACTGGGTTTTGGTTTCGGGCGACGGAACGGTAAGACACTTCGCGCCGACACAGGACTTGTTCGACCCTCCACTCAGTCACGTCTTATACCTCGGCCGCTTCGAGGCGGTCGAAAACTAACCCCGGCCATTCGGCGGGGTTTTTTCTTGTACCCCGGAAGATTTTCCGGGGGTGGCTATATACATGGAGCTTCTTTATGAAGGCCGAGAAGTCATCTCAGGCAAGACAAAACCGCGAGGAGCATTATGAACGATTTCGGCCGAAACGACTTTACCAACACGCTCAGGGTGTTGTTGGAAGGTAAGCCAGCAGATAGCAAACCGGAAATTGCCGATTTCCAGGGTACGGCAGCGACCCAAGACGCAGGCGACAAGAAAAGTCAGCAAAAGACCGAGAAGCAAATCAGCGGATTGCTCGTTGACTTCGAGAACAAATGGAACGAAGCGAAAGAGAACATTCGCACCGCACTCGCCAACTGCAAGAAGGCAGTAGAAGCCCACCAAGCGAACACCGCCGGCGCAAGCATCAACAACAAGGCGACGACCGACGCCGCAGCTAAGGCAGCGGTCATGGGCAACTTGGACGACAAGCGTGCGGGGCGGCTCGCGACCGCGACTCCGGGCAGCCAGATGGAACCGGGGCAGAGCAGGACTGATAGCGGCATTTTGAAGCAAGCTACGTTCGGCGACGAACTGGCCGGTCTTCCTGCAACCACAAAGATCTCGAAGGCTGCTGGATCGGTTAAGCAAGCCGGCGACGACTTCAAGGCTCTGGGCGGCAAGGGCGGGGTGTCCCCGACCACGGCGCGTGCCGGGTTGTCAAAGAAATTCCCCAAGCCGAAGAAGAAGTGAGGAGCGAAATGACAGACTTTTCCAAGATTCTCGAAGAGATCGTTTCACTCGAACAACAGGTTTTGAACGAAGGCCGACCGCGTGCGACACCACCGTTCGACCCGACTGCGGGCGTGGAAAACGGTTCCACCGAAGCGAGCCGTTCGTCGGCTTCTCTTGTCATCAAGGAATTGAAAAACTTGAGGAAGTCCATCGAGAAGTACCTGAAGGAAGTGGACGAAAAACTGATGCCGATTCTCGAAACGGCAAAGACGAACCTCGGCGCGATCCACAAGCAGTTCGCCGGTTTGATGCACCTGACGGACGAGCAGAAGCAACACATCGAAGCGATCACGAAGATGGCGAACCGCCGCATCGATTCGCTGAAGGAAACTGTTGCCGAACTGACGAAGAAGTCGGCCGGAAGCGAAGAGAAGGAAGCTGAAGTCGCACGTCTCACGGCCAGAGTCACAAAGCTCGAAGGGGATTTGTCGGCGAAGGAAGCCGAGATGGAGACTCAGCGTGTCGGGTACGAAGAGGCTCTCGACTACTACGAGAGCATCATGATCAAGATGAAGAAAGCCCAGATGGAAGCCGAACGTCACCTCAGAAACATGGAGGTCGAGCTTGGCATGGAGTCCACCGCCAAGAAGGGCAAGGTTCTTTCGGAATCGACCCGGCCGACGCTCAGGGACTACTTCGAGAAAAAGAAGAAGACCAAAGACGAATACGACTGGTGATCGAAAGGCCCGCTTATTTGCGGGCCTTTCTTGCATAGATACCTACATGAAAAGCTGGAAAGAGTGGCAGGACGAGAAACCCGCTCAAGCCGCTCCCCCGACCAAGAAGTGGAAAGCCACCAAAGCCCAGATCATGGGCTTCTGGCAACGCACGCGCCCCGACGCGCCAATCACCATGACGCCGATCCCTTACGACCACAAGGGATCGACATACGAGAAGGACGGCATCCGCGTCACCGGGAGCAAAGAGTTCATAACTTCGACCATCGCGCGGTTGAAGGAATTCTTGGCTTACGAGAACCCGGAGACGAAGTTGATGTTGGTTTACCGAGAAACCCAACCGGCCGTGAACCCCGGCGACCACGCGACGTATGTCTTCTATTTGCAAGCAAAACAAAGGGGAAAGAAGTCTAAAGCCCCTTCTTCCGACACGTCTTCTCCCGCGACCTGAATCAAACTGAAGAAAAAGGTATTTGACTTCTAGTTTTCTGCTACAATCAAATTGAGGGCCATGCCCGGTACAAGCGTTAGCCGGCGATTCGGCTGGCTAGGCAGAAAGCCAACTGGAGGATACCATGCTCGTACTGAGTCGCAAGAAGGGTGAAAAGATCATCATCAACGAGAACATCGTGATTGAGGTGATCGAAATCAAGAACAAACAGATCCGTCTCGGATTTGAAGCCAACAAAGACATCCCCATCCGCCGGGCCGAAGTTCCCGCCCGCGAAGTCCCGCAGCAGCCGGCAGCTACCAAATGAGCTTACACGGGGCGGTCAACAAAATGACCGCCCCGCCGGAAATCTCACCCTGATCCAACGGTTTTTGACTATACTGTCGGACGCCGTTGGCAGGTTCGTCTATTGGGAAGAAGCAATGAAAGGCTTGAAGATGAAGGAAATCGTTCCAGGGTTGTTTCAGGGCAACCACCCGCGTGTCCTGCCCCCGAACGGCATCGACGCCATTCTCAACGTCGATTTCACTGACGCCAAGTACGAAACCAAGAAACTCCTCGGTTACACCCACAAGCCCATCCTCGACGGCCGCGATCCGGGCGAGGGCTGGCTCCGAGATGCCGTTGACACCATTCAACGCTACATCAACAATGGGTGGACGACCTACATCCACTGTCAGGCGGGGATTTCTCGCAGCGTGTTCGTCACGGCCGCGTACCTCGTCCGCGAACACGGGATGACACCGAAGGACGCCGTCAGTCTGATCAACTCGAAGACCAAGATCGCCGACCCCGCGCCGGCCTACCTTCTGGCTCTGGAAAAGCTGTACAAGCAGAACCAACCCACCGAGTAAGGTGACCCATGCTACAAGACGTAGAACAAATCCTCGACTTCTGGGAATCGCAGGGAATCCTCAAGGACAACCCCGACCGCATCAAGATCGCTTGGATGGTCGAGTCGCAGCGGCGTGTCAACAAGTGGATCATCGACACCGCCCGAAAGCAAAACCGCCAGCACTACATGGACCGGACGGTCATTCACACGCTCCTGTCCGCGATCATGTACATCGGCGAACATCACCCGGCCGTATTCGCGAACACGCTCGACTTCCGAGACTGCTCCGACGTGTACTGTCTGGGTCCGTGGCCGCGCGGCGACTGGGACGACCGGCGAAAGAAGATCGCCATGCGGGTATCAACCCTCGGCGCGTCACTCAACAGGCCGTTGATCTTCGGCGGGTTCACGTTGAAGGATGGTCGGATTTACCTGCTTGCAGCAGGCTGACTTTCCTGAGAAGGGTCGAAAACATTTGACGCCGCCGCGACGGATCGGGTTCCGACACGGCGGCGTCCGCGTCTTCCTCCAGTTGATTCAACTTGACCACCACTTCGCGAACGAAACCCCGCTCGTCCGGGTCGTCGGCCTTTTCGAGAGCCGCCGAAACGCTCTGTTTGAAACGTGTGACGTGGGGTAAAATGTCCAGACCGGCAGAATTGTTGCTGCCAAGAGCAACTAACACTCGACCAATGTAGCGTTCGGCCGTAGATAGATCGTCGGCGATGTCCATCCAGCGGGTGAATTCGATCATGAAGGTATCTATGAAGATCGTCCTAAAGACGCCTGAACAGATCGAGGGCATTCGGCGAAGTTCACAGGCGGCGATCCGAGTCCTGAAACGGGTCAAAAACTACCTGCTGCCGGGAATGAAGACAATCGAGATCAACAACATCATCGACGCCTTCATTCGCAAAGAGAAATGCACCCCCGCCACCCTCGGCTACAGAGGGTTCCCCGCTTCGTGTTGCATCAGCGTCAACAACGGAATCTGCCACGGAGTACCCAACCAAAAGGTACTCGCGCTCGGCGACGTGGTCAAGATTGACGTGACCACGATCCTCGACGGCTACTACGGCGACACCTGCTACACATGGATCATCGGCCCGCCCTCTCCAGAAGCCTCCAGAATCGTTTTTGCGGCCAAGAAGTGTTTGTGGGCAGGAATCCACGCCGTGAAGCCCGGATTGCCTCTGGGAGCGATTTCTAGGGCCGTGAGAGGCACCGCTGACAGCTTGGGCTGCTCGGTAGTCCATCAGTTCTGCGGTCACGGTGTCGGGTTGGAGTTCCACGAAGACCCGATGGTCCCTTACGATTCGACAGAAGGTCCGAAGTGGCCGATAATTAGGCCGGGGATGACCTTCACGATTGAGCCGATGATCAACCTCGGCCGGGCCGAAGCGATAATTGACGGCTCAGACGGCTGGTCATCTTACACCGTAGATGGTAAACTGTCGGCCCAATTCGAGCATACCGTTCTTGTTACAGAAACGGGCGTCGAAGTTCTCACCGATTGGGGCGACGAAACAACGATGCTGCCGAACTGGAAGATACCGGAGGAAGTATGTCCGTCACGCTAACCGCCGAACAGAAAGACGTGGTCAAGAAGATCGCCAAGAACGTTAAGTCTGGACACGAGCAAGTCCAGACTTTGGGCGGTTATGCCGGCACCGGCAAAACCACGATCACGGCGATGCTCAACCACATCTTCCCGAACTTCGCCACCTGTGCCTTCACCGGCAAGGCAGCGAGCGTCATGCGCAACAAGGGCATGCTCAACTCGCAGACGATCCACCGTACCATCTACTACCCCGTTCGCGGGGAAGACAACAAGATGGAGTTCTGGCCCAAGACCATCGGCATGCTCGGCGGCATCGACGGTTTCCTTGTGGATGAAGCGTCGATGGTTGCGAAGGAAGAGTACACCAATCTGCTCTCCTACGGGCTGCCCATCGTCTTCATCGGCGACCACGGGCAGCTTGAGCCGGTCGGGTCGGACATCAACGTGATGAAAGACCCGATGTACAAGCTGGAAACGATTCACCGCAACGCTGGCGAGATCGCGTGGTTCGCGGACCACATCCGCAAGGGCGGCGACCCGTGGGACTTCGAGTCCAAAGAAAAGGTTCAGATCGCGCACGCATCTGAGGCCACCGACGACATCATCCTCGGCACCGACCAGATCCTCTGCGCCTTCAACAACACCCGCAAGGGCGTCAACAACAACGTCCGGCGGCTCCAGAAACGCGGGCCGACCGTCGAAAAGGGCGACCGCGTCATCTGCCTCCGCAACAACAAGGTTGACGGGGTCTTCAACGGCATGCAAGGAACGGTATACGAAGTGAGTCTCAAGAAGAAGAAGATCACCATCGACATGGACGACGGCGAGCGGAAGAACGACCTCCCGTTCTGGCCTCAGCAGTTCGATTCAGAAACCACGCTGGCGGATGTTGATTACCAGATCAACCTGTTCGACTTCGGCTACTGCATCACTGCGCACAAGTCGCAGGGCAGTGAGTGGGATAACATGGTGGTGTACGAACAGATCTGCAAGAAGTGGGATCACACGCGGTGGGCGTACACTGCGGCCAGCCGCGCCAAAGGCAACCTCATTTGGCTGTGTCAGAAGAAGAGGTGATCCGTGTGGAAGAACACCTACCGAGCGGGTGACGACTACCTGCAAGAAAACGTCAGGATGAAGAAATGGATTAACCAGTGCTTCCGTTGTCAGGATCAAGGGTACAAGCCTGAGATGCCTGACGACGAAGTTGATCCCAAGTTCAAGAACATCCGATACCGCTTTAAGTGTCTTCCGTTAAATGCGGACGGCCTTTGTGACGTTTGCGCCGAACACGATATAAATAAAGGACCAATATCGTGGGAGGACAAACTTGGAGAACGTACTGATCAGTGACATTCACCTCGGCAGCGACGTGTGTCAGGCCGACGATCTTTGCCATTTGCTCAAATCGCTCGATCCTAAGAAAACCCGCCGGCTCATCATCGTCGGTGACATTTTCGACTCAATCGATCTCAGAAGGCTCAAGAAAAAGCACTGGAAAGTGCTGTCACACATCCGCCGACTGGCCGATCAAATAGAGGTAGTCTGGCTCGCGGGCAACCACGACGGCCCGGCCGAAATCATCTCGCACCTGCTCGACGCGACCGTCTACGAAGAGTACATCTTCGAGAGCGGCGACAAAAGGTTCCTGACGCTTCACGGCCACAAGTACGACAAGTTTATCGCGGAACGACCCATCCTGACCGCCATCGCGGACTGGTTCTACGGCCTGTTCCAGAAACTGGACAGGTCGCACTACATCGCGCGGATGGCGAAGCACAACAGCAAGCACTACCTCCGCAACCACGAAACGGTTCGAGACAACTCGTGCAAGGAAGCTTACTACGAAGGGTGCTACGGCGCGATCTGCGGCCACACCCACTACGCCGAGATCACCGACGTGACGGTCAAAGACAAACAGATCCGCTACGGGAACACCGGCTGTTGGACCGAGAAGCCGGCAACGTACATCGTGATCGATCACGGCGAAATGAGACTCGAAACCGTGGCGTAGAGAAAGAAATTCTGCTAAACTGTTAAGGACGACGAGAACCGAACAATGCCTTCAAAACTGACCGTTTTTAACGACTACTCGTTCCTTCAGACGGACAACAAACGTCTGAACTCGTTCCTTTATAACGCCCTCCGTCACCGACAGAAGGGATATTTCCACAGCCCCGCTTACAAGTCGCGGCGGTGGGACGGCTTCATCAACTTCTATACCCTCGAAAGTGGCAAGTTCCTGACCGGACTGCTGCCCGAAGTGTTGGTCGCTCTGGAAAAGACCGGCGAGGACTACGAGTTCGTTGACAACCGCACGGACATCACATTCGACCACACCAAGATCGACCAGCACTTTCTCGACCAGTTCACCCCGACCCACTGGGCGGATGGGACGCCGGCCGAGAAAGTGGTGCTGGAAGACTACCAAGTCGAACTCGCCGAGGTCGCCGCCAAGTACCGCCGGGGTGTCGTGTTCGCGCCCACGTCGGCCGGTAAAACTTTGATCATGGTCTGCATCATCAGGATGATCAAAAGGGGCATTCCGATCCTGATCCTCCAGAACCGGCGCGGCCTCGCACAGCAAAACTACAAGACGCTGATCCAGTGGGGCATCCCGAACGTCGGCTGCTGTTGGGGCGGCAAAGTCGAACCCAACTTCATCACCGTCGCCACGGTCCAGTCGCTAGAGAAGATCAAGAACCTGATCCCGAAGTTCAAGTGCCTGATCGTGGACGAGATCCACGACATGATGTCGGACCAGCCCAAGATCATCTACAAGGCGATGAAGAGTGCCTGCGTCCGCATCGCCATGTCCGCGACCCCGTTCAAGTACGGCGGCAAGGACAAAGTCCAGAAGTACATGGTGAAGGGCTTCTTCGGCCCGGAACTGCTGATCGAATGCGTCAAGGGCGGCAAGGTCACGACCAGTGAACTTCAAGAACGCGGACGACTCTCGAAGTCGAAGTGTACCTTCTTCCCGGTGCGGGAGCCGCACCTCGAATACGAGGTGTACCAAGACGCGGTTACTTTCGGCATCGCCGAGAACCAAGACTTCCACCAAATGGTGAAGAAGCTCGCTACCGCGCAAAAGGGCCGTACCCTGATCCTCGTTGAGCGGATCGCCCACGGGGACGCACTGAACTCGTTGATCCCAGGTTCGATCTGGGTGCGTGGGCAGGACGACGACAAGACCCGCGAAGAGGTCATCGCGAAGTTGTCGAAGGGTCGCGGCAACACGATTGCCATTGCGACTCAGGGCATCTTCAACACGGGCATCAACGTCTTCATCCACAACTTGATCAACGCCGCCGGTGGGCAGGCGGAACACACTATCATTCAGAGGATGGGTCGCGGCTTGCGGACCACAAAGGACAAGAGCGTACTCAACTACTACGACTTCATTTTCCACATCAACGAATACCTGCTGAAGCACAGCAACAAGCGGGTGAAGATCCTTGAGGATGAGGGACACGAAGTCGAACTTCGCGAATTCGACATCCTATAGGAGACGTTATGGACCACCGGGGCAACATGAGCAGCCAACACCGCCGTTCCAAAATCAACCACTCGCTGGTGATCGAACCAGCAGGGCTGACCGAAGCGGAATCGAGGTTGCTAAAAAGCCGCAAGCCCATGAAGAAAATGACGCTCGAAGAGTTGGAGGTCGGCGTTTCACTTTGTCGGGCGTGCATCGTGAGGTGGAAAAACCGCCGCACACTCAGAAAGAGTTGGGAAGCATCTCTCGAAAAATTCGAGGCCGAGATCAAGAAAAGGTAAACGACAACGCCCGGAAGTTCTCCGGGCGTTGTCGTTGTATCACAGGTATAGGTCGCGGACCTTGTTGAGTCGGTTCTCCAGTTCGGCGAGTTCCTTCTTCGCCGCCTCGACCTTCTGTTCGGTCGCGTCGAGGAAGTCGTCGTAGGTCACCCACTGGAACCGCTTCATCATGTCCATCAGCGTTTCGACCGGCACGCCGTGGGTGTTTTTCTGGTGAAGGAAGGTGGCGACAGTCGAGATCAGGTAGCTGTCGCGTTCCGACTCTTTTTGTTTCAAGAGCGGCAGCACCTTGTCGGTCCACCACTCCGAGTCCGGGTACGCGAAGTACACGTTGTAGTTGTGGTCCACGGCCACATCGAGGTAGTAGCGAAACGCCTGAAGCGAGATGTTCGTGTTGTCGATGATGATCGCCTTCTGCTTCTCCTTCATCGCCTTCTGCTTCTCCTTCATCGCCTTCAGGCACTTCGATTCGCAGTCCCGGTGGCCGAGGTGCGCACGCTCCCGCGACCAGTTCTTCCGGTACTCCTCCCCCTCGCCGTAGAAGTGGTCGGCCGACAGTATCAATCCGCCGACCTGAGCCGCGATGCGGCCGGCGCGGTGCGTCTTGCCGCACCCCGGCACCGCCCGCATGATGTAGAGGTCGTTGGCCTCTTGCGACCGATGTCCGGGCATGAACAGAACGGTGTTGGAAACTTTCATTTGGCATATCCTGTACTACGGGGCATCCAAATCACGATAGGCCGGAACCGCCAGTTTGTAAAAGAATGATCAGTCGTCCTCGAAGTATTCGACTCGGAAGCCTTTTACCACCACACCGCCTGGACCGACCGCGACGAATTTCGCGGACGCGGAAGGCACTTTGATCATTTCACGTTCAAGCTTGTCGAGGCTGAAGTACGACCAGTATTCATCCATTTCTCGGCCGCAGCCTCGCATGCCCGACCACCCGATTTTGATCCAGTCGTCCCCTTCGACCAAGTAAAGGTCGTAGTGGCTGGCGCGGGGCGTGAGTGGGGCCACGCCGACCGCGAGCCGGACCTTGTTGTTCTTGACGGCGTCGTAGAACTTGTTCCAGTCAGTGATCGGTTTCGGTTCGGCTTTGACTTCTACGGCCGGCGTGGGCGATTTTTTCTCGGTTCCGAGGAAATAGCCGCACATGAAGCCGCCGTAACAGAACAGTACGATCAGGGCCAGTGTTTGAAGGGTCCGCATTTTTCACCTTGAGTTAATCCCAACGCCCACCGTCAGCAAGGAACTGCTCGATGGGGTCGATATTCGGTTTTTCTTTCTTGGGAACGTCGTGTTCGGTGCCTGTCTTGCCCTTGCCGCCACAACACCGACACCACTCCCATGCGTAATTGGGGAACTTGCCGCCAGTGAAAGTGGGGTAGCTGCGACCGCCCTTGCCGTTGCAGTGGACGCAAACTAACTCTGGCTTCGCCATATGCGTCTCCCGATCAACAACCCGGTGAGCGTGCCGAGCGTCCAGAACATGGCCGCGAACACGAGTATTTTGATGTCCATTAGTTGCCGTGCCTTGTTTCGATGAACCTTATGGTGCCGCTGGTGGACCGCATGAACACGCTGTGCGTGATCGGGCCGGCTTTGGTGTGCCTGACGCCTCGGAGCATCGACCCGTTGGTGATGCCGGTTGCGGTGAAGCAACACGGTCCTTTGACGAGATCTTCGGCGTGGTAAACTTTTTCCCCGACGCCCACGGGCCAGAGTTGGGCTTGGAATACGCCGCCCATGCACTTGATCGCCGCCGCCGTGATGACCGCTTCTGGAGCGCCACCCGCACCATATTGTATGTCGATCCCCGATTCGGGGAGACAGGTGGCGATGGCCGCGCTCACGTCGCAGTCTTGAATGAGCTTCAGTTTGACGCCGAGGCGTCGGGCGACGGCGATGAACTCGTCGTGACGCGGACGCTTGAGCATGCAGACGGTGAGGAGGTGGAGCGGCTTGTTCAACCAGTCGGAGGCCGTCCTGAGATTGGATTCGAGGCCGTCCGCGAGGTTGATGCCCGATTTGGCGAGTTCCGGGCCGCAGGCCAACTTGAGCATGTAGTGTTCTTCGGTCGTGAACATGGTGTTGTGACCGGAGAAGGCCATGACGCTCATGGCTTCGGTGCCGCCCTCGGAAGTGGGGGTCGTGCCGTCAATCGGATCGACGGCGATGTCGTACTGAGTCTCTTTGCCGCCCCCGACGAACTCGCCCTGAAACAGTCCGGCGGCACCGTCCTTCTTACCCTCGCCGATCTGGATCTCGGCGCGGATGTCCATCGAGTCGAGGCGGTTCCGCATGGCGTCGGTCGCCCACTTGTCGGCCGAAAGTTTGTCGCCGCTGCCGACCCAACGTGAAGCCCCGATTGCGGCGGCTTCGGTGACGCGGACCATTTCGAGGCCAATGTTCTTGAGGAGATCCATGACGTGTGTACCTGATGGAGAGAGGGTCCATCAGATTTTACATGTTGTCAGTACCCTGCGAAAGATCAGGTGGTTGTTTTGCTGTGGTTTGAGGCGTAGGACCGTCGTCCTGAGTGGTGACTTTTGCCAACTTGATCGGGATCGCGGTGAGTGTGTCGAGCAGTTCTGCGAGTCGGCGGTTCATGGGCTGGCGGAAAATCTCCTCGGCCCGTTTCTGGCTCTTTTCTGGCAGTTTCGTCCACAAAGCGGACCCCTTCAATCGCTTCGCAATAACGTCCAAATCGAGTTGTTCGAGTGGGATGTCTTCGCCCGTCTTCTGGTTGATGATGTCTTCGAGGCCCATGTTGGCGATCAGAACCCGCCGCAGGTGTTTGCTCTCATCGGCTTCGGTCAGTACGCGGTCACGGGCTTTTACGAATTCGCGAAAGGTCTTCATGCAGTAATATAGGGTTCGCGGGGTAGATACTCCCGATGAAAAGCCTCGCCTTCAGAGAGTGGTTCGCCAAAAATCCAGAGGAACTGTTCGGCATCGACCCGGAACACAACCTGTCGCTGGAAGAGAAGCGGCGTCGTCGCGCCGAGAACTACGACACGCCCGGCAACATCCTGTCTCCGACTCGCCTGATGACCGAACTCATGCGCATGGGTCCGGTCAACAACAAAGAGCCGCAACGAGTCTGGAGCGACGTGGTCGCATACGGTGACGCCGAGCGTTCCGGCTCGCTGATGGCCGCGTTGACGCCCAACGGCAGTCTGCGGTTTAACATCCGCCGTCTTTGCGTGGACCTTGAAGGAACCCGCGTCTGGACGCTGAAGAAGGTGATCTCTCTGGTAGAGAAGATCGAACAGAAGGAACGCGGAGACACAGCCGAACACGGAATGGCGCAGGAATACCACGAGGTGATCGAGAAGATCGACACGCCACACATTGACGCCGCGAAAAACGACTTCAAGGGTATGGAAGAATTGGCACTGCGGCTGGCCTCTCTGAGTCGTCAGAACCACCCGACCGTGATGCACTATTCGGGAATTCGCAAGCACGACGACAACTACTACCAGATCTACTTCCAGTACAGGGGTCATGGCGCAGGCGGCGATACGCCGCGCCAGAGCCAACTGGAACAGTTCGACATCAACTTGAAGTATTACCGGGAACGCGGTGTGATTCGGTGTTGGGGCGGGGAGATCCAGTCGCCCAAGAAGGGTCACCGCTGGAAGCTGATGCCGTCCGAGTGGGACGAGTATTTCGTCCCCACCCAGTCCGCGTCAGAGATTACTGAGGCCGTCATTCAGATTTTCTTGGCTTACTGACGGTCGGGAGCGGAACTTGCCGTCTTGAGACTCGATGAGCTTCTTGTTTCGCAAACCGATCAGTATGTCGTATGTGAAATACCTAAGTCCGCGTTTGATCATAAACTCGCGAGAAAACGTCGGCGTTTCGATTGTCGAGCCGCGCTTCTTTTCTTGGTGCTTCCGTACAGCGTCTTCACGCTTGTTGTACGACTTGATCAGTTCGTCTTCTGAAACGTGCGGCTGGAAGATCGGCATCATTTCTTTGACCCCGACCCAATCGGCGGGTACGAACCGGAGTAGGTCGTGTTGCACACCGTAAACGATGACATGCTGTACCTTGATACGCATCGGGGTGGTCAAGGCGTCTTCTATTGACCACCCGTCACTCAGTCGTTTTTGGAGTGTGTTAAGTTTCACTCCCAGTTTCTTTGACCACTGAGCAAGTGTCAGCGTTTCGTCCATGACGGTGAATGCCTTGCCCGCCCCGAATTGACGAGGCTTGTTGTCTTTGTGCTTGATCTTGACTTGTTTCGCCGAGTGTGAAAGCTTCGGCGAAACAAGTCGGATCAAAGTTTTATCTTCGTTATACTCTTTGTTAATGCCGCTTTCAACACGACGGCATACCCGTCTTTTGCCCAGAGAAACTTTCATGTGCAGGGGTTCGTCGGGCTTTTTGTCCGAGTATTTCAGGTCGGCTTCTCTGGCGCGGCACGCGATGGTCACATCGATGCTCGGCATGAACAGCACGCCGAAGACTTGTCGTGAAACCCATCCCTGATCATTGACCCAGTTCTTCTTGTCGAGCAGGATCAGTTCAGCCTTCTCGCGGAGAGACTGGATGTGGTCGATTTTTGACATAATGTACTCCTCTGCGGACCCGCCGAATAATTCGGCGGGTCCGCAAGTTGTTAGGCGATGACCAAATCCTTTTTGCTGCACAACTTGATGAAGTCACGCAGAGACGTTTCCAGAGCTTCGAGGCGAACGATCTCGTCCGAAGTGATTGACGTTTGAGTGCCGTTGGACGGGAGCCGAAGGACGGCGAGGAGCTTGTCGGCCTGCCTCAGCAGGTCGGGTTTGGTCATCACCTTCTTGGCGCGGCCTTGCATGACGCCGCCGTCCGTTTCTTGTTTCTTCACCTTCTCCATCGTCGCGAAGCGACCGGCGAGATCTTTGGTCATCGCCTTCTGCTCGTCGGTCGTCGCACACTTCCGGTACGCTTCACAGAACAGTTTGATCTGATTGGCGTTGATTTTCGGGTTCTTGATCGCCTCGTCCACCAGAAGCTCGGCCACGCTCAGTGTGACTCGCTCGATGGCGGTTCCGATTTCCCGTTTGACCGTCTCGTTGAGCGAGTTGGCCTTCGACTTTTTCCCGAAGGCGTTGTTGAACTTCATTATCAGGAGTTGCTCTTTGAGCCGCTCTTTCTTGACACCAAAGAGCTTGCAGGCGTCTTCGATGGTCGCGTCGTAGTTCTCGATTTCGTTGATCGCGTGTTGCAACTGAGATGCTTCGCTGTTCGGAAGACCGTTACGGTTGTTTGCGGTCTTGGTGAACCGCCGACGCGCCTTCTCGCTGGCGAAGGCGACGATGTACAGGTTGACGAACTTGTACTTATCGCTGAGGCTGATCCGGTGGTTGCCGTCAACCAGAACGATTTTGCCGGTAGCCGGGTCGATGCAGCCCGTTCCGGCGGGGAACTTACAGCCTTTGTCGAGGTTGATCTGAAGCAGGGCGAGGTGAGACTGAATCAGAGGAGCCTCACAGCGTGCCTGATTTCTGATGCTTTTCTCGATGTCGATCTGATTGTAGTGAACTTTTCTGAATGTCCAGAATCCGGGCGCGGGATCGGCATCACCTTCACTTTTGGTGATGCCGATCCGGGTGAACTCATCCTCCAGCGAAGAGTCGCGCTTCTCGCTGGCGGGGGAGACGCAGTTCGGCACGTCGAGGTCTTCCGATGCGTTCTTCATATCGTCCTCTGAAAGAATTAGGGCGACTGGTCGAGTCAATTCAACTATACTAAAACGTCTCGACCAGTCAAGCAATCAAAAGGAAAAAATTATGGACGCAGTCAAAAGACGGTGTCTGAAGATGTGGAAAGGCATGAAAAACAGGACGAAAAGCAGGAAGGAGTACGCACGGGTCGAGTTGAAAATGACCAAAAACGAGTTCATGATCTGGGCAGGGCCGAGGGTTGCCAACTTCATGTTTCTCTATCCCGAACTCACGCCATCCCCCGACAGGATCGACCCGGAAGGGCATTACGAAATATCAAACCTGCGGATAATCGACGCAGATCACAACAGAAGGATCTCTGGGTTTACCTGCAAAGCGTTACGGCTCGACAGACTTGACACGGTTTCCGAACGTGTCGAGGTGTTCGCACTGGTGATCGACTCGACGTGCCGACACGCGAATATCCCCAAAGACAAACTAATCGAATACCTGAAGGATTCGATTTAACGTAAGTTGTTTGGCTATTTGTCTTTTGGGAAATAAGACTGGAAGGCGGCGACGACCTTTTCGTTCTTCAGACCGGCGAGAGTGATCACTGGTACTTCGAGCTTGCGCAGGGTCGGCGAAAGGGCGACGAAGTACGGTCGAATGAAGCCGAATTTGAGCCATTTGAGGATGTCGCCCTTTTCGTGTCGCGATTGCAGGAACGCCGGGGTGACTTCTGGGACGTATTTGGCGAGGAACGTCGCGCTTGTCTTCAGGTCGAAGTCCACGGTTTCCATCGAGACGTTGGTGTCTTCTTCCGCGTCGGACGTTTTCCGGGCATCCCGCACCTTATTCATCATCTTCTCGTAGACTTTCCAGCGTTTCCACGCGGCGGGGCCGGCAGTCATTTGAGGGGAAACATAGGCTTCATTTTCATCGTTGTTGACTTTGCAGATCCACAACTGGGCCATCATGTAGTGTTTCAAGTCGGTGGGCGCGACCAGACCCCGCGTGCGTCGGATCATCCTGATCATGTACTTGAACAGGGACGAGTCGCGCGGATCTCCCGTGGCCCGGAGCTTATTCCCAGGACCGATTCTGGAGTTCGGGAAATACTCCTCGACCTTTTTGGACCAGAGAAGGGCAAGCTGGTAAGCTTGGGTTTCTTCTTCGGTCATTTGGTACTGCAACGGAATGCTGAACGGGTCTTCCATCCCACACCTCGAAATGTGCCTCGCCACGGACTCTCAGAGTATATACCCTGGACCCGTGAAGCAGTGCGAGACGGAGTTCTTCGTCCGTCATGCTTTCGAGTGAGTCAAGATAATCCGCCATCCGGCGGTCGTCAAGGTCGGTTCTCATCGCCGCTCCATTTCTTTAATTTGCAGTTGCACCCCCCGCCCCCGAACGCTAGTATAACCTGAAACCGCATTCCGCCCCAAGCAGAATACGGCCAAAAGGTGTTCGAGATCGTAAGTTCCTTGTAACTTTGTACATCAGTGTACAGTTTCACGGAAAGTGTGATCTAAAACATCACGCGCAACTACCGACTACTACCGTTTCAACTACCGACTACTGGAGTGCATCCGCCTAAAGATGCCGAGACTTGCCGTGTGGCCAGTACCCGCTGTACGGACAAGTTCGTAGAGTCGCCATGAGAGCGGCTCAAACCTGTGGGGGCTTCGCTTAACTTAGCCAAAGAAAAGGTAGCAGAGCTTATTGCAAGCGCTGTTATGGATCGGACCACCGGGGCCAATCCTATCCCACATGTGTCGTGAGGTCAGCGGTCAACTACCCTCTTCAAAAGCTGTCAGGGGGCTTGTACTGTCGTCCTGCCACCTACTCGAAAGTCTTCGGATTGTTTGAGTAGGTCTAACAGGCGGGTAACGCGATCAGCGTAAGCGACGGTTTGGTTGAACACGTTCGAGCGCACAAAGAACGTCCCTTCGATGGAAGGGCAACTGGTACACTCATTCAGATTTACCCACATCCGGGTAATCTTTAAGCCGTAGGCTTGCACACCTACCTCAGTGGTAGGTGAAAGAACAACGAGACTAGATCTTGTTATTCTTGATGCAACTCCTACTCCCTTAAAGACAGCGACCCGGTATTGAATAGAAGTAAAACAAAGAGTATATGGGCGATTTTGCCTAGCCCTGAACTTGCCAGTGTGTACGCCACTTGTAGTCTTTCGGACTGCGCGCTTTTGTCAGGTTGTCTTGGAGCCTGATGTCCGGGTTGTCGAAAGTCCAGCACTCTCCTGTTGCGTCGATGAAGACCACCCACTGCAAGTGGTGTTCGATCCCCACGTCGATGACGAGATGCGCCATTCCTTCGCCTTTGGGCGTAACTACCGGAATGAGCGGATTGAGTTGAAGCATTCCCATGCCCTATTTACGCTTCCTATGGCGATCACGTCTCGGATTGTCTATCATGTGAAGACTCGGAGGGAGACGTGGACAGCACCTACACCGAACTGAGTTTTTTGCTCGACGCCGCAGCCAAGAGCGGCACGTCGGTGTACCTCCATTTGGAACCACTCGTTTGGGACGTGACCGACCCCAAGTCCGAGAAGAACCTCGCGATCTGCACGCCCGACTCACGGTTCACCATCCCGATGTCGGCCGAGAACGTCCCGTTCATCTTTTCGGTCCTCAAGCGTTCCATCCTCGCGGAAAACAGAACCGTGATCGGGTGGGATCTCAAGCCGCTGTTTTCTTGGTTGAAGAGGTGTTTGAAGAAGTTCGACTTGCCGAAGATTCGGTACTTCGACCTTCGGTATTTGGAGAAGTACGCCGGCATCCAACTGGAAAAGCCGACCGGCTTCGAGGAAGCTCAGGTTCGCGCCGGGGCCGTCACGAAACAAGACAACTGGAAAGAAGCCACATCGATGTGGCAGAAAGTCATCAAGCCGCTGGCGACGAACGTGGTTCCCGCGTTGGAGAACAACGGGTTCCTGAACGTTGACCGCGTGGCCCGCGTGTTCCCGTGCTACCAGATCGAAGCACAGTACAACGGCCGCATGTCGTGTTCCGAGGACTTCGTCCACGGCGTCAACGTTCAAACGATGGGCGACGACTTGCGTGGAAAACTGCGGCCGTTGGGCCTGGACGAAGTGTTCATGTATTTCGACTACTCGAACATGGAAGTGGCCGTCCTTCAATGGCTGTCACAGGACGAAGATCTCGCGGAGTTCATGGCCGAGGGCCGGTTCTACGAGAACCTGTGTCAGTTCCTGTTCGGCCGCGAGAGCAACGAAAACTCACGAAAGATGGTGAAAAAAATCTTCCTGCCGACTATCTACGGGTCATCGGCCATCGGTCTGGCAAACAAGCTGCCATGCCGAGAACAGATTGCGGAGACGATCATCAATCGTTTGAAGCAGCAGTTCGCGAAGTCTTTTCGCTACGTCGAACAATTCCAAGATGAAGCCGCGAAGAACGGTTTCGTCCGTGACCGATTCGGGCGTCGGCGGTACATCACTGAACCGTACCTCGCTCGTTCTTTCTCCATCGCTTCCCCGGCCACGGCCATTTGCCTTGAGCGACTCGTCGCTCTACACAATCTAAACGTCTCGCCGCTCCTGATGTCGATTCACGACGGTTTCGTCGTCTCGGCTTCACAAAAGAACGCCAGCAGCGTTTGCGCCGCCGTGAAGGACTGCCTTGAGGCCGAACCCTCTTTGGCACCGGGTCTTAAACTCAACGTTCACTGCACAATCGGGAGGAGTCTTGCCGGCATGACGGGCCTATAATTCGATGACCACACCGTTCGGTCACGAAGGAGAAAATTGAAGTCGATCCTTGATGAGTGGAAAGTCACTCCCGAAGAGTACGCGAAGTTGGACCAAGAGTTCGGCAAACTCTGTTACTACGCCGCGTGGCAACTCTCCCGCAAGAACACGAAAAACAACCACCAAAACGACCTCGAAGACTTCTACCAAGAACTGATCTTCTCGATGCTAAAGGCCGGGTCTTACACCAAACGCCAGAACTACATCAGCTCCAGCCTCGACACCTGCCGCAAGCACACGAAAGACCCGTTTTGTCGGAAAGTGCTTTTCAAGTTGAAGAAGTTGTGGAAGAATCGTACCCGTCACGGCGCGAACCGTCAAAAGTTCGGCCCGCGTCAGGAAAAGATGCTCGAAGAACTGGTGCAGAAGAACGTCCCAGAGGGCGTGCGGCCGTCGAGGGACCGCTCGCTCGAAATCGACAGCGGGTTCAAGAAATACTGCAAGCAGATCATCTGGAACCAGACCCGTTCGATGGGCAAGAAGATCACCCGCGAGAAACCGTTCCGCGTCGGAATGGTTTCCCTTTCTGAGTTCAACTATCTGGGGGGCAGCTTGTGAGCGACAAGAAGAAGTACGTCATCATTCACGCGCACGATCCGAATCACCCCGGCCGCGTGCTGCTGGTCGAGAAGGACCGTCCCGCGTGGCAAAAGGGCTGTCTCAACCTGCTCGGCGGCAAAGTCGAGCCGGGGGAAACGGAACTGGAGACGGCTCTGCGGGAGCTAAAGGAAGAAAGCGGTCTGCCCCTCAAGACCACCAAAGACAAAAAACATCGGCACGAGGACGTGAAGCTGATGGGCGCTATTGCCACGGACGCGGCGGTGGTGTATTGTGTTTCTTTACCTGTGGACAGCACGGTGAAACTCAAACCGAGAAAAGGCGAGACGGAGATCGCCGCGTGGTACGAGTGGGATACCGTCAAATCCGACAAGCGTCTGATCCCCAACCTGTTGTGCATCGTGCCGTTGTGCATGGCCGGCGTAACCGGGTGGTTCGTAAACGGGACGGCGGTCGGCGACGGGGTATACGATGTAACGGTCAGGCTCCTCCTCGATCACCCGATACCACACAAGCCAGAGGAATGATCCCATGCCCCTGAACGCCGAAGAAGAAAAAGAACTGCAAGGTCTTCTCGCTTCGGCAAAGGGGGAGAACCCGGTTCGGTTTTCATGGGACGAGAACTTTCAGCGGCGGCTCCTCTCGCTCCTGTTAACCGACACCTACTTCCTCATCCAGTCCCAATCTCTGGTCAAGCCGACCTACTTCACCAACGAGTCCCACGTCCTCGCGTGCGAGGTGTTGTTCGAGCTTTTCGCCAAGTACAAGTCCATACCCGAAAAGTTCATCTTGGTTCAGGGCGTTCAAGACAAACTCAAGGACCGCGACGACTCGGTCAAGCTCGCGTTCGTCGGCGAGGTCGAAAGCGTCTACGACTACTACGTCCCCGGCATCAGCACCCGCGAAGTGCTGCTCGACCGTCTGACCATGTTTTCTCGCGCCCAATCGACGCGGATCGCATGCAAGAAAGTCGAGAAGATGATTTTGGAGAAGCCGGACGAAGAGAAGACGTGGCTCGAAGTCGATGAGATGCTCCGCAACACGTTGCTCGTTCAACGCGGTATGGATGTCGGCTTCGAGTTCTTCATGTCGATTGACGAGATGTTTCGTCGGATGAAGGAGCAGCAGGAGTCGGGCGAGAAGTTCACCACCGGCCTCGACTGGATCGACCGCCGTCTGTCGGGCGGCACCCCGAAACGCGGCGAACTGTACGCATGGATCGGCTTGCCCGGACGCGGCAAGTCGCTGCTGCTCGCACAGGCGGCTACCGAGAACGTCAAGCTCGGCCACCGCGTCTGTTACATCTCGCTCGAAATGGACGACGTTGAAGTCGCCAAGCGGATCACGTCCCAGTTGACGTGCAACGACATCAACTTCCTGTGGGACAACCGCGACTCGATCAAAGAAGAGATCGATTTGCGGAACAAGAATCTCCAAGAGGGCGGCGGCGAACCGAACAACCTGATCATCCGTCAGTACCCCGGCGGTACGGTCGATGTGAACTTCGTCCGCGCCTATGTCGCCCACCTGAAGCTGTACGGGTTCAAGCCGGACGTTCTGATCATCGACTACGCGGGTGAGTTCAAAGAACCGGCCGACATTCCGAGTTGGGAAGCGAAGTACCGCATCATGCGTGACCTTCGCGCGATGGCGATCATGGAAGGCATGGTGGTGTACACCGCCGTCCAGCCGAACAAGAGTGCCGCCGAACTGACGGAGATCAACCAGTATATTGACGAGTCGAACATCGGCGGCTCGTTCGACCAGTTCAAGCCGCTCGACGGGTTCTGGTCGATCAACCAGTTGAAGCAGGAGAAGGACGCGAACGTCGGCCGCGTCTTCATCATCAAGCACCGGAGCGGCAAGAGCCAAGAAGCCGTGGACGTTGAGTTCGACTACGGCACCATGCGAATCTCGCAGATCGACCGGCAGCGGTACAACAAGCTGTTGCAGTCGAAGGCAGATGAGACGGCACAGGAAATCGACTCCAACAGTGCCAAGCTCAATCAGGGGTCAAAGGGCGGTAAGAAGAAGAAGGGCTTGGAGCCGTTCCACCCCAACAACACCGACAAGATGGAGTCGGAAACGTGTAACTACGAATCACCGGCACACGGCAAGCCACCTGAAACCGCGCCCGCAGAGGAACAGTAATGAGCAACGTAGACCTTCCCGGCTTCGGGCAGAAGCGGATCGTCAACCTCGACGGTCAGGACATCGTCCTCGACCCGGCGAACCTGCGATTCTCGGACCCGACCCTGAACCAATTCTTCGAGTTGGTGTCAGGTTTCTGTGACTACTACGGCCAGAAGTTGGCCGACGCGAACCGTGCGGTCGCGCGGGCCGAGCAGTTGTACGACCGGCTCTACATCGAGAAGTTCAAGGTCTACCGCGAGGAAGGCAAGAGTGAGAAGACCAGCGAGCTTTACGCCAAAGCCGAGGCAGAGGTCGTCAAGGCGAAGACGGCGGTTCACGAGGTCACTCACAAACGTGACAGTGTCTGGAACCACCTGAAGGCACTGAACGCGGCCCGCGAGGACGCCCACAACCGGGGCCACTTCTTGCGGAAGGAACTCGACAAGATCAACATGGAGGTCCGCGCGGGCAACGAAACGGCCGCATACGAGCCGCCGGCCCGCCAATCTCCGGTTTCGACCCGGAACGACTCGCCGCCGGCTTCACGGTTCCAGACGGAATCGCCCGAAGAGATCGCCGAAGTCACCCACTCCAAGCCGCAGTTCCCGGCCCGTCGTCCAGTTTACCGGAACGACGATGCGGAAATGGATGATCTGCTCGAACAGGCGGCGGCAGCTAAGAAAAAGAAGTAATCCCGAATGGGGGCGTCAATGAAGTCTTTTTATATCACGACCGCCATCGACTACCCGAACGCCGAGCCGCACATCGGCACCGCGTTCGAGAAAGTCGGTGCGGACGTACAGGCCCGTTTTCAGAGGTTCGTCGGCCGTCAGGTTTATTTCCTGATGGGCAACGACGAGAACACACAGAAGGTGGCTAAAGCCGCCGCCAAGAAGGGCCAAGACGTTCAGGTTTACGCCGACGCGATGGCGGGCAATTTCCGTCACGCTTGGCGTTCGCTCGACATCACCCAGAGCCGCTTCTGTCAAACGTCCTCACCGGAACACCACAAGTTCTGTCAGGATTTTTTGCAGAAGGTGTTCGAGAACGGCCACATCTACTCCAAGCACTACGAAGGCTTGTACTGCCCGGAGTGCGAGGAGTACAAGCTGTCTGTTGTCAACGGGGAGTGTCCGCAGCACCCCGGCCCCAAGCTCCAGACCCGGAGCGAGCAGAACTATTTCTTCGCCCAGTCGCGGTTCAAGGAAGAGATCCTGAAGCTGTACGAAGAGAAAAAAATCAAGGTCATTCCAGAATACCGTCAAAACGAACTGCTCAACTTCGTACAGTCTGAAAAGGACATTTCGATCAGCCGGTCCAATCAGGGATGGGGCATTCCGGTCCCGTGGGACTCTTCGCAGGTTATCTACGTCTGGTTCGACGCCCTACTCAATTACCTGTCGTTCGCGAACGGGAACTGGCCGGCTGACGTTCACGTCATCGGTAAGGACATCGTCCGGTTCCACGGCGCGTTGTTCCCGGCCATGATCTTGGCTTACAACTCAGACCCGCAGAAGAAGGGTTACCCGAAGATCCCGCTGCCTCACACGATCTTCTCGCACGGGTTCGTGTGTCGGAAGACGGACAACGGGTTGACCAAGTTCAGCAAATCGTCGGGTGACGCCCTCGGCCCGTCCGCACTCGTGCAGGTGTTCGGGTCGGACGCCTATCGATACCTGTTCATGAAGTCGGCCAACTTCTCCGAGGACGCCGAATACTCCTTCGGGATCTTCGCCGAGACGTACAACGCCGATCTGGTCAACAAGTACGGGAACCTGTTTAGTCGGGTATGTCGCCTCGCCGCGACCAAACTCGACTGTAAGATTCCCGCGCCGCAGAATCCGCTCGAAGGGGTGAAGTTCGCGTGGTGGCACCGCGACATGGCGGCGTTCAATTACCGTGACGCACTCGTGACCTGCATGGACGTGATCGACACCACGAACAGGTATCTCGAAGACCGCAAGCCGTGGGCGGAAGACGCGGTAGACGTTCCAGAGACAATCGCGGTTGCGGCGCATACCCTGAAGATCATCTCGGCATTGTTAGCCCCGGTGATGCCGGACAGCAGCCGCGAGATCTGGCAGACGCTGACCTACGAGGGCCAGCCGTGTTTCGACATGGCCGGTCTGGAACATCTGGAAGAGTTCATCTCAAACAAACTGCCCTTGACAGTAGATCAAAAAAAGGTAAAAGAGGGTAAGGTGAATATCCTGTTCCCTCGCTACAAGGGCTGACCAATATGGTGGACCCTGTCAAATGCACTAACTTCTCCAGAGATCAATATCATCTGGAGGAGTTCGCAATCTTCAGTATCTGTGTCGCCAACAAGCCGGCCCTTCGCATCGCCAAGCTTTTGCACGACATGCTCGTACCCCTCGACGGCGACTTGCCGTTCACCAAACTCAAGAAATACGACCGGCCCGGAATAACCGACCTTATCATGAAGAGTAAGATGGGTTGCCACACCATGAAAGGTCGTGGCGTTCATCAACTCGTGAACAAGGATCTGGACCTTCGGACCTGTACGGCCGAGGAACTCGAAGAGATCTGCGGCATCGGCCTGAAGACCTCCCGGTTCTTCCTGCTCCACAGTCGCGAGAACCAGCGGTGTATTCCGCTCGACACGCACATCCTGAAGTTCTTGAAGGACAACGGGGTGAAGGATGTGCCGAGTTCCACGCCCAGTTCGGCGTCCAAGTATCGCGAGTTGGAAAACAAAGCTTTGGGCTTCGCCGACAAGCGGAAGATGAAGCCAGCCGAGTTCGACCTTTCAGTCTGGCGCGAGTACAGTGGGAACACTGTGAGTGCCGTAACCGGAGAGAGTTATGACGCAGATCTCAGAAAAGCACTGTAAAAAATACATGCGGATGGCGAAGCAGGTGGGGGAGGACAACAACCCGTGCTACTCAAGGCACATCGGCGTGGTGGTCGTAAACCCGCGACAGCATCGGGTCGCCGCGACCGGGTACAACGGCCCGCCCCGCGACACGCCGCACTGTGACGACCTCGAATACCTGAAGAACGTCGTCTGGCCGCAGTTGACCGACGCCGAGAAGAAACGGTTCGTCAACATCACCTTCATCGACCAGACGACCGGCTGTCACACCGGCAATCCGTCGTGCGTCGATCCAGAAGCGATGACGGACGAGCAGAAGCGGGATTACGCCTGCGGCATTCACGCCGGGTGCAAGACGTGTCCCCGGAAGATCGTGGGTGCGCCGTCCGGTCAGCGGCTCGAACTGTGCAGTTGCGCCCACGCCGAGACGAACGCCATCGTCAACGCCGCCGACGACCTGAACGACTGCGTGATGTTCTGCTGGTGCGGCGTTCCGTGCTTTGAATGCACGAAGCTGATCGTCAACGCGGGCATCAAAGAGATCTGGGTCATCAACTGGGGCGCGGACTACAGTTCCGGGTCGAGGTGGTTGTTCCGCAAGGCCGGCGTCAAGATTAACGAACACAAACCGGACTACTACTTGGAAGGCGAGGCCGCGTCGTGAACGAAGAAGACCCTCGAAAGACGGGCCTTAAAAACGGCCTCCGTCAACTCACCATCGAACAACTTCGCCGGGTGATCGACTGCCCCGGCGAAATGGTCCTCGACACGCACAACTACGAGAACGGCTGTTTCTGTCCGCTCGCGGTCGGTGTGGGACTCGACAGCATGCCGCAGCCGACCCACCAGAAGGTCTTCGACATGTTGACCGACATGGGTTTCAAGGTGTACAACACTCGCGGGATCGTGGGCAACTTCTACACCACCAACCGGCGGGCTGATCTGCTGGAAGCGGCGAACGAGGTTTTGGCCGAGAAGGAAGCTGCGCGAAATCAAGAAAACTTAACGGCGTTGAGCTTCTAGATAGTATGCCTGTCTTCGTGCGAGCTACAGGCCGTTCGCCCTCGCTCGTGAGTGCTTGGGGGATCGGACGCCGCACAGGGAGCTAGGTCGTCACGACGCCGTTGGCTCGTTGCCATCGGGGGACCGAATTTCCGAGAAGTCTCCGAAAAAGAGACAGTAAGGGGTGTCAGCGAGGGTGCGGCACCCCTTACTTATTTGTGGTATGACTCCACTCGAAATCAAATCCGAAACCGAAACCCTGTTGGCGAAGCCGTTCAACACCAGGGTTCTTTTGAACATGGCCCGGCTCATTAACGAGAATGATCGCCGGGCTTCGTCGTATACCGACCCCTACTACATCCCCTTCTACTACCATCTCGGCAAACTGATCACTCCGAAATCGGTTGTCGAAGTGGGTTTGCGTCTGGGCCTGACGGGGGCCGTCTTTTTGACATCGTGCAAGAGTGTGGAAGAGTATTTGGCTTTGCACGAGTTGAATGGGAGCGACTATTACTCTGGTAGATTGGCGAAAGCAAACATCCGCGATCATTATCGGGGAGTGCTATATACCCACGCCGGATCGGTCGAAGACCCAGAGTTTTCGACTCGTTTGGAAGCTCGGACATGGGATCTCGCGGTCGTTAACGACCAGTTCGACTACGACCGCCACCTGTTGATGTTGGAAACCCTCTGGCCACTCATTTCGCCCGGTGGTTATTTGGTTTGCGATTACATCGGCAGTCACCCGCCCGCACGCAAGGCTTGGGACGGCTTTTGTGCGGCGAGGAGAATCAAACCTGAGTTCATAGACACCAGATACGGCGTATCTATTGCACAGCAAGACTGAAGGGGATGAGACGCTATGGGATTTGAGATCACGGGCGTGATTTACTGCTTGCGAAACTTGACGAATGGCAAGATTTACGTTGGCAGTACCACCAAACCGAAGTGGAGAAAGAGGCAACACTTCTCGGATTTGAGAAATCAGCGACACTACAACACCCATCTTCAAAATGCTTTCTCCAAGTATGGAGAAAGGAATTTCGTTTGGGAAGTTGTGGAGGAGGTTGCGGTTTCAAACCTTGCAGATGCTGAAAAGAAATGGATCAAACAGACGAAGGCCACGGATCGGCAACGAGGTTACAATTTGACTGATGAACCATATGCCCCAATGCGAGGTAAACGCCATCATCCCGAAGCTATCGCCAAGATGAGATCTTCTTCAAGAAAGGGCAGCCGTCATCCCAACGCCAAACTGGATGAAAAAATGGCATTGGCTGCATTTGAAATGAATGCTCGTGGCGTCAAACGCAGTCAAATAGCTAATGAGTTAGGTGTTAGTGTTTCGGCGTTGAGCCTCTTATTCATTGGGAAAATTTGGAAACACCTTTCAGCATCGACTATCCCTGCCAAAAAAAGCAAATCTGGGGTTACGGGAGTTTACCAAACTGCGAATGGGAAATGGATGGCCGAGATAAATAAGGCTGGCCGAAGAATTCATCTTGGTACTCATGATGAATTAGCTTCTGCCGTCAAAGCACGCAAAGACGCCGAAAGGGGTGAATGAGATGGGTTACGAAATTGTGTATTCTTACCACGAGAGATTGGATGAAGGTGGCTACAACAAGGACGAGACGAAGTCCATGAAGAAGCGGGTCGGCGACCCGTTCGAGGACGTTTGTCTGGACAAGTGCGCTGGAGCGATCCTCGCACAGTTGGCCCGCCGCGACATCTGGGTCACCGATGTCGAGGTCTACGAACTCTCGAAGAAGAAGATCACCTTCCGCGAGGCCAAAGGCGGGTCGGTGGTTTTGAAAAACAAGAAGTATCAGATGGACGGCAGTGCCGGCATCGTCAGTCAAGAGATCACCGAAGCCCCACCTCAGCAGGCACTTCAGCCGGTTATGGCCCATGAAACCCCCGGCATCGTCCCGTCAGCCGGCAGCGGGTATCAGCCGCACAATCGTGGCGTACTGAAGCCCATCAAATGGGTCGTGTTCCAGCCGTCTTATCAGACCGAGGGCCAACGCGAGAAAGTGAAACTGTTACAATTCACTATCGACAAAAGGTATCCGGTGTTCGCGGAACAACTGCAACAAAACGGCGTCGGCATGGCTTACAAGACGTTGGACGACAAGAACCGCGAGATTCTTGTTTCCGATGAGTATTTCATTCCGGCCGACGCTCAGTTGGTGGCAGACCGGGAACTCCGATTCAGCGAAACACCGGCCCAACGCGACGGTGGCAACCTGACTTACGGCGGCTACCGCGAAGACAACATGCCGAAACTGAGGTGACAAATGCCGATGACTCAGCACAAAATCAAGAAGAAGAAGCAACGCGAGAAGGAAGTCCGCAAGACCATCCTGCGGCGGCGCGAGGCCATCCGCCGCCACCGGAAGGAACAGGCCGCTCAAGAAGCGGCAATGGAGAAGGAATACTTCGAGCGACGTGGCGACCCGACCCTGACGGAAGAACAGCGGAACAAGCTGCTTGAGAATATGACCGGAAAGTCTGTGAAACGACTCACGCCCGAAGAACGTCAGGAGCGGGACGACCTGATCGTCGGCAAGCTCAAAAACAACATCGCCATGCTTGAAGAGATGGAGAAACAGTACCTCGCGGAGCAAGAGGCCAGAAAGAAGACAAACGAGTTGCTCGAAGACGAAGGGGCGGTTACTCTTCAAGAAAAGGTAAGGCTGCTGGAAGACAAGGCGAAAGCTCAGATGGCAGCCCACCCCGACCGGGTACACTTGATAACGGAGGTCTGACATGTTCGGATGGCTAAGAAAGTGGTGGCACGACGGTCAAATCCCAGAACCGCCGGCCGATGATCTGCTCGACTTCCCCGGAGAAGAAGAATGGGTCTTCGACTTCGACGCATGGAAGTGGCGGGCGCAAGAGATCCCGCACAACCCATACGCGGAAGACGACGAGGACGACGGCGAAGAAGTGACAGAACTGGACGTGGTGAAACCCGAACTTCAGGTCGGGGTACACGAGAGTGTCCCCGAAAGTCGGTGCTGCGGCGGTCAGTGCAAACTCAATCAACCACAGTGATCAGAATCAACAAAAAAGTCCCGGCGAGAAAAGTCGGGACTTTTTTGTTTTTGGCCTTTACACTTCAGGGGTCACGGACGATACTTGATTTTGTCATGGAGACATGATGGCCTGTCAACGAGACGGGTCAACCGACAAACACCGACCACTACAGGGAGCCAATCATGGCCAAGCTCGAATTTGAAGCCCTCGACATGAACGAGATCGGGGCAGAAGCGGCCCGCGCGAACGCGGACCCGAAGGCGAAGAAGAACAACGGCAACTACTTCATCATGGACAAGGACGGGTTCTGCATCATGCGGTTCCTGCCCAAGCTCAAGGGCGGCACCTTCTGTCAGGCGAGCCGTATCCACGCACTCAAGTCCGGCCAGAACAAGCGTCAATTCCACTGCACCCGCGTCCGCACCGTGAAGCCGGACGGCCGCACCGTCTGGATGCCGCCGACCGATGGCACCCCGGACTGCTGCATCTGCCGGATGTACAACCGCCTGTACCAGAAGCACGACAACGCGGTCGGCAAGGAAAAGGAAGCCCTCAAGAAGCAGGCACTCGAACTGCGGCCCTACGAGCGGTACTACTTCAACATCATCGTTCGGGAGTACCTCGACCCGAACACCAAGAAGATCGTCCAGAACGCCGGCCCGCTCATCCTGAGCGTCGGCAAGGAACTGTACGCCAAGATCTACACCGCGATGGTCGGTGACGCGAAGCACGGCGTCCGCAAGCTCGGCGACATCAGCAACCCGGTCAGCGGCCGTGAGTTCCGCTACGTCAAGAAGACGACCACGGGTTCGGGTGGAATGACCTACCCGACCTACGATCTCTCGACGTTCGAGGATCAAGCTCCTCTGGGGACGGACGACGAGATCCAAGACTGGCTCTCGAAGCTCCATAACCTCCCGGCACTCCGCAAGCTGTCGGACGAGGAGTCGATGAAGAAGGGTCTGAAGGTTCATCTCGGCCTGCTCCCGCCGAACGGGAACGAAGACGACTTCGACTACAGCGAGTTCGAGGGCGGTGGTGGCGGTGGCGACGACGGTGACGTGGTGGCGGAACACAGTCACAGCAATCAGAAGACCGTGGCGCGTGAGGAGCCGGCCCCGGCGAAGAAGCCGCTCGTGAAACAAGAAAAGGTCGAGAAGAAGCCGGCCCCGGCTGCGGCTCCGCTCGATCTCGCGGCCGACCCGGACTTCGCGGCCGAACTGGACAAGCTGGACAACGAGTGACAATGGTCGGCACCGGGTCGAAGATCGACCCGGTGTGCGAAAGAATGAAAGCGTGAATGTCAACCCACGACGGGTAGGCACTCTTAGGAGTGCCTACCCGTCTTTTTTTCGTACACACACACATCATTCAGGTGCAACATGGCTAAGAGCAAGAAGAAGATCGCCCCGGACGCTCTCACCGATCTGTACGCGGACATCGCGAAAGACACCAACGGCGAGATCATCGATGATCTGGAAAACGTCAACTACTACATCGACAGCGGGAGCCTCGCCCTGAACTATTCGTGTTCGGGTCGGTTCATGGGCGGCGGTATTCCGGGCGGGCGGCTGACGGAAATCTACGGCCCGTCCAGTTCGTCCAAGTCGCTGATCGGCTCGAACCTGCTGTTCGCGGCCCAACGCGCGGGCGGCGTGGCCGTTCTGCTCGACGTGGAGAACGCCGTCAACAAAGAGTTCATGAAGAAGGCGTCCCACCTGAATACGAAGCAGGTGCTGCGGTACACCCCGCCGACGCTGGAGAAGTGTTTCGCCAAGATGTACAACGTCATCTCGGTGATCCGCAAGCGGGACAAAAACGTTCCCATCGTCATCATCTACGACTCGCTCACGTCCAGCCCGTGCGAGCGGGAACTGCGTGAGATCCAACTGCCCGAAAACTACACCGAGGCAGAGTTCAAGCGGATCGTCAAGGCCCACCGTCAGCCGGGCGAACACGCGAAGGCGTGCAGCCAAGAGCTTCGCAAGCTCAACACGGTCATGGAAGAGAACAACGCCACGGTCGTGATCCTCAATCAGACCCGTGACAAGATCGGCGTCATGTACGGCAACCCGGAACAGTCCGGTGCAGGCGGCAACTCGCTCCCGTTCTACGCGAGCTTGCGGCTCCGTCCGCAAACGCAGAAGAAGATCGAGTACACGCTCGTCGGCAAGAAGAAGAAGTGCGTCGGCGTTAACGTGAAGTACCGTAACGTCAAGAACCGGAGCTACCGACCGTTCGTGGAGGTCGAAGGCATTCAACTGACCTTCGAGAAGGGCATCAACCCGATTTCGGGCCTGATGCTCGCCCTGCTCGACGCCGGCCGCATCCAGATCGACGGCAAACGGTATCGCGTCAAGGACCAGTGGAAGCCGGAAGGCGAAGAGGTCACTTTCCAGACCACGCTGGACGCGAACGAGGTTCCGCTCGAAGTCCTGCTGAAGTGTCCGCAACTGATCGACGCCGACAGCAAGGAACAGATCGAGGAGTACCTCGCGCCGTTCATGGAAGCCGTCCGCTACCTGAAGGAAGACGGCGTCACCGAGACGAAGGTTTCGGAGAACGACGACGACGAGGAGAACATCGAGGAAGAAATCGAGAAGGCTCTGGAAGAAGAGGAAAAGTGAAAGAGTACAAGCTGCCGGAGAACATCGAAGCTCTCCAGCCCCATGAACTGAAAAAACATGCACTCGGCCGTGCCGAGTGCATAGTCGCGAACACGCAAGGCGACAGTTGGGATGACCCCGAAGATTGGATGATCGAGGCCGTCGAACCCGCCCACGTCGTTTACAGGTTACTGTCTTCGGACGGGCCGAGCGGTCCAGACAAGAACACGTCCGGCTGAAGGATGGCCGCTCCAAACATCGTCTGCTGCGATCCAAAGTCCGCACACCAGTAGATCATGCCGTTCGCCTGCGCCATACCGAAACCGACATCGCGGTAACTGGCCTTCAGGATGTTGGTGCGGTGTCCCGGCGAGTTCATCCACGCTTTGAAGACCGCTGCGGGCGTCGGCTGCCCCATCGCGATGTTCTCGCCTGCCGAACAGAAGTGGTAGCCCTCTTTGTAGAGTCGTTGGGTGAACGGCGAGCCGAACTCTTCGTGGCTCAGTTTGCGGTTGATCGCCATCCACTCTGCGTGCTTTTGCGCCGCACGACAGAGTGCGGAGTTGAGGACCAAAGACTTCTTACGGTCTTTGGTCCTTTCTTTGTTGTGCAAGTCACGGAGAGCGACCGCCTCCGGTGCGAAGTTCTCACGCTGCGAGCCGAACAAGGTCATTAGCCACTGAAACATTTTGCCCCTTATGAATTGCTGAGGTGAAGCCGACGACGCTCATCCGCAGGTGGTCCCCGGCGGCTTGGTCGATGCGGTTCACCATGTGACAGATACCGGATTTCATCAGCACCAGTCTGTTGGGTTTCGGGACGATCATGTGTCCCACACCGAACGCGCTGATGAATGCGTCCAGTTGGCTGTGGTCGATTGACGGGTTCACCTCATAATCGACCTTCGGCATCATGTCTGTTGGCGGGGTATTCGCGACCAAAAGCTCACCGCCCCAATGCGGACTCCAACGCGGGTGGCAGTAGAAGGTCATTGCGGCGGTGTAGTCGCCGCCGTCGCCGTGCCAACTGAGCCTGGACCCGGCCGGGTAGATGTACATCGTCAGTATCAACGAGTGCCAGTCCACGCCGCGAACCCCGCAGATCTCCGGGTGTTGTTCGCACTCGTGCAACATCACGTCGTGGAGTTCGCTGAGGGCCGTGTCGTTCGGGAAATTGACGGTGTACATCGAGCTACTCTCGCGCAAGATCTCCCCGTCGCCCGGCCTCCAAACTTTTTCCCAGTTGGTGTTGTGCTGACGCTTGAAGCTCTTGTTCGAGAACTCGACCATCAGCCGGCCGAACTGATCGCTTTCGAGGACGTTGTCCCAGACGACCATGCTCTTGTTGGAGATGACTTCCCTCATCTTGGTCTGCACTGATAGATTCCGTGTCCGACCCGACGAATCCGGTTCCCCGCCGCCGTCAGTTCCCGGCGGATAGATGCGTAGTGGTTGCTGATCGTGCATGTTTTGAGTCCGTATTTGTTGAAGTGCCGTCTGATCATCATCAGAGAAAGCGGCTTGCCTTTTAGGAGTTGGTCCTTGATGAACCGGCGGATCAACGCCGCCAACCTCTGTTCATCTTTCCTCTTGCTCGCCTTCTCGACGGCCGGGATGTGTTGTTTGACTATCTCGTACTCGACGGAACTGTCGATTCCGTCCCCTTCACAAAGCTCACCGGCGAGTTCGGGTAGCTCACAGAGTTGCATCGGCTTCGGCATTTCGATTGTGAAAAGCTTGCCGCCGAAGGTGTTCGCGTACTCGATTAGAAGGGGATAATTCTTCAGATCTGTCAGGAACTCACGTTTCTCTGGTGTGCGGATCAAAAGACATTTCATGTGGCCTCCAATTTGTTCATTTGATTCTAGTCGTTAGAATGACGGGAGATGCCAAAACGGAGGAAGTCGTGAGATTTGACTATTGCCGAAGGTTCGGTTCGGAAATCGAGGTAAACGCATTCGACGGCCAAAGTTCGCCGGCCCAAGAAGGTGTGCAACCCGATGGCATCCAGCACGTCGCACAGATCGTGGCGACGGCGACCCGTGGTCGGTGCGAAATATACACTTGGCTGGCCGGTCAAAAGGCGACCGACTTCAACACGATCTGGATGTTGAAGCCGGACGGCAGTTGCGGGATGGAGATTTGCAGCCCGGTCAGCAAAGGGCTGTACGGCATCAATCAAGGGGCCAGGGTCATAACGGCGCTTAGGGACTCACGGATCGTTCAGGCCGACTCGCGGTGTTCCTTGCACATTCACGTCGATGTTTCGGACCTGACGACGGAGCAAGTTGCTGCGGTTTTGGCGCATTGGGTCAAGTGCGAGTACACGATGCTTCTCGCCATGCCCGACCACCGCAAGAAGAACCGATACTGCCAGCCCATTGGCATGTCTGATCTTTTGCGGGCGGATTCGATCATGTCGCCGGATTCGATCATTACTTGGCTCGGAATGTACAAATACTACACGGCCAACGCTTTCCACTACAAGAACGGCAAACGCCCGACACTCGAATTCAGGATCGCCGACGAGGAAGCGTGTAAGAACCCCGAATACTACCGCAACTGGCACAAGCTCGTCCTTCACCTCGTTGAGACGGCTGTGGCGAGCGGGATGCCAAAAACGTACAACAAAGACGACCCGACCAGCGGGTATTCGTGGTTGACGCCGTCCGAAGTGATGCGGTTCTTGAATTTTGAAGGGGCGGTTGACTTGTGTGACGAGTTGAAGGAAACTTGTACTTGGTTCAAATCCCGTGTTTTGAAGTACGCCCAGAGCAGTCTCGGCGGGATTTGGGACGCGAAGGTGTACCAGAGTGCCAGCAAGGGGTGCCAAGATGCTTTTGTACAAAAGTCAGCCGCTTGAGGACTCGATCCGGCAGATGAAAAGCATGGGGGACTTTCTCTTGCCGTTCACCTACCCGGCCGCTCCCAAGTCCGATTCGGGCGACCTCGCCTTCTTCAAACTCAACCAGTTGACGGTTGACGGGTACGAGTTGTACCTCAACTTCAACAAAGGCGATTACGGCGAATACTTCATCCAGTCGGTGGAGATCATCAACCGGAACGCACCGTTCCTGCCGTTTTTTCTGGTGTGCAAGCTAGGCAAGGCGTTCTTCGGCGATAAACACCTGTGCTACATCGATTTCTGGCGAGACAACAGGAAGCACTACTGCTGGACGTGCGCCGCGAACGTGGACGGCGAGGTGATCGACCCGCCGTTCAAGGTGGAGTTGGACGAGGCTATTTACGAGGGACTAGAATACAACGTGTTCCCCAAAGGCGGGATCGACTTCCACTAACCAGCAGAGGCAATATGGGATTGGGCAAGAACGTATGGCTCGCACGCGCGGACAGCAAGAAGGTCGTCAAGTTCAAGGGCAAGTTTCAAGAGGCCGGCACCGTCAACATCAACAAGAGGTGTTACCCGAAGATGACGGTGGAGGAACTCAAGGCGGGTGCGGTATACACCGAACACGTCAACAAAGATCCGGTTGCGGAACGGTTCCTGCCTCTTGCGGCAGACGAAGACGGATTCTTTCCTCGGCGAGTTCTGGAAAAGTCGGAAGAACTCAACCTCGATCTCGACGCGGTCAAGGTTTCACACGGTGTCAGCAAAGCATACGACAAGATGAAGCTGGCAGAAGATGCCGCCTTTCTCTACGGCTGGACCACGGAACAGAAGCAAAAAAAGCTCGAAGAACTCAAGCTTGAAGTGATGGCGGCGAATCCGTCATACTTGGGCGTACCAGCCAGCGAGTTGGTCGGTCAAGGTCTGTTCGTGTCGGGCGGGACAGTTACCATCGCGGCCGACCAACCGGCTCAGGGGTTCACGATCAGCAGCGGTTTTCACCATGACGGCACCGTTAGTATGAACTCGGTCACGTTCGCTTCCGCCCCGACAGTCCAGCCCGGCAACGTCACAATCACAGGAATATGCCCGTGAGTTCAATCTTCTGGATTTTCTTTCTACTGATCTACGACGGGACTTGGAAAGAGAGATTGGGGGCTATCGGCTGCTTAGGTGGGGCGGTCGCACTACTCGGATTGGCTGGATACGGATTGTACCGCCTTTGTGTTTGAAAATGACCGAAGGAACCACAGAGGTGGTTCCTTCGGTTTTTAATTCACCCTGATCAGGACCAAACTAGATCCGGCCATAACTTGGCTTGAAGCCGCCACTTCGGAACCGTGCAGCAACTGCAACGTACCGGAAACGGTCACGATCATCATTCCTTCGACAATCGACAGCATGTCCGAGTTTGCCGCATCAACGCCCGTCGTCGGTGCGCCGATGATGACGTTCTTGTTTCTGGTGCCTTGTGCCTCGTAAATGTTACCAGCGGCAGTCGTACTGCTCTGTGACGGCGTGTAGAGATTCGTATTTTGCGTCGTTCATGTGCGTACCTCCTGCTGGTAAAAGCGCGGAAGAAGTTCGTCTCCGAAATTGCGTTACTGTTTGAAGCTCCACTATATACCTCGTCGCTGCACGGCGGCTCCTCGTAGCTTAAAACTACGGTTACTAACAGCGAGGCACAATGAGCAAACAGAAAATCCAGTCTCTACTGATCACCCACCTACTTCAGCACGGTCACATCGACCTTCGTCTTCCAGACGGCATGGTGTTGGAAATCGGGATCGATCAAGAGGGCAATAACGGAATGCTGGAAAAGAAGGACGATTACTGTTGGGTGATTGCCTCGCAGGGCGACCGAGCTATGACGATGGACTCCTTCAACTTGGGCCTGAAGTTCGCCGACGATGATCAGAGGTTCGTGTTCGATGAAAGGTTCGTGGACAACGGCGGCGACAAGGTCAGACGCCTGGACGTTGTTTAACTGCCGTACAAGTTTCCCGAAGCGGCATCGGCCGTCAGGGAACCGTCGAATCCGAGCCGGGCTTCGACCGTGCCGACAGCGATTTTGCTGTCGTAGGGGATGGTGAAATCGATCCAGAGCAAAAAACATCCCGATTTCAGTTGACACCGGCTCACAGTAATTTGCGTACCCCTATTGGAGAAGTCGGCGTCGTTGACAACAATGAAACTGGTGTCGAGCCGTGCGCGAACCTCTTTCATCGTCCAAACCAAGAGCTTGGCCGGATTGATGAAAGCGGACCATTGAGCTACGAGGATCTCTTCGAGCTTTTCGACACTAATCATGTTGCCCGACGCCGCCGCAACTGTTCGGTGGGGTTGTTTTTGGTTCATGATCTTAGGCTCCGTACAGCGGAGGAATTATGGCCGTTGCAGAACACGCTCGCCCCAAGTCGGAAAAAGGGAAGAAGGGCGACTTCCTAAAAGAGTACGCGGGCCGTCTGACTGACGAGAACCTGCGTTTTCTTGACACCCGGTTGAAACAGCGTTTCGGAGGTGATCTCGCGGACGCCGTCACATTCCTTTCCTCTTCGGCCGACATGGATCGTCACCTGTCGAACTTGAAGGGGGCCGACGAATTCTATGACGGTCTTGAAGCAATTCAAAAACAGGTCGAGAAGGAAGCTCGTCGGCGACACAATTGACAAGTCGGTGCGAGTGTGGCACAATACCCCCTTCGGGTAAGGGTTTTTGTTGCTTTTGCTCGCGCCGTGAGGAGCAGACATGCCGCCGCTGATCAAAGTCGGGGACCAGCCGACGCTGGTTCCCACTTCCAAGTACCCATACGCCACGTTCCCGTTCGCGAACTTCAACCCGGTCCAATCCGCCGTCTTCGAGTTTTACGACAAGGACTGCAACGCGGTCATCGCCGCCGCGACCAGTGCCGGCAAGACGGTCGTCGGCGAGATGTTCGCGAACCACGAAATCCAAGTCCGCAAAGGTACGTTCATGTACCTTTGCCCGCTCCGCGCACTCGCCCAAGAGAAGATCGATGACTGGACCGATCCGAGCCACCCGTTCAGCAAGAAGAAAGTCTCGATCTGCACCGGCGACTACCGCCTGACCCCCGAACGGAAGAAGGAACTGGCGGAAGCCGATGTCATCATCATGACATCCGAGATGCTCAACCACCGCTGCCGCAACTTCAACAGCGAGGGCAACGCCTTCCTGAAGAACATTGGCACCATCGTCATTGACGAGAGCCATCTGCTCACCGTTCCGGGTCGCGGCGACCACCTCGAAGTCGGCCTGATGAAGCTGACGAAGATGAACCCGAACTGCCGCATCATCATGCTCTCGGCGACCATGCCCAACGTGGACGAAATCGCCGAGTGGGTCAGTTACAGCCTCACCGGGCGGGAAACCTACGTTCTTGTTTCCAAGTACCGCCCCTGCCCGCTCACGACCCACTTCGAGAACTACGACGACAGCGGGGACTACTACGAGCAGAAGGAAGAGTCCAAGATCGCGCGGGCGATGGAGATCGTCAAATACTACCCCAACGACAAGTTCCTGATCTTCTGCCACACGAAACGAACCGGCGAAAACATGTCGGAAGAGTTGAAGAGTGCCGGCATCAAGAACGAGTTCCACAACGCGGACTTGGACAAGGAAAAGCGGATCTCGCTCGAAAAGCGGTTCAAGACCGACCCGGACCTGAAGGTCGTTGTCGCCACGTCCACGCTGGCGTGGGGCGTGAACCTGCCGAGCCGTCGCGTGATCGTCTTGGGCGTCCACCGTGGCATCCAAGAGGTGCCGACCTACGACATCTTCCAGATGATCGGTCGTGCCGGGCGTCCGGCTTACGACCCGGCCGGTGACGCCTACATCCTCGTTCCGCTTTCTCAAGGGGCCGCTTGGCGGGCCAAGCTCAAAGCACAGCAACGCATCGACAGTCAGCTTCTGGAGAACGTCGGCGGGGTTCACAAGACGATGGCGTTCCACGTCGTGTCGGAGATCTTCCACGGCGGCATCACCAACATGGACGAGATGCGGAAGTGGTACGAGCGGACGCTCGCCCACTTCCAGAGCAACGAACTCGATGACGTGGTCGCGGACGGCGTGATCAAGTCGCTCAAGGACTGTTACGCCATCAACGTCGAAGACGACGAGTTCACCGTCTCGACCATCGGCAAGATCAGCAGCCTGTTCTACTTCAGCCCGTTCGACGTGAGCCACCTGAACAAGAACTTCGGCAAGATGTTCAAAAGCGGCCACGAAACCGACGACCTTCGTGTCGCGCTCGCTCTCGGTGACATCGACAGCAACCGCCTCGGCTTCATTAGTCGAGCCGAACGGGAAGAGATCAGTGCATTCGAGCGTCGTCTCTCGGCCATTCCCGACCTGTTCAAAGAGACAAAGGCGAAGGACGGCGAAGAGGGCAAAGAGAAGCAACGCACGCTCAAGGACGGGTGCGTCAAGGCCGCGTACCTCTATTACAGCCTTTTGACCGGGAGTCCGACCAAGATGCTGGCCGGTGCTTTGCGGGGGCTGAAGTTCGACGCTCCCCGCGTACTTCAGGTCGTTCAGGCACTGGACGCTCTGGGTGGCAAGAAGTGGGGCAAGGGTGACTTCCTCAGCGGGCTGGAGAAACGTATCACCTACGGCGTGCCGCCGCATCTCGTCGGTCTGGTAGGGTTGCCGAACCTCGGAGCGGTTCGCGCGAACAATCTCTACAAGGCCGGCATCAAGACGATGGACGATCTCGCCGCCGCGAAGCCTGAAGACGTGGTCAAGATCACCAAGATGAGTCGCAAGATGGTTGACGAACTCATCGAAGGTGCCAGCGTCAAGTCGATGATGGAGTGACCCACGGCCAGCCCGCAAGTGTGATAACGTCCGACTGCGGGCAGCAGTGTGCGTCGTGTTCGCTCGGAAAGACCTCGCTGTTGAAGTTCCACTTCTCGGCGAGGTCTTTCCGCATGTAGGTGGCCTCGATTGTGTCGGGGGTCATAGTGTCCCCGATCCACCCGTAGCCGCCGCAGTTGTTCGGGTGCGCATGAACGAGCTTGAACCTGTTGTTGATTGTTTGCAGGTATCGAATTTTGTCGTTCATGTTCTTCTTGTTCATGATCCCGTGCAACTCGATCATGATCACCTCGAACCGCGACAGGATCTTCGGATCGGTAATTCTCAGTGTCTCCCACTCTGAATTTTCGATGTCGATTTTCAACCACATCCGTTTGCCATTCGCCGTCTTCGAGTGATCCAGCATCGTCTGGATCGAGTGTCCATCGACACCGATCCCGATTGGGAAGAACTCCGCGCCGGCCGGGATTTCTTCGGGTATGGCCTTAGAGTCGAACATTTTGATTTTGGCCCGACTCAGTTTTGCGAACTCTTTCTCGAAGTCGGAGTTGTTCCCGATTCCGGCCGAGATCAGGTAATCGACGTTCTGGATGTCCAGATCAGGCACGACGTAGCCGCCGTCGTTCTTCGAGCCGATCCTCTTTTTTAGCACCGGGCATTCGTACACGACGAGTTCTTTCAGAAGTCTGTGGCCTCTGTTTTGTCCTTTACGCAGCATCGCTTGCATCCCGTGCGTGACCTGAACGGGAACTTCGGGGAGGATTTCGTTGACCGCACGTTTGACACCCGGACAGCGTCCCCAGTTGTAGTCGTCAAGGATGACCACGCCGTTTTCTACCATCTTCGGCCAGACCCATAGAAGTGCGTCCCGCGTTGATTGGTAGGTGTCGAAATCCAAGTGCGCGAAGGAGAAGGTCAGGTTGTCGAGATCTTTTGCCGTGTCGGGGAACCGGCCCGGATGTATCGAGACTTTGCACCCTGCCAAGAATTCGGTGACTTCGCTGAGGTTGCTCGCGAATTCGCCCTGCTTGTGTCCGGCGGGTTCTTGGTCGTCTTCAGGAATGCCCATCTCGAACCCGTCGAACATGTAGAGCGTTTTATTCGGAGCCGCGTAGGAGATAAGTTTGGCTGTGCCGCCGCGATAACACCCGCATTCAACCATGTCCCCCGGCAAGTTAGCGGTAGCAATCACAGAGTCTTGAATTACTTTCAGTCGGCCGGGGTCAACGAGGCTGCGGTCAGCAGTAATTTCGGACGGCATTTCGGCTATGTCCAAGATTGCGCCGGCGGCATCGATTGCGGCCGTTTTGAGCATTGCCATGCACATGGGAATGTTGCTGTGGTATTGATCCACGACCGGCAATGCACATTTCCTGTCAGATTCGCCGCCCACGACGATGCTTTTCCAACACCCGTTGCTCTTGCAACACGGCAACAGCCCTTGTGTGCTGAGGCTGATTTGGGTCGGGTAGCCGATCCAACTGATCGGTTCCCTGCCGCCGATCATGCAGATGTACGGTTTGCTGAATCCGGCCATGAAGTGGCCCAACGCTGTTATGCCGCCGATTCCGAAAGTAGCTCCGTGGCACAGTCGTAGCAGTTCCCTGAGAGTTGTTTGGCCGATGAGGTTGATCGTGTCGTGTAGGGGCGGGTGGTTGTCTTTGGCCGCGCCGACTTGTACGAACCTGATCCGGTCCTTGTAGGTGTCCACTACGGACTGGTACAGTTCGGTGCCGGCCCATTTTGCGGGGTAATCGTCCTTGTACCCCGCGTTGATTATTGCGTATGGTCCGTATTCTCCTGTCTTCTCGTTGAAAACCGAGAAGGTCTTTTCGGCAGCAGACAGGTAGAAGTGCGGCCTCGAAACTTGGAGCCTGAGCGGTAGCCCCAGAATATCGCCTAGGTGGTCGCAAAAGGCCGATCCGAAGTGAAACGGGATGTGTGACTCGTTAATGCGGTCGTACCGCATGTCGATGTATTCACACTCCGCAGCACTCATCGGAGTTACCCACGGGTTGTTCGCGAACAGTTCGTTGTGGTTGGTCTGCATGTTCGTTAAGAACTTGCCGGGGAACTGTCGGTGCAAGCTTTCCAGAGCCATCGTAACTATGGCTACGTCGCCCGGACACAGACCGTGATTCAACAACAACTTTCTCATTTCTTGCACCCGCACGGCTTACTCAGCCGACCGATCATCCTTTTCTTCGGAGTGATTTTGCTTTGAAAACCTTGCATAGCTATGGCTTCTACGACGACACACGGGTTACACGGGACAATTGCTGTTTGGTTTTCTTCCGTACCGGAGAAGCCCGGTGGGTTGTTGCAGCAGCAACCTTCTGTACATGTGTTGTCGCGATTTTCCCAGAACCCTCCTAGCCATTCCCACACACACTCTCCAGTACAAGTGACAACACCGCTACTGCTGGTGGAGCTTGGACTCACGCTCGAAGACGGGCTGCTGCTTGGGCTGCTCGACGGACTCGAACTCGGACTGGAACTCGGACTCGAAGACGGGCTGCTGCTTGGGCTACTCGACGGACTCGAAGACGAGCTTGGGCTTTTTGAGCTTGACGCACTTGAACTGCTCGACGGACTCGAAGACGAGCTTGGGCTGCTTGAGCTTGACGCACTCGAACTGCTCGAAGGTGAAGAACTGCTCGAAGGTGAAGAACTGCTCGAACTCGAAGGTGAAGAGGACGAAGACGATGAAGAACTCGAACTCGAAGGTGAAGAGGACGAAGACGAGGACGAAGACGATGAAGACGACGATCCGCACGCCGCCAAAGCTTCTTCGTATGTTTTGTATGGACCAATGAGTGGCATGTTTTCCTTTATGCGTTGTCTGTCTTGAAACACACGGTTGCGGCAACATCACCTTCAAACCGTCCCGGCGCGGGAGGGACCATACAGAAACATCCAACGGCCGGATTGAAACATGTGCTGCTGACATTTGACCAAGATCCGTCTCCCCAAACCCAGTTGCAAACGCCGGGGCATCCGCCACCACCACTACTCGAACTCGAAGAGGAAGAAGAACTGCTCGCACTTGAACTCGAAGAAGGACTACTCGAACTCGAAGGCGAACTACTCTAGCTACTTGACGAACTCGATCCACAGACGTAGGCGTTCTTCTCTGCGCAACTGTTGAAGTACACGACTGTGTTCGTTTCTTGGCAACAGTACCAGCCGACGCAGCAACAGTTACAGCACCGCGCCCAACAGGAATCCGCACCGCTCATAGCCATAGTGCTGTTCATTGCAGCTTTGGCTCGTGCGGCGCGTTGTACCCTTTTGCGTAGGAACTCGGTGGCAATGATCGTCTGTCGCATTATGCCTTTTCGCCGAAGAAATCTGCCGGGTACTCGATCCTGACGGTGCCGTTGCCCGAAGTCGGGTGGCCCTTGTCGTCTTCGACCCACCAGCGGACCTGTTTCACTTCGATTCCCAGTTGGTCCATGTGACACTTGTCGCCGGGGAACACCGGCATGTGGTACTCTTTGCCTTGAATCAGGCAGGCAACTTTGCACTGCCCCTTCTTCCGGTCGTAGAGCATGCAGTTGTTGCAGATCTTTTCGATCACCTTCAGTTCCTTCTTCTTGTCTTCCATTGCTACCCTTTCTTTTTCTTGTATAATCTGGTCATCTCTTTCTTTCGGGAGGTCGTCATGAACCACATCGTCTTCTCCGGTCAATTGGCTAACGGCAAAGACCAGTGTGCCGACATCGTGCAGGGCATCCTGAATTCGACGGACGGACAACCCGCGTGGCGTCGTTCGGCGTTCGCGGGTGCCGTCAAGGATATTTACGCTCACGCCTTCGGTGTTGACCGGGACTTCATCGAGAAACACAAGCGGTTGACGGACCCGCCGCCGGGCTACCTTCAAACCGTTCGGAAAGCCCTTCAGTTCATCGGCGATGGATTCCGCAACATCCGCGCCGACGTGTGGATCGAACTGGCCCTCCGCGACCCCTCACCCGTCATTATCAGCGACGGCCGCTACATCAATGAAGCGAGGGCGGCGAAAAAACGCGGCGGCGTCAACGTAGTCGTCTGGCGTCCGGGTTTCGAGAACGACGATCCGAACCGTTCCGAGTCGGAAATCCTCGTCATCGTCAATTGGTGTCTGAAAACCAATCAGAACGGCCCGATCAGATACGTCGAGGACACGGACGCGCCAGAAGCCATCAAAGAGGGCGTTTACGACTACTTCTTCCGCAACGACGTGTCGCTCGAAGAACTCCCCGACAAGGTAAACAACGAACTTATTCCGTATCTGGTGAATAGATACAGAGGGTAAGAGTTACCCGCTAAGGGGGAGTGTGAGCGAACACGTTATTCGCAAGGGCGACCAACACTTTGTTGAGAAGGGTTGGGGGGAGGATGGGTATGCCAACTACTGATCCTCAAAAACGCCGATCATACGAGAAAAAGTACGAACAGTCGCCCAAAGCCAAAGCGACTCGGAAAAAGTACAAAGCCACCGTCGAAGGAGTGGCGACAAGACGCAAAACGTATTTGAAGGCTTACCATAAGGCCAAGAAAGAAACAGACTATTACGTTTGCGGAGCCGGTCGCCTTAGTTCTCTGAGAACTTCTGCAAAAGAACGCGGCTTGGAATTCAGTCTTACGGTCGAGGAGCTTAGGAATTGGTGGCAGTCCTCGGAAGATGTCTGCGAATACTGTCGTATGACAGTAGATGATTTTCGTAAGTTCAGAGATTACGTTCGGAGCTACGAAGGAAATGATTGGGATATTGTCTCCTTCAAAAGCTTGGTCGATAACAGAACTTGCGTTGATCAGTTGACTATCGACCGCATCGATAGTGGTTCTGGCTATTGTTTGGGGAATTTGGCAAAGTGCTGTTGGTTTTGCAACCTTGTGAAGCACCGTTTTTTGACGGCCAAGCACATGGCCCAAATCGCTCCTGACATTATTGCCAAACTCAAGTCGGCGATAGATAGGACTGAACAGAAAGTTACTTCTGATTCCGCTTGGAGTGGGCGACTGGGTTATTTCCAGCAGACTTTTGTCAAGAAAGGTTGGGGTTCGGAGCGATGGCTTTGGAACAACGATCTGTACTGCGGCAAGTACCTCTGGTTCGAGAAGGACAAGTGTTGCAGTTGGCACTACCACGCGATCAAAGACGAAGTCCTGCTTCTGGATTCGGGATCGATCAAGGTCACATATTCCGAGCAGGACGACATCGGTTTGGCGAAGGAAGTCATTCTCAAGCCGGGCGATGCGTTTCACGTCCCGGTCGGCCTTAGACACAGGATGTTTGCCCTGGAAGACAGCGGCATCTACGAGTTTTCGACGCACCACGAGGACTCAGATTCGATCCGCATCCAACGGGGAAATTGAGGAGGCTTTATGCTCGTCGGTCTGAACATGGCGGCTTCTTCCGTCCACTTTGCCACGAAGGGCAAACGGTTCATCGGAGACATCGAGGTCTTGGACGAACAAGTCCTCCACCAGCAAGGCTCGTTCAAAAGGGTCAAAAGGTGGCTGAGAGGGAAACACCCACAACTGGGCATACTCCACCTCGGCTACACCGGATGGGAAACCATACAGGAAGTTGACGTGATCTCGCCGATGGTTGTGTTTGAGGTCATCGACGCTTGAAGTGACCCGCCTTCGGGTCGTAACTCCACAGATTGTTTTCTTCTTCTTTGATGCCGTTGGCTTTGGCGGTCTTCAGGACCAGTTCCTGAAGTTCCTTTTCAGCCGCGATCACGTCGTGTGCCAGCATCATTTGCTTGGCCGTAATGTGACCCAGTCTCAACTTCAGGTCATTGGCCTTTTTCTCGGCCGCGTTGATCTCGTCAACTACTCGCGGGTGGATCTCCACTGGCAGGTGGATGACTTTCGGCGGGAGGGGTTTCTTTTTGCTCATTCAATACATGAGTCCGCTTCTCGCGTTCTTGTTTCCCGATTTTATCCCGCAACTTGTCCAGACCGCGTTCTGTCAGCACCATGAACTTCCACTGCCGCGCCAGACAGTATTCGTTACACGCCGCCCATTTCGCCTTGTTTCGGCCGATCTCGGTCTGACTAGAGGGTTTGACCTCCCAGATCTCGACCGTGCCGTCCGTGAACGTGATACGGATGTCCGGGTAATAGTCGTGTTGCAGTCCGTGGAAGAAGTAGCGAACAGGGAACGGTTCCTCTTCGTATCTGTGGACGATGTCCCAGTGTTCGAGTAGTTCGTAGACTTCGCACTCCATGCCGGATCGGTAGTGCATGTCTTTGCCGTTCTTGTTGCTGCTCATGTAGCCGTCGCGGAAGTGCGGCTTCTTGGTGTTCATCTTGCCTTCTTTGGTGGAGATGTCTTTCCACACCAAAGCGCGACTCATGCCCTTCTTCGGCATCTTGTCGTAGGGGTGTTTGGCCTTGAAGTGGGCCTTCAGGTCGCGCACCGGGGCTTTGCACCGCTCCAGCGGACACAAGACGTACTCGCGGCCCTCTTCGTGGTTCTGGACGATGTGTTCTTTGAACGCCTCGAACGTGTCGAGCCGCTCGCCGCAGACGTAGCACTGGTAGACTCGTTTGTCGTTGCTCATTTGCCTCTTTGCTTTTCGGATCGCAGCGGGCGGCGGTCGTCCTCTTGATCCGCATCGGACGAAACGATCATCACCGGCTTGGGCTTGGTTTTCTTGCCGTTCATCTTCTTGATCAACAGGGACTCGCACTTATCTTTGCTCACGATCTTCAGCCCCTTCAGGTCTTTCTTGGAGAAGAGGTTTTCGGTGATCTTGCCGGTGAGTGCGTCGTACAGGTTAATCGCGCCGAACCGGGCCTCTTTGAGATTCGCATCGTCCTTGTTCGGGTGTTTCATTCTCGCGAACGTGAGGCGACTCTCTTCCGAGCAGCCGTAGAGTTGATTGTCTTTGGTGAAGTACATGATGAGGTTCTGACCGTCCAGCATCATGTTGATCTTCGCGGATGAGTCCTCTTCGCGCATGCAGCAGTTGTCCCAGATGTCCATCAGGTGACGAAAGTCGGAAAAAGCGGGTGACTGTCTCAAAATTCCCTCGCGTTTATTGTTGCTTGCGACGTGTATAGATAGAGGTATGACGAACAGTTTCGCGGGCTTCAGAGCCTTCCTTGAGAAGTTCGAGCCGCAGTCCGATAAGGACAAGGACGCTGCGAAGGACCGAATCAACGGAAAAGACAAGTCGATGGACTACCTCGGTGGACTCCAACGCGAGTTGGGCATCAGGAAGGCCAGCACCCTTGCCAAGATCATTCGCACCACGCCGGAAGTTCCGGCGGGGATGCAGATAGACGGTCTTGATGCGAAATACGTTCCTGTCAAGTTCGACCCGAACCTGCGTGGCGGCTCCATGCAGGTTCTCCCAGTGGGCAACGTGATGGTCGCTTCTAAGGACGGACGCGACGTACCTCCCGACAAGATCGACCGCAGCAGAAAGCGTGTGAAGAGATCGGGTATTGTGAAAACCCTTGAACGTGGTTGGGGTCCGGCTGTCGCGGCAGCAGCCGCACGGGATGCCGCCGGTGGCGGTGGCGCTCCTCCGATGCCGGGCATGTAAAAAGGAACTAATGAGAACATTCAAAGACTGGCTCGCAAATGTCGAGAGCAACGTTTCCGCTGAAACATCCACAAGCACGGGCGACGTTGCGGGCAACCCCTTCGGTGCGGGCATCCAGCATTACAACCCTAGCCGGGACCAGTACGGCCTCCTCAAGAAGAAAAAAAAAGACGGAAGCGAAGAGGGGCTAGGCGGTCAGGTGATTCCGATGCGATTCACCGGCGGTAAACCGGCCGGCAGCCGCGAGTGACTATAATGCCTCCGTCAAAAACGGAGGCATTAGTTATTGGCATGAACGAACAGAACGACGAAAAGCTCGCCGAACAGGTCGTCTGGGGGCAGAAGAACCTCGACCGCGTCAACTGGATCTGGGAACACATCGAAAAAATCTGGGACGGCTACCGGGAAGCTCGGACCAACCAGTCGCTCGAAGCCGCTCAGAATTTTGCGGCTTGTCAAAACAAAGAAATTGCTTTACGCTATCCCGAATACCGAATCGGCGTGAGAAGGCTTCTCATGCTGCTAGAAAAGCGTTTCCAACAAGGAGCCGAGCATGTCCGAGAACACCACTGCGGAACAGTACGATGTGATGACTCTCCTGCCCAACAAAACGATCAAACTGCTTGACTACGGTCACGCAACGCTGGTTGACTGCATGCCCCGTTTCGCGCCGGTCGGGTACACCGCCGACGCCGCCATCGTTCAGGCCGCTCGCGTTTCCTACGGCGACGGCACCAAGAAACTCTCCGAGGATCGCGGGCTGATCCGCTACCTGATGCGGCACAGTCACACTACGCCGTTCGAGATGGTCGAGTTCAAGTTCCACTGCAAGATGCCGATTTTCGTGGCGAGACAATGGATCAGGCACCGTACCGCGAACGTGAACGAGATCAGTGGTCGGTACTCGGTCATGAAGGACGAGTTCTACAAGCCGGACGCGGCCGGCATCCGCCGACAGTCCAAGACGAACAAACAGGGCGGCGACACGCCTATCGACTTCGATACCGCCGCCGACTACCTCGCGTATCTGGATGAGGTCTGCATCAAGGCGTACCAGACCTACGAGAAGTACATCGGCGAAGGTGTCAGCCGTGAGCAGGCGCGTATGATCCTGCCGCTCAACCTGTACACCGAGTGGTACTGGAAGATTGACCTCCACAACCTGTTCCACTTCCTGAGCCTCCGGTGTGACGCTCACGCACAGGAAGAAATCCGCGTCTTCGCCAACGCGATGCTAGAATTGATCAGCCCGCTCGTTCCGTACTCCGTCGAGGCGTGGAACGACTACCACTTCCGTCGTCAGGGACTGATCCTGACGCGGCTCGAAGTAGAAGCTCTCAGGAAGATGCTCGGTGATTCTACGCCGCTGCAAATCGAGAGCGACAACAGCCGCGAGAAGGAAGAGTGGAAAGGCAAACTGGCCCGTCTGGGGATACAAAAACCGTTCGAGGAGAAATCATGAGCGAAAGAGCAGGCAAGTGGCAACTCGCGTTGTCCGTGCTGATTCTGTTGAGTGTCGGCTTCATCATCTACCGAAGCTTCCACCCGTTGGCGTTCTCAAGCGATTACTCGCCGACGAACGACCAAGTCACCACGGACATCATCGGGAAGTCCGTGGCCTTGCCACAAGGACAGGTCTGGGGGTTCAACCCGGATCAACGACTCGATGTCAAGGTCATCGGCCGTCGTCAGGTTGATTACGACGGCGTCGTGGTGACAGTCGAACTGAACGCTTCGGTCAATTTCCCGCCCCCGCCAAAAGAAGGCCCGAACGCGCCGAAGGCGGGCGATCCGCCGCCGCCCAAGAAAGCGACATTGAGCGGGATGGCGAAGGTGTACTACGAGAGGCACAACGGGGCGTGGTACTGTACCAACGTCGAAGGCATCAACCTAAAAGTACAGGCCGAGTGATGTGCGTCCGAACCTGCTACTACCTAGTTTGCACGAACTGTAACAATCAGTTCATCGACCGTCAGTACGGCTCGTACTTCAGCAGCGAGGAAGAGGCGAAAGAGCAGGCGAAGACGAGAGGATGGAAAACGGACCAGAGGGTCGAAAACGGGTCACTCTGGGACTTCTGTCCGAGATGTCAAAAAGAAAACCCCGGCGATTAGGCCGGGGTTTTCTTTTTGTTGCACTGGATCAGCGACGGATGTTCACGCGGGTGCCGCCGAACAAACCTTGACGAACGACCACGTTGTTTCCACCGACTTGGACGCGGTTGCCGAACAGACCCTGACGGACCACGACGTTGTTGTTTCCAACGGCCACGCGGTTGCCGAACAGACCCTGACGAACGACCACGTTATTGCCGCCACCGACGACCACGTTATTGCGGCCGACTGCAACCACGTTGCGACGAACCACAACCGGGTTGGCGACCGCAACTACGTTGCGACGGACCACGACGTTGTTGGCGAACGCTACGCGGTTGACCACGACGGCGTTGCCGAATCCGACGTGGCTCGCACCGAAGGTGCTGAAGCCGTAGTTCGGGGCTGCCGCGAAGGATGTCCCGTAGGTCGGGGCTGCGAAGGCCGTTCCATAGGTCGGGGCTGCGAAGCTGACTGACGGGCATGCCGGGGCTGCGAAAGGAGCGGCCATCGGGTAGTTCGGGGCTGCTGCGACCGGCGGGCATACGCAAGCCGGGGCTTCAGCCGCCGGTGGGATGTACGGGATCGGAGCCGCTGCTACCGGCTGTGCGCACGGGACCGGAGCCGCGAACGGAACCGGGACGGCGTAAGGGACTGCATACGGTACTGCTGCCACAGCTACGTTGTGGCCGTACCCGCCGAATGCGAAGTTGTTGTGCGACGAGAACGCTACGCGGTTCACGGCGACAACCGGGGCCGCAACAGCCACACGGCTGACGACGACGGCGTTGTTGTTACGAACGACGACTCTGTTGCCCACACGGAGGCCGTTGTGAGCCTGCGCCACCGATGCAGATCCGAAGACCACCGCAGCGACCAGAGCTAGTGAGGCGAAAAGCTTCTTCATAATTCTCCTTGTGTGAGTGAAGTTCTCTCTGAAGTTATGTATGCCGCTGCGGTCAATTATCGACCGTTAAGCCACTCCCTCAGATACTGACGCTCCTCATCCGTGATTTTGTAATTCGACTGTTTCGGTGGCATTCTGCCTGCTTCCACCTCTGACAACATGGACTTGAACGGTGCGTCTGGGTTCAACACATTGTGCTGGTTGAAAATGACGACATCGCCTTTCGACCCCGGCCCAGTGTGACACGACATGCAGTTACGCGCGAGTGCGTTAATAGACGGCTGTGCCAGCGGGCTACGCGGGTTCGGGCGAGAAGCGAGCGGCGGCTGCGGGTTGCCGGTATTGGTCGGAGCCGGGTAGATCGCCATCGGCGGTCCATCGTCTTCGCCGTTGGCGGCAGCGTCTTGACGACGCATTTCTTCGAGCAGCAATTTAGCCAGTTCCCTGAGCTTGTCGTTGCTGTTGAAGGCACCGGGGAAGCTCGGCTGAGGCTGTGCCGGCTGCTGGTACGGGCCGTGGTATTGCGGCATGCCCGGCATGGTCGGCTGACCGCCGTATGAGTGATAGCCGAACCCCGGCTGAACACCTACTGGCGGAACGTACTGGTATGTGAAGGCCGGGACCACAATCGGCACAGCGACAGGAACGGCCACAGGGGTGATGATCTCGGTCGCGACCACATCGTGGTGCGGCTTGGTAACGACGACTGGGGCAGGGGTGCAGACGGTGTTGCCACGCACCACCACGCCATTTCTGCATTGCGCGTTCACAGTGGAAGTGAACGCTAACATCAGGACTACGCCTGACAGCATTCCGATGAGTGTTCTCATTTGTTCTCCTTCATAGGGGGACACCCTATTTACTTGTTTGGCGCTTTTTCTGGAACGACTACTCGTGGAACTTCTCCCGGCCTCAACTTCGAGGCCACCACGATCAACATGAAGTTCTGGAAAGATTCCTCGAACTGGTCACGTCTTACGGCTCTGATCGGCTTCCTAAGAAGGCCGAGCATTACCGGGTCGTTCGACAATTTCAACAGTGCGTCCAACTGCGGCATTGTCAGCGAACACTCTCTCGCAACGTCCTCTTTTGTGATCAGGTGTTCGATGTAGCCGTCGTAGATCTCGGCGTAGAACTTTGCATTTTGCGCCGGCTTCAGCCCGTTCGTCAGGCCGATAGCGTCGGCAAACAACTGCATGTCTTTCACCACCTGTTTGTCCAAATCGGACGAAAACAGGTCATCGATCTTGTAAGCATCTTTTTCTTTGGTTACCAACAACCGCACGCCGTCGTGATTCGGATTCCACCTGTTCAACGCACGCACTTCGTCGTCAATTGGTTTAATACCTTCTGCGTGGCAGATCATGCACGAGCGGCCGTTTCGCACCACACCGTCAACTGCGGTGCTGTCTTTTGCAATGTTGATAGGTGCCTCGTCCTGACGCTCGAACTTGTTATTAGCCAAGAAGTAAGCTTGGAGTCCGTTCGGTAGAGAGCAAATGAACTCGCCCGCGTCGAATTTGTCATCGAGCAGGTGGGTGAGGGACTTGTTGCCCTTGATGCTGTTCAGTGTGTCGAAGGTTTCCCAGTAATAGCCGCCCGTGAACGTCGGGCTGCGTCTGGCGCGGCGGTTGTTGCGGGTGACGCCGGACTGAATGATGACGGCGCGATCCTGACCGCGAGCTTCCTCGGCTTTCTTCGGGTCGGCGAACGCGAACTTCTCGAAGTCAGAGAGTTTGTCTCCCAGTTTCAGGAAGTTGTAGTAGGCCGGTGCGACCGTGGCGTAACAGATGAACCAGTCCGCACGCACGATGGGCGACTGCGACTGTGTCAACTTCATGAACTCGCCCATGATGTCGGCTTGGAGCCACGGTGCGCTACCGAGTTTCTCCTTGACGTTTTTCAGGTTTACGGGAATTCTGACATCGACTTCTTCTTCGACCTCTTCGATGACTTCTTCCGTGACTTTTCTTTTTTCGTAGTACGGCTGTCCGGTTCCGACGATGGTGCCTACCTGCACGTCCTTTTCGACCGTTTTGGTGACCTTCTTCTTGACGAGTTGTTTTCGTTTCTCGACTTTGTATTCGACTTCGGCCGAGTTGATCAAGAGGGTGTGGAAGTATGGTTCGGGGAACGGCCGGACACCGCTACCTTCGAGGGCCAGTTTTTCCCACGCATCGTGAGGCCAGTCGTAATCTTTGATGTTGATACGGACAACGGTTTTGTCGCTCGCCCCGACGAAAACGGGGATGTAGATCTTCTTTCGCGTGCTGAGTGAGTTGCACACGAACGAGAGGATCTTTGCGCAGTCGTCACGTTTCGCCGCCGGAACGTTGTAGAGGGAGAAATACCTCATATTCGGCTGGAGTTCCGGTGGCAGGGTCTTTAGATCCGCCATCGCGAACAGCATCGAGCTTTCCGGGGTGTAGATTTTCTCTTCCACGATTGCGGCCGGCTGTTCAGGCACCGGCTGCGGGAACGGTGCTACTGGGGGTTGACCCAGTAGCACCGTTGCGAGGCCCAAAGACAGCAAAATGGCAAGAAATGGCTTTTTCATTCTTTGTCTTTCCTCTGCGGCATTGGGCCGCATTCACTCACAGCACAACGCCGGGGTGTACGTTTGGATCTACTGGTGCCGGGGCTGGTGTCGGGACCGGCATCGGCTCTGGGGACTTCGGGGTCAACGCCTTTGTGATCGCGTCGATCAATGCTTGCACCAACTGTGGCCCGTACTTCTGGATCAGGGACAGTAGCAGGTTTTGGATCGCGGGCATCAGAGCCTTGATGATCGACTGCCACACGTTCGGGTCGAGCTTCAGAGGCTCTGCGAACTTTTTGTCCGGCTCCACGCCGGTCACAGCCTTGATGATGGCATCGATCAGCATCTGAATCAACTGCGGGCCGTACTTCTCGATCAACTGCGGCAGCATCTTCTGGATGATTTGTTCCAGAAGCTGGCCGTCGAACAGTTTGCCGACGTTGGCGTCGATGACCGTGCCTTCGCCGACCACGATTCCGCTGTCGCCGACTGCGGCCATGCCCATCGGGGCCACTGACATATTCTTGTTGAACAGATCAGTCAAGAACTGGAGAACGGCCGGGCCGAGCTTGTTGAACGTGTCGAGAATCCACGCGGCGTTGAACCCGTTGCGTGCCGCCTCGATCATCAGGGCAAGCACGTCCGAGCCGTGCTTTTCGAGAATGTCGGCAACCGTGCCGCCATCGAATCCGAAATTCGCTGCGGATTCCTTCAGCGTTTCCACTGTGTCTGACATAGTTTCACCTTTTCTAATAGAGTGTCACCTTTTCTAATAGAGTGTCAACCGCTGACAACTGGTACGTCGTCTTCGGGATTCGAGTCTTGTGGATCGTCGTATGCCGACTGGATGGCAAATGCGTCCGGGTGCATCTGGTTGAAGTGTTCCCGACGCAGGTATGCGTACCCGCCGATGCCGAAGTTTGTCCCCCACGAGTTCTGGATCTTGATCGTCCAGCCGTATCGCGGGTGCTGCTTGATGCCGACGCCGAGGATGCAGTGTCCCCCACCGCCGCTCCTGTAAAGAGGGCAGACGCCGTTGCTGTCTACGTTGGCAAAATCGTCGCCAACCATGATTCCGAGCGGGCAGCAGAAGCCGAGGTTGATGGCTTGGCAGAT